AGTGGTTCATCAGGAACTAGCGGGTCATCAGGAACTTCAGGAACAAGAGGATCCTCTGGATCTAGTGGTTCAAGCGGTTCATCAGGATCTAGTGGTTCATCAGGAACTAGTGGAGTTAATGGAACACCGGGATCTAGTGGTTCGTCAGGAACAAGTGGAACAAGTGGAGTTAATGGAACACCAGGAACCCCAGGATCTAGTGGTTCATCAGGAACTAGTGGAGCTAACGGAACCCCAGGATCTAGTGGTTCATCAGGAACAAGTGGAACTAGTGGAGCTAACGGAACCCCAGGATCACCAGGAACCCCAGGATCAAGTGGTTCGTCAGGAACTAGTGGAGTTAACGGAACCCCAGGAACACCAGGATCAAGTGGTTCGTCAGGATCTAGTGGGACATCTGGACCTTCTACTAATATAAATGCCACAAACACAACAACTAACACCACATATTATCCGGTTTTTGTTACTGGTGCTGGTGGATCTACTCCTTGGATTAGAACAACTGCTAATGCATTTACATTTAATGCAGGCACTAATGTACTAACTGCAGACTCTATAACTGCAAATACCCGAATGGATGCTCCTATTTACTATGATTCTAATAATACACTGTATTATGTGAACCCGGCAAGTACATCCAGACTGGATATATTGGAGGTAAATAAAACCATAGATGCTGTTACCTCAGTAACAGCCCCTATTTTCTTTGACAGAGATAATACCACATATTATGCTAATCCTGCAAGTACATCCAGATTATATGCGATAGATGTGGTAGACCTACTTAGTGTTGCTGCTGGTACTATTCAGGGTAGATTCCACGTTTTCCAATATACTAATTTAGGTGGAACTGCTGGTAATAGCTTAATCCTACAGACCCTTGAAAACACTGGAGGATCTGGGGGTAACAGAGTATTTATAAAAGATTATGCTTTTAGAGACGCTACGGGAACATCTTGGACAACTTGGAGACACCACAACTCCATTGATGTTGACGGGGTTTATAATACCCCTGGAACCAATACTAGAACATTCTGGGAAAGAGATCCTCTTAGCCAGGTACACTATTTTGGATCTAGCGCAAGCTACACTCTGACGATAGACTCTGCAAATAACGTTGTTATTGCAAATAACATAGAAGTACAGGCTAATTCATCAGGTATTTACAGCGATGGTGGAGATTTAGCTGTAGGTGATTTTAATGGAAATGGTTACGGTGTTTCCCTTTATGCTAACGGTAATCAAAACTTCTCGGTGGCTGAGACTGTTATATATGCATACCAACCTTTAGCATACTATAATCTTATTGGTACTGGTACTGTAAATGGTGAGATTGCATACTGGGGCGGGGGATCTGTAACAGCGGGACAATTATATTACTATAACTCTTCCGGTAACTGGGTTGATGCGGATGCAGATGCAGCTTCCACCGCAACAGGTTTACTAGCAATTGCTAGAAGTACAGGTACAGCATCTAACGTGGGAATGCTTTTAAGGGGGCATGCAAGATTCACTGCAAATTCAAATTACACGGCTCTTACAACAGTGGGTGCTCCTCTTTACATTTCAACAACCGCTGGAGGATTCTCACAAACCGCACCAAACGGAACTGGTGATATTGTAAGGATTATCGGTTATGTCCAAAGTACAGCAAACGATCAGATCTATTTCTGTCCGGATACGACTTGGATTGAACTGGTATAAAAGATCAGAATAAAATTATGTATTATTTAAATCAAAAACTGGTGTTTGAAGATGATATGATTTATTTTTTGAATAAATCAGGCAACAGACATGAGGTTATGATGAGTTGGGAAGACCCCTTAATGAAGGCCTCAGCGGATTTCATTTGTCAAAATGGCGGACATATATTGGAAATTGGATTTGGTATGGGCATTTCTGCAAACTACATTCAACAAAACCAAATACTTTCGCATACCATCATTGAGAGTCATCCCGATGTTATACCAAGAGCTTTAGCATGGGCAGAGAATAAACCGAATGCCACTATAGTTCAAGGAAACTGGTACGATGTCTTACAAAATCTTGGTGTCTATGATGGTATTTTTTATGATACTTATGGTGACGAGGATTTTAGAAAATTTCCTGCATCTGTGTTACAGTTAGGCAAACCTGGAACTCTGTTGACTTTTTGGAATCCATTCTCTGAGCCTTCGAATATATTTGGGTTTGATGATGCTGAATATGATGTACATAATGTAAATCCCCCAAAAAATTCATATTTTGAATTCGATAAATATTATTTACCTAAAATCATAATGAAATAATGCCAACTACAACAGTAAACGCAACATACCAGGGATATGTTAGAAGAAGAATAATTAACTATATTGATTGGATTCTTGATGTTCGTGATGGTTTAAGCGGAACTCCCGTTACCATCACTACCAATACATCAACTTCTCTTGCTATTGAGACGACCGAGACTGTTACCAGGTTGGGTTCTGATGGAATTTGTTCGCGAACTTTTTTATATTTTGACCTATCCAGTGTTCCTGGAATAATAACAGGAGCAACTTTGAGTGTTTTTGGATTTACTCCAAGTATGTTAAATACTATAACTGTTAAAAGCACAGCTTGGTCAGGTAGCAATTCTCTGGTTGCTAATGATTTTAGTGCGATAGATTTCAGTACACCTTACAGTAGTTCTCTACTTAGTTGGAGTACGACGGGATATAACGACTTCGTAATGAACAGTACAGCTGTTTCCGATATGGTTGCTAATGGATACCTTAATATTGCAGTGATAGAGGCAGATTATGATTATGGTAGTAATTATCCACCATTCGGAACTAATAATCAAAATGGTGTTGAATTTTTGGATGCAACATCTCCCATTAAATTAACAGTAACTTACATTAGTATCGAGCCTCTAGGTTTATCCCCTCTATTAGTAAATAAAATAAATGGAACATCATTTAGTAATATTTCTAAGGTAATAGGTGCGGGATAATAAAAAATAAATAACCATTTCTTGATAAATTATGCCACTACCAGCATCTGGACCATTAGGTTTATCTGACATAGCACTCGAATTAGGGCTTTCTCTTAGTAACGTATCTCTGAGAAGTATGTCAAACACGGCTGGGTTCACTACTCCCGATGCTATAAGTGAATTTTACGGATATAGTGCGTACACACTCTATGCTCTTGCTTGGTCTGCGTACGGTCCATGTAGTTATGTTTATTATGATATTTACCTAAGTGGAGATGGTAAATATTACGTAACAAATGACGGAGGATCTACATTTTCTCTAATGTATAGTGTTGCTGAATTTTGGTATGAATATCTATATTATGATCCGAATTTCATGGCCGATGTGTTTAATGCATATAGTGTAAATACAACATCCACCGTGATAAATGATGATGGGATATTTTTAAACAATTGTTTTTAATAATCAAACTCATGATAGAAAAAATTAAGGAAATAACGATAGATGGGATGGGCACAGCTACTGAGATTTTTTATGAAACTAGTAGCAGAGGAGCTAAGGAAAATGAGATGCTTGTCTATTATCATCTAAGAGATGTGTCACAATCCACAGTGGCTTTTGATTCTAGAACGAATCAAAATGTGATTTTACCATATAAGATTGTAAAACGTCAAAGAATTGTGGTTGTTGGGGAAGATTTAATTATGTTAAATCTTGATCCTTTGCATGCCAGGGATATAGCGGTAAGAGAATCCGGAGTGGAATTAGACAGCGATAATAATTAATCACCGAAACTTTTTTGAGTTTCTTTGATAGAGAAGTTGTAGATTTTAATCCAATCGTCGACATATGATTTTTAATCAACCCCATAACGACCCTCAAAATTATTACTGGTTTCCTTCAGGTTTTAGTAAAGATGAGCTTGATAGAATATACAGTGATGTAGCAGAGTTACCCTTTGATCTGGCTACAGTAACAAACGGTACCGATCAGGACGAACATAAAAAAATTAGAAGCTCGTCAATTAAATGGATTCCCAAGGATACCAAATGGAACTGGTTATACACAAAATTAATGAATCAAGCCACCGAAGCAAATAATGCTCTCTGGAATTTCGATCTTCTATCAGCGCCTGAATTGATCCAATATACTGAATATTACGCCTCAGAGGACGGACATTATGATTGGCATCAGGATATTGGTGGAGGTCCAGCAAGTCACCGAAAAGTTTCCATAACTGTCCAATTATCATCACCTGATGAATACGAGGGAGGTGATCTCGAATTATGGCAGGGTGCATCGGCCATACAGACAGCTCATAGAGGTGCAGGTGTCGTCTTTATATTTCCTAGTTATATGATGCATAGGGTCACTAGAGTCACCAAAGGTACTCGTAGAAGTTTCGTCTTATGGGTTGGAGGATCACATTATAAATAATAATTATGATAACCTGTGGTATAGTATCAGTTTTGATAGGTAGAGAATTTTCATTAGACCCTCTGCTGAATTATTTTAATAGAGTAGAAATTCCATATGGGGTTTATGCAAATCTATATTTAGTATTGGGTTGTGATAACGAATTTGAAAACATACTAAAAAATAAAATCGAGGGTTTAAAATTGGGTAGAAGATACCTAAATATTAACTTTATTCCTGGTAACTTAAGATCTAATCCTGATTGGAATTGGGTTGAATGGGAAACACTTAGTAGAATAGAAAAAAAAGAAGATAAACATAAATTTGCTCTGGAGAACATCGAGATCGGGCTAGAGGCGGCAAAAAATGAAACTTATATTCATTTTGTTGATGATGATACGATACCACCCAACAATGCTTTAGTTGATCTATTGGAATCATATCGGAAGATTGATAATTGTGGAATAGCCAGCGGAATCTATTTTAATAAAACATGGGTTGAACCAACAATAGCCGTTAGTAAAATAGAGGCATCAAGAAGAATAGTAGCTAGTTTTGTAAAAGAAACTTGGAGAGGGTGTTCGATTGATGATTTAGCAATTGAAAATTATAAAGACGTAGGATTTGTGGGAAATGGATGTATGTTGGTCTCTGGTGAAGATTTAAAAAAAATACTTCCCCTGTCTGAATGGCGGGAGGAAGATGATGATATAGCTCCTCCTGATTTTATAATATGTAGAAGAATTAGAAGACTGGATAGGGTCATATCCATGGTGCCATCGGTTATAGCTGAGCATCTAGATGAATCCGGAAATCCTGTTGGTCTTACTTTGGATTATCTGAGAAATGTAAAAAATTCGGAGGGTGAATTTAACTTTCTTGTTACCCATTACGATGAGTACCTAGATTATACTTCATTAAGTAAACAGTATGATGAAATACTAGTTCTACATCATAGAGAAATTCATGATGAAATACCCAGTAAATTACTAGATATCGATAATATAAGAATTATAAGGAGAAGTATCAAAGAAACCTGCGAAAGATATAAAAGATATAAAAACGTTGACGGAAACTCCATGAAATATGCAGTTTTAGAAGAGATGCACAATTTTGTGATAGATAAATCGAATTATATTGCTTACCATTATGATTCTTTAACAAATACAATATTAAGAGTTCCTTTATTAGATAGCAGGAACTTGAAAAAATTATTAAATCAAAAACCATGAGCGATCAAATAAAATTGTCTCCTGAGGAGATAGAAATAGCTAACCAATTTTATAATAAGAGAACCGAGTATTTAGTTAGGTTAGGTGAGATAAAGCTTGCCGAGATTACTAATAAAAAAATTGTAGAGGAGACTTATTTCAATTTAACTGAGCTGAATACAAGGGAAACTCAATTTATGGGAGATATGCGGGAAAGATATGGAGTCGGTTATATAGATTTAGTCGAGGGGTATTATATTAAGAAATCCTGATATATAAATAAATAACCTCGAATAATATGACCTACACTTGGGAAATAACTAACATAAAAACCGCGGATGTCGGAGATTTTCAGAATGCGGTAATCCAAACATATTGGATAAAAAAAGGAATAGACGAAAAGGGAAAGGTTGGTTTGTTCAATGGAGCAACCCCAATCCCAACCGAAACCCTCAATAATGAAAATTTCATTCCATATACTCAACTAACAGAAGAGATTGTATTAGGTTGGATTCGTAGCTATATTGATGAAACATACGAACAACATATAAACAACCAAATACAAAAGCAAATCGACGATCAGAATATAAAGAATCTCGATCTCCCATGGGCTTCATCATAATATATCGAACGTATTGAAATGAAATCTTTACAACGAAACTATTTTAAATAAATCCACTAAAAAATTAAAAATAAAATTATGGAAGATAAGCCATTTAAATTACCAGAGGATCTTCTGCTAGAAATCCAAGGTTTAAAAGATGAACTAACAGAAAATGTAGTTAGAATAGGAAAATTAAACGTTCAGAAAGCTTTTTATGAAAAAGATCTGAATATGATAAATCTTGAATTAGATGCTCTTTATGGGCAGGCCGAAGTTCTTTCCAAAAAAGAGGAGGATCTTCAGGCTAAAGTAGTTTCGCTTTACGGAAACGGAAAACTTGACTTTCAGACCGGGATTTTTACGAACGAATAAAAACAACATCCCGCTTTGAATAGCAGCATTAAAAAAATATTATACATCACGCCTCATCTTTCCACTGGTGGACTTCCCCAGTATCTATGGAAAAAGATTGAGGCTTTTAATTCTTATTTTGATATTCATTGCGTTGAGTATAGCTATTTAGGTGATGCTTATGTTGTCCAGAGAAATAGAATATCGAATCTTTTGGGAGAGAGGTTCATTCCTATACATGGTAACGGTGAGAAACTACTGGAAGTAATCTCTGACATAAATCCCGATATTATTCACTTCGAGGAGTTCTGTGAAAGCTTTGTTCCTGACGATGTTCTATCCAAAATATTTTCAAATACTAGAGACTACCTAATATGTGAAACATGCCACAGTTCAGTGACCGACGTGGAGAGCAAAATATACAGACCAGATATGCTTATAATGGTCTCTAAATGGATTGATGATAAATTTAAAAAACTGGGAATACCCTCAAGAATACTTGAATATCCAATAGAAAACAAAATCCCTGATAAGTATCTAAGTATGGCTTATTTAGGTCTGGATCCCAATTTTAAACATGTTATAAATGTGGGACTTTTTACTCCAGGAAAGAATCAGTCAGAAATCTTTGAATATGCAAGGTTGTCGTTAAAGAATGGACTTCCGATAAAATATCATTTCATTGGAAATACTGCTGATAACTTTAGAGATTATTGGGAACCTCTTCTTTCAGATGTTCCTGATAATTGCGTTATTTGGGGGGAAAGAAACGATGTGGATCTTTTTTATCAGGCTGCTGATATTTTTCTTTTCACCTCAAATTTTGAATTAAATCCGCTTTCTATAAAAGAGGCATTATCATGGGGACTTCCCTCTTTTTTTAAAAGACTCCCAACTTATTTAGATACCTATGATAATAATTCTAACGTTTATTACCTAACTGAGAATATCGAGACAAATTTTTCTATAATTATAAATACACTCAATCAGGAATGGAGATAGGTGCAAGTTCTAGATTTATCTATGATGATATAAAAAAATCTGAAGGTGTTTATGTTGAATTAAACGTGACCCCTCAGATTTATATGTCTTTTGACTATACTCCAAAAATAACAATCACCGGTAGACCGATCGGGGATAATCCGACTAAATATACAACCATCATAAAGGATGGATCTGATGTCATCTATAATACCGAGATCCATGCTGGCATGTTTTCGAGCTCCTTCAGGAGAGGGGTTTTTGATTGCAGAATGGAGGTTTATGCTGATAATTTATTGATTAAGGAGTTTTCTTTATATGATTATCTTAGAAGCGGTAAAGTCTGTGTTTCTATTGATAGTGCTTCTTTGGGTGATACCATAGCTTGGATTCCTTATATAGAGGAATTCAGAAAGGTTTATCAAGTTGAGAATCTGATCGTTACAACATTTTATAATGATCTTTTTGAAACCCAATACGATCAAATTAAATTCATGCATCCCGGCTATCGTGAGTCAGGAATGGATGTTATCATCGGTATAGGTTGGTATCATGAGGATGATAGAAATATGCATAAAATAGATCCGAGAACAATACCACTTCAGAAAGTTAGCAGCGATATTTTAGGATTGGATTACCTGGGAGAAATTAGACCTCAAATAAATAGGGATATAAAATCTAGACCCACTTCAAAAAAATATGTCTGTATTGCAACCGAATCCACTGCAGGTGCAAAGTACTGGCATTATCCCGGTGGATGGCAAAGACTTGTTAATCTTCTTAAGATGGTGGGATACGATGTCGTAGTTATACAGAAAGAAAAAAATACACTTTCTAGAGTTATCGACAAGAGCGGTGATATACCATTTTCGGATAGAATCAGCGACCTTTTGCAATGTGAATTTTTCATCGGTCTAAGTTCCGGTTTATCTTGGCTTTCTTGGGGTCTTGGAATTCCCACGGTGGTCATTTCAGGATTTACCGAACCGTATTTAGAATTCTCAGACAGATGTCTGAGAATAATAAACAGAAATGTTTGCCATGGATGCTTTACGAACCCGAAAAATAAATTTGATAGAGGTGATTGGTGGTGGTGTCCGGAGCACAAGGGAACTGAAAGATCCTTTGAATGTACACGCACTATAAAACCTGAGGATGTTTTTATCTCAATATTGGACTGGGTAGAATCTGATTATTCCTCAAGATGTAACTAACCTTTTTAATAGCGGATATATAATCAAAGTATCTAGCTATAATGAATTTTTACCCAGAAGATAAATTTCCTAAGAAAGGAACATCAGTTAAAAACGGGAACGGCGAACAGTATGATTTGTCGGATCCTAGATATAACTATCATGACGGTCTACAGAACACATCCAAGATAAAGGAATCGTCTACCGATAATATCTACTCCACTCCGGGTGCTGCTGAAGCAAGATCCCAACAAATAGGTTGTGGTGGATATCACGAGGTTGTTATTGACGGGAACACTTATTATAAACCTTGTTCGTCACCTTCTTATTACGAAACTAGAATGGAGCAACTGGAAAGTGCTCTTAATTTTACGTATATTGGTAGCTATAGGGTACTAAGTTGGGATAAGCCATTTGAATATGTTACTAAGTTTAAAGGGTGGATAATAGATGCCCTAAATAGCAATAACACAGGGTCCAGACTGGATGCCAACGACATAGCCATAGATTTCAGATATAGCATAGATGGAAAAACTTGGTCTCTTTGGACAAATGTTGGTACTGCTCTTGGTGGTCTTACCAATGAATTCTCTGATATTTTTGAAATTGATCTTGATCCCTCCAACAAATTCTATCCCGAATTTAGATTTACATCGGTCCTGATCAATGATGACGGTACAATAATTTATAACACCAATGAACCCATAGATCCTTCAATAGTCATAGTAAGCTTTGAACTTGATTTAGATTATGCGCCAGCACCTGAGGTTGTTATTTATAAACCAGCCCCGATATGTTCTAATGAGATATCAAATAGACCCGTAGTTTTCTCTGATTGTAAATTTACATTTAATCCCTATGCTGTAAATAGAGCTTTGAATTTATATCAGGATCTAAGTTTGATGGTTAATAATATCTTCGGATTAGAAGCAAATTATTACTCAGTTCAACCACAAGCTAGAGGAAAGGATGTTATATTAAGAGAATATACGATTTTTAATGTAGTTGATGAGAAATGTGTAAAAGTTCTTGTCCCACAAAATCAGTTTCCTGACAATAAGATCAACTTCGATCCTTTTGGACTTCAATTCGAGGAACCTTTTGAAATTCAGATTGATAAGAAGTATTTCGAGGGTATTTTTGGTAAAGGTTCTCAACCAAGAAAAAGAGACATTTTATACTTCCCGCTAACAAATAGAATCTATGAAATAAATTCAACTTATTTATTTAGAGATTTTATGAACGCTCCGGTTTATTTTAAAATCGAGCTTAAAAAATACAGTCCAAAAAGTAACACGTATTTTCAAGATCCAGCTTATAAAGAGGAGCTTGATGGCATTACTCTGACGACCGAGAGTCTATTTGGTGAGGAGACAAAAGCGGAAGAACTTAAAGTTTCCAAACCTCAGCAATATGCAACTACAATAACCCAGATGTCTCAGGATCCTATTAGATCCTATGTTTATAAGGACCTTGCCATAATAGGTTATGATTTAAATAACAATTGGACTATAGTTCTGAATAATTATTATGACCTATCGGATGCTTTTGCTGACAATTCTGAATTTGGTTACGATCCGAGGAGGTATAGAAATGCTATTAGATATAAAGTTTTACCTGAACTTGGTTCTAAGGGTGAATTAGCCTACACCTGCTGGTTTAGTTTGAGAGATTATTATGATAATCAGCAGATGTTAAAAAGACCATATCCCATATTGAATCTTACTCTAGAATCGTTTGATTCGGAACATCTTCACTTTAATAGTTATCCGAAAAGACATAGATTGTCACAGTGGGAATCTTATGCTTCAAATCCTGAAGGATATGTCTCTATACAGGGTGACAAGTTGCATTCTGGTGGGTATGAAGTTTTAGGTGTTATTGACGAGTATAGATTCATAGTTAAAAATAACTCAATGAATTTTGCTGAAGGTACGATCATCTGGAAAATGCAGAAGGCTCAAAGTAGAAATCTGATAAGTGGTCTGTATGAATCCGAAGATGGAGACATTAAGGGAATTAGAATAGATCTGATACACTCGGGGGTTACTGATGAATCTACAAATCCATTTCTTGGACAGGGAAGTTTAGTTATTAGACTCAATGATAAAATCATAAACTCACCGATTCAATTTACACCAGAGTATGGAAGCTGGTATGGTGTAGTAATAAACGTTTCAAATGTATATAAGCAAATAGCAGCCAATATTTGGGAGATGTCATATGATCCAACTAATCCTAACGATCAGTCGAGTAAACTTAATAAGGTTCACGAGGAAGTTAGAATGTTTACAGATCCGATAACATTTAAAGCACCTTCTGATGTTGTTAGTGATACTGCCAGTCCTTATTATGGAACTGATAATAACTCTTATAAGATATACACTGGACCTATATACTTGAGTAATGTTAGATTATTCAAAAATATGATAGATATAGACAATCAATCAATAGTTCTGAACCAAAACATAGTGAGAGATGCACAGCTCGCTCACATTATTGACAACGCCAAGCCTCTATTAAACATGCCTAAGTTTGCAAGAAATAGATAAAATATGCCAAGAAGAAAACCAAAACCAGAAAAAGTAGTACAGGAAAAAATCAAGGAAAGCTTAGATTCCATTATTATGGAGGAAGCTTTAGATAGTATTTTACCTAATACTGATGAATTACCGAGAATAAAAACAACAGAAATGATGGATTTTGCGGGCGAAAAGTCTACAGCTTTATCAGAGGCTAAAGCACTATTAGATTCCATTACTAAGTTTTATGTTGATCTCGATCAATCTGAATCACATGTCGAATTTAAGAAGAAAGCAGATACTCTAAATCTTTCTGCCATGATGTTTCAGCTAAAATCTGCTCAACATGCAATCACCAAGATACTTGAGGAAATAGATCTAGGTAATATGCACCCAAGATTATTTGAAGTTCTTGCACAGCTGCAATCCCAGATAATGCAAATGCCTAAAGATTATCAGGCTTATTTGGAAAAAATGGAACAGAACTATAAAAAAACCAAGATGGAAATCGAGGAAAAAAGACACGCTGGTGGTATGGTTTTAGATCACGTTCAGACCCAGGATGGAACTTATATAGCATCACAATCCCAATCCGAAGGAGGATTAAGATCTAGAGGAACGAGAGGAATAATGGAGGGATTAAGAGATATAATCGGTTCTGAAATAGTTGACGTTAAACCTGAGGTGATAGATCCTAATGCGGTTGTGAATGCTAGAGAAAAGAAAATAATAGATGCACAAAATCCAATGAGACAGGATCCAGATACACACGAAGATCTGGATGAGTTTGAAATTGAGGATGATATACTAGAATAACATGGAGGATATATTAGAAAATGGCGTCCAACAGGAAACTAGTTATTGGACGACTGCCAGGATAGACGAACTTTTAAGAAGAGTTGATGAAGAGGGCTTGGATTATAAAAGCGTGGAAAATCCCTTTCATGACAATAACCCAGAACTTAAGAGAGCAAACGTTCTTTGGGAGTATACAAAGGAGGAAATCCTTGAGATGAAGAAATGTGCAGAGGACGTTACTTATTTTGCTAAATATTGTAAGGTAATGACGGACACTGGATTGGAATACATTAGGCTTCGTGATTATCAGGAGTCGGTTCTGCGGGAATATCAAGGAAGTAGATTTAACATCTTCTTGGCTCCAAGACAGGTTGGTAAATCCATTACCTCTTCCATAATTCTTGTCTGGTATCTTCTTTTTAACCACGATAAGAACGCTATGATTCTGGCAAACGTAGGGGATACTGCGGAAGAATTGATGGATAAGATTAAGTCTATCATAAAAGGTCTTCCATTCTTCTTAAAACCTGGTATAATGGTCAATAACGTGATGTCCATGAGGTTTGATAATGGATGTAGAGTTTTAGCAAAAACAACAACTAAAACTTCCGGTATTGGTTTTACCATACATTTTCTATATATGGACGAGTTTGCCCATATTAACCCCAACTTTATAGAGGCTTTCTTTAGATCAACATACCCAACGGTCTCCTCCTCTAAAGTTTCTCGAATCATAATCACATCCACTCCCAACGGGATGAATAAGTTCTATGAAATTTATCAGGGAGCACTGGACGGTGAAAATAGTTTTAATCCAATTAGGGTTGACTGGTGGCAAGTTCCCGGAAGAGACGAAGCTTGGAAACAGAAAGAAATAGGTAACCTTGGTAGTGAGGAATTATTCAATCAAGAATATGGAAATCAGTTTTTAAGTTCGTCCAGTCTTTTACTTGGATCTAGTGAACTTAAGAAGATAAGGAGAAATGAGGTTGAGTATACATGGAGGGAAATTGGATGCCTTCATGATAATAATATAAATTATGAAAATCTAATTTGGCATCCCAAATTTGATCTTGATAAATGTGATTCGCCGGGTAAAAAATTCGTTCTTTCGATAGATCTTAGTGCTGGAGGGAAGGGAGATTTTACAGTTATTAATATATTTAAAGTTACACCTCTACCAAGAGCTGTTATTGAGAGGATAGATGATTATGAGGACGAGGCAGACTTCTTTGGACTTGTGCAGATCGGAGTTTTTAGAGACAACGAGATTAAGCTCGAGGAGTTTACTAAATTAGTACAATTACTGTGTAGTGATCTTTTCACCGTCGACAGAGTTAAAATAGCCTTGGAGATGAATTTTAAAGGAGAGCTACTTTATGATAAATTAACATCTAGGGATGATTTTTATGACGAGATGTTTTTATTTACCAAACACAGCGAAAGTGCTAGAGTTCTAAAACCTGGAATAAAGTACAATGAAAAAAATAAGATGAAATACTGCGAAGTTCTAAGAAGTCTTATTAAGGAGGATCGTATATTAGTAAATGAAAAAAAATGGACTATACCTGAGCTTTTCACTTTCGGTTTAAATTCTAGAGGTACGTATTCAAGTCAGAGCGGTCATGATGATGTTGCAATGACACTTGTCAACCTTCCTGGTTTATTTGATGGCTATGATTTCAACCAGATGGTAGGGGACGTTTTCGATGAACTGGAGGATAACTCATACAAGGACACTATTATTAGAAAAATAGAGGGCGGACAGGTATTCGATGAAAATCACAGAGGTCCTAGCACCAAGGACGGAAGAAGCTATGGTGATTTCAGTAAATTGATGTAATAAGTACCTTTTAACAGAGCCTCACCAATAATTCTTGTTTCTTTTTTGATATATAGTCTAGAAGCAAAAATATCTTGAAAAATAATGGCAAATAAGGTAAAAATAGACTACTCACAGTTTAGAGCATCTGGAGTTTATACGTTAGAATTTGACGCATCACAAAATGTTATTCTAACATCTCAAACTATCAGATTGGTTGTAGGTTTCTCTAATAGGGGGCCTTTCAACACTCCGGTCTATATCCCAGACGTAACAACTCTTATATCTATTTTTGGTGACATAGACAGATCACTAGAAAATAAAGGATCTTTCTTTCAGAGATCAATCTTAACTTGTTTAAATACTGGTCCAGTCTTTGCATTAAATCTATTAAGATTAAATGACGACGAAGAATCTGCTGATCCAGATAGAGTTACGTATCAATCATATTCTGTTGATACAGAGGAAGCTAACGGTGTTGTAACAAACAGACTTTATTCCTCGTATTATAACAAGGAAAGATTTTGGTTCGCTGACCCGAACTACTTCCTTGCAACATTAAGCGTTGCTGATCAGGGTAAACTTTTCAATTTAACAAACCTTGGAAAATCCCCTATGAGTATAATTGTTAGAAAGTCTACGGATTCTTCTAGACCACTCAGAGGTTATGATATTTTCGCAATTGACTGGTATGGCGCTGATAATGTGCCAAGTTTTATGCATCCTTACGACTACATCTCTGATTATTTCATAGATGTTATTGCTGTTTTTGGAGATTGGACTAATTATCAGGCTCTTGCAATAGATCCTAAATGGAGCACGTATTTCACGAATAACGGGTTTATCAAGAGTAGAATAGATCAATTCTTAGCAGATCCTGACGTTTCTATAGTTACTTCCGTGACCGGATGTATAATTCCAGATTTTGTCGATCTTAATGGAGTCAATCAGTATATCCAGACTCTTATTAATAACGGAACCCCTTCAACAGGACTATTCTGTGCTATTGACGAACAAGCATTTGATGATATTTGTCAGAATCCTTCCAAGATAGATTTGGTTGGTAACCATTTAATTGACGAACTATCAGGCGATAGGGACTTAGCTACCCCGAGAATTAACTTCCTAAGTTATGACCAGGTTTTAGTAGCTGATTATTTATATTCACAAAACGTTGTTGGTGTTACTGGAGCTACTGGATTTAACAGTGCAACCGGAGCAACCGTTTACACTACTGGAGCTAAAGTTGGTACACTTTTCACATTAACTGGCTCTGCTGGTACAACAGCAGGGGTTGCTTATCAGTCTTTTGAGGCTTATAATCCTAATGCTTATGATGGAGGTTTACATTATCTTCAAACATCTGGAACTTATGGTACAACTGCTGGTTATATGCAGAATACAGCGGATGTAAATGAGCTTAAAACTTTCCTAAGTGTTACTTCTTCTGATGATCAGAAATTCATACTAGGTGTGGTTTCTGGATACACCGGAGGATTAACCGGATCTTTAATAAACCAATTTGCTGAAGCTGATATAGTTAAACTTAAAGTAACTGGTACTAGAGAGATTGGTGGAGCGCTTAGAATTTTCTTCACCCACCCATTAGATACCTCTTTTTATAGATCTCAGGGTATAACTGTTACTCCTACCTACAATTTAACATCTTACAATACTGGTGCTTCCGGAAGTAATCAACCTTTCTATACCGATTCTTATCAATTTGGTAACTCTGACTATCTGGATATAACAAGTGTTTCTACACCTAATGGCGTTACTGGTCCAGGTGCTCCTCTTGGAGTTTCCAATGTTATAGTTGCTTATAATGCTTCGGATTTATATCAGGATAATAAATATTCAGAAATAAATGACGGTGATCTTGCATGGACGGATTCAACAGGAACTCAAGTTAGATACCTAGGATTCGAAGAAACTGTAGATAGAGATCAATTCAATCTTGTTTACACTAGGGCTTTCAGTAATGTTGATAGAGATGATGCTACAATCACAAACATACCTGCTTTTGGTACAACCTATGCTTCCGATAATATTGGTTATCCGGTAGATGCACAAAACTTTGATATAGTATCACAAGAAGGATCAATTAATCAATTTGTAGATTGTACAAGAATAGATGTTACTACATTCACTGTTGGTCTTGATTCGAACGGTAATGTTCCTTTCTCTGTAGGTGATTTGGTAGTTTCGACTGATCTTGATATTTGCGATCCTGCAACAGGAAACAGACAAAACAGATTGGCTAAAATAACTTCTGTGTCTAGAACAACAACAGCTGGTTTATATAGAGTAGTCTCAGCTAGACCTGTACTTTACTATTCGACCGCTAATGGAGTTAGAGTTCAGAAATTCCTATCTATTGCTCAATTTACAAGATCATTCGATTTCACTTATCTTTCAGGATTTACCATGACTGATTGGCATAGACCTAACGGAAGTGATGCTAGAATATCTGAGATTTTAGATGTTATGTACAATACAAACGTAGCTAAAACATTAGCTTCTAAGGATGTTATTTCCTTCAGATATATTGTAGATACGTTCTCTGGACAGATTTTACCTAATTCTAAATATCAGCTTAGTAGACTTGCTAAATTAAGACAACAAGCACTTGCTATAATAAATGCACCTTCGATGGCTCAATTTAGAAGTAGCACTGATCCTAGATTTACTGATGCACCAACAGCATCTAATCCATATCCTAAGTTAAATACAGCTTATATAGCTGAAGGAGGTAATTTATCTCTTAATCCTTCATACACATTCAGCTTACCTACTGAAGAAGATGGATCTAAATTCTGTGGATTCTATTCACCTTATATTACGGTTAGAGAATCAAACAGAAATATAGACGTTCCTCCGGCAGCTTACGTTTCTAATAACTTTTTAAGAAAATTTGCTAACGGAGAACCTTATGCAATCATCGCTGGACAGAAAAGAGGGGTAATAAGCGGATCTAATGTAGTTGGTGTTGAATACGACTTCACCGATGAGGACAGAGGAAATTTAGAACCTTTCGGAATAAATCCTATTATAAAGAGAAGAGGAGTTGGTGTGGTTATATTTGGTAACCAAACTGCTTATCAGCAAGTTAACTCAGCATTCAATCTAGTTCACGTAAGAGACCTTTTAATTAGTATAGAAAGCGACGTACAGGAGATTTTATCTAATTATCTATTTGATTTCAATGACGACTCGATCAGACTTGAAATTAAAACTCTAGTTGATAACTATTTAGATGGTGTAAGAGCAGGAGGTGGTATTTATGCTTACCAGACTATTATGGATGCATCTAACAATACTCCAGCTATTATAGATATGAATATGGGTATAATCGACGTTATCATCGAACCTGCTAGAGGAATCCAGAAATTCATCAATAGAATCACTGTTACTAGAACAGGTGGAATCGCAGCGGGTGGATTTGTACAGTTTGTATAATTAATATTAGATGATTTCGGAGATAAAAGATAAATATAACTAACTATGGCAGGACTATCACATTTTCAAAATTCACTTTCAGCTATAAACAAATTTGAACCTGTTTATCTGAACCAGTTCGAGGTAACAATTATACCTCCTGCTGCTGTTGCTGGTGGTGAAATATTACTCCAACATGTTAGCAAAGTTAGTGGACTTTCTTTGGATAAAAATCCTGGTGTTACTAGCCAGAAATATAAGTTCGCTAAAAGGAACTATGCGGGAGCTAAGCCAGAAAACACTTTTATGGATGTGAGTATAAGCTTTAGCGTCAATTTAAATGATGCTAATTCGATGTATGTCTTTAAAACATTGAGACAATGGTCTGATTTAATTTACAATCCATTAACCGGTGCAATGGGTCTTAAAAATGATTATACGGGTACTATTGTTATCTCGATATTTAATAAACAGGGAGATGTTTTTAGAAGAATAACATGTAGAGATTGCTTCCCGACAAAACCTATTTCACCAATGAATCTGAACTATACATCTACGGATCTGTATAAAATAGATGATATGACTTGGGCGGTTGATTACTGGGAAGATTTATTCCTATAAAATAAGAAAAAATAAATGGCAGGATTACCACATTTTACAAATTCTAGAGCTGCAATAAGCAATTTCGAACCAGTTTATTTAAACCAATTTGAGGTTCTAATAAATCCTCCAGCTGGTATAGTTGATGCTTCCACAACCTTTAATGGCGAAGGAATATTAGCTCAGCAAGTTAAATCTATAACAGGATTGGCTGTAGATATTGCACCTGCTCAGACTATTAATCAGAATTATAAATTTGCTACCAGACGATATGCTGGTGGTGAGCCTTCTCAGAGTGATATGACTCTGACCATGGAGTTTGAAGTCAATTTAAACGATGCAAATTCGATGACCGTTTATAAAATTCTTAGACAATGGTCAGATTTAATCTATAATCCACTTACCGGTGCTATGGGTATAAAATCTGATTATGTTGGTTCTATGTCTATATCTATTTTTAACAAGAGAGGTGACGTTTTCAGAAGAATTAGAATACCTTCGTGTTTTTTAAGTGAAGCGATAAACCCGATGGAACTTGATTATGAACAAGCAACTATCTATAGCATAACTACAAGCTGGGTGTGTGACTATTGGGAAGATTTATTCCTATAAAATTAGTCTATATAAAATACTATAAAAATGAGGTCAATTTTGGCCTCTTTTTTTGTTTTTGGTTATATAATACATAAATAAAAAAAATTATGGATAACATATCACCAGAAGAAATTCTAAAGAGAAAAGAAATTGACGGGGGAATCCAGTATGATGACCCAGTTGAGACCGGTCCAGATCCCGGGAAAGATGAACCTAACTTAGCAATACAACCGGAGCAATTTAAGAAATCCGAACCAGGTATTGTCTCAGAAACACCGAATTTAAAAATGGAGCAACCAGCTAAAAATATATATTCGGAACAACCAGTGAATAGCTTTGGTAAAGCACAATCTGTCTCGCCGGCTTTTGATACTGGATGGAAAAATTTACCTGTTGAAATATTACCTTCGAAGGGAATGTTTTATCCCGAGGGTACTAAATTAGCAATAAGAGCCGCTGAAGTTAGAGAAATCAGACATTTTTCCACTATTGACGATGACGATAGATTGGATATAGAGGATAAGTTAAGCTATATCTTGGATAGATGTTTAAGAATGGATTTTCCTAACGAAGGTGTGGTTTCATATTTGGACCTTAAACAAGAGGACAGGTTTTTTATAATAATGGCTATTAGGGATCTAACTTTTGTAAAGGGTGAGAATTCAATTATATTACAACTAGATAAGACATGTAGAGAAACTCCTGATTGCCCATACAGGGATGGTATAGAATTAAGAACCGGAGTTTTAAGTTCCTATGAGCTTGATAATAAAATATTAGAATATTACAACCCGGAGAGTAGATCCTTTATATTTGATGTTAGAAAAATAGGTAAAAAAATAGAAATGTTCATCCCAAGTATCGGAGTAACTAAGGCTATTTCTAAGTTCGTATCCGATATGGCAAAAAAAGGAACTGATATCGACGAAGGATTTCTTAAGATAGCACCATTCCTTTTTGAAGAATGGAGAGACTTGACTTCCGATAAGATATCACTTAGAATGAGGGAAAGTGATTATTGGACTAAGGAGGAATATAGCTTATATTTCGAATTGTCAGAAAAAATAAAATTAGGAACTGAGTTAACTGTTAAGCAAAAGTGCGCAGTGTGCGGTGATGAGGAGGTCACCGCAGGCATCAACTTTCCCAGCGGGATCAGATCTCTTTTCGTTATTTCAGATATCTTTAGAGAACTTCTTTGATATCAAGTTTAGATTGTGGCACGAACATAAAATAGATCCCGATTGGTTAGAATCTATTCCGTTCTATGAATATCAGATATGGTTAGACAAGCTTAACGCAGCAATTGAACAGGAAAATGCAGAGAAACAGAGTGAAGGTGGTGTTAAACAGATATTTAACCTAACCAGATAAAATATATACAGTAATTATAAAACATGGCCATAGATCAGAAACTTATATCCTCTCTATTAGATTTATCTAGAAACGTAGATAAACTCTCCGGTGACATTAAAAAGAATACGGAGACGACAACCGAACTTGTAGCTACGCAAGAAAAAAGTGTAGATAGTAACAAGGAAATCGGGAAAGTAGCTGAAAGTATAAAGGGTCTGGATTTAAAAAGTTTAAAGGGGGATTTCTCTGAATTAACTAAAAGCATCAGTGGACTTGATTTTAAGAATCTTTCCACTGATCTTAAATCATTAGACTTTAAGGGACTTTCAAATAGCATCAAATCGCTGGATCTTAAAAGCGTAACTAGCGATCTTAAAAATTTAGACTTCAAGAATCTATCTAATACAATCAAGGATTTTGATGTAAAAAACATAGCTAGCACGATAAAGGACCAGGGAATAAAAAACGTAGTCTCTGGATCTGTTGGGGGATTATTGAAAAAAGGTAAGGGTATACTTGGTTCCTTTGCTGATGGCGGAGATGTTAACAAGACTGGTAACTATCTTGTTGGTGAAAAGGGACCGGAAGTAGTTAAGTTAAATGCAGGATCTGTCGTTATACCCAATAATATTTTAAAAGAAAGGCAGGATATTTTAAAAAAATTAGGAGCTGACGCTCCTAGCGAAAAGGAAATATCAAGAAAAAGAAATGAATTACTCCTAAGTGATCCTGATTATTATTCGGATGAACCTGGTTGGTTGGAGGAGGACATTAATTCATATCTGGAGGGTCTTCAGGGAAAATCAACATCACTATTCACCCCGGAGGATTTAAAGAAGCTAAGCAAACCAGTGGATAATAAAGCTGAAGCCTTGGTAAATCCTTTATCGACCCCAGCAAAAAATGACAAGAAAGAAAAAAATAAGAAGGACGAACCCAAATTAAAGGAAAAGAAGGACGGACTATTTTCTAAAATTTTTGGTAAGAGTGATAAGAGTGAAATTAAAGGATCTGAGATTGTATCTAATACACCATCTAAGGATAAAGTTTTTGATAAGAATAGCATATTGACTCAGGGATCTAGTTTACTGAAAGGTGCCAGCGGTCTTTTGAATAATGAATTTGGTGGGAAGCTGAATATGGCGGGTGATATACTAAGTAAAGGAACAGAACTGGGCAAAAAAATAAAAATGCCTTCAATCGAGACCAGAACTCCTGAATTAAAAACTCCGGAAATTAAAACTGACATAAAGAAACTTTCACCCCAACCCCAACCTAAGCCATCCAAGGTTGCTGAAACTAAAAATGAATCCCAATCTCAGGAAGTTCTTAAAAATGAAATAATTGAAACAGGTTCAGCTAAATCTGAAGCTAAAACTCCTGAATCTACAAATTCTAATCAGCAAGGAACCAATCCAACAATGACGTCCAAGGATATTGAGGAAATGAAAGCTGCACTAGTTAGAATAGCTTCGCTGTTGGAGGGCCCGTTGAATGTTGCTCCTATGGAGAGACCATTTAGACCCGATTCAAGAAGAATATAAAAAATTCAGTTTAATATTTTTTTATTTCGTACTTTTGTATTACATTTGTGGATAATCAAATGGAAGAGAGCTTTATGATACAAACCTACGAAGAATACCCAGATCTGTCATTCATGACTGACGAATTTATATCCCTTCCGTTCTGGAGAGTTAGAAAAAAAGAAAATGGGACTTTCGAGGTTTCCAGCTTTCCAAAAAAAATTAAAAATTTAAATATAGGTATCGAAAATAGAGATACCATATATTTAGAGATGGCATCTGTTTGGTCCAAGAATTCATATTGTAGTCGAATGAAGGTGGGATGTCTTATAGTTAAGAACAAATCCATCATATCTGACGGATACAATGGTTCTCCAACCGGATTCCCAAATATTTGTGAAAGTGAAGATAATGTAACCTTACCATACGTTCTCCATGCGGAGGCAAATGCAATCACTAAGTTGGCAAAGGGAACCCAGAGTTCCGATGGATCTACTCTCTATGTAACTCTGTCCCCGTGCTTTGAGTGCTCAAAACTAATAATACAATCCGGTATAAAAAGAGTTATTTTTTCTGAGGTTTACAGAAAACCTGAATCCCTGTCTTTCCTGGTCGAGGGAGGAGTAGAAATTATAAGATTCTCGAATAACCAAGATAAAACCCAAATTTAATATATGCAACAAAAAGAAAAAAACATTCAGAAGATCGCGGAGGATTTTATCACTCTAAAGAATGACAAAAATTTTAAAATTTTATTTGAGAGACTTAGACCAGGTATATTGAACCACTGCTTTCTTATTCTTAAAGAACAGGAACTTGCTGAGGATGCATTCATAAATACTATGTCAAAGATATGGTTGAAAATAGACCAGTATAACGATGAGAGAGGAAATTTTTCAACTTGGTGTTATAACATAGCAAGAAATGAATCTTTGCTTCTAATGAAATCTAGAAAAAGATATCACAGTCACACGGACAGTGAACTTGAATTTCTTTCCTCGCAAAACACAATCGGTGATTCTGTTCAGTATTATACGATAGACGACGACCCAACTTATGCTTTCTACAATGAGGGTTCAGATTTGGATGTGGTGTATGAGTCAGTACTGGATGAAATTAGAGAATTACCCGAATTATATAGGGATATTATGATCGATAGGGAAATCAATCATATGAAATATAAGGACATAGCGGAAAAATATGGAATCAAGAAAAGATCCATAGCAACCAGAATTCGTAGAGCTAGAGGTAAAATAAGAAAAAAAATAGACGGGAAACAATAATTGTTCCTAGTGCTATAAAAAATAAAAAATCTATGCTTAGATTATTTAAAGTTATAAAAGAGATATCACTTTATCGTGAATATGTCAGAATTATAAAAAAAGAAGAGACAGATTCCCCAATTTGGGCAAGAAGAAATCTTCGTAGGGATTATCTTAACCGAATCTATACCGTGGTAAATTTACCCCCTCAGGTACTTTTATCTGTCGATTTACCTAGAGATGCAAGACCTTCGTTCGTTATCAGCGAACTTAAGCCAACTAATGAATATTTCAAATCACTTAACCTTGAAGAACTCTTAACCATGTGGATAGAGCCTGTTAAAGGGACTGATGAGGAATCATATCTTGCTGTTTATCAGTTTCTGTTCAGACATCTAAGTTGGTTATGGATTCTAAGATTTTTAATTGAAATCTCCTTAATTACTTTTATTATTATTAAATGGGATTGGGTTTTAAATCTATTTAACTTAGCATAATGAGGCCGGAAATACTAGCTCTCAAGAACGAAATAGAAAAAAAATTAGAATTCTTTACTAATGACAATAAATTCTCATTTGATGAAGAATCTCATACCTATAGATATGGTGGAATAAAATACGATTCTGTTACCACTTTTCTAAAGACATTTAAGGTACCTTTTGATAGGGAATATTGGTCGAAGAGAAAAGCACAGGAAGCTGGAGTTGACGTTTCTATCATACTTAATGAATGGCAGAATAAAGCTAACGTAGCTAATGATCTTGGTACCAGGGTCCATAAATTCATAGAGGATTTTTGGAGCGGACTAAATCCGGAAATACCTGAATTTGATCCAGACGATGAGTATTCAAAGAGAGTTCATAAATTTATTGACCTGTATAAGAGAAAACTTCACGTTTTCGTTCCATTAAAATCTGAACTTAGAATATTTTGTAAAAAGTGGAGACTTGCAGGTACTATAGACCAACCTCTTCTTTTCTGGGACGAGAAAAGACAGAAAGTTTTTTTAATAATAGGAGACTGGAAAACTAACGGAGATTTTAAGCATGATGATCATCCTAAGGGTAGATATAAAAAACTTCTTAGACCATTTTCTCATCTATGGGAAAACCAGCATAACGAGTATTCCATACAAATAAGTCTATATAGATTGATGTTAGAAGAGGAGGTTGGAATTGAAACAGAGAGTGGATTTCTTTGTCATATAGGACCTGACGAATTACCAAAATTATATCCAGCAAAAGATCTGAGAGAACCCCTAAGAGCCTATTTGGATCAGAATAGAATTAGTTTTGATATTTTTGATCTTAGATAGAAACAAAATACAACAAACCGACTAGAAAAATAAAAAAAGAAAATATGTCAACAAGTAAAAAACAAGAAAAATTAATTACATCAGAATCTCCTCTACCTGGAGGATCTAACGAAATTGATTTCAGTACGATGGGTCAGGATATGGGTATTTCGTACGACCAGGAAAGAGTTGATGAAATCCAAAACGCAATTAATGCAAAGAAGGAAGAAATCAAATCTAAGGTTTATGCAGTATCATGTAACGATGAGCTTTTCGCAGAATATGAATCCTTCATGGTAAATAAAGCGGAATGGAATTCAACTGAAGCCCTTGGTGTCGTGGAAGTTAATAGAAACATCAGAAAAATCAAAAAGGAGGGAATCAAGGATAATACTATCTATATGGGGGCACTTCCATTAGAGGCTAGTCATTATTTTCTTTCTAAATCCAAAGGAACTGGACTTAAGAGTGCAGAAGATTTTATTAAGCTATTTAAAGCTTTCGATCAGGCTTTATCCGATGCAAAAGAGGATGCTGCACAAATAAAAGAAATGGAAAAACAATTAGCTGCAGCAATGCAGGGTATCTCTTTAGGATAAACTAAAAAAATAATACTCAAAAAACCAGCTTTATCATGCTGGTTTTTTTTGTGAGAACTCTTTTTGGATATATAAAAAAATAAAAACACTTTAGATTATGAAACTATTAGAAAAAATCAAAGGTAATTTTGAAATTATCGTGTTATGCTTACTAGCAGTTATTTTTATTAGACAGTGCGGTGCAAATCGTGACATCGATAAATTAGCAAAACAATCAAAAATTCAAACATCAATTCTTGATTCTATTTCTTCTAAGGAGGAATTGAGAATTCTTTTGGAAATTGAAGGACTAAAATCCGAGAAAAGAATGATCCAATCAACGGATAGAAGAATATTGGATGTTAATCGTCAGACCGAAATTGATGAAGAAATAAAAAAATTAGAGAAATCTAAAAAATAATCGACGATGAGTAAAAAGGCTGTTAGTTATTTCATTATAGGGACTTTCGTCAGTCTATATTTAATGGTTTCGGTAATTTCTACTATCCACGTTATAGACTTCTTTAAGATCTCAAATCCAACCTGGCTTGCTGTTAGCTTAGCAATAGCTTTTGAAATAGGTGCTGCTGCTTCGTTAGCTTCTCTGATCTCACTAGATAAAATGAATAAGGGAATGGTATGGGGACTTTTTATAATATTGACTCTCATGCAAGCGATGGGTAATACATATTATGCATACACACATCTCGAAAACTATCAGGGGTGGATAGAGCTTTTTGGATTATCTGAGGAGGACGTCATATACCAGAAAAGAATGCTTTCTATTATAAGTGGTGCGGTTTTACCTGTTGTTGCCCTTGGATTCATTAAATCCCTGGTTGATTATATAAAACCTGATGAAACTAAGGAGACTCTTCCCGAGCAACCTGTAGATGCTAATGCTGAAATGGCGACAGATACTCCTTTTATCAAGGATGAATCTGGTGATACTATTATAGATCTAGCATCTTCGGATAATATGATACCTTCGGACTACGTGGATGAACTGATGACTCCAGCAAACAAAAACAGGGTTTCGCTTGAAATTGACCCGACAAAACTTTAAAAATAATTAATAAAAGTGACAGATTCTGAAACAGTAAACAATGATAATTTTGATGGAGGTACATCGAGTCAGGTGGGAGACATAAACCTGATTGGAGGTAATTCGGAATTTGCAATATCTCCATCAGGAGCTACGGCTGGATTTGATATTAAATATAAGAATATAGCCGAAACCATGCCTGATCTGGAGATAATCGAAGCTACTTTTCAGAGGTTCAATGATCCAAATGAGGTTGAATTTATAAAGGAATCTTTTGAGGTTGTATACCAGGATAAGACATTAGATAAACTGGATGTTGTTGATTTCTTCCATCCTCTCCAAAGTTTTTCTAACTATCAAAAACAAACTTTCGTTATTCTTCCTCAAACATCAGCTAATTTGGACCCTTCGTCATTCACGAGTACCAACGGTGAAGTTTCTATGCTGATAGCTAAAGCGGAATACCTTCCTGGTACCCCCATTGAGGAAAAGATTATTTTTTGGGATTATAAGGGTAATCAGAGAAATATAATGGGAGAAATAATGATTTTAACCGGTGCAATAAAGGAGAATCTTTCTTGGAAGGGATGGGACGTTGACCCTTTTTCGACATATGGACACACAGGACCTGCTAATTCGGCCAACGGAGGATTTATATTCACGAATCCAACAGATTCGGAGGTACAATTAACAGTAATAACAGCAAATTAATATGGCAACTCAACCGATAACCTGTCCTTATGATGTACTTGAAGGATTTAGATTTTATAGAGGTGATTTAGTACTAGATAACGGCTTAACTAACAATCCACCGAAATATCTCTCTCTTAAGGATCTCAATATACCCGTTGATAAATTCTCCAGAAGTAGAGTTACTCTTAAACCCGGAGGATATTCTCTTCTGAGTCAAACTGATATTGGTGACGAATATGGGTATGTTTCTTTTATAGCTGTGAAAGCGATATATCCCACTTCAACAGTGGAGTCAAGAAAATATATAAACTGGACATACAAGGGAAACACTAACTATATGGGGGAACTTATGGTTCTTTCTGGACAGAGAACATCTTCTACTGATTCAGAATTCGAGGGTTGGAATCTATCAAAACCTGGCACTATTCCCGAGAATGATCCAGGAAACGGTGGTATAGTTTTTTATAACCCTAGCACTGAAACCACAGTTAAGTTAGAAATATTGGTGTGTGGGTGATAAAATGTGACAATAACATTAAATATATACTAAAAGTTTCTTGTCCTTAGTTGGATATATAATAAACAGTAAAAAAAAAGTAAACCATGGACTTTATAAACCAAGTTAAAAATTTAAAAGAACTAACAAAATCACCAGAGGTAAGAGCTTTGTGTGAAAGCTTCCTTAGAGGTGAATCTGTTTCTAAGGATCAATTGATAGCTTCTATCAACGAACATAACGATTCAGAGACGATACAAATCAATGAAACTCCAAGCATTACTAATCACATGGATGCTATAAGGAGAGAGGAGACCGAGGTTTCTAAGAAAACCGCTGCTGCTCTTATGGAGTCTTGGGGAGGATTGGGATCAAGAACATCTTCTAACTCAGGATCTTACTTAAATAAATCGGAGGAGATTGAGAAAAAATCAGAAACCCTTTTTGAGAATATCTCAAAGGTAGCTTCATCAGACCCAGCTACTATCTCTTTTATGGATTCACAGAGTATAAAAAATCTTGGAGTTATTGAAGCGATTTCTAAATTGAAGGAATCATCAATTTACACATACCCAAAAGCTAAAATCGTTTGTGAGCAATATCAGAATCTTATCGTAAATAAGAGATTGCCTGAATTTGCAGTTATAAACAATTTTATAGCTGAATTGGAATCTTTCAGCTGGGACAACACTGTTACCCCTATAGCTGATGATCTTAAATCCAAAGCTAAGAAATATTCAAGAGAGATAGAAGTTGCTAAAGTGTTGGAATCTATTAAGGGTAGTGGTAGTTCTTCTTTCTATTCTGAACTTTCTGAAACTTTAAATTCTTGGTTGGTTTCTGAGAGTAAGTCAAATGGTCTTTTAGTTAAAAATATTTCTAAATACAGCTTTAACCCAGTAGTCAGAAATCTTATAAACTTTTTAAATGTTCATGAGAGCAATGACACAAGAAAATTAGAAATCCCAGTAAATGCTCAGGGTGAATCTAGTGTATCTAAAGTATATTCTCCGGTTTTATTTGAGAACGGAAGAACTTTTTTCTATATAGGTGAATCTGTATTTGAAGCAACCGAGGATGAGCTTGTTAAACTTACCGAAAGCCAGCTATCTTCTCTTCCTGCTGATTATATTAAATTGGTTGAAGTTTCTAAGAAACCTCATGTTGCTATCAACGAGAATGGTATTTCAATCAAATTTGGTAAGAAAATAGTTAGATTGATCGAAGAGAATGAAAAAGTTGAAGTTTACTTAGGTAAAGATAAACTTAAATTTGGTGAAGTTTCAGGACTTGCTAAAATATTAGGATTAGAGTCTGGCTCTTATTTCGGTGTTAATGAATCTGAAGTTGTTAATGACACTCTGGTTCTTTACACGAACTATTCTAACATAGTAGAATTAGATTTTGCTAAAAACATTTCTTCCAACATATATGAGGGAGTTTGTGTTAATCTATTCAAATGGAACAATCAAATTTATGTTCAGAAGATTAACCAAACAATGAATGAAAATTCTATATTCAAGGTAAATGGAACACAGGCGGTATCTATGGTTAAATCTTATTTAAGATATGATATTTCCGAAGGTTTAACTGAATTTCTTGAGGGTGAGAATAAAATTAAATCTGTCATGATAAATGACAGAAATAAAGTTCTGGAAAATATCACTAAGGTTGAGAATGAAATTCTTAAATTGAATTCATTGATGGAATCAACTCCTCTTTATAGAGAATCTAAAGAAATTTTATCTGCTAAATCTATTCTTGAAAAAGAACTATTAGTACTAAGAGAAAAATGGAATCAGATTAATTCTGAGCTTTCTAAGATTGATGAAGAGATTAAAATCGCATCTTTAATTAATATCTCGGAGGATGAGAAATTTAATATTGGTGATTTTATTAAAGTTAAGGAATCTGGAGAAACCGGAAAAATCATATCAGTAGACGGAACATCAGGAAGATACACTGTTCTTTTAGATAGCGGAAAGACCTCGGATTTCTTAGTTAACGAGATTTCTGATCTTGAGGAGGCACTAAGTCAGGCAGCTGAAAAAAATGCTGAAGATGCTGAAGATGAAGGACAAGAAGAAGTTAAAGAATCTAATAACTTGAACAAGTCTGATTTAAGTATCGAAGAACAAAAAAATCTTTTAAAAACTTTTGCTGAGGGACACGGATTTTCTAAAGCCCCAAAAGGAGAGGGTGATTCTATAGAAATGGGATTAGATTCTTTACATGGCTATAATATCACAATGAATGAAGGAAAGGATAAAAAAGAGGAAGGGGATTTAGCAAAAGCTCCAGGTAACAACAAGAAGGAAAAAGGTAAAGTTGAAGGTGAAGATCTTTTAGCTGACGCTCCTGAAACTAAGGATAAGACTGAATTTGATGCTGAGGATGCTGATGGAGAAAAATATGAAATTGGTTACAATCTTAGAGAGGGTAACGAAGAAGGATTAGACGAATCTGAGGTTTTAAAAAAAAAGTAAGTCGTAATTTCTACTTCGCGCCACAAGCAGAAGATCAGAATAAACCGGGTGAACCTTTTGTACAATCGTCCGAGGGTAAGTTAAGTAAAGCACCTGATGGAAAGAATATAATAGATAAGGATAACGAAGATAACGAAGAATCTGAAGAATCTAAGGAATAAGACAAAAGAATGTAGCTATACGCTACATTCTTTTTTTATGAAATCTTTCCCTATTTTTTGACTAAAATATAGACCCGAATTAAACAAATTAAACTCAAACTATTAATGACAAAAATTTATGTAAAGAATAGCGAGCTCATGGCAGCAGTTATAGAATCAAAGAATGCTGGAAAATTAACACCTGAGACCATAGAGATGTTCAATCTTATGATAGAGGGAATATCTAAAAAAATGTCATATAAGGATCCTGAGGATAAAGAGGATTGCATGGCTTTTGCTATGGAGGACTTATGTAAATATTGGAATAGATTCAATCCTGAAAAATCAAACAATCCGTTTGCGTATTTCACTCAGATTGCAAAGAATGGTTTTGCTAAAGGTTGGAAAAAACTACATCCGCCAAAAAATCCTAAAACTATACCCTTTAGTTATATTACAGGGGAGGATAACTCATATAACGTATAATTATTGATTATGACTGATATAAAAAAAGTAAAACCGAACGGTGAATACAGATCTGGAAAATATGAACCAAAAAATCCGGAGAAATATATCGGTGATATCCATAATATAATTTTCAGATCTTCCTGGGAATATAGATTTTGCACATATTGTGACACTAATGATTCCATACTAAAATGGAGTTCAGAACCTTTGTCCATAGATTATTATAATCCATTGGATAAAAAAACACACAAGTATAATGTTGATTTTTATATGAAGGTGCTGAAAGAAAGCGGGGAAACCCAGGAATGGATTATCGAGATAAAACCAGAAAACCAAACTAAGAAGCCTATTTATGAGGGAACTATGACCGTAGCCAAACTTAAATCATATAATAGAAACATGCAGATTTGGATTACAAATCAGGCCAAATTCAAAGCTGCCAAAGAATGGGCGGAAAAAAGAGGTTATAGATTCGGTGTGATCGATGAGAATTTTTTATTTAAAAGCAAGTAATGTATAACGATCTAGTTCTCCAGTATAAAGAATCCTTAAATAAATCGGATGACATTTTTTCAGCAACTGATGATTTTTTTTTAAAAAAATATTTTAAAAATGAATCAGTGGAGAGAAAATTTACTCCTCCTTTTGTACCAGGAGAGATTTACACTTTCCTATACCAAACGGATTCCGAGGTAAATGAGAAAAGACCCTTTATAGATAGAATGCCTTTGATTATATGTACAGATACGTTTAATACAAAGGAATCAGGTACGATAATTAAGGGAATAGATCTAATAACAGTGCCACCGAGAATCAGGATTGATATCATCGGAAAAATCTATGACAATTTTAGCGAGCAGATAAAGTCCAATGACTCATCATATACTAAAGGAGGAGCTAAATCGCCAATAAATTTGAAGGATCAGGTATTAAAAGTTTTGCTAAATAATACTGGTTATGTGAATTCTCTCTTCGGATTTAAGTACAAGTTTATAAGATCTCCCAAAGTTATATCCTCCGATGACTGGGCAAAGATACCATATTTGAGAGTAAATTTTATAGAGGGCTTACCTATACAATCGATATATAATGAATATCAATCGAAATTAATTTAGTTTTTTCGATAAAATGAATAAAGTATTTAATAAATGGCAGGTTTCGTAGATAATAATAATCCATCACAAACCCCTGTTATACAGAGGATAAGGGAATCTGTGAGAAAGATCAGCACCTTTGGAATGAAGTATGATGACATGGTAATCAGAAATTCCCAAGCTGTTGGTGTAACAGAGGCGGCTTTCCTTAATAAAAATAAATCCAATGTCGAGGACGAGAGTATGTTATGGACGCTTGCTAAGCAAGATGTATCTTCCCGCCAGTTCATTGGTTATTTTGATAAGGATTATAAGGGAAAGAGAGATTTTCTAAGAAAGTTTTCGCTGAATCCTGAGATTGAATGGGTACTTGATACAATTTGTGACGAGGCGGTTTCATATGATCCCTCCAATTTTTTTGCATATCCTGATTTTATAGATCTTACTGACATTAATGAAAAATTAAAAGAGGATCTATATGAAACATATAAAAAGATTTATGATATCTGGGGGTTTTCTGATGATATTACCGGTTGGCAGTATTTTAGACAATTTATTGTCGATGGATTCCTAGCATTTGAAATCATTTATGATGACAAGGGACAGAATATAATAGGTTTCAAGGAGCTTGATGCTGTTACTTTGGTACCGAGTGTTGAAAAACAAATAGACGGATCTTTTGTAAATACATGGACACAATATCCTCAGGACCCTAAAAGAAAGAGAGTTCTTTATGATCCTCAGATTATCTATATTTCTTACGCTAAGGGTAACTCAATATCAAGAATAAGCTACATCGAGAGATTAATTAGACCTTATAATATACTTCGGATTATGGAGTATACTCGTGTTATTTGGTCTGTTATGAATGCATCATTTAAGCTTAAAATGACCGTTCCTATCGGGTCAAAATCTCCTCAAAAAGGTATGCAGACTCTAGGTGAGTTGATGAGTATCTATAAGGAGGATATTGAACTTAATGATGAAAGTGGCGAATTAACAATTGACGGTAGACCAAAAATACAATTCTATAAGAATTACTTGATGCCATCCGGAGTTAATGGAACTCCAACTATAGAACCTCTAAATACCGAGGGTCCTAATCTTAATGATCCGCAACCGCTGGCATATTTCTTTGATAAATTTATTCTTGAATCTAAGGTACCTCCATCGAGATTTCATAATCCTGACGGTGGTAGTACATCACCATATTCCAACGGAGCCGAAGGATTGGATAAGGAGGAAATAAGATTTGCTAAATTTATATCTAGACTTAGATCGGTTTTCCAGGAAATATTAGTTAAACCTCTGTGGATACAGATGGTTAAAAAATATCCAAAACTGGAGGATGATTTTCTTTTTAAGAGTCAATTGGGATTAGATTATTTTTCAGATAATCCATTTAAACTAAATCAGGAGATGGATATGATGAATAAGAAAAAAGAAGCTATAGTATCCATGAGTGGTTTGATTGGAGATGATGAAAAACCATTCTTCTCTAATGCATTTCTTATTGAGACGTATCTTGGATTATCTAAGCAGGATATAGACGCAAATAAGGAGGCGATCGAGAGAAAAGAGAAAGCTAAAAAGAAAAAGGAGAAAGAAGGCGGTGAGGAAGAAGAAGGAACACCGGAAGTAACACTATAATAAAATGGCAGGATTTTTAGATTATTTAAAACCCAATCAATCTGCTCTAGGTAACATATTAAAAAACCTGGGGAACATATCAAAATTTGGTATGCAATATGATGATATGGTTGTGAGAAATTCACAGGCCATCGGTAAAACTGAGGGTTATTTCTTTAACCAGGAAGGAACAGGATTCACACAAAACGATGCCTTTTATTGGACAGCTTCCTATCAGGATACTAAGGTAAGAAAATATATTGCATATTTTGACAAGGACTATATAGAAAAAAGAAACTATCTCAGAAAGTTTTCTTTGAACGGAGAAATTGAATTCATATTAGATACTGTTGCTGATGAATCGATATGTTATGATGACAGGAATTATTTTGCACAACCCTCCTTTATAAATATAGATTTAAAGGATAAAATTAAGGAGGAGATGTCAAATCATTATAATAGGCTGTATAATGTTTTTGGATTTCAGAACAGTGTTTTAGGTTGGCAGTATTTTAAACAGTTTTTAATTGACGGATTCTTAGCATTTGAAATTATTTATGATAACAAGGGAAAGGAAATCATAGGATTTAAAGAGTTGGACCCATCGTCTCTACAGCCCGTTGTTGAGAAAGTTGGCGAGACTGAATATAAACAGTTTTGGATACAATATCCAAAAAATCCTCAGATGACTAGGAAACTTACTAACGAGCAGATCATTTATATTTCTTATGCGAAAGGAAATAGTATATCGAGAGTAAGCTACATCGAAAGACTTGTTAGATCATATAACATTTTAAGAATCATGGAGAATTCCAGAGTTATCTGGAATGTTATGAATGCTTCATATAGACTTAAGTTTATTATACCCATCGGTAGTCAGTCTCCACAGAAGGCTATGCAGACACTTGGCCAATTGATGTCTAATTATAAGGAGGACATTTCGATTAATGATGCATCCGGTGAGTTAACAATAAATGGAAGACCAAAAGTTCAGTTTTATAAGAACTACCTATTCCCAGAGAAGGACGGTGTATCACCTCAGATAGAATCTTTAAATCCAAGCGGACCTGATTTTAATGTAATGGAGAATGTTCTTTATTTCTTCAATAAGCTTAAAATGGATTCAAAAATTCCTTATGCTAGATTTGCATCAAAGAATGGTACACCAGCCAACTATCAGATTTCCATAGATCAATTGGAGCGGGATGAAATTAGATTCGAGAAGTTCCTTAGAAGATTAAGATCCATATTTCAGGAAATATTAGTCAAACCCCTTTATATTCAGATGTGCCTAAATCATCCCGAGTTATCTAAGGATAAGAGTTTCAAAGCTAACATAGGACTTAATTTCTACAGGGATAGTGAATTTGAGGAAATGGTTGAGATGACTGGATACACCAAAAGAAGTGAATTTATTAAAGGTCTGGGTGAGTTAAAAGTTAAATTTGGAGAAGAAGAAAAACCATACTTTGATAACGACTTTCTTATTCAGAGATTCCTTGGTATGAATCCTGATCAAATTAAAATGAATAAACTCTACAAAGAAAGAGAGGATAAAGCTGCTGAAAAAGCTAAAGGTGCTGAAGGTGCTGAAGGAGAAACAGAGGGAGCAGCTGAGGGAGAAGAAACAACACCGGAAGTAACGCTATAATTCTTTTTTTAAAATTCCATTAATGAAATTTGATTTTTCAAGATTATTTTCTAAAAGTAAAATACTCGTAATTGGCGATGTTATGCTGGATCATTATGTTCTTGGTTCAGTTTCGAGAATTTCGCCAGAAGCACCAGTTCCTGTTCTAGTTAGGGAATCTGAGAGTCATTATTTGGGTGGTGCAGGTAACGTTTTTTCTAATATACATTCTCTAGGTGGGAATGGTGATATAATTTCCGTGATTGGAGACGATTTTAATGGTGAATATATCGAGAAAATGATTTTTGATAAATCCACATTAAGTGTTCTTATTAAGGATAAAACAAGAAAAACCACCATAAAATCCAGATACATCGGAAATTCTCATCAATTACTTAGGGTTGATGACGAGGATTGTCTGGACATTAATCAGGAAATCCAATTACATTTTATGGAGAGACTTAATGCAATCATAGACTTCTACGATTGTGTTATTATGGAAGATTATAATAAGGGACTTTTAACCCCCGAAATAATAAAAAATGTTGTTAATCTATGTAGATCGAAGGGAAAGAAACTTATAGTTGATCCTAAAATAAGAAACGTTGATTTCTATAAGGGTTGCTCCGTTCTTAAACCTAATTTTTCGGAATTTTGTATTCTTGCAAATAAGAAGATGAACGTTTCAGATTTTGATTTAATAATAGAGGAGGCCAGAAAGATTATAAAAAAAATGGATCTCGAGTCTATCTTGGTAACTTTGTCTGATTCTGGAATCCTCTATGTTAGCAAATACGAATCGTACCACAGTCCGGGTTATCCAATAAAAGTATCCGATGTTTCCGGAGCTGGCGACACAGTCACCGCTATGTTCTCCCTGTGCTGGTCGTCCGGTGTCGATTTAAAAGAGACTTTGGATCTTTGCAATGTAGCAGGATCTATAGCTTGTTCGTTTGTTGGTGCTGTTTCCGTAAACATAGAAGATGTAATTAACAGCGAACATCTAAAAAATCTGTAGTTAATATTTTTTCTGTCCGGGTTTCTTTATTATATTTGTGGAAATTAAAAAACAAATATGATACAGGAACTAAGATTATTTAAAACCCTCGAGAATCTAACTGGTGAAGGTTCTCAAAAATCTAAACAAAATTTAATTGCTGAAAATCTAAATGAAAGATTTTCATATATGTTGGATGTTTGTTACAATCCTTTCATCACCACTAAACTCCATAAGATTGCATTTAATGAATCATTGTCAGATAGCAATCCTAATCATTGGGAAGATTTCAAAACACTCATAGAGGAGCTTAAAACAGCTCCTGCAGCAAACGATTCTCTCCGAAATAGAGCTCAGAATCTTATATCTCAGAAAATTTCGGATGATCCAGCGGAGGATCTTGAGCTTAGAACTGTTCTTATGAAGATTTTCACCAAGAGAATGAATATCGGAATCGGTGCCAAATTAATCAATAAAGCTGTTAAAAGGGAGCTAATTCCCGATCCGTCACTTATGTTGGCAACTGATGATCACGAGACCATAGAGAAATGGGAAAAAATATACTGCGAGGAAAAGTATGATGGGGTGAGAGTTATTGCTCTTTATAAAAACGGAGAGTTTTCTTATTTTACCAGGGCTTTCAACGAGCTTGATTCCACATGCTTTCCTAAGATAACTTTTGATCTTAAAACCTGTATGATAAACAGCGGTTTAAAGGGTGATTGGTTTTTTGATGGCGAATTGACAGATTTGAATAGAAAATCAGTAAGCGGTAAAGTTACCCAGATATTAAAAGGAAAGGTTGATTCTTCGATAGAGTCAGGTTTACTTTTTAATGTGTTTGATTTGGAGGAAGCTTCAACACTGGAGAAAGGTTCAGGTATCATTGATTACAAAACGAGGAGAGATACTCTGGAAGTAGTGCTTAAAAACATAGATGAAAATTCACCGATTAAATTAGCACAAATGTGGGAGCTTGATGATGTTAGTGAGGTTGCTACTATTTATAAAAGATTGGTTGACGTTGGCGGCGAAGGCGTTATTTGTAAAGACAATGGAATTTATGAATGCAAGAGATCAAAATCTTGGGTTAAATTTAAGGAGGTGAATGATTGCGATCTTGAGATAGTTGGTTGGTATCCTGGTGAAGGTAAAAGGGAAGGTTTTATTGGAGGTTTTATTTTAACTGACAGCTCAAAAACACTAAATGTAAGAGTTGGGGCTGGGTTTACTGATAATGATCTAAAAACTCTAAGTCAGGATCCGGACTCACATATCGGAAAAATAGCAGCTATTCAGTATAACGTAACGATTACCGACAAGCACGGTAACAGATCTTTGTTTCTTCCTAGATTCATAGAGGTCAGATCTGATAAAAGCTCACCTGATGATTTTTCGGGCAAATTTTAGGAAACAAGCTTCTGAATATCAACTAGAACAATTATGATACAAGAATTATTAACAGAGAAACTTAGACCGAAGGAACTTAGACATATGATCCTTCCGGAGAGAATATCAAGAATATTCGAGAATGGACTTAATCAAAATGTTTTGTTAAGTGGACCTCCTGGTTGTGGTAAAACAACTTTAGCTAAAATTTTAGCTGCTCCATATCCCCATATTTTTATAAATGGTTCGGACGAGAGCTCAGTAGAAACCCTACGTGTGAAAATTAACGATTTCTGCTCCACGATTTCTGTTATGGATGGTAAATCCTCCAAGAAAGTGGTTATATTGGATGAGTTTGATGGTGTTTCTGATCAGTTTCATAAAGCTTTACGTGGAACCATAGAGAAATTCGCAGGAAATACTCGATTTGTTGCTACCTGTAACTATATAAATAAAATTCCTGACGCGATACAAAGTAGATTTGAGGTCATAGATTTTAATCCAGTAAATAGCGAAGAGGAGGAATCTTTAAAAAAGGAATGGAATAAAAGGGTCAGTCTTATTCTATCTAGACTTAATATAGAAATAGACGAGGATTCTTTATTTGAATTCCAAAAGAATTATTACCCAGATTTTAGATCAGCTCTGAATAAAATTCAAAGTTGGAATATTGAGAAAGTTAAGGTTGTTGATTCCAAGAAAATGAGTGAACTTGGATGGTCATATGAATCTCTATATGAGCTTATAATCTCATCTAAAGACCCTGTTGTTAACTACCAGATAATAGTTGGTGAATACCAAGGTAAGGTTGATGATGTTATGTCAGCACTGGGTGAGGAGTTCATTAAATGGATCATTGACAATAAACCAGAGTTTAAGAAGATAATTCCTGCTGTGATTGTCCTAGTCGCTGATCATCAGGCACAGAGAAACCAGGTTATCGATCCAATGGTCTCACTACTTTCTCTAGTCTTTCAGATACAGAAATTAGTAGAATAAATGAGAAGGGTAATATTAGTTGGTAAGGGGGGATCAGGTAAGGATTACGCTAGGAAAATACTAGAGGACAAGGGATTTAGATATTGCATTTCTCATACAACTAGACCACCTAGAGAAGGGGAGGTTAACGGGAGAGATTATAATTTTATATCTAGGGATTCTGCAGCTCATCACTATATTCCTAATAATCTTTTCTATGAGTACGTGATATTCAATAATTGGTTATACGGAACAACCAAGGAAGAATTTGAAAAATCCAACCTTTTCATAATGACTCCCTCCGGTGTATCTAAGCTTTTGCCCGAAGATAGAAGGGAATCTTTTATAGTTTATTTTGACATTGATATAGAAACTAGACGCGGGAGATTAAGTGAGAGAAGGGATGCAGATAACGTCGAGAGAAGGCTGGAGGCCGATGATTTAGATTTTGAAAACTTTACAGATTTCGATCATAGAATAGTAGATCCCGAATTTATAATTGAGGGAGACTGGACCGACGTTGAAAGATATAAAATTAAACAATTACAATAGAAAGTATGGTTAATATACTGATAGATGGGAATTACATATTCCATAAAACATTTGGGATATTTGGTGGATATGGGAACGTGGATCCCGGTAAAATATTAAAAGATAAATCTGAACAAGCTGCTTTTATAAGAAAAGTATCTACCGATTTGTGCTCGTCATTAAAGATGATACCACAGGGAGGAAGATTGGTTTTCACTGCAGATAGTAGAAGTTGGAGGAAGGATGTAGAAATAGAGGATGGCGGATATAAATCAGGAAGAGTTAAAGATGAAACTGTTGACTGGTCGATATTTTTTGAACTTATGCATTCATTCGGTACACATTTAGAAAAAATGGGATTTATTTTTTCTAAGGTTGATGGTGCCGAGGGTGACGATCTTTTAATGTTTTGGTCCGATTATTTCAATTCACAGAACGAGAATTGTATTATTATAACCGGAGACGGAGATTTGCATCAGTTAGCAAAAATATCTGATGATTCATGGACAGCCATATGGAACAATAACTCAAAGAAAAATACGATCTATGTTCCCAATGGGTGGAAACAACTTTGGCTTGATCGAAGTGAATCTGTTAGCATATTTAATATGTCATCAGCAATCTCTCCGGAAAAAGAAAGATTCAAAGATTTTTTAAAGAAGGTTAAATTGGAAGAGGTTGAGAGTAGACCTTTCATATTTAAAAAGATCCTTGTTGGTGACGATGGAGATTCTGTTCCCTGCGTCTGGAGCTATTCGCAAAATAACAAGGTTGTTAATTTTACACCAAAAAAAGCTGAGACAGCATATGCTGCATTTCTTGAATCTGAGTGGTGTGACAAAACTTTTGAATATCTACTTACTTCACCGGAGAGTGATGATTTTTTAAAATGGTTGAGTGGAGTGATTATCAGAACATCCAAAGGAATTGATAGTTCCGAAAACAGAGAAAAGGTTAAATCCAATATACTTCGTAATTTTAAACTTATGTGGTTAAATTCCCTTATGATACCAGATTTTGTTTCTCTGGGTTGTAAAAGTGAAATAAACCGAGGATTGGCTTTGGAAAAAAGATCTGTAACATTAGACAGAATAAAAATACTAGAGGGTACAGAATGGGTTACGCAGGGATATCAGCCTAAGGGATTTGATCCATTTGAACATCTTTTAAAGTAAAAATTCTTATCATGCAACTTTTCGATATAGTTAAAAATATATTTTCCACCAATAATAAGACATGGAAATCTGTTGGTAGAAATGACAAATCCAGGAATTTCTTTATGATTAACCGGATTATGTCAATCCAATTCCCCATACAAGCCAACCAATTTAATAAACTTAGAGTTTCTCCACCTCCTGTGGTTGATTGGTGGAGAGATACTCTGTCCCATAGATTTAGTAAACCTCCTGTATGGATCTATACGAAAACAAAAAAAGTAGAGAAAGAGGATGTTTCCAAAGTCAAGGAATCTCCTGAGGTCGAATCCTTTATTAGGGAAAAATATAAAGTAACCAAAAGAGATTTAGCTCAATTAAAACAGTTCTATCCGGAAAAATATCAGGAATGGATTTCAGATATTGCCGATCAAACTGGACTTCAAAAATAGACGATATATAGAGGGATGGGAAAGGTAAATAATAAATTGGTTGATAAAGTAATCTCAAGTTTAGATTGGGATGCTATCTACGAGGTTAACAACTGTTTTAAACATGGTGTTGGTGACGGAACCTCAGCTATTCCTGGGATTAAAAGAAAGCCTTTTGCTGACGGAATAACTAAATCGGATCTTAAAAACGAACTTAAGGGTCTTCTTAAATACGTTATAGAAAATGATCTCTCTGAATTGATCTATGGCTATTGGATGATATTTTGGAATAATGCCGAGTGGACCGAAGAATCAATTAGCCAACTGAGGGACCAATACGAGGATGAGGATACCGATGAATTTGAGCAGATTGTTCTGGATTCAACTCTTGAAGTAATATACTCACCTCAGAGGGTTTTTGCTATCGAAAATTCCCAATTAAAAAATATCAGGACTGAGGATTCCGATATTAATAAACTAGAATCTATGCTTAAGAAAGCATTAGATGGAGAGCAGTATGAATTAGCATCTAAAATAAGGGATGTTATCAAACTGCACAAAAATAACCCGGAGGAGTCGGATAAATAGTCTAATGAAACACATAATCCCAATAAACGAATTTGATAGTAATGCATTTGGAGACACCTACGGATATGGTGGAGCTAATGGCGTACTTAAAATAAACTATAAGCCCTTCAGCGATCTTTCAGTTTCTGTTGGACCTGACCCTAATGTTGATAGGACTGTAAAGGGATCTGAATTTCAGTTAGGTGATGTTATAATTGCTGAACCGTTGCATTCTAAGAAAAAAGTCATTGGTGTTATAGTTAGATCATTTAGAAACCCGGACAATCAGCAATATAGATATTTCATTCAAGTTTATAATAAAGGTAAAAAAACGGAGAGAGTTATCGAGGTCAAATCTAATACTGCCAAATTTGCGGAAGGTGGAGATCACGGAAACATGGAGACTATTTCTAAATATAAAAACAATGAGATACCAAGTTCTGCTTTCAATTCAAAAACAGTTTATAGTTCGAATGAACTTGGTTTAGAAACTACGGGAGGATAATTTTTATCCGGAACTAATTCCGCTATGTATGATACAAAGAATAAAGGTATTCTTATGGTATCAGGAAACAGCAATCAAAACATTTCTTATATTGGACTTCCCAAGAGAAGCATAAAGGGTGATTTTACCATCACCTCCTATGATGATATGTTGGCTCTTATCTTGGATGTCTGTACGATTAACTCTGGACTTATGGCAAAAACCATATGTCTGGACGTAAATGAATTGAATCTATCACCATCTTTTTTTGATGACACAATAGAGGAGGAAAATCCCAATATATCAGAAAAAATAAATGAAATAAACTCTCTGATAAATAAAAATTCTCTAAGAATTTGTTTTTTTGTCGGTAAGGATTATTTTCTGGGTAGTCAATTAGAGCATGTTAAAAACAACACAGTATCCTTGCTCAATATACTTGGATCCATATTAGATCTTCTGGGAGTTAATTATCCTTCCATTATAGTTAGAGTAGGATCTGCTTACGGCAACAGAAAGGTAACCATGAAATCTTTTTGCGAGAGAATTTCCCTATTAGATAAATCAGCGTCGAATAAGCTTTGCGTTACCAATGACGAGAAACCAAGTCTTTTTTCAATAACGGATCTTTTATCTGGTATTTATTATGAATCCGGGATTCCACTTTGCTTTAGATCCTTACCCCATCAATTTAATGACGGAGGTCTGAGTTTCAGAGAAGCTCTTTTTCTTTCCAGTTCAACCTGGAAATCCGAACATAAGCCATTTTTCATACATGCAGAATCTAGCGAAATAAATGAACATGGAATCTCACTTTCTCCGATTCCTTCTTCTTTACTAACTAGAAGAATTCCAACTTTTGGTTTAGATTGTGATATTATCATAGATTCACCTCTCGGAGAATCCGCTTATATTGATTATATGAAGGTTCATAAATCTCTTCCTCCGGTTGTTATAAATAAAATTTCCAAGAAATAATTTTTATTTTCCGACTTTCTCGATTATATTTACAGAAAAATAAATAAGCATGTTTACTAAGGATACCATACAAAATTTTCTATATTTCGATGTTGAAACTGCATCTCTTTACCCATCACTCGATGAAATGTATAAAGAAAACTATAGATTATTTCACCTTTGGAAAAAGAGAGAGGAGTATTATAAAGGGGCTTATCCAAAGTTAGCTGATTTGGATCCTGATGAAATATACAATCAAAAAGCAGGATTGGAACCAGAGTTTTCTAGAGTTGTTTGCGTTACATTTGGCTCTTATAGCGACGACGGCGAAAAGAGATTCATGTCATTCTCAGGTGAAGATGAGGTTGACATTCTAACTAAAAGTAACAAGGTTCTAAATAATGCTATGGTCAAAAATTGGAAATTGTGTGGCCATAATATAAAGGGATTTGATGTTCCATGTCTAGGTAAGAGAATGATATACAATGGAATAAATCCATCACCCAATCTAAGAACATGGGATAAAAAGCCGTGGGAGATGCCCTACGTTGACACTTCAGAGATTTTTTCCTTTGGTAGCTGGATTCATCAAAAATATTTAAGTTTGGATCTTTTGTCTTGTTCTCTGGGAATACAATCACCAAAGGATGATCTTGATGGATCCAAAGTTAATTCCACTTATTGGATAGAAAAAGATTATGAAAAAATAGCAACATATTGCGAATCTGACGTTAAAACCGTAATGGATGTCATGGAAAAAATATGTTTTTGAAGTAAATAAAAAACACTAATACATTAAAAGCTTTTCTCGATATATAGAGAAAAGCTTTTTTTTTAGTGGATACAGTATTACAATTTACGGAATTTTTAAATAACAGGAATAGCTTACTCAACGAAAGGGAAATAAACCCGTTCTATCACGATGAGTTGAATCCGGTTTTTTGGACAAAGAAAAAGGATAGATCTGGTAACGATAAATGGGTCTTTGATCAGAGAGTAAGAAGGAAGTTGCTTCGCATAGCTAAGGAATTTTTTAGTGAATTTGAAAATATCCTGAAGGAAAAGGATATAGTTGATGTTCAGCTTACTGGGTCTCTAGCTAATTATAACTACACTGATTTCTCGGATCTTGACGTTCATATCATAGTCAATCTTAAGGGCATTGATGATGATAATCCCCAAATACTTAAAAAAGCCATAGACGGAGTAAGATTTGCATGGAATTTAAGACATGATATAACCATTAGAGGATATGACGTTGAATTGTATATACAGGATAAAGACGAACCCCACACAGCATCGGCTCTTTTCTCTTTACAGGATAATGAATGGATAAAATCTCCAATATATGATCCACCTGCTGTGGATGAGAGAGACGTTGAGAAAAAATACAACGGTATAGTTGCCGACATTGAACAGTTACATTCGAGATTAATGGTCGATTCTATATTACCAACCAACGCTAGACAACTTTATAAAAGATGCATAAAACTTAAAACTAAGATCTTCAAGATGAGAAAAGAAGGTTTAGCCAAAGGTGGTGAAATGTCGATAGGAAATTTAGCTTTTAAAAAGCTCAGAAATGAGGGATATATAGAAAAATTGATAACTATCATATCAAAGTCATACGACAAGATTTACACAGAAAAATAAGATAAAAAATGATTATATTATTACCCAAGAAGGCTGAATATAAGATAGGTGAGGATTTCCCCTTTTTAACTGTCCCTCTAGAGATGGAAAATTCAGAAAATGCATCATTTGAGGATTTCCAATGGTGGTCAACTTCAGAGGATTTTCAGAAATGGCTAAAGAATAATCCTAGAGAATGGGTAGCTGATTCTGAGAATATGCAAAAATATGGTGATTTAACATCATATCTTAAGGAAAATTACGGGTTAAATATCGATCAATTGGACGTTGTTATTAATGAAGAAACTGGTGTGGTTTCGTTTAGTGATTTTTCCAAACTGAATGAGCAGACTTCAGGTAAAGCTGATGAGGATCCAAAATACAGAGAAGCAATAAAATTTCACTTTGCATACAATAAACTTAGATCCGAGGGTAAAATTGATGAAACTTTAAGTCCTACTGAAATTCCGGTTGGAAGTGATAAAGCAATTTTTGTTTGCGGCGAAGACCCAAATACCGGAGATAACATTTTAGAAACTTTAAAAGCAGTTAGAGCAACTGGTTTTAGTAAAACCAGCAGCGATTCTAAGATCACTTTATTGAAAGTTTCGGAAATGGTACCCGGAGGTCCTATAGCTGATGATGAAACTGCTGAGGGTCTAACTCAAAGAATTATACAGGACGCATCAATTCTTGCTGCAATGGGAGGAGCTGGTATAGTTCTTTTCGGAGCTCTTAAATTAGCAGGAAGTGCTTGGGCAGGTAACAGACTACTAAAAACCATATCAGGATTTACTCCGGCTGGAAAGGCGGCGGCTCAAGCTTCTAAGGGAGCTGGATGGATGAGTAAATTTAAATCTTATTCTAGTGCTGGTATAAAGAGTCTATGGGGAACTGCTAAAGATATGGCTTTGCTTAAAAACACTAGAACTGTGGGCTCTGCGGTAGCTAGAGGAGCCAGAGGAGCCAAAGCAGCATACACTTTGGGTAAAGTTGGACCAAAGGGTGCACTAAAAGCTTTTGGTAAAGGTCTAAGTAGAGGAGCTACTCAGGGAGGAGCTAAATTGATTCCTTTTGTCGGTGAGGTTCTGATGGTTGTTGATGCTGTTGGATCTACTTGGAACTGGTTTAGCGATAAACAGGCACCTAAATACACGGAGGTTAAGGAATTTGCCCATAATGAGATGGACCCTAAGAAACTTCCTATTGGCGTTCCTATTACTATTTGTTGGTCTCAGCCAGCTGGTGGTGGATGGGGAAGTGTTACTAGTTTCTTATTCAATAACGAAACCAGAACAACCGCTGAATTCATAAAAATTGCGGACAAGAATAACTATTCCATTCTTATATTAACTCAGGTTAACTCTAAAGCTGTGCAGAAACAAATAGCCGAACACGATTTGGTTTTGATTGCTCTTGATAATAATGATATCGTAAATGATCAGGGAGGATTTCTAAACACGGTGGCAAGAGTTTTTGATAACGAGGATCTTGATTTTAAAATATCATATGTTGATGGTATATCTAAAATAGCAACTATTTTTAATTTTCAGGGAATGTGCGACTGGAGCGTTTTAGAGGAAGCTATGCAAAATGCATCAGATCAGCTCATAGTATCTGACACGAGTGCTCCTGCAACTTATGAGTTCTATTATGAGGATTCTGAAGATAATATAATTAATGTATCGGGTAGACTTATGACCGATGAGGAATTAAGATCAACATCTCAATCAGATATAGAGAAAATATTCCTACCCAAGGATGACAAAACCCCATACGGTACCAATCCGGGTGAAAAATCGAAAGATTCTAAGAATGAAAGTGAAAATTTAGTAGGCTATAACTTACTCGTCAATGAATCCGGTGTGATAACAAATTTTGGTGACTTTAATAGGAGATTGGATTCAATCGATCCAGATCAGATTAATGAAAAAGAGGGATCAGGTGATCAGATAAAACTTGATCGGGATCAATTATCCGGACCTGCTAAGGTTGCAATCTATTGGGTAACTGACAGAGAATATGCTGATCCGGATCTTAGAAAATATAAAGCTGGTTTATTTACAAACTTTACGATAGAACCTAAGGATTATGATGCTAAGAAGGGTCAATCCATAGAAGTGGAGGTTAATACTGTTAATGAGGATATAGAAAATCCAAAAAGAGGTATTTACACATTCAAGAAAGTTAAGGATGAAGACAATAAGAAGGAGGAAGATGGTAAAATCGTAAAAGTAACAAAACCTAAAACCGAAGAGGATGACAAAGTAACAGCTCAGGATTCGGGTACTAGCGTATCTGATGATTACTATATCAAGGTTGATCCTAAGGACGTCCAGATCAAGGATAGAAGAAGTTCCACGGTAATTAGGGATAATTCCGTAACTGGTGGGATAAATTTAATTGACAAATTCCTTACAGATAAAGAGAAGGAAGTATTGGGTATACAAGATTGGAAAGCTATTACTTTCGCTAAAGCTCTACAAGACAATAGAGGAGACGTAGTTGAAGTTAAGTTAAAGAACAGATTTGCAGCTTTCGGTGATAAAACAAGAAAATATAGAGTTACTGATGGAGAATCTTTCCAGATAGCTAAGAATTTCGCTTCTGAGGTTGAAGAAAGAATAAAATATGAATAATTCTAAAAAAATGTAAAAAATACTGAAATCAGTATCGATATATAAGAAACATAAAAAAGAAGATATAAAAATGCCAACAACTCAAAAATTGAACGAAGATTTGGTCTTTATTCTTGAAAGACAGAACACAATTCTCGAATCTAAGAAGACAGATTCTGAAGAGTATGTCTTAGAAGGTACTGCTGCTGTTTTCGGAAAAGAAAATAATAACAACAGGATCTATGAAGAGGCTGAATATTTACCTCATTTAAATTACCTTAAAGACAAAATAGCTCAGAAAAGGTTAGTTGGTGAATTAGATCACCCTGAGAAATTTGATGTCTCATTAAAGAACATCTCACATATCATTACTGACCTTAGCTATGATAAGCCGAGCAGAGAAATCAAAATTAAGGTGAGACTTCTGGACACCCCAGCGGGTCAAATTGCTAAAAAGCTAGTTGATGCTGGAGTTCCTTTATCGATATCGTCTAGAGCTGCTGGAGCAGTTGGTAACGATAAGAAAGTACAAATCAAAAAAATATTCACGTACGATTTAGTTGCAGACCCTGGATTTCAGGATGCACAATTAGAAAGAGTATATGAGAGTGCAGGTTATACATTTGAAGAATTCTTTCAAATGAGAAACAATAGCATCTTATCTGATCTAGTTTGTGTAAATGAATCATTAGGTCTAGAAAATGAATCTTCAGTGAAGATATATAAAGTTGAAAACAACGAAGAATTCAACAATCTCGTATCAAAATCAGACAAAAATAAAACAATCCTCATGGAGAATAATGAATTTGTTACTGCGAAAGAACTTAACGAATATTCAATTTTCTTGAAAAAAGAAATGGATTCGATGAAGACTACATTGGCAGAAATTAAAGAACAGAAAGAAAAAATAAGCGAATCAGCTGGAGAATCTAACACATCTGAGTTAGAAGAAAGAGTAGCAAAACTTGAAAAGTACTCTGAATATCTTGCTGAAAATTTGGACAATGCTATTAAATACGGTGAGTATTTAGCAGAGAATCTTGATTCAAGCATCAGTTATAGCAAATACTTAGCTGAAAACCTGGATAAAAATATTTCTTATTCTAAATATTTAGCTGAGAATGTAGATAAATCTATCTCTTATTCTGAATATGTTGCTGAGAGCGTTGATAAGTCTATCGAGTATTCCAAATATCTTGCTGAAAAAGTAGATCAGAACATTCAATATTCTGAGTATTTAGCAGAGAATTTAGATAAAGGTATTGCTTACAGCGAATATCTAGGAGAAAACTTAGATAAAGGTATTGCTTATACTGAGTATGTTGCTGAAAAATTAAATGATGGCATTGAATATTCTGAGTATTTAGGTGAAAACTTAAATAAAGCGATCCAATATTCTGACTATTTAGCAGAAAATCTTAACAGAGGATTAGATTATTCTGAATATTTAGCAGAAAAAGTTAAAAGATCTATCTCTTACAGTGAATATATAGCAGAAAACGTTAACAACGGAATAATGACTAATAAGGAATCTTTAAGAGAAAGTGTTGATCTTTCAGCTCAAGCAGGTTTAAATGAATCTGGATTTGCTGGAGATTACAATAATCTTTCATCACAAATTGATAGTTTGATAGAATCAGTTAAAACACAAAAAACTGAATCAAATATAAACGAAGCTTCTAGATCAATAGAAGCACCAGCCGACACACAAAAGGCAGAAGCTCTTAACGAAGAGGAGAACACTAACAAAACTGGTCTTAAGTTTATCGACGAAATGCCTGAAGAATATGCACAGGTTTGGGAATCACTTAATGAGGGACATAAGCAATCAATTATTGCTCAAAGTAACTTCTATAGATTGGATACACCATACCAAATCAAAAACTTCTGGTCAACACGTCAACTTGGAACTAAAACAGTTGGAGTTCAAAAATTAGACGAGAGCGAAAACGTAGCTCAGACAAATGCAACACAAGCTTATTCAAGTGATTACATGAATTATATAGCTTCTGCATTAGAGCAAAAATTCGTAAGACGATAAAAAATAAAACAAAAAAAAGTAAATAAAATCATGAAATTGATTAACGAACAAGAAATCTATGATACCTGGTCTCCGATTATCGAGAGCAAAGCAGGAATCACTGATTCAAGCAAAAAAGAGTGGTTAACTAAATATTGTCACTATCACTCATTAAACGAGTCTGCTGGTGCATACCAATCATTAGGAGTTGTAAACGGTATGGGTGCTGTAGCTCCACCTGCTTTCCCTGGTGCTAACATCGGTGGTAATGCATTCTCAACTGGTGCTAATGCAGGTTTCTATAACCAAACTTGGCAAGGTTCAGGAGATAAATTCCCTTCATTGTTACCTTTAGCTATTCAGGTAGCTGCTAAAACAATCGGGTTTGATATCGTTCCTGTTATCCCTATGTCAGGTCCAACTGGTATCTTATCTTACTTAGATTATGTATACGCAGGTGGTAAATTAGCTGGTGCTACTTCAGCTGCTTCTGGAGACAGTTTATCTAAAGCTCCTGCAATGATTAAATTCCCTGTTTACCAAGGATCATCATCTGGTGCTACTGGTGCTACAGCTGGAACTTTCACTGTTGGACAATCTTACACAGTAACTAACGCTGGTACATTAACTTTAACTTTCGTTGGACTTTCTAGAATTGATGGTTTCCCAATCTTCGAAATCACAAACATCACTGATGGTTACAACGTAGCTGCTATCGTAAATGGTACTTCTGTACAAGTTGGTTCTACTGGTATGTATACTGGTACTTCAGCTTCATCTAACGGTTACGTTGCTCAGTTAGTTAAAGCTTTAGAAGATCACATCCAAGGATTCTCTGGTGCTGGTTTCAACAACGACGCTGATTGGCAAGGTCCTTATGTTGATGGTACTAAAACTTACAACCCAATGTTAAGAGGTGTTGGTGAGTCTAACTACTACAACTCAATGGGTCTTTCTACTTTCACTAAGTTCGTAGAAGCTGACACTTTCCAAGTTGCTGCTTCAGTTACAACTGAGCAAATCCAAGACCTTAACAAACAATTCGGTATCGACGTTATCTCAATGATCGAGAACGCATTAGTTAATGAGGTTTCACAAGCAATTAACAAGCACATCCTTTCAAGAGCATTTGCTTTAGGTTGGTCTAACCACGTTCAATTCAACAATGTTGAAAACCAAAACTTGAACTTGAACTTAGTACTTAACGGTTCTGCTGGTACTACTGCATCTTACGTTAACAAGTCTGATGTAAATGTATCTATGGCTATCCCTGCAGGTCCTGCATCAACTTCTTTCGAGAACTTATCAACTTTACAAAGAAGATTATTCTCTAGAATCCTTGCAGCTGCAAACGTAGTAGCTAACAGAGGTAGAAGAGGTCCTGCTAACTTCATCGTAACAAACGCTGCAGTTGCAAGTGCACTTCAAGATATCTCTCAGTTCACTTTCGCTCCATTCTCTAACACTTTAACTCAAAATAACGGTACTTTATACCCTGTAGGTTCTCTTGCTGGTATGACAGTTTACGTAGATCAGAACATGAACTACTCCGATACTAGAGTATTAGTTGGTAGAAAAGGTGGTGATGATGAACCAGGTCTTAAATTCATGCCTTACATGATGGCAGAGTCAATTCAGACAATCTCTGAAGGTACAATGTCACCTAAGATCGCAGTTAAATCTAGATACGCTCTAGTTGAAGCTGGTATGTTACCTGAAACTATGTACTTAACATTCTATGTTAATGTACCTGCTGGAGGTTTAGCATAATCTTAACCGATATAAATCAAGAAACCCTAGGATTAATCCTAGGGTTTCTTTTTGTGTGTGGGATATATAGAACATAAAAAACAAATTGTTTGTAAATGAAAAATATACCATCTTTTAGCGAGTTTAAGAAATATGGAGATCTGCTGGAGAAAGCTGATCCCAGATTAATTCATGAACTTAAGTCCTTGGACAAGGTGGAGCCTTATCACTCGGTCAATGAGGGTCAATTGATGAACGTTCTAAAAAACAATCTATCTAAATTTTTTCTTGGATCTATGTCAAGAATAAATATGATAGATCAGGCTAGAAAAATCATACTTGATCTGGAGCTGGATATAGTTGAGAAGAAGCACGAATTCGAGAAAGCTATAGATAAGCTCGATAGTCAGATAGACGGTCTTTCTAGAATAGGAGATAGAGAAAAAATAATATCTCTGGAGAGGGAAAGAGAAGCAAAAGCTAAGGAGATGGAAACATACCTTAAAGCACAAAGACTCAAGATAAAAAAATCTAAGGATGTTGCTTCGAGATTAGCTGATGATAATGCCAGAAGAAAACAATATCTTTTAGCCGGTTATGCAGAGGACGAGATAGCAATAGCTGAGCTTGAATATAAACTAGCTGTTGAAAGAGCCGAAGAGCAGAGTAAGATAACGGAATACAAGGAAAAAATAGAATCAGCTAAAAAAGAAGCTGAGGAAAAAGCTAGGGAGATAAACGACAAAACTGAGGAAGATCTTAAAAACAAGGAAGCCGGGGTAGAGCTTTTAGTGGATCCCGAAAAAGAAAAAAGAAAAATTTCTAGCAGAAAAGGTAAGGATGTTATACAAAGAAAGAATGAGCTTGTAAAAGAAATTGCCGATTTGAGATCCGAACTTGAAAGAAAACTGATTTCTTTTAAAAATAAGGTCGAGAAAACACCTAAAGGTGTTAGCCCGAGATATCTTAGCAGCATGGAGATGGAGCTGCTAGAAATCACTTCTTCCATAGATGCCAAGGAAAATCTTTTATCTCTATTCAGAAAGATCGGAAAAACCGAAGAACAGATAACCAAAGTTTTAAGTAATGAATCTAAATTAACCAAGATTTTAAATCAAATAAATCAGGAAGTTGGCGATGCCAATGATATTAACTCTGGAACCAAGAAGCTAGCGGCAGATCTCTTTTCATCACTAAAATCTGGAGGTAAAATAGATCCTCAAAAAATTAAAAATGTAATATCCAAATTAAACGATTAATATGACTCTTAATTTTAAAGAATGGGAAAAATTGAACGAAGCCAATGTTTTTGATAAAATAAAAGATTGGTTTAGCAGCAATTTTGGTGGGTCAATAGGTAAACTTGACGGGTTACTTTATGATTATAAAAATGCTGAGCTTGAGTTCGTTGATGAGTGGGAGGAGATCCTAGTCGAAATAGATAAACTTGAACTTGAAAAGGGACAGGCAAAAAATGACCCAGCGGAAGTTAAAAAAGCTGAAAGATACATTCAAAGAAATAATCAAGTCCTGGTTAATTCAAAAAAAGCCCATGCTAAAAAAATTGACAGCCTGATGGTTAAGGTCAAACAATTAATAGGTGATAGTAGAAAGCTTCAAAACTACTGGGAAATGAATAAATCCAAGATTGATGCTGAGGTTGCTGAGGAGATGTATAAGAGATCTAAAGATCTCGCAGATACTTCGACCTCTAGGGAGCTTTATAACACCTATAAAAATGCGGTTTTAAAAGCTAAAGAAAGGGATATTGAATTTAGAGATCAATATGGTGATCTTATTAGAAGAGAAGGAAAAAGAGAGATCCCAAAAATAAAAAATGCGGCTCAATCAACCGAAGCTTCAGCGGATCTTTATGGTTCTATGTCATTGTCTGATTTTACTAAAGCAGTTTCAGATCTTACTTCGACACAAGCTAAAAGCTTGGTTTCTGAACTCATCAAAGCAAGAAATGAGCTATATGTACAGATGGACTTAGAAAGAGATGCTCTTAATGCAGAAATTGCTAGCAAGACAGGATCCGGATCGACCAGAGAAGATGCTGCTAAAAAAATAAAAGAAATCCGTGAGAAATACATGGAGAAAATTAGAGATCTCAGATCCAAAATAACAATAACTAGAAAGTATGCTTAGTTTTAATGAATTTAGACTATCTGAGGCTTCCGAAAATACGAAAGCACAGGAAATCAAACTTGAGATTGCTAAGAAATTTGATGAGATCTCCGAGATAAAAAAATCAAAGAAGGAGGGTGATGTTAATTCAGAGGTTGATGCGTTAAACAAGCAGGCAGCAGCTTATTTACAAATTTCGACCCTTATGAAATCACTCTCGACTGAAATAAAAGCCAGTGCTGCCAAAGGTGGTTCAACTAATATATATTAAAGAAATGATGAACAAGAATCCGTATTTAAATAACCTAGTAGCAAGATCTCTTTTTGAGAATCACTACGAAAAAATTTTTGAGAACGAGAAGGTCGATGCCTTATTAAATAAAATTTCAGATAACGCTCTTGATGCATTCAAAATATTAACTTTTGATCTTGCACCGTCCAGAGACAGAAATCCTGATATTATGAGGGTTAAATTATCTGACATTAGCAATTCTGATAATGTTAAGGAGCTTACAGCCAAACTTCTTGATTATGCTGATGATAATGATCTCCTTAATCCGAAATACGCAGAGACAAAAAGACTTTATTTAGAGGCTCTTAAAAAATTATCAGCTGCTCTAAATAGAGCTGTTGAGATAGGTAAAGATAAGGACGAGGTTATATTAAAAGCTTTTAAAAAATCTCCACTTAAACTTCAGAATACATTAGATAACATAGCTAAGGATGCTGAAGAAGCTCTGAAAGCTAAAAAGAAAAATGAATCTGAGGATTTTATCGGAAATCCTATTTTTGAATCTATATTCACCGGCTATAGAGGTAGAGTTGAGAATTTGAAAAAGTTACTAGCTAATCTAATTACTTCTTCCGAAGGTAAGGATCAAAGAAACGGGTATGGTAGGGACTGGAAAAGAACCTTCATAGATCTTGATGAGAAAAGGAAAGTCCTGGATACCACAAGAGGAGGTTTCGGTGAGAAGGATAAAAAAGCTCTTGATGAGCTTGAGAAACAGGTTGAAAAATTCCAGGATGATTTTAATAAGTCTATAATTCAAGCAGCAAACAGATCTCTTCAGAATTTGGAGGACGATGAGGAAGTTTATACTTCTTATTCTGATGTTACTGAATTGACAAACACTGCTCTTGACCTTCTAACAAGAGCAAAAGCACAGTATTCTATAACTGCCAAAGAAATAAAAGAAGATCAGATAGCAGAAGAAAATACCGTAATTAAATCGGTATTTCCACTTAAGAGAGGTGACGCTGATACTGATAAAAAAATCAAAGGTAGCGGACTTATCTATGCTATACAAAGTGCACTTGTGAATGGTATACCTTCCGCTGGGAAGCTGATAAGATCTAAAGGAGGTCCTAATGGTAAATATGGACCAGCAACAACCGCTGTAGTTTCGACCTTACAAAAAATAATTGGTAATAAAAATACCAATGGTGAGATGGATAAGGTTTTATTGGATGATATAATTTCTTCTGATTGGGTGTCTGAAAAAGACAAAAAAGCTATACAGAAATCTCTGGAGGTGGTTAGAAACAAAATGAATGAAAGCACCAGTCCAGTTATTAGCCTTTCAGATTTTGGTAAAATTTACGAGGGAAAAATTGTAATAAATAATGCAGATTTCGAGAAAGAGCTTGATGTCCAATATAAAAATATTGGAGGTTCTCTACCTGGTAAAAAAGAAACTCACGAATCACCAAAGAGCGGAGGATCATCATCCGGTGTTAAGACTCTGGCCAAAAATTTAAGATCTGCTTATAATTTAAAAATAGAGGACGAGGATTTTCTTAAGCAAGATGGGTCGCTAAGATCAGTGTACAGTCCACAGTTTATAAAAGCTTGGAACTCAACATTGGAAAAAATAATAGCAGATAAAAAAGTTGAGGAATATTCATACTTTTTCTTTTCCGGTGGGGTCTATAATATAAATCTATCATCGAGCTCACTAAAAAATCCATGCAATTGGAATAAATGGGCTGACGCAAGAGGAATAAAAACATTAGGTAATGATGATGCTACTGACTTTATTGAAAACTACTTAAAGGGTTGGAAAACTTTCGGTATGATCAGACCTGGATTTAGATATGATGGAATCAGATCTTTACTTAAAGAAAATGCACAGAACGATTCTCTTGATTTAAGTTCAGCATACGAGATGATGGACACCTCAATCAAAAATAAAAGTATTCCTTTTATTGATTTTGATAACTTAAAGGGTGATATATCTAAAGCATTCGGTTTAGCTTTACAGAAAGGTGAAAAAAATCCGGATTTAGGTAAAGAGGAATTCGTTGCAATAAACAATTTCCTAGTTATGGTAGCCAATGCTATTACTTTCGACGGTAGCAAATTTATAAGTTGTCTTAAATGGATACATGATAATCTTTTGGGAGAGTCCACAGCTAAGAGAATAAAGAGAGATCAGATGTTTTCGGTTACTAATGAGGATAAAGACAGCGGAAAAATGTTAGGCTTTGACGGTTCAAGTATAGTTTCGTCAACTTCCAAAAAGATAGCAGATAAGAAGCTAAATAAAAAGTCCGATGTTAGTGAGGATCTTCCTGGATTAAAGGTTCTTGCAGAGACTGGTCAGGACTCACAGATCAAAGAAGCTCTTGCTAAGAACTGTTATTATATGGGAGCTGACATATACCCTAGTATCAAAATACATTTAAAGAGAATGAATGCTACCAATTTTGAACAAGTTCCTCAGACTTCTCCTTTTAAATGTAAGGAATTTAAAGTCTAATACGTAGCAACATATATTTTTAGTAAGGAGGGATCTAAGATCCCTCCTTTTTATTTTTAATCCCCGGATTTTTTTTCTATATTTGCACCAGGTGAAATTAAATGTAACTATCGGGGTATAATAACATGTAAATATAAAAATTATGCTATACGTATTTGAAGGACCAAGGAATTCTGGTAAATCTTTCCTTTCTGATTACATATCAAAGAAATTTGATATACAAAGATATCAATTTGCCTTTGCTGAGTATTTCTCAAGACTTAATATGGAAAGTCAGAATAATAGGGAGGCTCATGCATTTGCAATGGGTAAGGAACTAATGATTATGCAGCTTTTTAAAGAGTTAAACGTCAAACTTGAAGGTGGTGAGAATTTCTCCCTTATTCACGATAGAGGTATCTTAACAGTATTGGCATGGGGAATAATGGAGGGTAGGATAACTGAATCTGAGATGGAAGATCAAATACAAATGTTATTCGATCTTGATTTAATGAGGGAGGTCACTTTTATTTTTATTACCGGAGATAATCCAAACAAGAATGATAGAAATAAGGATCAATGGGATAGGATAGATGGCGATAATAGAGAACTTGAATCCTATTTGAAAGTTATCTCCAAAATAAGTGAATATGGAAATGCCAGAATATGCTTGTTTAAAAATACATTCGATGACAATTCACTACTAGACATAACACAAACTTTCGAGAATATTTTATTTAATTAATTATGTGCGGAATACTACTTACTACACAAGCAAAATCAAATCCGAATGTACTGGATTCTATAAAACACAGAGGTATAGAGAGCTCAAGTGAATCTTTCGGCGATATAACATTATGTCATCATAGATTACCGATACAAACCCTGGATGGTGATAATTGGAATCAACCAATTGAAATAAGTGACGGCATTTATATGATGTTCAACGGGGAGATTTTTAATTATGATTCTAATATATTTGAATCTGACACTGAATATTTATGCGATCTGTTTAAAAATTATAAAGGGGGAAATTTAGAATTCTTTGCTGCAATGTACATTCCGCATATTATAAAATGGGATGGTTTTTGGGCTATCGTTATTTATAATTCCAAAAATGGTGATGTTGTTTATTTTACTGATCCTCTGGGTAAAAAATGCCTTTATAAGAATGAACTGGGAGAAATTTGTTCGGAAATAAAAGGTCTTTACACTGAACAATCGGAGTTCGATGAGAAGTTTATAAGCTCCGTCAGAAAATGGGGCTATAATACGGATAATAGAACAGCTTATAGTAATATAAAGAGGGTTTTACCAAATACCATCTACTACCATAATATGCAATCCCCTTTGTTCGAACAAACATACAGAGAATATTATAGAGCTTGGGATTTACCTATACCCGAGTTAGTGGGTGCTGATTATGACACCCATGTTGATTGGTTATGGGACAAGATGTTCGAAAGTGTTTCGAACAGGTTGGTTTCTAAGAATTACCCGATCTCGATATTGGTTTCAGGTGGGTTAGATTCCTCCATAATTGCCGCTATTTTAAAAGAAATGAATGCCAAGGTAACTTGGTTTAGTATAGAGAATGGAGAAACCCCCTTTGTTAATGATTTAGGAGCTCATTTAGACACTTCTGTAACTTTTCTTGACTATGATATGGATCAGGAAAAAAATGGAGCTATATACGCTTTATGGAACGAAAGCCCAATCGATCTCGGTTCTGTTATACCGCAGTATCACCTATTTGAGGCAATTAGAAAAAGTACAGATTATAGAATAGTTATAAGCGGGGATGGATCGGATGAACTTTTCGGTGGATATTCTAGGATTCATGAGTATGATTCTCAAAAATCTGATATATTTGAGGAACTATCATTCTACCATCTTCCACGATTGGATAAAATGTCAATGGCACATACACTGGAGTTGAGAAGTCCATTTTTAAACTTAGATATAGTTAGATTTGCAATGCACCTTCCGCTTGAATGGAGAAAGGATAAAAAAATTCTCAAGGATACTTTTGGTCCGATGCTTCCCGAGTCAATAATAAATAGGAAAAAAGAGGCTCTTAAAAATCCGGAGATAAAACAAGATAAACTTGCATACAGACAAAAAGCTGTGGATCTATTTCTCACTTTTTCTTAACATCGAATATTCGGATGTTCTTTGGATATATAGTTTAAAATAAAAATCAAAGAATGTCAAATATAAAAAAATTCGAAGATTTTCCGTATGATCCTTCACCGATTAACGAGGGATTTCTTGATGATGTTACTAGCATTATAGGAAAAATGGTTCCTTTCTTGGGAACTGGTTTTATCAAAACAATCAAGCAGAAATTAGCGGCTACTCTTTTAGAAAAGCTAGGTATAATGGAAAATACAGCAGCTTCTACGATAGTTCAGGAGTTGGTTGATTCGATAGAGGTTAAGGAAATGCCTGGATTATTAACTGGGGAAAATGCAAATGCAGAGTTTCTTGCACCAAGATTGGCACAGGCAGTTCAGGAATATATCCAAAGAAAAGGTTTCGATTCATTATACGCCCCATTTGGTATAGATCCAAATGGATGGTTAGCCTCAACTATAAGAGAATCGTTCCAGGAGGAAGTTGGCAAAGAGAGATTGACTAACTTCTTTTTAAAAGCTCTTGGTAGTGAACCTGTTGGTAGAGATTTAATAGGTAAACTTGATGATAAAAGCAAGGACCAATTTAAAGATGCCTTATCTCAGCAGTTAGCTAAAGAATACCCGACAAAGGTTAAATCTGAAGGTGGATCAAAAGGTTTTATGGATACTGTAGGTTCCATTTGGGATAGCTTTTTGGGAGGATCTAATAAATAATTAATAAATTACTATGAATCAACAAAACGTAGCAAAAAGGGAAATTCTGGATTATAAAGAATTTCTGGGTAAAGTTCACGATGATACTTATAAACCATTTTCGGCTGAAAATCAAACTCCGCAACCAGAAAAAACTGGTCTTTCTAAGATAACCAGAGAGCCTGCATTTGATTATGCTGGGTATGCTGATTCTGTTTTTGCCGGCACATCTAAGGTTGACGTTCCTGGATATAGAATTTCGATAGGGGATAAATCTGGTATGGCTGATGCTTCCGGTGCTAGTGGAATATTTAACATGGGTGCAGCAAATGAATCTGAAGAATTTACAATTAAGAAATTAAACGATTTTTAATAAAATAAAAAAAGCCAGACATCGTCTGGCTTTTTTGTGAACTTATGATACGTATTCTATAAATTTTTCTTTGGCTAGCTTGTAGATTTCAGAATTCTCATCGAAGTTTTCGTATATCTCTATAACGTGTAGATCTGGTGATATCTTTTTTTCCGCAGAAAATTCTTCCAATATCTCGTGGTAAATGTACTCGTAATTTAGGGAGAAAGTCTGATTTTTTATGTGTATTTTTTTAAGAACACAAATTTGTTTGTCGCCTTCCTTTGTTTTCATGATAACCGAACCCTGCCAATAGTAGGATATTATTTTATCAGTAATCATATTTCTGACTATCAATATTCCGGAATTACTCTTTTCGTTGATTTCTAATAAATTTCCAGGATTTACCCTAAATATTCTTATTTTTGATTCTTCTTCCTTCAATATGTCTAAGCAAACCTCTGAATATTCATATAAAGTTTCCAGCGAGGATTCAACTATTTTCGTGATTGTATCCTTTTCGATTTCCGATAATTTTTCGTATTTGAATTTTTTAATAAGATCTTTTTCCTCATTTTTGAGTTGTCTTATTATGGACTGGTTGATTTTTTTAGTCTCTTTAAATTCATTCAGTATCTTAACTATATTCGAAACTGATCTCAGTATAGAATAGCAATTTTCAGCATCTAAATTTTTGCTAATTGATTTTAGATAATCTAATAAGATGTATTCCTTGTGCTCCGGGTCTATTGGATCTTTTATGAACCAAATTGGACTTATATTCTTCATACTCCAACTTTTTAAAAAACATGCTTTCCTTATATATTTGAAATATAAAAATGTTACAAAAGGATATATAGAATAAAAAAAAAGAAGAATGTCAAGAATATACGACTACACAGCGTTTTCAGGAAATTCGAGCAAGGGTGGAAATACCAATGATTATTCTTTTGGTATTGATATGAAATATGTTGATATTGATCTTTTCGGTAGACCTGAAGAATATGAGGACATTAGCGATGCCAAGGCTTTTATTGAATATTCTGTTGATTTGGTGGTAAAAAAAGGAGGGATCGACGGGATGATCTTTAATGTAAATTCAATAGAGTTAGAATTTGAGGTTGATGATTATCCGAATGGATCTAAGGAATTTGATATTGATCTTATACCAGGAAAAACTGTAGATTACAGTCAGATAAAAACAGAGATTCATGAAAGTCCAATCCCAACTTATCCTGATAAAATCGAGATAAACATGAATAAATCCACAGATCCCAAAAACTTTGACATAACCGTTTATTTTGGAAATGATGTCAGATATAGATAAAATGAGAGTTTTAAATTTCAAAGATTTCATATTAAATGAATCTGATTCCGGGGGTTACGGAATTCCCGACGTTAAGAATATCATGGATGATGGTTATGAATTAACTGCGGAGGATTTTGTTGGTCAAAAATCAACACCACCGGTGGGAAAAATATTGGTTGTTGATGATAGCAATAATTCACTAACCCTATCTTTCAGAGATAGATCAGGTAAGATGGACAGAAAGCTGATGGTAGGTAAGGATTCCGTTAAATTCTCAAAGAATTCGGATGGGAACTATATAATAAAAATAGATCCAAACCTTAGATGGTTGAATACCGGTAACAATAGGGAAAATATAGAGGATTTTATAGAGGATCTGATAAATTGTAAATTGGATTCTGAGAATCATGAAAGTAGATTTATTGACGGTATTAAGGATGATGTTTATTTCATAATGGATATTCTTGGAATTCCTTGTGAAGTTTCAGATATTAAGAAAATAGAGGACAATAAATATGAGATTACTTTGGATAATGACATGGTGATTGATGTTAAAAAGAGATCATCGGATGACCTTGTTGGTAATTTTGATATTTATAAAAAACATTCTGATGTTTATCCGTCCGTTACAATAAAGAGCGATTTAGGAAAGATGCATTTCAATTTCGATCAGGATAATCTTGATGGTAATGAGGAGGTTGAATCGGATATAACTGACGTAAGTAAAAATGATTACTTAAACTTCCTTCTTAAGAAATCACTTGGTTTAGAAACTACCGCCGACGAGGAAAGACTATATAATCACTTCTTAGAAGTTATAGATTCTAAAGATTGGGAATATTCTGAAATAGACGAAGAGGAAAAAAAGGAGAGGGGTAGAAAAACTCAAAAATATATAAAGAAACTTAAGAAACTTGTATTATCATTCCTACCGGAAACTAAGATTCGTGAGATTTATCCTGATAAAAATTAAATAACACCAATTAACGAAACAAAGACCATTCTAGATTCTACAATTTAGGATGGTTTTTTATTGCTGGCTTATGCTCGGACAAATAGAAACAATCCTCTTAAAGAAATGTAAAATATATAAAGATGCGTGATTTTATTGCTCTTTTATTTGGAAAAAACAAAAAAAGTAAAAAAATGGAAATAACACAAAAAACCCTGGATGAGGCTAGATCTATGTACTCAAACATGGATTTCCAGTGGATTAAGGGTGATGATGCTCTCTCATTAGAAACTTTCAAATCCATAAACATGGTGGGTGATCTAGCCTTTATCGAGTTTGCTAGCGGTAAAAGAATTAACATGGAACTTTTGGATGAATATATGACATATTTCCCATCCCAACCAAAAACGAATTCATTGCCACCCGTACGTACCGAACAACAATCTTTTGTCGAGCCGCCAAGAATTTCCACAGTAACGGAGGTTGTTTACAAGGATCAACAACAATCTTCAGTAGATATCGACTCTCCGATATATAAGCTATTAAGAAAGCAAAAAAAGAACATTGTTGAGGTTTCTATAAAAATGAAGCTTAATCTTCCTCCTAAGGATCTGTATGGTGTTCTTTCTAGCTCCTTTGAGGATGCGGATAACGAGATTATAAACTTTGTTTTGGATGGAGTTGATATTGATGATATTAAGGCTTCTTTAGCTGAATCGATCAAGAAAACATACTATTCAGTCAGCAAACCAGAATCAGTAAAATCCGGAGCTTCTGAAAAAAACACAAACAGAAAGAATTCAACAGAAAATGAATAAAGAAAAAGTTTTACTTAACACCAAAAAATTCGATGTTGTTGAGAGAGGGGATAAACCAGGTATAGTTTCCAAAGTTGAAACCGTAATGCTTCTACCTTTTATTACCGACGATAACGGGCTCCCATTAATGCTTGGAGTTCTGAAGGAAAGAAATCTTTTCAGAGAGGGTGGATATGCACTGTCTCTCATCACAGGTACCTGCGAGGAAGAAGATCCAGATTATCTTCAAACGGCTAAGAGGGAACTTAAGGAAGAATCTGGTTATGACGTTCCTGATAATAATAAATGGTATTTTCTAGGAACCGTTACTGCAACTAAATTCGTTGAAAAAGAATACCCATGTTTTGCAATTGATGTTACTGGGATAGAGAAAGGCGATCCACAAACGGATGGATCTGAGCAAGAGGCTCTTTCATCTTTCCATTTTATTCCTGCCAACGACGTGGTTAAATCTAAGGATGTTTTCATACCTGCATTATTTCTTAAACTTTTTAAGTTCGTTGTTGGTATGGATTTATATAACAGAGATGATTCAGTTTTTACTAAAAGTAAAGGATTCACAGCAGAAATTTAAAGATTTAAACATTTTCATTTTATGAGTAATAGAAGAGAACGAAGACAGATACTTAGAAGAATGGGACTTCTTTCTGAGGTTAAGTCCAAAAAAAATACACTAGAAAATTCCATCGAAGATGGAAAAAACAAGCACCGTCAGCATTTACAAAGGGTTAAAAATGATTTAATAAAAAAAGAGAAAGAAAAATCGACTAAATCAGAGAATTCTGATGACTTTTTCTTTTATAGAAATCAAAATAATGAGTACTCCTCATTAAAATCAATCTTATTAAATAGAGATTGGAGTAACTTCGAATCGGAAGATAGTGATGCAGAGTAAAAATAAAATAAACTTCTACATATCAAGATATTCACCAAAGGAGGCTAAAAAAAGAGCTACTGATGGGAATGATTTCTATGTGGTTGACATTTCCAAAATAATAAGGGAACTTGGATATGAATTGGACAATCTTTCCGATGAATCTGAGTTTATAATAAACTACACCATTCGCAAGAAAATCTTACAAGGAATATATAGTACAAAGTGTGACGGTATACTTGTGTGCTATAAGAGTCTTTCCGATGATTTTCTTGAAAATCTGGAGATTTTTCTGGATGAACATGTAGAAGAATTTGAGTATACCATTCACAGTCTTTAAAAAAAAGATTAATGGTAAATGCCAAATGGACCTAGTGCTCAAGAGCAACTTTTAAGACAGAATGTTTCTGATGTAGTAAACAGAAACAGTAATCTCGGATCTAATAATCCATTTAAAGGACCTACTGCTAGGAGTCTCTTCTATGATGCTGGGAGGAGAAATCCAAGCAAATATGGTCAGTTTTTATTCTATGCTTTAGGTAACAATGATAATAACTTTGTTGACGCCTATTATAAATCTGAGAATGCTCAATATAATAGGAAAGTATCCTCTTTAAAATCAAAAAATCCATCTGCCGGATATCTCGTAAGAGAAACAGCAACGCTGGAAGCACTTAGTGCCAATCCCAATGGTATCCTTTCTGGATTAGTTTCTAATTTCGAAAAAAACATAGTCGGTGGGTTATCCGCACCTTATTATTGGAAGGATTTCTTATACTGTAAGTATTATGGTACAATACCAAATAACTACATGATAACATTGAGAAGGTTTCCTACACCAGTTTTGGATAATCTCTCGGTTCCGGATTCCATAAAATCTTCGGAATCTTATAGAACCCAGGGAGCGGGAAGACCCGTTGCCCAAGCAGTAACTTGGTTTGGTGGGAATACCGGAAACACTTTAAGTTCTCTTATTGAATTTAGTACTGGACTTGAATGGGCACCAAGATCTCAATCCGATATAATAGAGCAGGAAGCTTTTTCTAAGGGTTTCTTTAATGATCTACCTTTTCAATGGTTTTCTCAGGCAGCTAGAGCAGCTACAGGAACGGATGCACTTAGTAATGGTGCCAATGTTATCGGGGAGTCAGCAGTTATTGGTTTCGATCCAAATAACACATCCATAGAAAATCAAAGGTTTAGAGGTTTAAGAGACAGAGCGAAGGACGGTAGAATGGGTCTTCTTAGTGAATATCAATGGGTTCCTATGGATGTCGTGAAGGACACTCAAGTTAGAACTTCTGGACTTAAATTCACTTGGGGTGGACTAAGTATTGTTTTTGAATATGATTTGACCTCGGTCGGTGAGGTCAATACGAAGGCTGCTATGCTGGATATTCTCGGTAATTTACTTTCTATTGGAACCAATTATGGTAATTTTTTAACTCCCGATGTTCGATATCAATCTAATTTTGCTGGTATTGGTTTCCCTGGTGGTGATGCTGGACTTGCTCTGTTTTACAAGGACCCTTTGGCATTTTTGCTCTCCTATGGTGAAAAGATAGTTAACCCGAAGGGTGATGCCATCAAATCCGCTCAGGATGCACAGATAACTGGACAAATAAATCCATCGGATTCTTCCAGTGGTACTTTTGATACCGAGGTTGCTGATCTAAAAGCACAGCTTTCTAAAATTAGTGAGGATGGTATAAGTATAGATAAAATTAAAGATCTAGCTAAAAAATTTCCCGCAGCTTTTGGTAGAATATTACAGGGTGTAGTTACTCCGGATTTTTTAGAAAAATATCAAGCTTCTGCAAGTTTGCTGACTGGTGCTCCCATAGGGGAATGGCATTTGACGATAGGCAATCCTTGTAACCCGATTGCTATGATTGGAAATCTTATATGCGACGATGTTAAAATAACTTTTGGCGACACCTTGGGTCCTGATGATTTTCCAACCACACTTAAAGCAACATTTACCCTTGCGCATGCAAGAGCAAGAGAAAGAGGTGAGATCGAAAGTATATTCAACCGAGGGGATGGTAGATTGTATCAAACAACACTTAGTACATCTTCGAGTTCTCAATCTTATAGTGCATTTGCAGATACTGCGGGTAATATTTTAAGCGAGCAAACTAAGGATAATATACTTAATTTCAATTTTTATAAATCTGGATTACCAGATCAACAATCGCCAAATCAATAATAAAAAATGGGATATTTTAATATAGATACTCTATCGAAAAATAAATCGGTATTTAATCCAAGAACATCTTTGGAATCTACCAGCAGCTATGGTATATGGGATCTAACAAAATCTTCAATATCATATAGAAACACGAACGTTGATATAGACACACTTTTCGTGGTCACTGAATATTATCAGATGAGACCCGATTTAATAGCTGCAATAAAGCTTGGTGATCACTCCCTTGTTGGTTCCTTATTAAAGATTAATAATATAAGTAACCCCTTTGCTGTAAAAGAAGGAAATATCTTTACAATACCGACGTTGGCTACAATTGAGAATACATTTAATAATAAAAAAGCACTTAATCAAGCTCAAGCTTCCTCTAATACAAATACCAATCCAAATCAGGTTTTTAGAGAGAATCAGGAGCAGAAAAAATTTAAGGTTAGTGAGGGACGCAAGAAATTCCTTGAATCGAAGATTAAAAATCAACCCTCGATGATATTACCACCTAATGTTGCTCAACCTAACGATAGATCAATCGCTAAAAAAGATGGCTTCTTGATTTTTGCACCTAATGCGGGTGGGGGTGGATTCAATAGACCAGTAGATTAAGATTATGACATCTGACGATATAAAATTTGGCACTCTTGCCCTAAATAACATAAAGCTCGATGAATTAATTAAAGTTGATTCATCAAACGGATCTGATGATATTCAGACCAAGAGGAATCTTGGGGCTAACTCAGAATCTGCTACCGGTGTAGTAGCTCCATATATTTCAATAAACGGCTATAATGTTACTAATTATTTAATCAATTTTCATCTTGATTTAAATGGATTTCTTCCAACTATTAGATTTTCTTTTAGTGTTGCTGAGACTGTTTTTATATCTGTCAATTACCCTAAGGATGGAGATATAGTTTCAGTTTATATGAGATCTCCTGGTGATTTCTATAAGCCATTTAGAATGGATTTTAAAATATTGTCTGTTGATGGTGGACTTTCCAGCAGGTACTCCGAGAGCGGATCAGATCCGAATGGATCTTATTTTAAATTCATGATAATCGCAGAATGTAACATTCCTGGTCTATATACACCACGAATAAAGTCATTTAAATCAATGTCATCAAGCGATGCATTATTGGAGGCTTCTCAGGATATAAATTTAGGATTTTCTACCAATGAGAAAAGCACGGAGGATGAAATGACCTGGATATGCCCGAATTATTCATATTATGATTTTATTCAGGAAGTTGCTATGAGGGCATATAAGGACGATGAATCTAGTTTTTATGATTGCTGGATCGATAGTTATTATAATTTAAACTTTGCCAATCTTGGTAATCAATTTTCTTTCAACGGTGACCCGAAGCAGGAGATAACTGTAATTCCTGGATATACCAATCTGGGACTAAAAACGGATACGGCAATACCAGGTGCACCTACTGCAGATCCAGTTTCACTTCCTCTAGTTTTAACGAATGCGGTTGGTGCCGGAATAAATCCATTTATGATAAATGGTTATACTCTAACATCCAGAGCTGGTAACAATACCAATAATATGGGATACATTACCACGATAGGATTTTATGATGAGACATTAGATTCAAAGGACGATCCGACTAAAAAATATGTTAAGTACGAGATAGAATCTCTAACAACCGACAATGTTCCGGTTGGCGGAATGCTTCAGAAAGGTAGAGCTAGAAGCAATGATTATAAAGAGGAAACTAGAAGGGAATGGCTGGGTGTTTTAAATAACGATCCGCAAACTGGAGAGGGAGTACATAAGAACTATTATCATGCAAAATATCAGAATCTTATAAATATAAACGATGTTACAAAAATGACATTGGAGGTAGAACTGAATGGCTATTTCCCCGGAATCTATAGAGGTCAAGTTATACCTGTTGTTATTTATGTTTTTGATGGTGGTACTAGACAACAAAACGTAGGTAAAGAAGCAAATAAAAAAACAAACACCGATCAGGTACCTACAAAGGACGAGTTTCTATCGGGGCTATATGTTATAATAGGTATGGATGTGACCTGGAGCGAAACGTCGGGAGGAATGAGACATATTTTATCATTATCTAAAAGAACTTGGGTTGCTAACGCTTCCGGTGCTATACCTAAAGCTTTCCCTATATCGGTTCAAAATAGACAATTTTAAATGTCGGATAAATATAAGAAATAATAAACCTTAAATGTCATTAGGAGCAACAGATAAGCAGAGGAGTTTATTCCTGAAAGGATTTAAATTATCCAAACAAGGTAACTATGAAGATCCAACATATCTTGGATTTAAGATAGTTATAGATTTTGGTACACTTCCAATTAGTGCGGATGATGGTCTTCCTCCTAGTCCTCTTTTTAAGGATGATAGCTATTACTATGGATCGACCAACAGTTTCTTTGGACAGAATCCATTCGGTCAACCTCAGTATGATTATCTAACACCCTCACTGGATGGTAAGGTTGCTTATTATTCTGCTGCGAGTTATCTAGAACAGAGGGAGAGTGATTTTCCTTACGGAGGTAAAAGAGCTGACATGCTAAGGCAGTTTAAAATAATGTTTAGCGATCTTCTTTCAAATTCTCCTTGGTTCATACAATCAATAAACGGTCTGGATAATTTAGCAAAGGTTGCTAGACCTGGGTATCAACCAAATCCCACTGATGGTACATTTAGTCCACAGAGAACAGCTGGCAAGGTATTGGAATTCAGTACTTTGGAATCTTTAAATTTAAGAATGAGCGCTCTGGCGGATCTTTACAACCAGGCAACTTTCGATTATGATAACATGAGGGAACTTCTTCCTAGAAACCTTAGAAAATTCACCATGTACATTTTCGTCTCGGAAATTAGAAATTTCTTCAAAACATCCAGACTTATAGGTTCTTCCGCGGCACTTACAGCGATAGACAATCTATCCACATTATTAGGCTCCGGTAATAATCCAGGTAGTAATTTGGGTGTAGTTGATACCATAATAGGTGGACAACAGCAAAATTTTAAATCTGGTAATTCAAATATAAACCCAGCGAGTGGTTTTAATTCCTTTGTTGGGAATATACTTAATCAGTCCGGATTAGATAATGATCTTTCTCTTTTTAAGAATCAGCAGGACCAATCCGGAATAAAACCTATGTTGGTTTTCGAATGTCGAAATTGTGAGTTCGATTTTACTGACAGTACACCGATAGCATCTTCCATCAACGTAGGGACTACCGCTGAGCAATCCACACAAAAATTTAAAATACACGTGGGTAAAGTTAGAATGAGAAACCAGTATCCAAATATTAGACAAGATGGTAAACCATTAATTCTTGGTGATAGCTGGGATTCCGCTAGATCCTCTGTACAGAAATCCCCAAGGGATACAAATGATATACTTTCTCTTGGAGGTGAATTATTAACAAACTTTGTGAGCAATTCTCTTAATGATTTAATTAATGAGGGAGTCGCTAGTTTTATACAGCCAAATTTAGCAGGACTTGATAAATTGGTTCTTGGTAATGCATATAGTTTCAATCCTTCTCAATTAACCGCTGGATTTTCTTTTAATAATGCTCAAAACTTTCTTAATAGCTTAGATGGCGTTAATGCCGGATTCAGAGAAACAACTCTACCAAATCCACAGTCAACTGGACTTGGTGGTCCACCTCAGAGAGTTTATCCTCCTCCTGGAGGACCTGATGCTTATGATAGAGTTCCTGGACAGGATCTAGGTGTTCCTGATAGAGTTTATGCGGCACCTCAGGGTGATGTTTATAATGGTGTACCAGGACAGGATCTAGGTGTCCCTGATAGAGTTTATTCACAACCTGATGGTGACGCTTATGCGAATGTACCCGGACAGGATTTAGGAGTCCCTGATAGAGTTTATCCAGCCCCACAAGGAGATGCATATGACACAGTACCTGGAGCAGACCTAGGGGTTCCTGACAGGGTTTACCCTCAGCCTTCTGGTGACGCTTATGCGAATGTCCCAGGACAGGATCTCGGAGTTCCTGATAGGGTATATCCTAATTTTAATGACGATGTTTATTCAGATGTCCCAGGACAGGATCTAGGTGTTCCGGATAGGGTATATCCTAATTTTAATGACGACGTTTATTCTAATGTTCCTGGACAGGATCTTGGGGTTCCTGATAGAAATTACCCAGTTTTTAATGAGAGTGTTTATGGAGAAGCTCCTCCTTCTGGAAGGTTGAGTGAAACCCAAGTTTATCCTGACCCCGATTTCACTCCGGAAGTAAATAATCTGGGAGGTCAGGTTTACCCGGAAAGAAGGGTAGTTAATAGTTCAGGTGAGCTTAGAGATCCTTCGAATACATTTGAACAGAAACCTACCCCGGTTTATTCCAGACCTAAAGAAACCCCATCTAGGGGCGATATTGGAAAAGTTTATCCACCAACTAGTGGCGATTTTGTAATCGAAAAACCTATAGATTTAGGAAACCTAAAACCTCCAACAAAATATAACATAAGTAAGGGCGGTTTTAATACACCCGAAACTGAATTTGAATAATTATGCCAAGTGAAAAGACTTATCTAGGTAGGGTAGTTGATATTAGGGATCCTCTTTATCAGGGTAGAGCTAAGATTGATGTTTTTGGATTTTTTGATGGTATCCCAGTGGAAGATCTCCCATGGGCGGAGCAGATAGCTGGTTTATCTTTTGGTGGAAATTTTGGTGGTGGTAATATTACCATACCTCGAGTTGGTGCTATAGTCGCTGTTCATTTCGAGGAGGATAACCATTATAAACTCACATACCACTATCTTAAAGAATTTGATCAGACACTTTTAGATGAGTTAAAACAAGAAAATTCTTATGAAGGGACACATTCTCTTATCTCAGATTCAGAAGCTCAGCCAGGGGTACTTAAAATGATTTATACAAGAAAGAATGGTCTGGTTTTTCAGCTTGGTGATGCGACAATACAACTAGATACTCAGAATGCTGGAACAGATAAGGAGAAACTTAGAATTAAAATAAAGATGAATGAAGACGAGATCCGAATGGAAAAGAGTGGAGGAAAGCAGAAGGTTATAGTGAAATCTGAAAATATAGAGCTTGGCGAGGGAGCTGTTGAAAAACTGGTTCTGGGTAATAAATTCCTTCAGCTATTTAATCAACACACCCATCCAACTGGTGTTGGACCATCGGGAGTTCCTATTCAGCCCATGGTGGATAATCAACACTTAAGTCAGGTATCTAAAACTAAATAAGAATGCCAGCAAATTGGACATCATTTATTAGTAGCGTTAGTGCAAAATTTCAGTCGCAGGGAATAAGAGATTCTGACGACCTGGCCGACTTTTTGACTAAACAATATGTTTCTGCCACTGTGGGTAAAGCACAATCACCATTTGGTAACCTTCATCAGAAGGGCAATGATTCCATTATGAAATCTGCTTTTTCTAAGGCATTTAAGATGTTAGAGAACGAAAGAGTGCCTTCATTTGAGGATAAATCAGAGGATCCCCAGTATGCTGATCTGGAGGAATCTCTTCCAGAAACGGATGCTGAAGGAGCTGCTGCTCAGGTTGAACTTGATTTTAGGGACTGGGCAGAAGCCAATAAAGAAACTATTCCTCCATTTAGGTATTCACAATTTTTTTCTCAGTTTCCCGGGTTTCCGAGAGACAGAAAACAGGTGGTCAGGGAAATAGCTAGAAAATTAATATTTCAATTTTCAATCTACCCTGATAGTTCATATATCCAATGGGTATATTCTCTGAGATACGGAAGTTATTCAGATTGGGGAAGAGAAGTTCTTGCCGAAATTGTTAAAATTATTAAGCAGGAAACAACAAGTGATTTCAGAGTGGGAGAGGAAGTCCAAGGTTTTGCTAAATTTGAAAATTCGGTTAGATTTACCGGACGTGGATCATCATCTAGAATAGCAAGCACTCTAGAAAACACTGACATAGACAACGTTGCTAAATTGCAGAGCGGGAATGTTCTGTTGAGAGGTAAGGTTGTCTCGGTAACTCAACCTAAGGGAACAGGTTCACCGACATACAAGATCTCGTATTATGATAAAGTCGCAAAAAAATATTTAGTAAAAGAACTTAGACCCGGATCTATTCAGAAAAGAATAAGATTTGAAGATTTTGCCAGAACCCTGGAGGATGTAAATATAACAAATAGAATATTCCAGGAACAGAAGATATCTAATCCCAATAAGATACCTGATTATATGTCAAGATCTTTTATAATCAAATTCTCATATTCACCGGCCTCCGATAAAAATTTTGTTTATCGAGCTTTTAAGTCTTCAAATTTAAATATACCAACTTCGGAGATTGATGATATTTTTTCCGCTAGTGATGTTTATTCACTATCGATAATAAATTTACTTTCCGCTAATTTTGGATTTTTTAGTAATAATATAGCTTCAGCTTTTAATTCGTTTGGTAGCAATTTTAATCTTCTGAATGATGTTAGAAATAGAAAGATTTCTGAATATAATGCAGAGGAAGAAAGGTACAGGAAACTCAAAATAAGATGGATTGAGGAAATAGCAAACGAAGCTAGAAAGAACGAGGACCCAGATAAGCCGGAAGATCCCTACTATATAATGGCCAAGGGGGTTATTGATTATTGGAAATCCACACTAGATCAACCGCTGTCACCAAATCCACCAGTTCCCCCAGCTGTAATATTACCTCCACTGGGTGGAAAATATGTTCCGATTTATTATGGGAGTCAGGCAAATTTAGCTAATTATCTCAGAAGGGCTTTCAATAGTGGTAAAAGATTTAAAAGTGCACCCGAAATACCAATTGCCAGTAGAATTGTTGCGACCGCAATAGCTTTCTCTTTTGCTATGCATCTATTGGAGCTTAAATTCATCTATAGAGGTGGTATTCCAACAACGGGAAGCCCAGCTCCTATGATAGGTTTTGTCCCTCTGGTTTTTTAAGAAAAAAACTGACTTTACAAAGGAACTTCAGAGATGATATATAGTATAATAAATGAACTTTTAATTACCTTTAAACTAAAAAAAATATGAATTCGGATTCTTTCGACAATTTTGACTGGAACCTTACTGATGGACTAACAATTAATAAAAACATCAAAGTTCCTGGAGGACATAAAATTTATTGCCACGAGCCATATGCTCAGGAGTTGGCAGAACTTTACTTTAACTCATACGAAGGATTAGATTTCGGATCCAAGGATCTGATTGATGGTGCAGTTTATCCTTGTAGAATCGTTAATCTGAAGGAGGATGAGGCATTAGCACAGACTCAGTCAGGTCAAACAATTTATATCGATCTTAAAAAAGAGAGAAGAGATGCCGAGAGATTTAATTTGATAAATTTAACTTTCCATCCTGGAGAGGAAGTTAATGCTAGAGTTAGAAAATCAAACGGGAACTATATTGGATCGGTTATCGAATATTATTTACATAGTTTAAGAGCTGAACTTTTTGAACAAATTAAAAAAGAAAGCAGCGCTTATAGAATAAAAATCATTAGCGTTAATAAGGGAGGATATATTGCTGATCTGTCGGGTATTAAGTGTTTCTTACCTGGATCCCTAGCAGCTGCTAATAAAATCACGGATTTTGAATCATACATTGGCAAGGAGATGCACGTTATGATAGATGGATACGTGGAGGCTAAGGATATTTTCATTGTTTCTTATAAGAAATACCTTAACAAGATCATGGATTCTAAAATACAGGAACTTGATCTTACTAAAAAATACAGAGGTTATGTTACAGGAACTAGTGACTTTGGTGTATTTGTTGAATGGGATAGCGTTTATACTGGACTTATACATAAAACAGAATTCCCTGATGATAATTCACTAACCACTCTTTCTCCTGGATCAGAGATTGAGTTTTATGTTAAGGAGATTAAAGATAATAATCGATTGACTTTAACTCTAGACAAACCATTAGAGAGAAATGTAATTATCCAGGATATCGAAAACCAGGTAAAGGATGGGACTTGCGAGCCTCTTGATGCTAAGGTTAAACACAGAAGAAAGAACGGTGCTTTGGTTGAAATTGCTCCTTATGGTATTATGGCTTTAATTCCTCAAGATAGACTTGGTAAAAAAGGAAATAACATAAAAAACGGAGATGACGTAAGTGTTATTCCTTATGAGGTTGATACAATCTCAGGAAAAATATATGTTGAATTAGTAAATGTCGGATAATAGAACACATTTTGATAAGATTAATGCTCTTGACTCATCAGTAATAGGATTTGAATTTGAATTTTATACTAACCTTTTAAAAGGTCAAGCTGCTGAGTCATTGGCAAAACTTACCAAAAAGAAAGTTGTTGTTTCCGAAAAATATCACTCAAAAATACCGGTTGATGCTAATAACTTCAAGCTAGAACCAGATTACTCTGGAGGAAGCAAGATGATGGAATTTATCACCGGTCCGCTTCCGTACAGTGAAGCAATCCCCATATTAATTAAAGTTTTGAATTGGATAGACGAGAATGGCTGGACAACAGACAGATGCGCTTTCCAATTTTCTGTGAGCTTTGATAAATCAAGAAGAGACGTAAAGGATAAAATAGAAAACCTAGATAAACTTAAATTTGTTTTGGGTCTAGATGAGGGTTTTATTTATTCTAGATTTGGTAGCAGGGAAAAAAACGTTTATGCAAAATCGATTAAAAAGGTGGTACCTAGAAATAGATTTTCTATTCTTGAGAACATCCAAACTATTGATCCTAAAATGTACAGAGTACCTGAGGACAAATACTATGGTGTAAATTTCACAAAATTACCTCAGGGGTATATAGAATTCAGATATCTTGGTAACAGAGACTATCAAAAAAAATCCAAGGAGATAAGGGAAATTATAGACTATGTTATTCTTTATCTGTATGACATTCTGAGCCGTAGAATAAACGGCTATACTAAGGATGATCTCGCTACCCTTCAGAAGATGATGAATAAATATGCTAAGGTCGTGAGATCTTTTAATAATCCAGACTTCTTCTTTAGAAATTATCCAGATTTCCATGTTTTCGTGGATCTTAGAGGATGGGACGAAAACATTAAAACATATTTCCCCATCATAAGGGATAAAATATTTGATCTCATCATAGAGGGTAACGTTACTTCTTGTTATTTTAATTATGATACCACAACTGGTAGATATCAAGTAAAAGAGGCTAGATTTAGAAATTCTTTCGAAGTGGAAGGTATGGATCTAATTCTTTGTGATATTAAGAATGCTATTATCAAAAACTGTAACATATACAATTGCGATATAAAGAAATCCTCGATTGAAGATTCCTATATTTTTGCTGGTACTAAGGTTTACTCATCGAAAGTTAAAGCAACTATTGTAGATTACTCCAATGAATTAAAAGACTGTTTCATAGACTGTCAGGGGAAAAATCTCAACTGCAAAATAGAAGGTGGGGTTTTAAGAGCCGGTAATATCGGTGAAAACGCTGAAATTAGCAAGGAGACTATGAAGGTTAAAAATACCGACGATCAGAGAATGCTGAGATTCGTTACCGATAAAAGATTAAAGGATTTAAATGATAAATACAATAATCCAAGATTCGGTAATATGAATTACTAAAAAAAAACAAAAAGCATGACACAAGAGGAGTTAATACAAGAAATACAGGATGCACTTTCTTTTAGCTGTGCACTTCCATATAATCTAAATGCCACTGAAACTGAGAGAATTATCAAAAGAGCTAAAGCTTGGTTTTATGATAATTACCAGTACGCAGTAGAGGAAAGAGTTTTTGTTTTGGCAAACCAACTTTTCCAACATCCCGAGTTTAAGAAAACAAGGCAGATTAAGCTCCCTGAATCAATCATAGGGGTTTATGAAGTCAGAGAATTAGGTGGATATGGTATTTCGGGTAATCCTGATAGAGATTTTGGTGATTCTAAATTGCTTGGGTCAGAGCTTCTTCTTTCTCCCTTTGTCGGTGACAACCTAGTTTACAGAACAGTCATGTATTCATATTTCGATTTAGCTAAAGCATATCTTCTAAATACATACGCATTCAAATACAACAAGAATACGAAATTTTTAACCATCCTAGGAAGAGACCCGAATAGATCTGGTAAGGGACAATTGGCCCAGGGATTTGGCGTAGGTGGAGTTGATGTATCAGTAAGATGTCACGTTGCTATATTGGATGAGTACCTATATGATGATGAACTTTTTGTGAGATATTGCATAGCTAAATGTAAAATAGCTCTTTCTCAGATGCTAAGTGTTTTCACATATAATCTACCCGGAGGTGTACAAGTGAATGCTAGTGAAATAGGAAGCCAGGGGGCAACAGAGCTTCAGGAAGTAATGGATATGATTAATGGTGAAAATACCCCATCATATTTCCTTCAGTGGAATTAAAAAATTAACTTATCGACCTCTTTTGACCTCTCTTTGATTGTGGATATATAATACGAAATAAAAATCCACATGAGAGAGATTTATAACAGGGATCCATTAGATCCTAACTACAATCCTTATCAATTAGAGACCACAGATCCAACAGAGATTTGTATCGGTCAACTTAAAATGCTGCTACTTACTAATAAGGGCGAGGTTTTAGGTGACCCTAAATTTGGACTAAATTTAGAAGATTTAATTTTCAACCTCGAACTTTCAGAATCCAGTATAAGAAAAGAACTAGATCTTTCTCTGAGAGTGTATGTCCCTCTTTTTTTAGCACTTGGAGGAACATACGATCTTCAGTTTTATGTCGGTACTCAGAGGGATATTGCAACTCTTGATTTCAGAATACCTGAGGATGGAAAGCTTAGCCCATTGGTTTCACTAAGATTAACATAAGTAAAAGAAATGAATATATTTAAGAAAAATAACATCCTTATTAACGGTCTTCTCGGAGATACGTTCAACTTTTTGCAGGCTACCTATAATCAGACATCTAATGTCTTTACAGTAGCTTCTGCTTGGGGTCAAATATTATTTGTTCTTCAGAATTTATCACAATTAATTCTTTATTTTATAGAGGATTCGATCACTGAATTGAACATGCAGGAAGCAACTAGAGATTACTCAATCCGAAGTTTAGCTAGAATAGCCGGATATGATCCAGGAAGAGCAAATGCAGCACAAGGAGAAGTTTCTATTTCATGGAATACTAGGGAGGGAGACGTAGGAGGTGGTTCCATCATACTTAGAAACAATAGTCAAATCAGATGTCTTCAGAACGGTAAGGTTTATTCTTTAATTTTCGGAAGTCCTGAAGTAACTATACCTCTCGTTAGAGGAAACACAATAAGAGTAAAAATAGCACAGGGTACCTTTGAGTCTGCGATAGTGACCGGAACAGGATTGGCTCTTCAGAGTTTTAATATACCTTCAAGTTCTGGTGCTCTTCTAGACCAGTTTTATGTTGATGTCTATGTTAACGAGGAAAAATGGAGAAAATATGATTCACTCTATGATATACCTTTGAATGGGAAAGGATATCTAGTTAAGACTGGAATACAGGAGGGACTTGATATCTATTTTGGAAACTCCAATTTTGGAATGGTTCCGCCTAGAGGTTCCAGAATAAGAATAGAATATTTACAGACTGCAGGTGCGGGTGGTAATGCAAATTCAACTAAAGAGACCCCTTTAACATATAGATTTTCTAGTAACGGTACGGATTTATTTGGAAGAGAGGTTGATGTTAACCTTTATCTGGATATAAAAAATGAAATAGATCCATCATTCGGAACTAATCCAGAAACGACCAATTTGATTAGGTTGGTTGCACCTAAAACCAGTAGATCTTTCGTTTTTGCTAATGCCGATAATTACGAAGTTTTCTTAAATAAACTTGGAATATTCTCTCAGATACAGGCTTTTTCGACATTTGATGATGAGTATCTAGACGATGATAATGTCATCTACCTTTATCTAGTTCCTGACATTACATTAAATCTTTCCACTAACGAGGATTATTTTAGTGTTCCAGTGGAGGATTTTTTATTGACAGCTCAACAAAAAGCTAGAGTGATTAACCTCATAGAACAATCAGGGTCCATGATCGCAACGACGGTTGTTAAGATAGTACAACCAGTTATCGCAAAATATGTTGCTAATGTCGTTCTTGGTATTTTTGAGGGATCTGATCCTGAAACTATTAAGCAGACAATAAGAAAAAGGATTTCGGAATATATGCTTTCTCTAAAGAGAAGAGACAAGATACCTAAATCCGATTTCATAGCCATTATAGAGAGCGTCCCTGGAGTTGATACGGTTTCATTTTTCTTCGTTGGACAGAAGAATGAGGAAAATCAAATAGAGATAAGAAATCTTAGCAATGTTTCACAGGCTCAGCTTGACGAGGTTATTGGTATGGATCAATTTGGTGATATTGTTATAGGCAGAAATGAATTGGTTTTACTAAGAGGAGGCTGGACGGATAGAAATGGAACATTCTACACGGAGTCGATCGTTGAAGGAAAACCTGGACCTCTTAACATAACAATAGCTTCGATAGTCCCTAGAAACTTTAGAAGTGAATTGAATGCAGATTTAAAAGCACAGATTATAGCACAGGGATCTTAAAATAAATTGGAACATTAAAATGCAGAGTTATTCACCTTTTTTTCCGGGAGAAAATCAGAGTATAAGTTATACGGTTAATGGAATAAAACCAAAAACCAACAATACAACTTTTTATAATAATAAGGACTTGTATTCTACCCCCGAGATGGCTCTTGATCGTTCGTATAATATTGGATGTAGCGGATATCGTGCTGTGATAGCCAATGCAACTGGTTCTTATAAATTTGCTCCATGTTCCACCGTATCTGAATATAAAACAATAATGAAACAGATGGGGAAGGTAACGGTTGAGAGGAGATATTATGATTTCGATCCGGGACAAAACATATATGACATAAGGGATAGTATAAATGACAATCTATACAACGGATTCGATTATCAACACCAGATTTTGAAAAGATCTTTATCCAATGTTATTTATAGAGATCCCGTTAAGGATGGTATACTCAACTACTTTCAGAGAGTTGTCTATGGATTGGTTGAAACAACAAAGCAAATAAAAAACTTCTTTAACTACACAGTTAAGAAAAATAACAAGAGAGTTTTCTAATTTAAAATGGCAAATATAAAACTTAATTTTTTTGGTAAGGATGGGAATCCTCTAAACTTCGACTATATCGGACCAACCGGACCAACTCCTCTTGATTCCAAATTCACATACATAACATCACCATCCGGAGTTTCGAGTAATGGTGACATTATCTTTAATTTTGGGACTAGCACCTTTATTTGGGAATTGTACCCTAGAGATCTTAATAATTTCGATCTGACTGCTTGGTATAATGAGGTTAAGGATTTTATCTCGAAGGGAGCTAATGTTTATGTTAATGGCGAAGTTGCAGGACAGCAGAATTTTAAGTTTAAGATTCAAAGCGTTGCAAAGAACCCTTCTGGGGATTTTATCATCAATGGTCAAAGTGATAATTACGAGGGTCAAAATATAATAAGTCCAAATAATCAAATCTATTTCACAACGACTTATGAAAATAGGCCAGGTGGTTATTTTAAGGGTAATATCTATTTCGATCCAGTTTCTGCGGGTCTTTATGAGAATGAACAAATTTTCGTTGTTCAGGAGTTTGAAACTGCTAGCGGCTATCAATATGGATTGCCTCACACTGGGGCAACAGGTTCAACTGGATCACCCAGATGGAGAACCAGATGGTACAATGATAATTATGGGGAAACCGATGTAACTGACATTATTTTTACTTATGCCATAGAAGATCAACTTGAAGGCGGTGATGGTGAACCTCTAATAGTTAATTATCCCAATATGGTACTTCCTGTTGATATTAATTCGGGTGATTATTACCAGAATGGTTTCATACACACAAATCTTGTTAATTCCGAGGCTTTAGCTATAAATGTTGCTTTAAATGCTTCTGAGGATGCTGAAAACATATATGAGAGAAAGTTAATAGTAGAGGATATTACTACAGGTACACCAGAGAAAATTATAGAAATAGATTTCTACGGTCAAATTATAGGTGAGGATGAGAGATTTAAGGTTTTATTAGAGAATCTTGGGCGTGCATTTTATAAGAGCGATTCGGTGATCCTAAGAGACCATGATCCGGATGAACCTAGTCCGAACTTTCTTGAGATTAATGAAAAAAGGAAGGAGCTATTAGTAACGGGCGAGGAGATATTTCCCTATATAGGTAGTTATAAGGGTTTAATTAATGCTCTTAAATTTTTCGGGTATCAGGATCTTAGAATTAAGGAATATTGGCTAAATTTAAATTATAAAAATCTAAAATTAGAATCACCTGTACAACAAAATCAATCTTTTCTTAATGCAATAAAATCCCAACAGTCTAAAGGTTATTCATTGAGCTATCAGATTGGTGATATTCTAGATAACGAGAATAGTGGAAAGTATAGGCTGACCCAGACATATGGACCCGATAAAAACGGTAACTATGTTCTAAATGTCACATCGGAGGATTCATTAATCCCAAGCAGAACATATAAGAAAACTGCTCTCTTTGGTTTATACTATGATTTAAATAAAGTTACAGATGATACCGATGCTTTCGGGTATCCGGTTGTTAATGACGCTTTTAAATTTACTCAAGAGGAGGTTTTAATTAAGATTTTTGCACTGAAGGAGAGATTAAAGAGAGACTATCTTCCGTTAAATGCAAGAATTATAGATATTACCGGAGAAGGTGTTTATTTCACTATCTACAACACCAAGTCATGGACGGATGTTATGGAAAGGTCTGATATAAACTCTGGATTTTATTTTGATTTTGCACCGAATCCAGATTTTGGATTTTTGGAAGATCTTAGAAATTTCTCAACTAGACCACTGCCATCAGGAATCCAGACACCAAGTTTATATAGCAACTCATATCAAACTGAAGTTAATTTTATAGGTGGGACCGGGAGTGCTATAGGATTCAATGGAAATTTCCCCGGTGGAATGACAGGACCAAATCCAACTATATTTGTAAATTCCGGTAACACGTATCAATTTAATGTTGTTGATAGTGGAAATTTTGGCTATGATTTTTATTTAACAACTGATCCTCTTTTGACTCAGATTGATCCTTTGGGAGTTATGAACAATGGAGCAACTGGTGGAAATTCGATCACGTGGTACGTTAACCCTGAACAGACGTCCCCGGTTTATTATTATTCCAGTAATAATCCTTCATTATTAAATGGAGTCATTACTGTTCTACCTGCTAAATTATCGGATCTTGGTAATATAGTGGATCCATTATCAAATCAGCAGATTTACACCAAGGAGCAGAATGATTCTATGATGGCAGCAATAGAAAATTTCTATGAACTTAAACAGAATGGAAAAATTCTTGAGCTAGGTGACGATGATTTCGATCCTACTGCATATATTGATCCTGTTACAGGTTCTCAGTATCAGCTTCCTTTGGGGATGCCAGTCATACTGGAGCTTGTTCTAGATGTTTGGGAATGGAATGAACTTAATATTAACTGGAACGCCTTAACTATACCAACCTATAAAGTTGGTGACGTTGTACAAGTTAGACAGCTTGATAATTTTTTCTATGGTGTGTTTGGAACTGTTACATCAGCAAGTTATTCCACTGGTGAATATACTGTTTTATTAGATCCCCCTTATAATGTACCTCAGAATTTTGCAGAAGCGGATCTTCTCTCATCTATACAGACCTATAATTTGTTAACATGGGAAAATATAGATTTTTCGAATTCTGTTGAGATCGAGTGGATTGTTAACAAGACGACGACACAATCTGGATCACCTTATAATTTTGAATTTAGAGGTCCAATAGCGAGCTTTTATAGGCTTGCACACTTCTTACCCTACACTGGAGAATATAAGGTCATATGCAACATATATGATGCATTTAACGCAAAAACTACTGTAATTAAAGATCGAGTTATTAGAGTTGAACCTAAAACGATCGATATTGATTCATGGACCAGATACAGAGAAGCCGAAAGATACCTTTGGGACAATGTTGATAGAGGATGGGATTCATATAACGGAATCTGGGAATATCCAGCTGAGGGTGAAACCATTGAGATTGTTGAAAAATCAATACCTAGCGAAATCCTAGACTTTGCTACATACGGAAATAAATCGGAGGAGGGACAGAGTCTCTTTGTAAAATCTCCGACTGATCCGATTGGAGCTACTGGAGAATTCTCTTTTACCCAATCAATTACTCAAATTTCTGAAGTTTATTCACTGGAAATATTTCCTGGACAATATGGATATGTTAATATCTCCACCGCATCACCTCATGGTCTTGTTGATGGTGATGAGGTAACTATATCGGGATCAATTCCTCAACTTAATGGAAGATGGGTTGTTGGTGTTACTGGATCACTTACGACATTTAAAATTCCGACTGCTTTTGATCTTTCCTGGAGTGGGATAAATTTAGAAACCTCACCAGTTAACCGATACGTTGCGGATCCTTTAATCTATCCAAATCAAAGGTTTACTGGAGCTGGTAACGTAACTGTTTTTGTTGGAGGAAGACCGATAGGAACAGCGGAAACTGGTGATACACTTTATAACACAGCTAACGCTATAACATCGGCTATAAATTCATTACAAACTTATCCTGATTATTTTGCTTCTTGCTTAGATCCTTCATCAGATCCAGTGAAGATATTAATTTCTGCACCTGATGATCTTGGTTCCGATCAAAATGGGGTTTCTTTTGATGTTGAAGTTTCAGGATCACTAAGTTTAGTTTCTTTATCTCCGTCCTTAACTGGTGGAGTTAGTCCAACCGAAACATATGTTTACTGGTCGGAGAATGATCCCGTACAACCTAACGAGAATCTTAAATACTGGGGAACGAAGAGACTCAACTGGGAGGTTTTCACAGATAGCACATGGGAAGATGCTTATGCACATAGCTGGTTTGATTTCGAATTTAACAACGATTGGCTGGGTGGATATGAGCTTCATACTATATTACCTGGTGATTATGTTAAGATTAGCACCGCTAATTCGACATATCCATTTCCCGTTGGCGTAACTTTTTCAAGCGGACTGAGTGGTTTAACGTTACAGGAAGTTGCTGACCAGCTTAATAACTCCAATGAGCCACATATCACTAATTTTTATTATCGACCAATGCCTAGTGAATCGGGTTCTTTGAGTGCTATAGCTGCTCCAATAAACTTGGATATAACTAATAATTTCCTGATTAATAGTAACTTCCAACCACCTCCATCATTAAATGGTGGAAGTCAGTTATTGATTGCCCAATTTGGATATACTGGAGGTACACCTATTACAACAACAACATCGACGTCGACAACAACAACATCGACAACAACAACATCGACAACATCGACAACAACAACGACCACTATAGCTCCAACAACGACGTCAACAACATCGACAACAACTATAGCTCCGACAACGACAACAACAACTGTCGATCCTTGTTTACTTGCAGGTACAGCTAGTATGGTTTATCCTACTACAACGACAACAACATCGACATCGACAACAACGACAACAACAACGCCTATAATACTTTGTCAATGTTACACTCTGACTTGTACCCCTGATCCATTCCCTGCTCCGTACGTCGGATCTACCACTTTCCAATATGTTGACTGTTCCGGTGATACTCAAACAGTTTTCGTTAATGATGGATCACCAATAGACGTATGTGCTCAGGAAAATAGTGTCATAAGAATCGGAGGGGATCCTGGAACCATTGACATAAGCCCGTTTGATTGTTGCGATACCTCTCTTTACTTAGCATACAGATCGGTCTCGTCGGATCCGTCTGATGCTTGTGGTTTTATAACCAGCGAAGTATGCTATGTACAAGGATCTTATACCAGGGTATTTAATGATGCCGGAGGAACTTCACCGTTCGTAGGAGGGAATGCATATTGGAAAGTCTCCAGAGCAATTGATTCGTATAGTGTCAGTATGCTAATAGACAACTTTGGATATCCGGTAGGTCTGTCATCACTTTGTTTTTAAATGGAATGAATATATAAAAATAGTAATATAAAAGAACAATATAATGGCATCAGCACTCATAACATTAACAACCGCAGGGACTGGAACTGGACCATTCGACCTTTATTCTAATATTGGTGGATATGCTTCACCCTTCGAATCTGGGGTTGATAAATCATCTCTTGTTTCTGGGTACGTTTCAAATTTGGTTCCAAATGGAACAACTGTAATTAGAGTCCAGTCAACAAGTTTACAGTGCACAAATTATGTTGATATCTCGGTAACTGGTATAACCACAACCACAACCACCACAACCACAACGGCAGCTCCCACAAATTCAAGCCTAAAAAATAATAGCGGCACATCAATAAGTGGAACTTTTGTTTTTTCCGTTAAAATAGGATCTGGTAGTTTTAGTACTTTCTTTTCAGTGTCTACGACAATTGCACCCGGGGCTACTTATAACTTTTTCCAGTCATATTATCCAGGTTCATTCCAAACTACCGGTAACACGTTCAGAGTCCAAGTTTTCTCATCTAGTGGAATAACTTCTTCGAATTATATACAGATGTTTGCTGGATCTACTAGTAATATAGGATTCTTTAGTGGAACGAATCCTGCTACAGCTGAAACTTTTTCTTCTGGTAACCAATTTGCAATTAACATACAATATTATTAATAAACGAAACAGTTACCTTATTTCGACTATAATTAATATCTAAAAGAGATATTATGATAAACAAAAAAATGACATTTATCTGTGCACAACCAGACGTGCCTTATTTTCATTGGCAGGTGGAGGTTCTGATTCATAACTTCATGAAAAATGGGATAAATCCCAACTGGATTGAGATTCTATTTGCTTATGATGAGACTATATCAAATGAAGGTTTATCGTTGGCTAGAAAATATCCTTTTGTTAGGTTTTTTTTCTATAAAAAAACTCCATGTGATAATTATGGGTATATCCCAATTCTGAGACCAGATATTTTGGAACAACATTTTATTAAATATCCCCAACTTTCGAGTGAGTTTATTTTCTATCACGACTCGGATATAATCTTCAGAGAACTCCCGGATTTTAATTCATTGCTTAATGATGATATTTGGTATCTTAGTGATACGGTTTCTTATATTGGCTCAGAGTACATAAAAAGTAAATCCGATAAGATTTTAACGGACATGTGCAACATCGCTGGAATATCTAGAGATTTAGTTGAGCAGAATAACAAAAACTCGGGAGGAGCTCAGTATCTTATGAAGAATATAGATCATCTTTTTTGGAGAGATGTAAAATTCGTTTCTCTTGATCTTTATAAATATATGCTTGATGCCGAAATCGAGGAGAGAAAAACACTAACTGAAGATCAGTTAAAAACATACAACCCGATCCAGAAATGGTGCGCAGATATGTGGGGGGTTTTGTGGTGTGGTCTAAAAAGAGGAAACGAGATCAGATTATCTGATGAACTTGGATTTAGTTGGGGAAGTAGCTGGGGTACACATGAGTGGCAAAAGCATAAAATAATGCATAATGCTGGTGTTTCGGACAACTGTAACGGGAAATGTTTTCATAAGGCGGAGTTTATGAATAAATCCCCCTGGGATCATGATTTTTCTACAATAGATCCGAATAGTAACAGCTACAACTACATTCAGGCTATTTTATATGCTAAAGAAATGAGATCAAAGCTCTAGTTTCAAGCGCTGATTATTAGTGATATATAGTGCAAGCAATCATTAATATAAAATGGCAGATATTCAGATAGGTGTAAATCAAGGCGACACCGTTTATTATTTCGATCAGAGCGTTGGTTCTGTGGTTTCTAGAGATTGGTTTTTTCCTGGCGGAACTCCAACCGGTGCATCTTCTTTCGGACCAGCGATCCAATATAATAGCGTTAATTCAGTCGGATATAATGCTTCTCTGCTTGTTACAGATGCCGCTGGAGTAACTGCTGGAATAACTAAACCTAATATCATCGTCGTTTTTCCGGAGTCCCCTAATCCGTCCATCTCAGTAACACCTTCTACACTTACCATGGGTATTAATGTAAATTATAGCGTGGTTGGATCGACAGGAACGGGGTTTGTTTCGTATTCTTGGAATATCCCAGGTCTCGGAGCAACATCGGGACCTTTGCTCTCTTCGGTTTTACAACAGTATAATGATTGGTTTACTCTAACTGGTACATATAGCGGCTTACCTGGAGCTTCCTATGTTGCCCCAGTTACATTAACAGTTACAACCACTGTGGGAAACACATTTAACGTTAATACAAACGCAACATATTTTAAATATGGTCCGATTGAGGAGATAAATTATAACGACTCATCATTTCCTTATGGTGTCAGCGGACCCTATTATCTACCAACGTTGATTGGTCCCAATTCTGGAACAATTGGCCTCGGAGGAAGCAATCCTGTTATAAAAATAGATCAGAGTTATGGTGCTACAGCTTGGAATAATTCTTATTTTCATTCAACAACAGAGAATTGTTACTTTTGGCCAAATAACGAGGATTTAAATTCGAGTGGATATCTTACTGGCACATTTACCCCGATACAATTTAAGACTATATTTTCAGGTACTGTTCTAAGTTTAGCTGGGGCTTCTTACACCTCAGATCCTGCTATAAATTCTGGTAATTATATAAAACCTGGATTTATTAGCACCAATTTGAATGACACCTTTTATATAACAGATTATCCTGCTGGAGGAATCTTAAACCAAGCAACCACTGGAGGTAGAGATTGGAGCGATGATGCTATACGATCCTATTTATCTAACACATACTACCTTTCTAACTCATCAAAATATATAGAAAATTCTGGATTTGTTTCAAAAGATGTTCCTAGATCAGATTTGGCAACGGTTGCTGACTATCTGAATGGTGGGTATAATTTAAACGGCGGATACGGAACAAATAGTCATGGACCCTGTATACCAACTTCATATTTTTTTGAAACTGTTAAATCCGCACCAGGTTTAACTGTGGATGCAACAGTAACGGTTCTTTGTGAAAATTCTGGGTCTAATTACTCCTATAATGTTGTTTTATCTTCACCTGGAGGTACCGGTAACAGTCCAGATAAATATCTAACGACAGTACAAAGCAACTCTAACGGGAAGGGAATAGCTCAGATCCTTAATGAAGCAACAGCTCTAATTGGTTCGACTAATAAGCTTTCTGATTTCATTATTTTCGAAGCTGCTAAAGAATATTGCTGTTATCAGGGTGGTGGAGATTCCTCAAATCCTCAATATGATGCACAGAGCTTCAACGGTCTACGTATATCAGTAACCAATCCGATAGTTTCAAATACTGGAACATCTCTAGATTCTGGTGGAAGTATAACTGGGTTGAGTCTAACCTGGGGTCCTAACTGGATATCATCAATACAGGGTAGTGGATTCTTCCTGTTTGATGTAAAATTAGCTAGTAGCCCAGGATCTTCGACAACGATGATATCCTGGTTGGGAGTAAAGGAAACTATGCGGATAGATTACAATGATCCGACCAGATATTTTAGAGGGTGGAAAATTGGTGGAATATAATATAAAAACAAGAAAAATTGATCTAAGATGGCAAACACTTATTTAATAATGAATCAGATAGACACCGACCACGAGTTCTTTGTTTGGGGTTCTGGTCAGGACTTAAGAAGATTCAATGGAAGTGGATGGGATTATTATAATTATCAGAATTCTGCTGTTCCTAGTGGAGCACCATATTTTTTGGATACCCGATGTATTTCAATCGATCCGGAGGATAAAGTTTGGGTTGGATGTGCTCAAGGACCAACAGCTGGATTAAATGAGGTTGCCGTTTTTTATATTGATAGCGACGATGTTTCGGTTGGTGAGAGCTGGAATTTTTCTGATCTTGGGGTCTTTGATGTTCCTCAGGAAATCTCACATGTTTATGCTTGTCCGTTTGGTGATGATATACTGGCATTCTCTACCCCATTAAATGGATTTGGTGGAACTGGTGCAACTTCATCGTACACCGAATTTAAGGGGGTTACTGGTGGTAGGTTATTTTATTATCTTATTGAAACTGATCAATGGAAAGAAACAGCTCCTGGCTACACCTGGCCTCACATATATGACATAAAAGCTAAAGGATATGAAGGGAAGGATTATTTCTATTATGTTGCTACAGATGAAGGATTACTCACAATACCACAAGGAACTCTTGATACGATAGATCTAAATGGTGTTAAAATATTAAAGCAGGCTCGTTTCTATAATACAAAAACCAGCGGTATATTATCTGATAGAGTTTTGTCATTAGATCTTGATGAGGATGGTAATTTATGGATAGGTACTGACAAGGGCCTCTCATTTTTTAATGGTGTAGAATTTTGGAATTATCCAACATCATCCGGACCAATAACCAAAGTTAAATCTAGACCTAATGGACATGTTTTCTATGCATCAGGAGACGGTGAGTTATACCAGGGAACTGGACTTTGGCATTTTAATGGGGTCAATCACACCCAATATACATCATCAAATTCCAATTTAAATAATAATAATGTTTTAGATATAAAACTGGTTGAACACAACATAACTCAGAGTGGACTTACTGTTTATGAAAATGGATTATGGGTTCTGTGTTATAATGACTTGGTTTCTTTTAATTATGATCAACCTCACGTTTACGGTTCTTCCAAATATGAGGGTGCTACAGGTTGGAATTTCACATATTTCTCAGCTACGGGTGCAACCAGTGCACCTCTTCCGAAGGTTGACAAATACACTTGGAAATATCCTGAATGGAGAGTTTATCAGGACGACTATTTACAGTATAAATTTCCTGGATTAGATCCGCGAAACCTTTTTCTCACAACAAAACTTTCTGATATAGCAAATGGGGAAGCTGGAAATCAACCATACTGGGATAATTGGCCAATTCCATCCTATGATGATGGGATTTCCATACAGAGTATATCATCACCAAAATGGGTTAGTGAAATAACAATTACGCAGAATCAAACAAACCCAACCTATTTCGGGTTTATTGAAATAACCTCATCCACCTCCATCAGAACTGCACTTGGATTAAAGTATTATATTGGTGGTTACATTAAGGGAAATGTTACTGTTAATTTTGGTAATTATAATAATAATGATGCTGCTACATTAATTAACATCAATCCAACCATAGGTGGATCAGTTACTAGCACCTCTGTTTCAGGATTATCTTCGCTAGATTTCGGTGAAATGGGATTTGTTGTTTCCTATAATGAAGCAGGAAATGTCGATTCAATTCTACCTTTTAGAGGTTATCAGACAAGGGTTCAGGATCTAGCCGCTTCGGAGGATGGTGAATATTTGGTTGCTTCGGGTATCTTTGATAGATTCATAGAAAATGGACCATATGTTTGGGATTCACTGGAAAGTGAAAATTACACATATCGAACCGGTCCAACTGGTGCACCTGCGGGGGTTACTACAAATAATGTTAATGGTTTAACCAGTGGTGCATATTCTTGGATATACGGATCAACAGGATCAGCAATAATAAACACTAAATGGACTTATCTTCCGGGTAATCTTGGACAATCAAGCGGAAATGTCGATTTTGGTTTCGATTCAGCCTCAACCTGGGAGGAATTGAATGCAGTTTATCTAAATTATAATGATACCTTTTCAGTTTCACAGACACTCAATAATATAGTTTCATCAAACTCCATTAGCTTGAGTAGCGGAGCATCGTCGGTTCTATATCGTGTTGATTATATAGAGAATTTACCTAATGCGCCAAAAGGTGTTAAGTTGGGTGTAAGCTATAGTTATCAATATCCTGGTTCTACTGGTGCATTTTCTTTTTCGAATGGAAATTCAATAGATGTTATTGTTTATGATTCGTCTAATAGCACATATCCCCTGGTGAGAGAAGTTTCTAGCGTTACTAATTATTGGGACAACTTTGACATTGATACCAAGTCAGTTTTCGTTGCTAAAATTGGAAGGGATTTAGGTAACACGATATCCTTTACTGATTTAGGTCTAACTGGAGGTTTTTCTTATGATGTTGCTAAATCATATAGAGGACTAGCTTTTAGACATTTTCCTAGTAAATATGAGCTTGATTCTAATTATCCTAATTATAAATCAACCAAGCTGGACGTAACTAGATATTCAATAAATCTTTCGCTGGAATCCAATCCGACTTTTTCTCTTTTGTCGAATACAGCGGATCTCTCAACTTTAAAGAATAAATGGAATAGAACGAATGACTATTTTTCTACATCCGATGAAATATTGGGAAGCACACAGGAAATATCACAGAATTGGAACTATGATTCAGTGTTGGGGTACATCAGAATGTCTTCGGAGGATTTGGCTTTATTCTCAACTAAAACATCCGAGAGCATCTATCCGGGGGTTGGATCGACCGGTTCGAATAGAATGATATCTGATATAAAATCACTTACAAATAACAACACCTCACTAATAACGGGAGTTTCTGATCAGAATTTTAATTTTGGTGGCATTGGAGTTACCGGGGTTTCTTCAACATATACTCCATATTATATAATTTTGGATAAAGACGGGAACGGTGTAACTGGAGGTTTTATAAATGGAGCGACAGGTCAATATTTATATCCAAAAACATCTAAGGATTCCTCTACATACTATGTAACCTCCATATTTGGTGCTTCTGGAAGCTATTTTGGCGATTTCTATGATGCTGGTGCTACTGGAACGACTTCGTCTCATTTTTTAACTGCTAGAATAACTGAGCAGGGTGTGCCACTTTCGATAGATTCATTCAGTTCGTCTGTTGCATACTCCGATATTTCACTAGTTGAATCTAGCAACTTAAGTACCGATCAATATTTCGTTTCGTACAGAGAAATCGGAGCAACATCAGATAATTTATATTTAGTTAAAACAAACAAAAATGATAAGATTACGGATTCCGAATCATTATCAGTAACCGGAACAAATCCATATACTGGAAATTTTGGTTTAGTGGTTAATACAGACCAGATTAACAACATAATGATTAGTGGTTTCAATTACGGTGTTACTGGATATGGTTATTATGAATATGGATCGACCTCAGGTTCTTTCATTTTGAGTGAACAGTATGTACCAGAACTAGGTATTAATTTGGGTAATATTATATCCCGCCCTGGATCTGGTGCTTGGACTTGGTGCGACGTTCATTCAACGGATAAAGGAATGAGCATTCCTTTAATGTCAACCGTTATTTTCAGTAACTATGCCTCAAATATCTATGGTAAGCAGAATAATAAGTGGATACTTAGCGATTCTGGAACTGGTAACGAGCTATTAAACGTTATGGGTACACCATATTTTATTTATACTTTTACCTCACCTGGGAATTATACGATTTACAATAGTGTAGAGGATTCTTTTGGTAACGTTTATGCTACTACGAGACCTGGGTATATTGAGGTTGTTAATCATAAAGTAAAAAGACCCGATGATAGAAACCCTGATGAAGTTGATTCATTTGATTACGGACAACCTGAACCTTTCTATGGAAGGGACTATCAGGCTCAAAAACTTGCCAAGGATCTTATCATCGAGCAAGAAAAAATATTTAAATCTGGTATACAACCTTTTGGTAGTCAGGTTAATATACCAGATAATCCAGACGCTACTTTCAGAAGCGAATAATTTATTTAGTATTATTTTTTTCCTCCCACTCATCGAAGACTTCCTCGATGAGTTTTACTATAGGATCCCTGACTATATCATCATTGGAAAAATACATTGTCCCTATTCCGTCCTTATTTTCAAAGAGCTTAATAACTAGATCGAGCGATGATAATTTGGGATTTTTCATATCTATTTGTTTAGTGTCGCCCGTTATGATCATTTTAGAATCCGTACCTATCCTGGTCATAGTGGATCTCATGTTTTTCTGAGTTATGTTTTGAGCTTCGTCAACTATTATTATTGAGTTGTCTATCGACCTTCCTCTGATGTATGCGAGAGGTAAAATCTGGATGATACCCTGATCCAACATAATTTGAGTTAGGCTCTCTCCAATTATTTTATGAAAGTTGTCGAGAAATGAAATCATAAACGGAAACATTTTTTCCTTGAGATCCCCCTTTAAAAATCCAACCTCTTCTCCCTCCAGCACAGTTACACTCTTAACCAAGAGGATTTTTTTAAATCTTGGGTCCGACTTTAGAAGTTTCAAAGCCTGAGCACATGCTAGATAGGTTTTCCCTGTTCCCGCTGGCCCTGATGTAATCGTTATTTTGTTTTCGTTTATGAGATTACTAAGCTTTTTCTGGTTTGTATTCTTGAATTTGTAATCTATTCTCAGTTTCTGTAAATCAAAATTCTGATTGTTTGCTGTTTGGCATGTAGTAAAATCGGATGTTTCCTTGTCATTGGATTTCTTAGTTTTGCTTCTTGTCATTTTCTAGTTTTTTTGTTAGAACGCAGATTGGGTACAACCTGGAAGATTTTTTTTTCGATTCAATAAAAAATTTGATTTTTTCGGTTTTTAGATGGGAATAAATACCGGTTTTTACAGTTAAAGATATATCCTTAAAGGCTTTTTTAGAAGTCTGTGTTTTTTGTCCCGTCATATTTAAGTGTTGTCTGTGACAATGATATATATTTCGCTCTAAAAAACAAATAAAAGAAAAAAATGGCAACTGTAAACATTAATGAAATCTTAGGTTCCGATTCAGTATCGGGATCCAGAGTAACCATAAATTCCAATTTTCTTGTTCTTCAGAACTGGATTAATGGTTACGTAAACGTATTTGGAATTGACACCGTAAATGGTATACTTGATCTTTCATCAGCTTCGACTGGTAGGGTTCAGGCAAAAATTGGTAGATTTGATTCGATTTCTCTTCCTTCCACAGGAACAGCAACCGCATCTATCAATTCAGCTGGTAACGCATCATTTGCAAGTGTTCAAACAACAACATTCACAGCATCAGGAGCTGTGGTAGCTTCATCGACCGTTACTTTCGGTTCGGCTTCAGTCTTTACATCAAATGGTACTGCAACATTCAACGGATCTTTAACAGCAAACTCGTCTCTGAATCTAGGTGCACAAGGTCATATAGTAAGTCAAAATACTACCTATCGATCTGGCGCTACAGCAGGAACCGCGTTTCCTTCTAATGCAGCCGGAGGAGGTGGGGTTTATTCTTCTGTTAATTCACCTTATGCAATCACTGGATTGGAAGACGTTATTTACGCAGAATGTGGACCTACTGGATTCTATATGAAAGTGGTTGATGGAACATCACCAGTTGGTGGAACCTTACCTGCAATTCCGCAGGGAACAAGAATTACAATAGTGAACACATCAGGAACCACTGGTTATATTCATACAGGTGTTACTGGATCAACTTCATATTACACCGGATTTAACACGAATGCTTCATATGGAGGATTTGATGCCGGGGGTTTAGTTGTAACATCAGGAAAAGCATATAGATCTTCCGTTGTTCTTCAATGGGAACCTAGAGTTGGACAAGGTCAGGCTACACAAAATGGATCTTGGGTGGTATTAGGTTCTACAAACATAACAGTATAATAAAATAATATAGGAATCAATGGCAAAAACACCATTTATAAGGCCTTTACAAGTTCAGGGTGGTACATTCTACACCTTTAGTTCGTCTGCGGAGGATCTTTCGTTCACTTTCAATAACTCGGTTAATAAATTTAGATTTTCTAAATTTGCACTGTTAAATATACCCAACATAGATAATAGCTCCAATGCAGAGACCAATTACATTAGATTAAATGGTCCTGATAGTGCATTCCTAGATTGGGCAAATAGTACAGGTTTAATTATAACTGGTAACGGGAACATTGATTTTTCACAGAGTTTCCAAAGTTATTGTTTAAATTTGGAATCCACGATAACAGGGACTGATGAATATGACTCTACGTTGAAACAAAATGTATCGGAAAGAGTTTTCTTTAAATGGTTAAGAGAAATTGGTGCTATTAGATTTAGAGCAGCTGATTCTGATGAGGTTGTTTCTTCATTAGATCAAAACACGGTTACTGTTATTGACGGTCTTCCTGTTACACAGAAAAGATATGTCGAGGGTGACTCAACTCCGGGTACAACGGGATCTTATGGACTTACCGGGGGTACATATAATAGAGTGGTACAGTATATTGGGAATCTTGATATAGTAAACTCCGTAAAAAATTCAACAAACACATATTCGGAGGTCTATGTTTATGTTCCAACTAAGGACGGTAACACACCAACGGTTCTTTTCAGGAATGTTGTTGATAGAAACTATTATCCAGATTATCAATGGAGCAACGATCCAGCAAATCCACTTAATGATGAATACCTATTTGGTAGAAATTATGACGAGACAAATCCTAGCGGGTTAACAAATTTAGCCATTTTTGATGATGATGTACTAGGCTCTCCAACTTCCAGCTATATTGATACTGGGGTTACTGCTGCTTCTGTTCCTGGTAATTGGTATTCTCCAAGAGACACCGCGAATACATATTTTACCGATTCTTCCTTTGTGGATCCTTCAAATTATATTATCACCAAAACTGATAATTCTAACAGTTTGACTTATGTTAGAAGTAAACTTGATTCGATAGGGATTGATTTCAATCCTAACTCATATCAGGGAATCATATCAGATCCAAATATATCAACGATAGAGGAATTCAATGCCACCGCAGATGCCTCAGATTTTGAGTTTAACGCAGTTTTAATTTATTATGATGTGTATGATCCTGCAGTACCTACCGATGTGGCTACGAACTTATATGGAGTTTTATTCTTAGATGACGTTAACTCTGAGAGCGGAGATGTTTTCATACCTAGATTACAGAAATATAGACCTAATCCTGTTACCAAATTAAATGGTAACTCATACGGATTCAAGATAAACTTAAAGTTTGATACTGACGTTGATCAGACCGGAGTGGAGCAAGCAATAAATGACTATTCCCCATTTTCACTTTCGATGTTCATGGATGCCATGAATGTTTTACAGGATGCCGCATCAACTTTAAATAATGCTAGTGTCGATTTCATAAATTTGAGTAATAGAGTTACGAATATTGAAAATATTACTCTATCATCACAAACCGCTGCGAATCTTGAAAGAAGAATAGAGGGACTAGAACAAACATTAGCTGCTAATCAGGCTCTGTTTAATAACACCAGTTCTATAATGGAATTAATCAATCAGAATTACGATCTGGTAAGAGCTATTATAAACAATCAGACTAGTGTGGAGGTTTCATACAATCTGGATTTATTTAAACAGGGATTGGGTATAAATCTTGACAGAAGCACTCCTAATGAGGTGACAGTCAACACCACAAACCAGGATTTTAATATAGGATCTGATTTAGGCAAGGGTACACTTACTCAAAACGGATCTAATGAGATAACATTAATTAATTTCTCGAATTATTTTAAGCATGTAAATAATGGTAATCCTTTAACTTTAACCGGGGATCTTACCATAAGAATAAATGACAATCCGGTAAACTGGAAGAATGGACAAAGATTCAGATTATCCTTTGGTGATATAGTCTATCCTGGAAATTATTTTATAAATATATTGACAAACTCACAGGGTAAATACCCTCTGGCTAATCCAAGCACAATTAGCTATTCTACAAGCATTATAACCCTAGACGAGTCTATGTTCGCTTCTCAGGATTATAGACCTGTAATAGATATAGTTTGTATCGATTCGGAGAATCTAAGATTCCAAGTTGATATGATAGGAAAAAGCTTAACCAACAACTAATAAAACAAATAACCAAAAGAAATGGCAGGAACACAAAATACAATAAGTTCTTTAGTAGCACAGTTTTTAAGACTTCAAAAAAACTCCCTTGAGATCATCAATGGTTTAAATGAGGTTGCTGTTTCTACCAACAACACGGTAAGTATAGAAGTTCTGGACGAACAAGGATTACCTAAGAATGCAAACGTACCTTCATATGGGTATCTAAGTGGTGAAATACAGAGACTTGATAATAATATAAAATCCCTGGCAGGGATTGGTGATTCTTCAGCAACCGTAAGAAATCCCGATGGTACTTACTCTCAGGTATTCAAATATCAAACTCTAAAGGAGCCACCTAGATTAACTAATCTATCAGTTCCTAGCACATTTGGTGTTAAGGATAACTGGTTCTTTGAGAGTTTTCTTAGTCCACTTCTTTATGTTAATATAAACGTTACAGGTCAAATTGCAGACTCTGATGATAGAATTGTGGTTAAGAGAATTATAGCAAACACTCAGACAGAGGAACAAAAATCCTATTTTGATCAGCAGCTTAAGGGTAGAAATGATTTATCATACGAACAATTTATACAGGCACTTGGTGATAATGGTATTGGTTATTTTGTGGATGAATCTATAGAGCAATTGCCGTTAAGAACAATAAGATACATTGGAGGATTCGGGGTTCTTAGTTATTATGACGACACCGTATCTTTAACTGACCAAAACGGAGCAACAATACAGGAAGTTAGAAGAAACTATAAGTTAGATAAATTGACTTATACAGACACTCTTACGAACGTAGTAGACGGTAAGAGCTTGGATGTCGGAGATAAGGTAGCAACTCAAGATGGTAGTTTATATCAGATAACATCAATAGATAGAGACCAAGCTTCAATCCAGGCTAAAAGAGTATCTGGATATCAACCAATTCAAATAGGTGCAAATTCCTTAACAATATCATCAACCGACTTCGGCCCAAGATATGTCCAAGTTAATGTCGGATACGACGAGAGACAGGGGATTTTCTTTAAAACAATAGACGATAATTTTAACATCGTAAGTGCCGTATGGTCAACGAGTATAATCTTTTGGAGTAATGAACTTACTACGAAAAATTCCGATGGTGAAATAGTTACTTTGGAAAACTATTACTTAACTCAGGTTTCTGATTTAGGTAAGGTATTTTTGGGCACAGCCAAGGAAAATAAAATTCCTGCCATACAGGGACTTTTACCCGACGCTCCTTTATTAACTGAGGAAAGCTTCAAGGTAGTACAAATAAATAGACAAGTAACACAATCCACTTCGATTAAAGTTGTTGAAGATAAGCTCAACATTAAAACAACTTTAAAGAGTGAGATTGACGCTCTAGATGAAGCTATAAGTGAAGCTCAACTTCAACTTAATACAGGTTTATCTAGATCTGATGCATATTCAGGAGGACGTAACCAGTTCATTTTAAGTCCTGATGCCTCTTTTGGAACATCGGAGGGTGGATCTGGCTTTAATACAAGAATCAGAGATTATGTTATTGATAGCCCATTAACAGCTCCAAGGGGTGTTAATATAGCTTCAATCAGAGCAAATCTTAATAGTCTTATTGACGAGAGAACAAAGAAAGCCCAGCTTTATGCTTCATTGGTTGACGAGGTTACCACACTGGTTCAGGACGTACCTCAAATAGTAACTCCACCAAAATATAGAGTTAGAGGATTTTGGCCAATCCCAGCACCGAAGGTCGATCCTTCAACCGGTCCTCAGCAAGTAATCCAGTTTTCTGTTAGATATAGATATTTGTCTGATAGCGGAGCAGCACAACCATCAGATCAGATAGAATTCGTTGATAATGACGGTTTAAAGAAAAACGCAGCATTTTCCAACTGGACCGAATATAAGACGGATATTAGAAAGAAAGTATATGATGAAAGCAGAGGAATTTACGTTTGGGCCGATGAGATAACATCGGATTCTGACGTTCAAAATATAAATCAGCTTGATATTGCTATAACTAAGGGCGAAAGATTGGAGATACAGGTGGCTTCTATTTCTGAAGCTGGATGGCCAGATAACCCACTAACATCAGACTATTCTCAATCTGTTACTATATCTTTCCCTGATGATCTTAGTGTTGAGGGAATCTCAACAACATTGAGACAAAATAATGAAGATGCAGCTGTTGTTAAGGTTCAAAGAAATCTTGATGCACAAGGATTACCTAGCCATCTTTCTCAGCAATTTACTTCTGGTGATAGAACTTATTATCACGACGCAACAGGAATTGCCAGTGGATTCTACAATAGCGCTGGTGCTGTTATAAATTTATTTGATAAATTAACTGAGCTCCAAAATCAAATATCGATGTTGTCATCTCAGATAACTACAGCTAAAGGTGTTCTTGAAATTTATTTGGTTGATTCGAGTAATAATAAGATTAAAGTTTCTAGAGGATCTACAGTTAAAATAACTGCAGGCTTCTATAGCGATATATTCTCAGATCCCCTTGCTTCCGATGCTGGTAAAATAGCTTCATTTACTTACAATATTCAGTTGTTTAATTCTAAGGCATCAGCGGTTGAGCTTGCTTCTGTTATTCCTGGTGGTTTAACTCTTAGAGCTCCGTCAACAATAGCTCCTCAAAATTATCCGGTTGGATATGATGATAATTTAAGATATGGTGACTGCCCTATTTCAATAACATCTTTAGTTTTGGCTGATAGCTCCATTATTAATAATGCATATTATAGACAGGCTCCTCCATTTGCTTCAGCAAATTCATATTCTCAGTACATTTACCCTAGATACAGAAGCGTTGGTTACGATCAGCAGCTATATACCGGTAATAACTTAGGATCCAGCTTTTCTACTAATTTTAGTGCTTCATATGCTTATGATGGTGGTTTAAATACGGTTAATTTTGGACAGTCTGGGGTATACCCTCAGAATGGTACGATTATGATTCCTTATGACCCAGCTTCAACCCCATCTACAGTTTCTGGTGCTACTGGATCTAATATTTGGAACGGAACATTCTCTGGGGTTACTGGAGGTACACCTAATGGTGGTGGGGTAATCTCCGAATTTTGTATCGACAAGAGACACCCGCATCTAGCTTCAGTAGGAAACTCATCATCATTCGTTGATTATGCTGATATGGTTAAACCTTATGCTGCATCAAACAAAGTTTATCCGCCATTTAGACACACTCAAACTTTCTGGGGAGATACAACTCTTGATTATTATTGGGTACAACAATCTTACAGAACTCCAATAACGTTTGCAACTGGTGCAACTGCATCTAGAGACGATAGGATGTATCCTGATAAGTTAGGATTCACCGCAAATGACGAATTCTTAATAGGTAAGTATTCATGTGGTTCCTACTTATATTTAGGTCCTCCTTCAGCATCTTCTCTTCAGGTACAGGGTACAACATCACTTTCAACAAAAACGTTAAATGATGGAGAGTCAAATGCAATAAACGTTCCATTAATTTTCCAATTTAGAGCGGTCGATAAAGCTGGATACATTGGTGGCTGGAGAAAATCAGGAAACCTTACGAACATAACATATTCCAAAAAAATAGGGGTGGATGTACAGGTTCAGAATGAGGATTCATTCTCGTTTGATGTTCAGGTAGCTGGATCTTACAAAAATGATACATTAGTTGCACCTAACTTCGACAGCGGTCTTAGTACGGTTTAATTTTATTAATAAATTTTAAGAATTTAATATATGTCCGGAGCAAAGCTTTTTGATTATAATTCATCCTTCGCCGTTATAAGAACAAATCCCAAGCTAACTGGGAATTTGAAAATAACGGTGGAATCCAATAACAGAGTTAGTTTTAATTCTCTTAGTGTTAACTCAACGCTTAGTAATGATAGATTTAAGAATTTTAATATTACTGGAGAGAATAGTTTTGCTTTGGATGTTTTTAATTTTTTTGATAAAGGAACAACTCCAGCTTCAGCGATATTTCAGGTTGGTGAGTTCACCAGGGGATCTAGAGAACCTGCAAAGCAATTTGGCGAGCAGTATGACTTTTTTTATGCTAGCGGTGCATCTGCCTTAGCCGATAAAAATTACTCTGAGTCTTTTAGCTACTTTGCCCCTCTATGGATAAAGAATGAAATTCCCGATTATTTTGTTATATTCAAGGTTCCTGGTGCTGTTAGTTATCCATACTCCACCAATCAAACAACAATTTCAAGCTCGTTAAAGTACAAGCTAGTTCAAAACTACGACAGTCCTGAGGTTTTTAAAATCACGTACGGAAGAGACCCATCAGGAAATGATGTTGTTTATTCTGCCGGTGATATTTTTACTGGATCTAGTAACTATAATTCCTACACGATTCTTTCTGGTAGTGGTATAGTCGTTCTTTTCGATGAATTGGCAAATTTACCTCTGGTAAATGACGTAGAATCACTTTTTAATAGCAAGATAATTCCGAATCTTTCTGTCGTAAAAACATTTGATATAGGAGAAAATAGTAAAATTGGAAAATATATCAGATCTATATTTAATGATAAGCAGTTTTCCAAATCACCAATGGAAGTTAGCTGGGGACCTAATTCCTATACATATTTTAACGGAGTTTCAGTTTCCGATGGTATATTTACCAAGAAGGGAGAGATCTTAACTTCATATTATACCAGCGATTCTTCCGATAAGATGATGGATTTTGAGTCATATATGACTTCCGGATTTTCTAGAAATAATATAATATGTCCAAATCTTCTGAATCTTGAGTTCCTATTCGATGATCCTGATTCTGATATGTACACCATTAACAGATACATGGGATTCTATGTTTCTAAAAATGACATGGCCTCATTTAGATTAAATGGTAATTTTTTCTATGAATATAGAAATCTGGAGGGTAATAACGATTCACCAAAACCATCAAGAAACTCTTTTGGTTATTATTATGATAATAACAGCTACGGTGTAACTGCATCTACAGGAGTTAGACTTTTTTATGAAGAAGCAACAGGATTTCTTCCTGGTTCTAATGATGTTAATTTATTAAACCCACATAAATTATTTTATATCACTGACAAGGAAAATAATTTTTATACACTTAAGAGGGATGAGGGTTATTTGGTACCAGGTGGAAATTCACCGGCATATTCATATGGTCCTTTTAACAGTACAACCGGAGAATTTTCAGCAACTGGATCGACTGGTGCTACAATGGGATCCTTTGTGATACAAGATAATTTTGTAGATCTTCTATCTTTCACCGGTACTGATGTTAAAATAGCCACAGTTCCTGGAGTTCTTGCTAGCGAAGCTGGTAAAGCTTACTGCGATGTTGAGTTTCTTAAACCTTATGATTTAAATAAGCCTTTAACTTTTAAAATATATTGGCCAAATGGTAGAAGAACGGAGGGATCTAGAAAATATGACATTGTCCAATCAGAGGATCTTTCCGCTATTTTAGTATGGGTTGCAGGATCTTATTATTCAACCGGATCCACCTTCTATTTTAATGCTTCGGCTGGTACTACTGAACAGATTGCTACTGGACTATCAAGTCTATTTGATATCGTGAATCCAACTACATGGGAAAGCGGATCCAATTTAAATACATCTATCATAAGATTGAAGGATTCGGGAACCTATGGAAACGAAGCTTATTCCATAAGTGTTTTTGATGACTATGATTCGTTTACTTCTAGATACAGGGGAAATTGGTCAAATACAAGTGCATATGCTTCCGGTGATATTGTCCTTTATAATGATATCTATTATTTGACAAACACCAACATAAGTTCACCCTCACCAGGTTCTTTTAATAACAACCCATCAATTTCTGGATGGAGTAGATACTCGACCTTTTCCAATTCTGGTTACATTAAAATAAACGGTATAGATGCATCACAAATAACTAGTAATGTACATTTTAATGGCGGAACTAGAACTAAAGATACTAGAGTTACCTTTCCTATTGAATATGATGGATTCGTTAAGCCTGGAAGTTTTATAAAAACGACCGAAGGATATTCTATCATAACATCGGTTACAAGATATGTGGATTCACCTCAGAGGGATTCAGTTACCAATAAGATAACCGGATTTAATAATTTTAGCTATACTAAGGTTGCTAACATAGCAGATTATATACCGAATGACCTCTCTAGAAGAAACACCCTAACATATCCAAGAATAGAATTGGGGTCTGATCGTTCTTTTAATGTTTATGGAACACCTAAATTAAATGCTGGAGTTTTCACATTTTTTGATACCAAAGAATTTGATTTCGATTTTTGGTCTTCCAATTATGGATACACCCCAACCCCGGAAACCTATAAATACTTTCAGCTTGAAGTTGGTGCAAGTGGATCAATTTCGCCCGGAATACCATATCTGGTAAAACAAGGGCAAGCAAATTACAATGGTTCCTTATATATTGAAGGTTCCATATTTTATGGTGTAACCGGATCTAGCTTTTTTACTGATGCTAGTCCAAACTTATACAAGGAACTTGTTGTTTTTCCTGCACAGTATTCGGATATTTCTTATGATCCTATATTAACGAATTACGGAAACCAAATAGGTTACAATGGTGATTTAAATGCATTTAATGGATTCATTGGAATTCAGAGTTTAGATCCACAGCCTATCCCGGCTTCAGCTTCTAAAACTCAAATATTCGAGAGGGGTAAACTCGAAACTGAATATGAATATCTGGAGGAGAATTACACCCCAGAAAGAGCTAATGTTTCCAGAATAGTTCCTTTTATCAATAAGTGGGTTTATACTTCTGGAACTGATGCTAGAGGTAATTCATACAGGCTAAATCTTAGTCCAGCTTTTACTCCGACAAATTTTTCACCTAGTATTGATAAGAATATACCCGATTCTAGATATATTACCCATGAGTGGTTCTTATTAGAGGAACCGCCCAGACAGTTCCCTGTCAATGAAATGCAAAATCAGAACAGTTATCTTGCGGGTAAGATAGATCTCGACAAAGCAAGAAGTGCTGATCCTGCAGATTCACTTTATTTATCATCATATTTTACTGTTGAACCCCAGGATTATGCATCGGAATATGTTGATCCGAAAGCATATACCAAGGAGTTATTCACGCCTCTGACATATAATAAATCTAATGGATATTATGAAACTCTTTTTAGAGGAGTAAAAGTCTATCTAAAGAAAAGATCAAATCTTTCTAATTCGGTTGCGGATTCACTTGACAAATATATTCCACAATACAGAGGATATGAAGATTATAAATTTGCTGCAATATTAAGGGCCGTACCTGAGGATGATTCAATTATACAGGATCCGGTAAGTTACGAGGTTATAGAAAATTCCCAACAAAAGTTTGTTCTTTTTGTTTGTAATGTTCTTATGAGGGATTATAAATCTCTTCCTCTTGGATATACCGGAGGAACAGGAGGAACCCCACAATTGGACTATACTCTTTTATATTCGTTAAGTAACAAAGAAAGCCTAAAATCTACACTGATCACGGGGGAAAGACTCTATGATATTGCTGACATTAAACTAAGTTCGGCTCTGGATCTATCATTATCTTCGGGAAGTATAGTTAATACCACAATAAGTCCTGGTATCATAAATTACATACCTAGCGCAACATACGATACCGACTTGAGAGAGGAAATTCACACATTCTTTGTGGAAAATTCTGTTGGTGCAACTGCGGGACCAGATCCTACAGGAAGAGGAAGTTTTATTGTTCCTGGTATAGCTGGTAGTCCAACTTATCCTTGGCCGATAGGTGTCGGTCCAAATTATATTGAATTTGGAAGAGTAGCAACGGGATCTGCTTCCTACATATTTAATATACCTTTTTCTGCTGCCGATCCGGTGACGGTTCCGGTTGGACCTTCTTCCGTTTATCGAAATAATCCAGTTTTTCAAATTCAGGGAGGAGAAAGTTACTATGATTCGATATTGCAGAGGACTTCTGTTGCTGACATTGCTAGAAGAGTTAATTCAAGCTCAACATACATTAGATATCGAACTTATGTTTGGGATCCAATTAACTCAGTTACTGTTGAAAGAAATAATGATTTTGAGCTTTATATAGAAAAACCAACAAGACTAGTTAAAACAAGAGGGACTAGAACTTCTAAGTTTTATGGCGGACCACAAACAATAGGAGAATCTACGCCAACCGGATATATTATGCAATCCAATCAAAATCTACCGTCCACACTTCTGAGATATTCGGGTGGATATGAGCCTATATTTAGAAAAGTGGTTCATTTTGATAATGATAAATCCGATAAGATTTACGGATACAATCAGATGGATCTGTCCTTTAGAAATTGTAATTTTGCACCAAATAAATATTATTTTGGGGTATCTAGAAACCTACAATTTACTAAAGTTTCACTGGACAATAATATTCTCTCGTTGAGTCAAAATTTACCTGAAGGACCAGTTTATCCTCTTGTTGGTCAGTCACCAATATGGAAGAAGGATTTTAATTTATTCTCTTCATCTTGGGATCCTGGATATTATCAGCAATTTACGGGTGCAGAAACTTATGTTGATGTAGCAGGTACTAGATCAATGAAGGAATTTAAATCTTTCTTTGGTTCTAAAATAATGAAAACCCCTGACCCTGTACAGTTTAATAATTACATAACATTACAGATTTCTAGAACAACCGGTTCTTCCGATGTTGCTTCTGTAAATGAAATGATAAATTCTTATTTGGCTCCGATACAGTCAATAACCCCTTCAAACTCGTCTTCCGGTATAGGTAGTGTTGGACCATATCTTTCTGGAGTTGATTATAATAAGTTGGATCTATCTATATTCCCTGATGCTGAGTTAATTTGGCAATATTTTCCAGAGACTAATTCAATTAGGGGTATAATAAGACTTGATAGAATGTTAAGGAGATATCTTCTTAATTCAGGTATAAAACAGACTTTTATAGACAATATCATATCTGATTTTGGTGTTGGTGATCCGGATTCCATAAACGATGATGTAAATGCTTATATTGATTTAAACGTTTCCCCGTTATATCAGGGTAATATATTTGATATGTACGTCAAGAAGTCGTCTGAACCTCTGAACCAAAATTACATGGTTAGAGGGGACATAGCAAATTCCGAAAAATATAAGCTGGAATTTTTCAATGAACCAAACTATAAATTAACAAAAAATAGGGATTTAATTTACGATTTTGAGTATAATCTAGAAACAAATTATAACTACTCATTATTATTTAATCTTGGAATAACTAAAATATAAAATATGCCTGTTACTAATATACAATCTTTAAATTATGGTGACTCACAATCACAGATCATCGACAAAATAAACTACAATTTTGACGAGATTGTCGAGGCTCATGGGGGAACTCAGGGTATTACCGGACCTACCGGGGATGTTGGACCTATTGGTTCGAGAGGTCCCATCGGATTTACAGGAGGTACCGGGGTTAGAGGTACTAGATGGTTTGTTGACTTAGTCCAGCCATCGGGAACTTTTAACACTGTTTCAGAGGGTGACTTTTGGATAGACGCCAGTGACGGAAGAATTTTTATTTTTACCGAATCTGGATGGACAAACACTGGATATACATTAGCTTCAGGAGGTAATATATTTAAACAGGAGGACTCATATTTCTCATCGGGTGGAACCGGATCAGCTATTCTTTTTGACCAGATACTACCTCAGAATTATCTCATGATTATAGCTGACAAAGTACCAGAGTCGGGCGTACTGAATGAAAATTTGTCTAAATTTGTAATTTCCACAGATACCACTGTTAACGATTCACCGGTATTGGAGTTCTCCAAGAGTAATGTTGAATCTGGGGATATCTCTGATTACTCTCAGCACCCTATCTTCAGATGGAAAAATTTCGACCCATTAAATAATTCTCTGGTTTTAGAAATACCCGGCGGATCTTTCGTAATAGGTTCCTCTGGAGGATTCCAATCAACATTTGACTTTTTAACGGTACAGACACCATCAGCAACTTCCATTTCTTATGGTGCAACTTCAGGATCTGGTATATTTTCTACGGGAGGGTTTGAATTAAATACCAGCGGACAATTTAAATTTAGAAGTTCTTTTTTTAATGTCACTGGTGGATCTGGTTATATTTCCGCGCCTGTTAATTTAACGGCAAGTCTTACCCCGACAACCCCCTCAATCTTCACTTTTAGTGGTGGAACTGCAGGTTTCAGAACTTCAAGATCCGGTGACAGTTTTAATACGTTGTCAAACTCCGTTTATGCTCTTTCGTTAGAATCATCTTCCGATCGTGAATTTTTCATAAACACAAAGGGAAAAATAAGAACAAAAAAAGCGGAGACCTCGATTTCCTATGCATCGACTACACCTGGAGCTACCAGTACAGTATCGTCTAATTTGGTTAACTGGTACCTTATTTCAAGAACTTCTACTCCTGTGGCATCCTCAGTTTTACAATCAGGTAACACCATAGTCATAAATCCGGTTATACCAACCAGCAGCTATGTTGGTATTGGAGTTTATAGTGCAGCTGATTACTCTTGGGGAACGACTGGTGGACTTGAACCTGGTCAATCCATAGATATTAATGTCCACTATAGTCCAAACACAACTCAAAGGGGTTTTAGTGAGGGCTTCCGTTATATTGGTAAAGGAGCAACCAGTGGGGACGTATCAAATGTAATCACTTTACCTTTCGCAGCAACTAACGTGGACTTCACTTTAGCTAGAGGAGTTACATCCAGTAATATGACCGTTTTTTATAGAGCTTATGGTTCTACTGGTGGATCTGGTGGATCTTTTGTTGTCTGATATATACAATAATTATTCCACTTAATCTCAAATGGCAGAATTAAAATTACTAAGAATAGAGGAGGGTGACTCTCAGAAGACTTTAACAGATAAGGTAAATGTAAACTTTGCCAATCTGATAATCTTTGATGGTGGTCCCTATGGTAGAATTGGAGAAAAAGGTCCAGAGGGAGCTAAAGGTGCCACCGGGCCGATTGGATCGTATGGAGATCGAGGGGTTCGTGGTACAATTTGGACTGTGGGTCCCTGCCAGCCAAGCCCAACAGGATCTATAGTCGGTGATTTTTGGTTGAATACAGATAATTCAAATTATGTTTATCGTTTCGGATCGGATAGAAATTGGTCACAATACGGTTTTAATTTAAAATCTGAGGATCTTTTCAGGGTATACGGACCACTTTTGAACTCAGCTGGTACCACTAATAAATACGGTTATTTTCTATCATCCAATACTCCGATAGATTATACTGTTGTTATTACCGATAATCCATCTATGGATAGCGGAACTGAATTTTCACCAAACCCAATATTCAATCCACAATATTCAAAGTTTGTTATATCCGTGGACGGAACAAATCCTAATAAAAACATATTAGAATTCACAAAATCTGATTATGATGATACCTCGTTCACTGAAGGAACTCCTAGATTTTATTGGAATCAGGGTCCTACTGCAGACAGAGGAAATTATGGGTTATCCTTCAAAAATTATGACCGGACAAATTTTAGCCTACCTAATTCAACTCTGAGATTCGAGTCAACTTCGTCATCTATATCCCTTGATTCAGTCGGATTCAATCTTTATCTAAATAGTCAACAGTTATTTACTGTTAATTCATCAGGTGAAATTTATTTTGATTTCAATAACGGTACTGCTCTGTTTTCAACAAGAAATATATCATATAGCCCAAGTGGGTTTAATTTAACTACTGGATTAAATGTTTATTCAGAGTCAAGTGATCAAAATCCTCCACTGCATCTTATATCAGGATCTGCTGGAACCGGAAATTTAAGATACCTTTATAACTCGACGCCAAGTAATTCAGCATTTTTATTTAGAGTAGTTCAGGGAACAGGTACGTTATTTTCCACCTTTGGTGCGGGATATACTTTCATGGATAAGAGGGTTAATTCTATACAATCCCCACAAAATTTAACCCAAACTGCTTCAGGAACATATGGGTCAACTACCGTAAATTGGACAGCAGTTATACCATCCATAGCTGTAAATACAACGTCGGGTGATTATTTTTATGCAAATAATGGATCTGATTTTGTTATTGAAAGATCACCATCAGCTTCTCCCGGTGACAGAGGCATCTGTATATGGACTCCAGCAACAGGTGGAACCGTTGGCTTTAACGGAGGATGGTTAAATTTGGTGGAGGATCAAGAGGCTATCACATTTAGAGTACATAGCACAAATCCGGGATCAACAGCAGATTGTTTTAGATATCTTGGATTGAATACGAGCCAATCCCCAAATATTATACCATCAACGTTTAATTCTGGTGTAAATGAGGCAGTTGCAATTTTACCTGCTGGTGAATATGCTTCCACTGCCGAATTTACGGTTGTTAACGTAAGGGGTGCAACTGGAGGTGCCGGTGGAACAGGAGGAACTCGAAGATGGTACAAAGTATTTTATTCTGCGTGGGGCGGTAATTTATCAAATACCTATTGTGGGGTTTTAACAACAAGTAATTCAATAGCTTAATATGCATTTCAATACTAAATACATTTTTCAGGGTGACGATAGAGGTGAAATCGCCAGCAAGATCAATTACAACTTTGATCAGATAATTTCATTTGCTGTTGGTCCTGATGGACATATTGGCCCAAGAGGAGCTACTGGATTATATGGTCCTGCAGGATTTAAGGGATTAACAGGAGCTACTGGAGCGAGAGGAACGATGATATTTAAACAACCAACTCAACCTCTTCCTTCTGAAACACAGGAATATGACATTTGGGTGGATAATTCTTCAGGTGAGGGTGACGTGAATGTTTTAGGAGCTACCGGAACTTGGAATTATTCAGGTTATTCTTTTTTTAGTTCCTCGTATTTTTCAACCTATTCTTGGATACTTGGACCAGCTGGATCCACTGATAAATATGTTGTTGGTATTAAAGATATAGCAAATGCTCCTATCACTAATCTGGTTATAAGCGACGGTAACCCAACATCATCAGTTTCAAATCCAAATAATTCTAAGGTTCTTGTTGCCACGCAAGATCAGACGTCAACACCAATATTTACTCTATCTAAAACTGGAGCTATTTCTTCTGGAGTACCTTCTTTTTATTGGGAGTCTACTGGATCCAATCGTAATCTTGTTTATAGGTCAACGGGTGATCTTGAGATAATATCTCAGTTGAGGATGTCTATAGATTCAGGCCTGGCAAGAACTCTTTTATTTGGTAATAATGTTAATATAACAGCCTCGAGTTTTACTGTGGGTGGATCTGGTGATTTCCAACTAGCAGCAAACACAACTGTTGGTAGTGGTGGTATATTTAATGTACAGTCTCAAAATTTACTGATCGCCTCCTCATATTTCACTAGTGCTGATCCTTTGACTATATACGCAGCATCAGGAAATTATGTTCTCAATGATGTCCCAGTTTCTGCTGGATTAAACTCCGGTATAACAATATCAACAACATCCACGGCAAATGATAGTTTTTCGATAAATGATCTAACTGGAAATCCGATTTTATCGGGTAAACCATTTGGATCGGTTGATAGCGGGAAACACTCACAAACAATATTTGGCTCAACCGGTGGATTTACCGGAGGTACCGCCGGTCCATTTTCATACCATGTAAGAAGGGCTTCTCAAGTTACTAAAAGCACGGTTACAGTTCTATCAGCTGCTCGATATCTTTCAACCACAGCAGGGACAGATACCCTAAATAACGTTTTCGATCTAACAGATCTGTCTCTTTGGAATTCAAATGTTATAGTCGTTACACCTACATTGTATACGAATAGCGGACAAGCTGGGGTTTATTTGAGAATACCAGCATCATATTTGAATTCATTAGAGCCAGTTTATAATACGGGTCGAACCAATATTTATAGAATTCTTTTAAACTCACTAGATTCTAGTTTATCTGCTAGGTTTATTAATGGTTTTGTTTTCAGTTACACCAATTACGGTTCAGGAGGACTAACTTCAACGTCGATTTTAAATTACTTTAATTTACCAACTCCGATTTCTATTAATAGTTATTGCCAGTATATCGATCTCCATTGGCTAGGAATATCAAACTCTTCCAATCTTAATCCGAGACTTTTCTATAAAGCATGTAACGGTGTCGGTGGATATTTAGAATTAACCAACTTAAATAGTATAGGATCGGAACAACCTATTACATCCGGGTCATCTCCAACCTCTGGTACAGGAAGCCCGAGTTTTGACGACGGTAGCTTCATTTCAAGTGGTGGTGGATCGTTTTTCAATCCATTCTGTCCAACTCCAGATATGTTAATTTATTTAGGTGATGGTAATTGGATTGCTGCTGGGGAGCTTAATATCGGAGATATAGTATATACGCTTCATGAGCAAACTAACCAGTGGGATTATTATAAAGTTTCTTCAGTTGACAGAGCCACTCAGCCTGTTATCTCTGCAATTATTGGGGGCAAAGAAATTAAGGTATCAGAGCACCATAGATTCCTCACTGTTGATAATGAGTATGTTTCCATTAACGACCTTCAGATTGGTTCCGAACTTAGAACGATCGACGGTTCAGTTAAATTAGAATCTAAAACAAATATAGGAGAGACTGAAGTTGTTAAAATAGAAATTGAAAATGCACATACGTATGTTCTGGAGGGTGTAATCTCACACAACGTAAAAATAAGTCAGTTTATAGCAGCACCATAAAAAATTAAAATATATATAACTATGATAAATCTAACAAAAAAAGAACAGGAAAGCATGCTTAATCTATCTAAGGAATTTGTAAGCATACATCAAGAGATTCTCCAGGTTGAGAAAACTATTAAGGAGATGGAAGACAGATCATGTGAATTGATATCCCAACTCGAGAGATGCAGAGAAAACGAGAGTGATTTTATCTGCAAATTAGAAAAAAAATACGGAATCGGATCTCTAGATCCTATCAATCTCGTATGGAAAAAAGAAACAGTAAATAATGAAGTACATTAACAAAGAAAATTTAGGTAAGATATCGGGTTTATTAGGAAATAGATTTTTTCTAATTGCAGTAATTGTTGTTTTAATAATGCTCTCGTTAAAACAGTGTGGTGATGTCGATCATGCTAAAGCTGAAGCATTAAGAGAACATAATAACTATTTGGCATCTCTTGATTCGGTTAGAGTTATAAAGAATGAGCTTGGAGAGCTTATCGTGGAAAAATCGGCATATCAACTTAAGGTTTCTGAATTAAGCAATGAACAAAAAGATCTGATAAAAAGACTCGACTTAAACACGAACGGGAGAGGAACAACACCAAAGACCGTTATCCAGACAGTTTCAGAATATAATGAAACTATAACAAACATAAAATCGGAGGTTGTTAAGGACCCAAATGGTTCTGAAGCAATAACATTCAATCATGAACCAACTTTACCAGGAAAAAATAAATTAAAAATATCAGGAAAGGTACCATACGATCTTAATTTACTGAGGGATCCTGCAGATTCTACTAAATATATAGCTTCAGTTAATCCACTAGGTACAACTTTAACCATAGAGCAGAATATTGATATCGTTACTGGTCTTTATCAAGATCCCAAATCTAAAAGAATAATGACTAGGGTAAGTACAACCTATCCAAATTTAACTTTTAGCGAAGTTAATTCTTTTGATATTACTGATAATCCGGAAGCTAGAAAAGCTTTAAAAGCAGCTAGAAAGGAATTTGGTCTTGGAGTAAGCGTAGGTTATGGTTTAATAGGAAACTCAAATAGCATGAGCACCGGTGTTTTTGTTGGACTTGGTCTCCACTATACACCAAAATTTTTACAATTCGGAAAATAAAATATAAAAATGGCATTTACTACTACATCCAAATTTGTACAGATTACTCCATACCTTTTGATGGAGTATATGTATGCTGATGAACCAACACCGGAAACACACTTTGTTAATAGTGGAGGGGTTACCGTGGGGTATAATAAATTGATAAATGGATATAGAAGTAATACAGTCCAAATTTTCAATAGAAATTCCGATTATCCCACTACACATAATACAACCGAGAATAACGTGGTTAGAATAGGTGAGTCATCTTTTGTGACACTTGATTCCAATCTGATAGTTCCATTTAATGATTACTCTGATGAGCTAACTGATACTATAAACTTACCAATAGTTTTTCCGTCTAATTTGCTGGTTGTTTATGATACTGTTAGATATCACATAAGAGCTGGATATAATCTAAACAATCTTGATGGCTTGATTTTAACTGTCGAGTATCAAGATCAAAATTTAGAATACGTTACAGCTTCTCAAATTCTATTAAAGAAAGGAACTGAGCAAGAGTACAATTTAAATCCAAATCCAGTTACGATCGGAGCAAATATCTATGATAAGTACTTTGAGATAAAGCTTCCTAACTTGAAGGATATGAACGATAAGTATTTAGCTGCTTCGTCCGCTTTTAAACCAGAAACACTTGCTTCGTTAATTAGTTCGAGTGGAAATGGATTTATTTACGGATCCCCACTAAGAGTAACTGCTTGGCAGGTTCAAAATACTGTAGATTTTAACGGCTACGAGAGATATAATTGTGCCGAAATAGCTACACTTTCTCTAGAGCAGGAGGATCCTTTTTCTAATATAGGTGCTACCATCAAGGAATCCGACAGGGGTCAATTTTTTGAATATTATGCAACTGATAACGAGGGATTTATAGAGGATTTTATACTTTTTCAAAATTCGATAGGAAATGGGTATTATATAAGTCACCAGATAGAAGTACTAGAACAAATAGGGGCAGCTCTTATACAAACCTCAGGTTTCCAGTCTATACAAACGACTGCATACGATCTTCCTAATTACTATAGACCTATTGTTAGAAACGCAGCTGTTGCTGCTAGTTTTACCCTTAGATACACGATGTCTCTGATTAATAGCGTTAATCAAAGTCGAATAATTAGAATATCTACATACAGCTCGGTTAACCCTAGTCAGTGGGGAACTAATATAACTCCGATACAGCTAAGTACATTCCCGCAAGTTCAGAAGATCTATAACAGAGTTTATTCACAACCTGGTATTACTGTTGGCGGCGGAACAACAGTAGCACCTAAGGAAATTGTTAAATACACGAACGTTTTTATTAATCAAAATTATGTTACGTCCACAGTAAATAATTTGACATTTACTGATAATAGTCTGAATATAAATTCAGGAGCTGAACAAACAACGGCTTTTGGAACCGGAAAAATGAACATCACAATTTCACCATTCGACAATTACTACAAGTTTAAATTTATTAAAAGTGGTCCTTCAGCAGATCCAGTTCCGATTGATTTAAGTGCTTCTGGTAATTTTAATATCTCCTTTGTTGATAATGTTGGTAACAAAATACAGGTTCCCGCACTGGAGGATAGAAATCTAGCAAATCCATCAACTGGAGAATTAGCTTTTAAACTTGATGAATCCATTTCAACCAAGGTTCTTCAGCTAAGCGACAGAAGATTTTTTATTACAAACGGAACATCCATAAATAATGCTCAATCCGGAGTTGCTGCAAAAGAGGTGGTTTCAGTTGATGCAGGTGTTACTGATAATGTGGTTGAAAAGAGAATTGAATCTGTCATCGCAAATAGAAGAAATGAAGCTATGGCTATCAGCGGAGCCAATAACTATATAAATATTCCAGCATCCAATATACTTACACCAGTAAATAATGCTAATTCTGTCATGTATTGGGGGTATTGGAAAAAACCAGGAGAGGATGATATTATTGTTGGTGCTACAGCAGCAGCTCCAGTTATAACTCCGACTAGTGGTGTTGGTGTTGTTGGAGCTGTAGAGGAACCTGCTCCTGTTCCTATAATTAAAAATGTAAAACCGAGAACTTCGGGTTCTGGTAAATTCTTGATTGGTTCCGCAACTGCGAACACCACTGAGACATTAACTGGAAGTGCATTGATATCAGCTCTAAGTGCTGAAATTGCTGGATATAAAGCTACTGGATGGCAGGATCAGACCATTATAAATTACTTCATGGTTCCTGGTAAAGCTGGATATATTAAATATCCTGGACTAACCAAACAACAGTTTATCCAGGCAGCTACTGGTATATTAGCACCGGCGACTCTAACTAGATTTGGTAGAACAAATAATGGCGGTGGCGGATGTCCAACTCCAGATATGAGGATCTTAACATCAGATGGTGATTATATTAAGGCTGGTGATATTAAAGTAGGAACTAGTGTTCATACGGTCCATGAAAAAACTGGAGAATTTGGTGACTATAGAGTTTCTTATGTGGGTAGAATGATCCAGCCTATATTAAGAGTCAGCATAGATGGAAAATCTATAACAGTTTCAGATTCCCATAAATTTTTAACTGAGAATGGTGAATATGTTACAATCTCTAACATAACTGAGGGCACTTTAATTAAAACCATTAACGGATTAGCAAAACTTGAAAGTAAGCAGAGAATAGGTGAGGGAGAGGTTATTAAAATAGAGGTTGAAAATGCACACACTTACGTTCTGGAGGGAGTTATCTCACATAACATTAAAGCTGCTTCCTTAGTAGAATAAAAAAATAATTTTAGATGATACTCAATCCTAAATCAAGTAGTTTTTATTTCGTTTTTCCGAAGGGATTTTTCCCTGAGATTGTTGTTGATAAATATTTGCCATATTTAAAAAAGCAGCCAATACCTTTTGACAACGTTGCAAATTATATGAATAGCACCATCAGATCTATTGGATTCCCATCCATGACCATAGATTCAGTTGAGCAAATAAGACCATTAGGAAAAAGAATAAATTATAAAAGTGGTACACCAATTCAGGATCTTTTTAGTAAAGATTTTGCGATCCAATTTAAGTTGGTTGATGGCTTTATTAATTACTTCATAATGTTGGATACGATTATACATTTCATGGACTTTCAGAATCCCGGTCTTTTCCTTCAGAACTTACCACTTAGAATTATGGATAATGAAGGTAACATAATAACCTCAGTTACTTTTAAGGAGGTTACTTTAACCTCTTTTTCTGAACTTGAGTTAGCTTATACTTCCAATTCGCCTCAACCGGCATCATTTACTGTAGGGTTTAAATGTAACTACCTAGATATAGTTTTGGAAGCTAAATAAGATATATAATCTAAATAAAATAGTAACATGAAAAAATTTACAGACCTAAAACAATTAAATGAAATGAAATACGGTCAGCCACTTTATAGTGAAAAAGACCACATGAAAAACCTTTTGATCGCTGCATCAGGTAATGATCAGAGAGTTTTAAATGACATCGTGAATTGTTTAACCGATGCACAGATGAAGCAGTGCTATGATAAGCTTTCTAAAGCTTATGGTTACACTGGTAGTGTGGGCCAAAAAGTATCAGCATAAATAAAGTCTAACCATTTAATCTAATTTTTAATGAATTTAGTCGGCATAGACTTTTCTATAAACTCACCAGCATTTTGTTGTTTAAAGGATGGTAAATACACTTGGGGCTCTGTGACAAGATCTGATAGATCTTCGGAATCACTTTTGAAAAATTCAAAAAAACCATACTTTATATTGGAACAAGATGACAATTTTGTTCTAAAGTTCGTAGATAAAAAAGATTTACCCGATGACTATTCGGGAAGGGAGAGAGCTAAAATTGGTTACTTCCTTGAAATAGTTAATGCTCTTTGGGATTCTATAATTGAAGTGATGGGGCACGATCCGTTCCATGTTGCCATGGAGGGTTTAAGCTTCTCGTCAAATGGAAATGCACTTATTGATATTTCGATGGCAACTGGACTACTTAGGGAAAGAATAATTTCCGAGGTGGGTTCAGATTCTTTTCATGTATTTTCTCCAACCACCATTAAAAAATATGCGGTAAAGGGAAATGCAAAAAAGGATGAATTGTATCATGCTCTTTATAATTTTAAAGAAGATGAAACAAATTTGGAACATTTTGGTAAAATATTAGAAACAAACAAAGAGGAGTGGATTACCCCAAGTAAGGTGGTAAATAAACCGATCGATGATATTGTGGACGCAACTTGGATTAATTTATATTTAAAGAAAGAATTAGGAGAATTTTATGGAATTAAAGGAAATCTTGAAGGAACATCTAAATCAGGCCTCTGACATTTTAAATGACTTCATTAACAACGACGAGTATCTAAGCTCGGTAGAGGAGGCTGCTCAGACTATAATCACAGCACTACAAAACGGTAATAAAATAATATCAGCAGGTAATGGCGGATCTATGTGTGACGCTATGCACTTTGCGGAAGAACTATCTGGCAGATGGAGGGAAGACAGAAAACCTCTGGCTGCCATTTCTGTATCAGATCCCTCCCATATAACTTGCGTTGGTAACGATTACGGATTTGACCAGATTTTTTCCAGATATCTAGATGCTGTTGGGAACGAAGGTGATGTATTTTTTGGTATAACGACCTCAGGTAATTCTAATAATATCACCCGAGCGCTGGTTACTGCCAAGCGTAAAGGTATGAGAACTGTCATACTCACATCAGACAGGCCTGAGAGCGACGTACGATTAAAATTTAATCATCTTATTGATAATACCATACTAACACCAAGAAACAAATATGCGGACCGTACGCAAGAACTACATATCAAAATAATACATTCCCTGATTGATATGATAGAGCGAAAATTGGGATTGAAAAATTAAAGTTAAAAAAGAAACAAAAAGAAAACAAAAAGTAAAAATTAAAATTAAAAAAACAAAAACATGAGTAATTTAGACATCTTTAATCTAGACGCAGAAGCTTTCGTAACGAAAACAGCACAACAAGGCGAAAAAGACCTTGAATTTTACAAACCATATCCTGAAGATGGGAAGGATGGAGTTTACAAATCTTTAATCAGATTCGTACCGAATCCGGTAGATCCAGCTAAATCTAAAGTCCACAAATACTACGTGTATTTGAATGATCCGGTTAGCGGAAATGGATTTTCAGTAGACTGTCCGTCCACTGTAGGTAAGAAATCGGTTTTAAAGGATTTATTCTGGAAACTTAAGAATTCACATTCTGCAGCAGATCAGGAATTATCTAAGAAATTTTCCAGAAAAGAGGATTTCTATTCATTAATTCAAGTTGTACAGGACAAGAACAAGCCTGAACTTGAAGGAAAAATTATGATCTTCAAATTTGGTAAGAAAATAAATGACATGATCGAGGCACAATTACAGCCAGAATATGGTGACCCATGTAATCCTTTTGATCTTTTCGAAGGTAGAGAATTTGCAGTAAGCGTTAGAAAAGTTGGTGAGTGGAACAACTATGATCTTTGTTCATTCGTAGGTGAAAAGACTCCAATTAAAGTTAATGGGGTTCCTATGAAAAAGACTCAGGAGGATATGAAAACGGTTCTTGATTATCTGAATGAGGGTCCTAAAAACCTAACAAGTTTCGACTATAAGGATTGGGATGATGAAATGACTGATAAAGTTATGAATGTAATCAGAAACACAGTTCCTGAACAAAGAGTGATCAATGAAATCATGGGTGGTGTGGCTTCTTCTAAATCAGCTCCATCTCCAGTAGCAAAGGAAACTTCTTCATCTGATATCTATAACGAGGTTTCTAATACTAAGGTTTCTGGACATACTGAAAGAGTAGAATCTCCAGTACAACAAGCTCCTAGTTCTTCTTCAACAAGTTCTCCGAATTCATTAGAGGATTTGTACGCTGATCTTTAATAGATAATAAACTTAATGGGGCGGTTCCTTAAGAAGGACTGCCCCTTTTTATTAATATGGAACTAGAAAAAATAGAGGATACAATAAGAACAATTCTTTCAAGAGAATTTAGCGATAATCCAGCTAAGCAAATCATATACAAAGCTGGGAATAGACTAAACTTCTCGTGTCCATATTGTGGGGATTCTCATGACGCTAGGAAGAAGAGAGGAAATTTCTACCTTGATACTCTGGGTTATAAGTGCTATAATGGCGGATGTGGAATATTCAAGGATGTAATCACTTTTTTTAAGGATTTTTCCGTTTATGCCAAATTGAATGGAGACGAAAGAACCGAGATTAGAGGAATCCTGGACGAGGGCAGAAATAAAAGGAGAAGCTCTTATGGAAAAATTGATATTAGCTATTTTTTTGATAATGACATAAGCGATGTTTTAATTGATAGATCCCAATTAATGGAAAAGCTTGGCCTGAGGGAAGTATACGGGTCTTCTATCCAGAGATATATCACCAGAAGAAACCAAAAATTGGATAAGAAATTTGCCTGGGATCCTAAGAGGGAAAAATTATTTCTGTTTAATCTAACTCCCGATGATAAAATATTGGGATTGCAGGTTAGAAATATGAATTCAATAAAGGGTTCCATGAAATATCTTACATACAAGCTTAGTGGTATATACGAGAAGCTTTTAAATGTGACAGATCCGCAACTACTGGAAAAAGCAAAATCGGTCGATCCAATATCGCATGTTTTTGGTATAGGATCTTTGGATTTTTCCTCTGATATAACAGTATTTGAGGGTCCTATGGATTCTTGGTTTTGGAATAATTCCGTTGGGTTATGTTCTCTTGAAAATAAGTTCCCATTCGACGTGGATAATGTTAGATATTGGTATGATTGGGATAAGTCGGGGATAGAGAAATCAATGGATCTTTTAAGTAGAGGTGAAACGGTTTTCAATTGGGGTAAGTTTCTGGAAGAGAATGGAATATCAAAGAATAGGAAATGGGATTTAAATGATCTGGTGGTTCATTTGAGATCAACCGGAAAAAAGATTAAGAGATTGGATAATTATTTCACTAACGATGTACTCGACCTTAGATATTTTATTAACGAATAAGAGAGAAATGGAATCCGATTTAATGAACGAGTGGGAATCTGAATTGGAAAAGTTGGGAAAACCTAAACTTAAATTTCCTTTGAAGGTCATAGAGTCAGATCTGGATAAGATTGATTTAAATTTCAAGGACCCCTCAGTATCGGAACCAAGGAAAAAAGAGATCAAAAATCCACAGGAGGTTAAAGTTGTAGATCTCGCAAAGAAAAGAAACACTAATAAAAAAGATAAAACAAAACTATTTTAAATGTCAACAGGAGAAAGAGCAGATTTTAATAAGATATTCGAACAAGAAAGATTCGAATGGAAGGAGAAGATACAGACACTATCACTCCAGATGAAAGATATAAAAACATTGGCTAAAGCTCAGGTTGATCTTTTTAGTCAGCGTCAGGTTCTTTTGGAGTACAGTTATAAACTTGCTTCGATTATATCCAAATTAAGCTCTAAATACAGATCGGAAAAAGCTAAGAAGCTTAAGGATTATTCGGAGAATAATGATGTTAGATACGGATCCAATGAGAAAACAGTTTTAATTGAGGGTGACTTAACCGAGATATCCGAGAAGATAGAATTGGTAGAAAGTCATAGAAAATTCATAGATCAGACTATACAAACTGTCGACCATATGCTATATGGGGTGAAAAGTAGAATAGCATTAGAGGATTATTTAAGAGGATCCACAGTAAAATAAATATGTAATTAGATGTTAAAATTTCAAGTTTCCGAAGATCAGCAGTGGATGATTTTGGTAGAATCTCCGGATGAGGTTGAGAAAAAACAAATTGATATTTCTCTAACTAAAAAAATCCACAACTTTTATTTTCATCCTCTCGTAAAAAAGAAGATATGGGATGGAAGTATCTGCTTTATAGAGAAGAAGGGTGGATTTTGGAAAGTTCCAATAGGTCTTTGGAGAGAGCTATTACAGATAGGGGAAGAGTACAACATAGAAATAGAAATAGTTGGCCTGGATAAGATAATTCTAAAAAGTCCAACTCTGGAGGAGTTTACTGAGTGGGTCAACGATTTTTTTAAGGACGGTATTCTGGGTGATCCTAATAAAAAACCTAGAGATTATCAAATAGAAACAGCATGGAAGTTGATAAAGTATCGATATTCTGTTTCTGAAGTTGCAACATCTTCAGGTAAGACCTTAATCTCATTTATGATATTTGCATATTTGAAATCTAAGGGTCTCATAAGAAAATTTTTGATGATTGTACCCAATACAAACTTAGTTTTCCAGGGCAGTGAGGATTTTATAGATTATGGACTGGATAGCCTGGGTGTTAAAATACAACAAATTGGAGGGGGAAGTAAGCTAAGAGATGGATGTGATATTATTATGGGTACCTTCCAGTCTCTTGTAAAACAAGGACCTGAATTTTTTGAGGAGATAGATTGTGTTTTCGTCGATGAGGCACACCACACCAACAGCATGTCGATTAAAAAAATAGTTGCTCAGTGTATGCACTCCAAATGGAGATTTGGTTTAACTGGAACTCTGACTAAAAGAGGAACTGCTGATTATTTAACAGTTCAGCAATTTCTTGGACCTCTAGTTGTTGAAATCCCGCCAAGTTTCCTTTTCGATAACAACTATGCAACTCCTGTTTCGATAAAGGTTGTTATAATGGATTGGTTGGAACCTGAATATAAGGAGAAGCTAGCAGAACTAAAACAAAACAACAAAGGCTCTGATAATAAGATAGAGGGTAACGAATTTTATAACATAGAGAGAAAACTTGTTATCGAAAGCAAAAAAAGACTAAATTACGTTGTTGATTTTATAAATAAAACATCCAAGAATTCACTGGTTCTTTTCCAGTCAGTTAAGGATGAATACGGAAAGCAAATATGGAATTCATTAAGAGAAAAAAGCTCAGACAAGGAAGTTTTTTATGTTGACGGTGACACATCGGAAGCTCTGAGAGAGGAATATAAAACAAGGATGTCTAGTGGATCAAACAAAATACTTATAGCAACATACGGTACATTTTCTACCGGTATATCCATAAACAATCTGCATAATATTTTTCTTGTTGAATCTTATAAGAGTGAAGTCCTAATTAAACAGAGTCTTGGTAGAGGTATGCGTAAAATGGACGGAAAGGAAAGGGTAAATGTAATAGATTTTGTTGATGACTTTAGTACGAAGGGATATCAAAATTATCTGATGCAACATGGTGATGCAAGAATACAGATCTATAGAAAGGAGTGTTTTGATTATAAGATATTTAATGTCAAACTTTAATTTTAATAAGGATATATAGAAAAATATGTTTTTATTATGAATATTAAATCTTTCGATGATTTTATAGCCGAAAATGAAGTTTATGGTGCTACAGGAAAAACTAAGTTCAGTTCATGGCTTAGAAACGTGAATGCCAGAGTTAAAGACTCGATGGGTGATTCATACTATTCTAGATATTACGACGATCATAATGATCCTCATAAGACATCCAAAACTTTGGCTCAACTAATACCTGGAGCTATCCGACTTGTTACTGGTGCTGCTGCGGCAGTTTCTGATTTTTTCTTTAAAGGAGATAATAAAGAAAGCTTTTCTAAATTATCACGAGAAGATCTAAAATTAAGAAAAAAGGAAGTTGTTGATAAATGGGAGAGTGAAAATTTGGCATCGAAGAAAGTAACTGAGGAAGATGCTGAAAGATTCTATAAATCTGGAATATTGAGAGGTAAAAAATATTTCGGTAATGAGTATAACCCAGCAAATCCTAAGAATAAGGACGAGGAAATGTATACCGATTATATTAATGATGTGATGGAGAGATACCACAAAAAATTAAAATCGTAATGAATTTCGGTAAGGCTTTAAGATTTTCTGAATTTGTTCAATTGAATGAGGGTGGGGCTGCTATAAAAAGTTCTAGAAGAATCCGCGAAGACGAATTTCCGGGTACTCTTGACAACATAAAACAAAATCTTTTCCCTATTCTATCTATAGATCCGGTCAAACAAAACGATCAATATATCATAATAGGAAGCATAGGTAAAAAGAAAAATCCGGATGATACTTCAGGGGATCTTGATTTGGGTTATGATAGTTCATGGTTTTCCAGAACCCATAATATCCCAGTAAAGGAGTCATCGTCATTTGTTTATAATTTACTCTCTGAAAAGTTACCGGAGGTTCTTGGATTTAATCCCGAGATCAATTTTATGAAGGGATTAAATATAGTTAGTGTTGGTTGGCCTATTAAGGGGGATGTTAATAATGGGATAGTACAGTTAGATCTTATTCCAATATCAAGTATGGATTGGGCGGAGTTCATATATTATTCACCCAATTATAAAATAGGGGAAAGTAAATATAAATCTGCTCATAGAAACTGGCTTTTAGCTGCTATATTGGCATCAAGGAAAGAAATAATAGGCAATGATGATAATGGTGAAATTATGGACTATAACTCTCCTGTATTGATTCTAAGTGATGGGTTATTTTGGCACACCAAATCTTATCGTGGAAAATTAAAAGATAGGCTTAAAAATCCAAAAAAAGTAGAGGGTAGCGAGAGATTTATTACTAGAGATCCACAGGAATTTATCGATTTTGCACTAGGAACTGGTTACAGTTTGAATGACGTCAAAACTTTTGAATCTCTATTAAATATTATAAATTCTCCGGATTTTGAATTGAAAGAAAAATTACCAGAGATTAAGAGTAAATTTATAGAGTATCTAACTAGAGCTAATTTGGAGATACCGGCCGAAATAAATCAAATACCTTAAAGTATAAAACAGTAAAGAATTTAGACATGTCAGGAATAAGTCATCTATATGATATCTATAATAAGAAGGGTAAAGAGTTTATTGATAATCTCTTCAATTCTTATGTGACCGTTAATGAAAAAATGGACGGATCAGCCTTTGTTTTCGAAAGAGATTTAGAAACTGGTAGATTTATCTTTTATAAAAGGGACCAAAGAAACCCAATTACGTTGGTGGATAGGACCTTAATGAAATACTATGAAATTCCTATTCAGTACATAGAATCTTTACCTCCTCATATTATAAAGGAGATCCCGAGAGGTTGGAAATTTGGATTAGAGTATTTTGCAAATTTAAAGCCTGTTGAGATAGCATATGATAGATTACCAAAAAATAATCTGATCTTATCTTACGTTCATCCAAAAGACGAGAACGGAAAACAAACAACGATACAAAACAAGGAAAAACTGGACACTTGGGCAGATTTGATTGGTGTGGAAAGACCTCCGATAGTTTTTCAGGGGTATCTTTCGGACGAACAGAAAGACAAGATTTTAGACTTTTTAAGAACCCCTTTTGATCAACTTGTCACAGAATACAGAACAAAAAGTTTTGTTAGGTACATTATAGGTGTTCTGAACCCAGAAGCCAAGAATAGTGCTTTAAATAAAGATCTGGATAAACCCATTGAGGGAATAGTATTTAGATTTGGTGAGGAGAATAACGAATCTGAGCCTATTCTTTCTAAAATGGTCGATCCGGTCTTTACTGAAATGGCTAAGGAAAAGTACAAGAAGAAAACTGAGGAAAAACCTAGTGATTTCTTGGGGATAACCATACTGGATGTGATGAATTTTATACTGGAGAGAGGAGTGGAAAGCTTCAATATCAGTGGAGACAGCGACGATGAGAGATACATCTCGTTTATATCTGACGTATTTTCAAAATTCCTAGATGAGTATGGGTACAAATATAAGGGTGCTGACTTTCAGGAACCTGAATATCTTAAAAAGGATGAATTTAGATTAAATAGACCACTAATAAAAGACAAGAGAGTCCTTAGTTATCTTGAATCTGACGATTCCTACGAATCTTTGTTTAAGTTAATATTAAATTCCTTCAGAAAAATTAAAAAAAGAGCTGGTGGAATAATAACATCAGGAATAATAGATCAGTTTAATTTACTGGTTAAAGATATACAGGGAGCAGTTTCTAGTAAATCTACACCAAAAATACAGGAATCACAGGTTCCTTCATTTCTGGACTTTAAGAAAAATAATCTCTCACTTAGAAATATTGACTATACAACATCAGAGAGTGAGGAATCTGATAAATCTGGTGATGAATTTGATCATTTCTATTCATATAACGAATTTATCTCTGCCTTAGAAACTCTTGACACTCAGGAAAAACCGAGCGAGATAGTGACGGAGGTCGAGGAGAATTTGGAAGAAAATAAAAAAAGTGAACTTCAGCCTGTTAATCTTCTCGTTGGTAGATTCCAGCCCTTCCATAACGGTCACCTCAAGATGATTAAAAAGATGGAGGAGGAAAATGAACTTCCTAGCATTATAGCGGTAGTCCATCCGGGTCATAATAAATCTGGCAAAACACCATTTGACGTGGATCTAGTTTCTAAATATATGGAGACACTTGTTAGAGATAACCCAGGAAAGATATTGGGATATTTTATTGTCAATCGAGGGTTGCTTGGTGTAATATACGGAAAGGCCAAAGAACTTGGATACCTTGTTAAAGCTATTGCTGCTGGGGATGATCGTGTTGACGATTATAATAAACAAGTGGAATATCTTAAAAAAGCTGGTGGCGATTTTCCGGAGGACATTAAAATAATCCAAACACAAAGATCAGGTAGCGGAACTGATGTGAGAGATAAAATCGAAAGTGAAGATTTTGTTGCTTTTAAAAAAATGGTTCCCCCTGCTATATCCTCGTTTTATGAACAGCTGGTTTCTGCACAGAAGGGAAGAAGCATCAAGGAATCCTCTGAGACTATCTATTACCTAAATGAATTCGGTGACGAGAAAACTCTGGAAGAAGTTCAGAACGAAATAAAAGAAAAAGAAATTAAAAATAAGGAAGAATAAGATGGAAAAAATTATAACATTTGGACAATTCATAAATAACATGAATGAATCAGATGGTTTTGGTACTTCACCCTTTCTGCTAGAAAAAGTTAGTGACATATATCATTACTTTTTTAATCTGGATCAGGAAAAATCTGAGGATCAAATGGGATATCACTTAATTATAGGAAAATATTCAGACCAGGAAGTCATAGAAGGTCCAAAAAATTCATACTGTGTACTAACTATAAACCAGATTTCGCCTGAAGTTATAGATGATATAGCAGTTAAAAAAGAGGACGTTCCGCAAACTAACAAGGAAAAATTTAAGATGGGCGGAAATGATATATCTAGACTTATGGAATATGTTTTCAAATGTGTTACTAACTATCTGGAAGCAAATCCCAAGGTTACTAGAATATATGATGAAATGCAGGAAAATCTAGTTTTAGAGGGTAAAGGTGAATATATCGAGTATATGAAATCCATCGCAATTTCACAACTTGGTGGGAATTGGTCGATCCAACAGGGGGCATCCAAAATTTCAGTAATAATTAGCAGATAACGAAACAAATTAAGAATACTAAGTATAAATATTAAATTTTAAAAAAGATCAAAATGGAAAAATTTGAACAAATCAAGGCTCTTATCGAGCAAACTCAAGGAGACGTTGAAAAATTCTTCAACAAAGGAAACGGAACAGCTGGTACTAGAGTTAGACAAGCTATGCAGGAATTAAAAAAACTTGCTCAGGATCTTAGAATTGAGGTGCAAGATGCTAAAAACAACAAAGCTTAATTATTAACATTTAAAAAAATTAAAATGGCATATTATCTTGTAAAAGTTAATTTTGAATCTGGTGACGTTAATAAAGCCGGTGATCCAATTTACAAAAAATCCGAATTCCTAGTTGCTGCTGAATCTGTAATCGAATGTGAAAGAAAAGTAGCAGAATACATGGACGGAACGGTTGGAGGATTTGAAACATTTCAAATCTCCAAAACAAAAATAGAATCAGTCATTTATGACAAAGAAAAGTACGAAGATATCATCTAAAAATCCATCCGAAACCAGTTCGTATGTTCCCCCGCAATCACCAATTGCTATTCAGCCTGGTGATACTGGATTTACGACAGTGGGAAAGGCATATAATAGGTTCATTTGGACATTTAGCGACTGGAAAGATAGAAAAAAGAAGATAATAAATCCCGATACCAATTGGGATCTAAATTCGAAACCCATGACTGATAACGAATGGGAAAAAAAGAAAAAGGACTTATATTTATAAGTCCTTTTTTTATTGATATATAGCTTGAACCCAAAAATAATTTAAAATAATATGCCAGCAGTAAGTACAGCACAACAAGCATTAATGGGACAAGCTTATGCTATCAAGATAGGTTCTATGAAACCTTCGGACTTAAACCCAAAATATAGAAAAGAAATATTAGCACTCGCTGATAAAATGACCAAGAAGGAATTAGAAGCTTTTGCGTCAACGAAACACAAGGGTCTTCCACACCACGTGGAGGAGTCTAATTTGAATGTTTCTCTGGAACCAATTAGTTCTGAAAATATCCCCCAATTTAACCCGAAGGGACCAGGAAAAATAGTTCCATTTTTAGACCCAGATTCCAAACAAAAAGTCAAAGGAAAAAGAAATCTCCAGAACCTTAAGGATTATAGAGATTGGATAGCAAATAAATAAAAGCCGACTTAGAATAGTATATGGCTCAATTTCCAATCAATCCCCGAATAGGGCAAGCTTTTCTAGCAGATTCCAAAATATATGTTTGGAGTGGAACTCAGTGGGTTGCGGCACAGGTTGGAGGGACAGGAGACGGATCATCAGGAACCTCTGGAACTAGTGGAGTTGATGGAAATTTTTATGGATCCTCTGGAACCTCTGGAACCTCCGGGGTTAATGGATCCAGTGGAACAAGTGGTACACCGGGATCTTCTGGAATATCAGGATCTTTCGGAACAAGTGGATCTAGTGGAACATCAGGATCTACCGGAAGTCCAGGATCTTCTGGGTCTAGTGGATCTTCTGGTGCTAATGGTTCGTCTGGAACATCAGGAATTAATGGATCCAGTGGAACAAGTGGCTCGAATGGATCATCAGGAACTTCTGGATCTAGTGGAAGCAGCGGAACTTCAGGCACTAGAGGATCTAGTGGAACTTCGGGTTCTTCGGGAACATCTGGTGCTAATGGTTCTTCAGGAACATCTGGATCTAATGGATCTTCGGGTGTCAGTGGAATTAATGGTATAGATGGAACTTCTGGATCTAGTGGAACTTCAGGTACTAGAGGATCTAGTGGAACTTCTGGTTCTTCAGGAACATCTGGTGCTAATGGTTCTTCAGGAACCTCTGGTGCTAACGGTTCATCGGGTTCATCGGGAGTTAGTGGAATTAATGGTGTTGATGGAACCTCAGGATCTAGTGGAAGTAGCGGAACTTCAGGTACTGGCGGATCGAGTGGATCTTCGGGTTCTTCCGGAACATCTGGCTCTAATGGTTCTTCAGGAACATCTGGTGCTAATGGTTCATCGGGATCTTCGGGTGTCAGTGGAATTAATGGTGTTGATGGAACTTCAGGATCTAGCGGTACTTCTGGTGTTAATGGCTCTAGTGGAACATCCGGTTCATCAGGATCGTCAGGAACCAGTGGAATCACCGGATCGTCGGGATCTAGTGGATCTTCGGGTGTCAGTGGAATTAATGGTGTTGATGGAACTTCAGGATCTAGCGGTACTTCTGGTGTTAATGGATCTAGTGGTACTTCGGGATCTGGTGGATCGAGTGGAACTTCAGGATCTGGTGGATCTAGTGGAACTTCGGGATCTAGAGGATCTTCAGGAACCAGTGGGACAAGTGGATCCTCAGGGTCTAGTGGAGATTCTGGCTCTAGTGGAACATCCGGTTCATCAGGATCGTCAGGAACCAGTGGAATCACTGGATCGTCGGGATCTAGTGGATCGTCGGGTGTCAGTGGAGTTAATGGTGTTGATGGAACCTCAGGATCTAGTGGTACCTCTGGTGTTAATGGATCTAGTGGTACTTCGGGATCTGGTGGATCGAGTGGAACTTCAGGATCTAGAGGATCTTCGGGAACCAGTGGAACCAGTGGATCTTCAGGATCTAGTGGAGCTTCTGGATCTAGTGGTACCTCCGGTTCTAGTGGTTTATCAGGATCTAGTGGAACTTCGGGATCTAGAGGATCTTCGGGAACCAGTGGAACCAGTGGATCTTCAGGATCTAGTGGATCTTCAGGAGTCAGCGGGGTTAACGGTGTTGATGGTTCTTCCGGATCCAGTGGAACATCCGGAAGTAACGGAACTCCGGGTTCTTCAGGTTCTTCAGGTTCTTCAGGTTCTTCAGGTTCTTCAGGTTCTTCAGGAACTTCGGGATCTAGAGGATCCAGTGGAACATCTGGTATAAACGGTTCTTCCGGCTCTTCGGGAACGTCAGGGTCCAGTGGAACATCAGGGACAAGAGGAACTAGCGGAACATCTGGTATAAGTGGAAACGACGCATCTAATTCAGGGAGATGGGAATATTCAAATTCGATTGCACCGACCAATCCAGGCACCAGCAGATTCTGTACAAATAGTTCTTCTCTAGGATCTGTTAATGTATTAAGTATTAGTATTTACGACATAAACTCGGTGGATTACACTAAATGGTTTCAAGCATCTGACACATTGGAAAACAATGGATATCCGCTTTATTTACAGGTAACCGAGGTTGGATCCAATAGTATTATTGCAATCTTCCAAGTTAAGAAGGTCAATGATAATTCCACTTATTTTGATATTGAATTTACTGGAACCCTGGCATTTAACGGAACTCTAAGTGGAGGAAAAATATACACGATTTCGTGGGTCTATAATGGAATAAACGGATCTTCGGGAACATCAGGTATTAACGGAACCCCAGGTTCCAGTGGATCATCAGGAACTTCAGGTTCTCGTGGATCCTCGGGAACATCAGGTATTAACGGAACCCCAGGTTCTAGTGGATCGTCGGGAACTTCGGGTTCTCGGGGATCTTCAGGAACCAGTGGAATTAGCGGATCCCCGGGATCTAGTGGATCCTCCGGTGTCAGTGGGGTTAATGGTGTAGACGGATCATCAGGAACCAGTGGAATTAGCGGATCCCCTGGATCTAGTGGATCATCTGGAACTTCTGGAACAAGTGGGGTTTCTGCAACTATAAATAGTAATGCTGACAACAGGGTAATTACTGGTAGTAACACTGCAGGGCAATTAAATGGTGAATCTGCTTTTACTTTCAATGGAACCACCGCATATGTGAATGGAGCTCTTGGTGTAGGTACTGATACACCCACAACGGTTGGTTTAATTAGAGCAACGAACGATGTCGTAGCTTATTATTCCTCCGATGAAAGACTGAAGGAAAACAAAGAAATTATCAAGAACCCACTGGATAAGCTAAATGGTCTTTCCGGATATGAGTTTGATTGGATACCTAAAAAGGGAATACATGAAAATGAAGGTAGAGACATCGGTGTAATTGCTCAGGAGGTCGAGAAAGTTTTTCCTCAGTTGGTTCAAACAAGAGATAATGGTTATAAAGCTGTAAAATACGAAAAGCTAGTGCCCGTTCTGATTGAGGCAATTAAGGAACTTCGAAATGAAATTGAAATTTTGAAGAGAAGAGATTAATTAAAATGGAAACAAAATCCAATAATCTGGAATATATACACTATGAAAAATATACTAAGTTTTAAAGATTACGAGCCCTCGGAGGAATATAAGACCGAATCGAGGAGATCACTTAATCTGGATAGTGTTAGAAGATCTAAAGAGTATAAGAGAATAATAAAACTTGGATTTGAGGAGGAAACTTCGCATCAACAAGAGATAAACAACACCATGAAGTTTGTAAGATCCAAACATAAGCAGAAGGAGAAGGGACACGATGATGTCTTTTATACTATACATCCGACTGGAACTGTTAGAAGATATAATCCTATAAAATCTGAGGATGTTCCTCAAGGTAACGGTAATGACATCAAAAAATTCATAGAACCTTTTGAAAAGCCTAAAGATTATATAAAGGGATTAAATTATTTATGGCAGTACCTAAAAAGAAAAGAAGCTAAAAAAGATTTCAGATAATACAAGAAACTATGAGTAACGATTGTGGATGCGGAGCAGTAAACATCTCCGATTATATTGAAAGAAAGCATGACAAGGAAATAAGCCTAATAATAAATAAATGGGTAATAGATAATCTTGGAAGGAAGCTTCTTATACAGGAACCTATCTACGATATATATAAAGATATCATAGGATACATAACAAAAAACACTGACGGAAACACGGTCAGGATTTTTTCACATAACATAAAAGAAATACTGGATTAATATGTTTTACCCAAAGCTAGAAAATAGATGCCTAGTCTGCATGAAGGACGAAGAGAATGAAATCGAGGAGGCTCTTTCAAATAAACAACCCTCAGAAATTCTTGATGCACTCACCGAATGGTTAAATGAAAAATCATATTGTGTTGAGAAAGTGCAATTGGAAAAATATCTGGCAGACAGAGGAATAGTTATGAAGATCGAGGAAGATGATATGGGCGGAGGTTCACCTGGTCCGGCTTTGGCCTCTTTGGGTGATGTTAATGGAATGGGTAATCCAACACCTCCTTCGAACGATGGAACTAATGCTGGTTTCTATGATGCAACGAAGAGTGGATCTGGGGATAGATTTACGACATTAACTGCTGGTACCCCCGCAGCTAAAAATAAGAAATATAAAAACTATAAATCACTTCTTTCATATGTAGATTTCATAAAAAAGAGAAAAAAATAATTTTTTTTAGTATAAAAAAAGCCTACCTAGAGTAGGCTTTTTTGTTGACTTTTTGTCGGGTTGAATATCACCAATTATGACAATTTGTCCTAGTCTATTGTTTGGAATTGAATTTGATATATTTGAATTAAAAAAAATAAAATATATGAATTCGAAAAATTTTTACCAAACGGCTATAAGCTCACTGTTCGAAGGGAAATGCCCCGGAGATAACTTATTTAATAAATTCTTAGAATCAATTGATGATTCATGCAGAATCGAAAAAAAAGAATCCGGATGGGAATTAAGACTGGCACTCCCTGGGGTTACAAAAAATGAAACCGAAATTAAGGTGGATGGAAATAATCTTATTGTTAACATCGATTCTAAAAATGGGTGGGTTAAAAAATCTCAAAAGGCTTTTATTCTACCAAGATCAGCTAATCATGAATCTATATTTGCTGAGATGAAGGATGGAATATTATCAATATCCATATCTACAAAGAATGATCAGAAATCTAAAAATATTAAAATAAATTAAGAAAATGGCAAAAGTAATTGGAATCGATTTAGGTACTACAAACTCATGCGTCTCCGTAATAGAGGGGAATTCTCCGGTTGTTATCGTTAACCAGGAGGGAAAAAGAACAACGCCTAGTGTTGTTTCGTTTAGAGAAGGTGAAATTAAAATAGGTGATCCTGCAAAAAGACAGGCAGTGACAAATCCCAAAAACACTGTTTATTCTGTTAAGAGGTTCATCGGATCTAATTTCGATGAGATTAAAAAAGAAGCCAAGAAGATGGCTTATACTGTAAAAGCAGGAAGTGATAAAAAGAAGGTGGTTGTTGAGACCACTGAGAAGGAATATGTTCCTCAAGAGATATCAGCTATGGTACTTCAGAATTTAAGAAAGACCGCCGAGGATTATTTGGGTGAGGATGTTAGACAAGCTGTTATTACTGTACCTGCATATTTCAATGACAGTCAGAGACAGGCAACCAAGGAGGCTGGAGAAATTGCTGGATTAGAGGTTTTGAGAATTATCAATGAACCCACAGCTGCTGCTTTAGCATACGGTCTAGATAAGGCAGATAGGGACATGAAGGTTATAGTTTATGATTTGGGCGGTGGTACCTTTGACGTTTCTGTTTTGGAAATTGGATCTGGTGTTTTTGAGGTTCTGTCAACAAATGGAGATACACATCTGGGTGGGGATAATTTTGATGAGAAAATTATCGATTGGATAGTTCAGGAATTTAAAACCGAATCTGGAGTTGATGCTTCACAAGATCCGATGGCATATCAAAGAATCAGAGAAGCGGCAGAGAAAGTTAAGGTTGAATTATCGTCCTCTATGGAGTCTGAGATCAATTTACCATATTTAAGTGCAGATTCCACTGGACCTAAGCACTTTGTCAAGAAACTTTCCAGAGCACAATTTGAGTCTATGACATCTGATCTGGTTCAAAGAACATTAGAACCTTGCAAAAAAGCACTATCTGATGCCGGATTAAAAGCGTCCGATATTGACGAGGTTATTTTAGTTGGTGGATCAACAAGAATACCTAAAGTTCAGGAGGAAGTTGAAAGATTGTTTGGAAAAAAACCTTCCAAGAATGTTAATCCCGATGAAGTAGTTGCTATTGGTGCTGCTATTCAGGGAGGAGTTTTAACTGGTGAGGTTAAGGATGTTCTTTTACTTGATGTTACTCCTCTTTCTCTCGGTATAGAAACTATGGGTGGTGTATTTACAAAACTGATCGAATCTAATTCGACCATACCAATTAGAAAGAGCCAGGTTTTCTCTACTGCGGTTGATAATCAGCCATCGGTGGAAATCCATGTTCTGCAGGGGGAAAGAGCGATGGCATCTGATAATAGATCACTAGGAAGATTTCAGTTAACTGACATTCCGCCAGCTCAAAGAGGAGTTCCGCAAATTGAGGTGACTTTTGATATTGATGCAAATGGAATTATTAGCGTTTCTGCTACGGATAAGGGAACAGGTAAACAACAGAACATTAAGATAGAATCTGGATCTAAGTTATCTGAGGAAGAAATTGAAAAAATGAAATCAGAAGCACAAGCTAACGAAGCTTCTGACAGAGAAAGATTAAAGAAAATCCAGATTTTAAACGACTCTGATTCTTTAATTTTTCAAATAGAAAGATCACTAAATGATTTTGGTGATAAAGTTACTGAGAGCGATAAGGAGTCCGTTAACAAGATCATCTCTGAATTAAAGAATGCCAGAGAGAGTGAGGACGTTGATCTTATCGAATCTAAAATGAAGGAATTGTCGGAGGAGATGTCTAAGGTCTCGGCTTCCGTTTATGCCTCACAAGAACAAAGTAACGAAACACAAGAAAATGAACATGCTCCGGAACCAGAGGATCACGAGGATATTGAGTTTGAGGAGGTTGAAGAAAAATAAGATTTTATAATTCTTTCTATGAATAAAGCCAGGATATCCTGGCTTTATTTTTTTGTTCCGAGTTTTTATTTTATATTTGTAAAAAAATATAAAAATGCCAGAAGGACCAGAAGTAAGAAGAATGGCCGAAGGATTGGCCAGAAGAATAGAAGGTAGAGATTTAGTCTGTGCTGAAGTTCTCGGAGGTAAGTGGTTAAAAAAAGAACCAACCGGAATTAGCGTAATTACGGAAGCTTTAAAATCAGGACCAATTAGGGTCGATTCAGTAAACGTCAAGGGTAAAGCTATTTATGTGAAGATTGGTGATATCTTTATGTGGAATACTTTAGGAATGGGTGGAGGCTGGCGGGATGCCAGAGGAAAACATTCTCATTTTTCTTTATCATTTTCCGATGGTCGTGAAGTTTTCTTCGAGGATATTAGAAGATTTGGTAACATCTCTTTCTATATGGGTAGAAATGAAATTGATCATAAATTAAATCAAATCGGACCGGATATGTTAAATGAACATGTTACGTTCGAAGCATTTAATGAGAGGATGCTCAAGAGACCTAATAAAAATATATGTCAACTCCTGATGGATCAAAGAGTCATATCCGGAGTTGGTAATTATATAAAATCAGAAGCATTATATAGAGCTGGAATAAACCCACATTCCACTCCTTCCGAACTAAGTGGAGATCAGATGAAGTCCCTCTATGTTTGGATAAGAACAATTATAAGAACTTCTTATGATCAGGGTGGTGCCACAATAGCAACCTACACTGATATGGATAATAATAGGGGAAATTTTGTTTTTTCGTTCCATGTCTATAGAAAAGATTTCGATCCTGTTGGAAATCGAGTAGTTCATGAGATTACCCCTGACGGGAGAATGACTCACTGGGTTCCGTCATTACAAAAATAGATGGAAAGAGAAAGATTAATACAGGAGGAATATCTGGACGATCCTTGGAAAATGATGGTCTGCTGCATATTATTAAACCAAACAAACAACAAGCAGGTAAGACCCATTTTAAGCTCCGTATTCGAGCTTATACCAAATCCAATATCTGCTATTAGGTGTGATGTAGAAGTGCTGGCAGCTGTCATAAAAACAACCGGATTTCAGAACTTAAAGGCTTCTCGAATACGGAGGATGAGTCAAAAATGGCAAGATGGATTTTCCGATGTTATGGATCTTCCGGGGATTGGAAAATACGGCAGAGACTCATGGGAAATATTCATAAACAAAAATCTAGAGACCAGCCCAACGGACAAGAAACTCATGCTATATTTGGATTTTGTAAGATAAATTCCCCGATGGATTTATTTTTTATATTGATATATACGTATGTGGAATTCAATATTAAACATCTAGATAATAATGAGTATTTTCCAAGCAGAACAACGAAGGACACAATCTACCTGCATCACACTGCAGGATCTCATAGACCAGACTGGACGATTGATGCTTGGAACAGAGACAGGTCTGCCACAGGTAACAAAGTAAAAATCGCAACATCTTACGTCATTGGTGGAATTAGCACAAGAACTGATAACAAGGAATTTGACGGTAAAATATATGAGGCCTTCGACCCAGTTTACTGGGCACACCATCTGGGGGTAAAATCCAAGAACAACACATTCCTGAATCAGAAAAGCATAGGTATAGAACTATGTAATTATGGTCCTCTGACAAAAACTTCAGATGGGAGGTTTTTTACTTACGTTAAAACGGAAATCCCAAAAAAATATGTAACTAAATTGGATGAGCCTTTCAGAGGTCATCTTTACTATCACTCCTACACAAAGGAACAACTAAAATCACTGGAATTTCTATTGATTGACTTATCTGATAGATTTGAGATAGATGTTACTAAGGGTCTCAAGAGGGAAATAGAAAGATCAGAATTGGTTATGCCATCAGGTCTCACAGTTAGAGAAAAACAGGTTTGGTTAAATAAGAACGGGTTTACTGACAGAAGAGGTAAGAAATTATCGGAGGATAATGTCTACGGTCCAAAAACGATTGAGGCCGAAAGTAAAATAGGATTTAATCCACTTGAATTCAACCAGAATGCTGTTGACGGGTATCCGGGGATATGGTCACATACAAATGTAAGAATAGATAAGAGTGACATATTTCCACAACCTGAGTTACTAGATCTGCTTAAAAATATTTAATCTTTCTTTTTGATTGACTTTTCTTTGAAGGATTCCTTAATGTAGTTTGTTATATCAGATCCTGATTTTTTACCCTCACTTAGAAATTTATTAAAATTCTCGGACTTCCCCTCCTGATCTAAAAAATCGTGGAAATAAGAAGCTTCGAACATTGCATCGTATACTTGTGGCATCGTCGGATCGGTTGAGTGATAATTTCTTGATCTGACTCTATTTTCGTACGAATCCCCAGGAACGTCTATGCTTCCGGGTGAATCGATCCATTCATTTACGAAATTGTGAAATTTTTTTAGATTTTTCATATAAAGTATATATTCACCCGGAACATAATTTCGAATCGGGGGTAAAACATCTACATTAATAAAGAACCAAAAGATCATAAATGATAATTGACATTGAAAACAAAGGTACGTATCTCAGGGTTTCCCACTTTGGACCTGAAGGTGATTTAGCTTTTTTAGAGGTCCCTGTACCTGAAGATCAGAGATTCAACTGGGAAAAATGCAGTCCACATGATCCCAAGAGAGATAAGGAATGGACGAATTGGATGGGTGAGCCAGTTAAGAGAGTTAAAACAGACAGATATGATAAATATCGGCTTGCACAGATTCTTATTGAGGCACCAGAAGAATTAACTAAGCCCTTATGGGAATTTCAGAATCCAAAAAAATACTTTGTCGACATCGAGGTAGAGATAACGGAGGATATGGGAGCTGCTCTTGACACAGAGAATGCTAAAAATCGAGTTATCTCTATCGGGATCGCAACAGACAAAAGAAAGCTTATAGTTCTAGGTCTTGATCCCTTAACCCCCGAACAACAAGCCAGCATTTACAATAAACTTAATGAGTATTTCAAAAGTACTGGTGACGAATGGTCTTTCAAATACAAGCAATTCGAAACTGAGTATGATATGATGTACACGTTCTTCCGGGAACTTGGTCCTAAAATGCCGGTAATAACTGGATGGAACTGGCTTGGCTATGACTGGCCTTATCTAATTAATAGAGCAAAAAGGCTTGGGATAGATCCAAAGATAATTTCGCCTAGCGGAGTCCTTTTAGGTAAAGCACAACTTCCGATGCATTTACTTATGTTTGACTACCTTGAAATCTATAAGAAGTGGGATCGCGTAATTAAGATCAAGGAAAGCAATAGACTTGATTATGTTGCAGATAAAGCTGTTGGATTTAAAAAGATAGAATATAACGGTACACTTAAAGATTTATATCAATCCAATTTCGAAGATTTTATTTACTATAACGCAGTTGACTGTGCGCTGGTTCATTATATAGATCAGAAGCTAAAAACCATGCAAACATTCTTTAAGATAGCTATGATTTCCGGTGTTGAGATCAATCGATGTCTTTCACCAGTTTGGTCAACCGAGGTTATGATGCTTAGAAAATTCCACGATAGAAAGCAGGTATTTACTTCAGAAAAAAAAGAGGAGGTTCATGTTAAGTTTGCTGGTGGGTATGTCAAAGATCCGCTAAAGGGACTACATGAATGGGTGGCATGCTATGATTTTGCCTCACTATATCCTAACACTATGGTTCAATGGGGGATTTCACCCGAAATCTACAAAGGTAAAAATCTATTAAATCCCAAGGAAGAATGGGTAAAAACAGCTTCTGGTGCATTTTTCGGATCCGCCGAAGAGAATCCAATTCTCAGAACAATTATTAAGGATTTGTACTCCAGAAGAAGAAAAACAAAGGACAGAATGCTAGAGTTGGAGCGAGAAATTGACCAACTAAAAAAAGTTTTAGAAAAAGATAAAAATTAACGTACTCTAGAACCTGGATCCAGGATCGGGGTTGATATATAAAAAACCCGGTGGATTTAGGCCTAGACAATAAACCTAGTCAAAAATCAAAAATATGGCAAATATAGACAACCAATGCAAAGATCTTCCCGTTGAGAATGACTACGTGAAGTCCACAAACCACCTGGAAAAATTGATGAACCTTCAGAAAAATACGCAAGAAGGTGTTTATGGTTACGATTTTAAAAACCTCACCTTAGGTGAAATTAAGGATTTCTGGTTATGGAATACCAGAGCAATAGATGATGAGATATCGGAAGCATACGACGCTTTAGGCGGTGTTTCTAACAACGGAGAAACATCAATCGGAAATGCAGTTTGGAAGCCATGGAAAAGCAATCACAAGAAAGCTTACACCATGAAAGTATCGGACCTTTCGGAGGATGATCAGAAAGAACTTAAGATGGAACTTGTTGATATCCAACATTTCCTTTTTAATATGATGATCTCTGTGGGAATGACTGCGGAAGAACTATTTAACTATTACCTCTCCAAGAATAAGGAGAATATCAGAAGACAAGAAAATAATTACTAAAAAAACAAAAAACAATGGAGAATTTTTATCCTTTACCAGAACCGATCCTTCAGGAAAATCCAAATAGATTTGTTCTTTTCCCTATAGAGCATCCGGATATCTGGCAAATGTACAAACAACAAGAAGCGTGTATCTGGACAGCAGAGGAAATAGATCTAGCACAAGATCTTAATGACTGGAGAAACAAATTAAACGATGATGAAAGATTCTTTATAAAAAATGTATTAGCTTTCTTTGCTGCTTCTGATGGAATAGTAAATGAAAATTTAGCTGAAAATTTTGTTTCTGAGGTTCAATATACCGAAGCAAAGTTTTTTTATGGGTTTCAGATAATGATGGAAAATATCCATTCTGAAACTTACTCCTTACTAATCGATACCTATATTCAGGATGCCGCTGAAAAAGACAGACTTTTCCGTGCGATTGATACAATCGATGCTGTTAAGAAAAAGGCTGAGTGGGCTCTTAAATGGATCGAGTCTCCTCACTTTCAGGAGAGGCTTATTGCTTTCGCTGCGGTTGAGGGAATTTTCTTTAGTGGATCATTCTGCTCTATCTTTTGGCTGAAAAAAAGAGGTCTGATGCCAGGATTATCTTTTTCTAATGAGCTTATATCTAGAGACGAGGGTATGCACTGTGATTTTGCAGTAATGTTACATAACAACCACTTAGCTAATAAAGTTTCTGAGGAAAGAATCAAAGAAATTATTACCAGTGCCTTAGAAATTGAGAAGGAGTTTATTATAGAGTCACTGCCTGTTAGACTTATAGGTATGAACTCGGATTTGATGAAACAGTATCTTGAATTTGTTGCTGATAGATTACTTGTTGATTTGGGATGTTCTAAAGTTTATAATTCAGAAAATCCTTTTGATTTTATGACAAACATCTCACTACAGGGTAAAACTAATTTCTTCGAGAAGAGAGTTGGTGAATACCAGAAATCCGGTGTAATGAACAAATCGGAAGATCCTTTTGATTTTGACGGCGAATTCTAAATTTATACCAATCAAATCTAAACTTTCCTGTGTTATTTTTTAATCCAGGGGAAAGCTAATATTATATTGGCTTTAAAAGAAATTTAATAAAAAAAAAACAAAAAGAAGAAATGCAAGTTGTAAAAAGAGACGGTTCTAAAGAACCGGTAAGGTTTGAGAAGATTTCTAACAGAATCAGAAAAATGACATATGGTTTAAATGCTGATTATGTTGACGCCATGGAGATAGCACAAAAAGTAATTGCTGGTATTTATGACGGAATATCAACCCAGGAATTAGACAATTTAGCTGCAGAAACAGCAGCTTCACTTATTCCTAGACACCCCGATTATTCAATTCTTGCTTCAAGAATTGCGGTTTCTAGATTACATAAAACAACAAAGAAAAAATTCTCGGAAACGATCCAAACTTTATATGACTACATAGATCCTGAGACGAATCTTCCGGCTGGTTTAATTAATGAAGAAACTTATCAGACGGTAATGAAGCACAAACAAAAATTGGATGGTGCTATCATACATGAAAGAGATTTTGAATTTGAATATTTTGGATTTAAAACACTGGAAAAAAGTTACCTATTAAAAACCCACGGTGAGGTCTGTGAAAGTCCTCAGCACATGTATATGAGAGTTTCAGTTGGTATTTGGGGAGAAGATATCAAGAACGTAATTAAAACTTATGAGCTACTTTCCAATCATATGGCCACTCACGCAACACCAACATTATTCAATGCAGGTACTAAAAAACCACAGCTTTCTTCTTGCTTCTTATTGACCGTATCCGATGACTCCATTGCTGGAATTTATAAAACTCTTTCTGACGTAGCTATTATTTCACAGAATGCTGGTGGAATAGGTTTAGCTATCCATAATGTCAGAAGTACAGGTTCTTATATCAGAGGAACTAACGGTACCTCAAACGGAATTGTACCAATGCTTAAAGTTTTCAACGAAACTGCAAGATATGTAGATCAGGGAGGGGGTAAAAGAAAAGGATCTTTCGCAATTTACTTGGAGCCTTGGCACTCTGATATTGAGGATTTCTTAGATCTAAGAAAGAATACTGGTAAGGAAGAATTAAGAGCTAGAGATCTTTTCCTAGCATTATGGACTCCTGATCTTTTCATGAAGAGAGTTAAAGAGGATGGAATCTGGAGTTTATTCTCACCATCTGAAGTTCCTGGTCTTTGGGAAAAATATGGAGATGAATTTGAAAAAGCATACACCGAAGCTGAGGAAGCTGGTAAGGCAAGAAAAACCATTAAAGCTAGGGATTTGTGGACAAAGATTATAGAATCACAGATAGAAACAGGAACACCTTATATGCTGTATAAGGATGCTGCAAATAAAAAATCAAACCAGAAGAATTTAGGTACCATTAAGAGTTCAAACTTATGTACTGAAATTTTGGAATATACAGATAAGGACGAACAAGCAGTTTGTAACTTGGCTTCGATCCCAGTTAACAAGTTCCTAAAATCAACTGATGCTAGAACATCTAAGATTTGCAAAGGAAGATGTGAGGTTGACCATAATGCTCTTTATGATGTTGCATATCAGATAACATTGAACTTAAATAAGGTTATTGACGTTAACTACTATCCAACTCCTGAGACTAAAAAATCAAATTTAAGACATAGACCTATTGGTATAGGTATTCAAGGTCTGGCTGATTTGTTTGCAATTATGGGTATTCCTTTTGCATCACCAGAAGCCAAAAGAATTAACGAGGAAATATTCGAAACTATTTATTTTGCCGCAATGTCAGCCTCAATGTATTTGGCCAAGAGAGACGGTAAATATGAAACTTTCGATGGTTCACCATTAAGTCAAGGACAATTCCAATTTAATTTATGGGGATTTGAGGACAAAGACCTTTCTGGAAGATGGGATTGGGACAAATTAAGAAAGGATGTGATGAAGCACGGAGCTAGAAACTCTTTATTATTAGCTCCTATGCCAACAGCTTCTACAGCTCAGATTATGGGTAACAATGAGGCATTCGAACCTTTCACCTCGAACATCTACACTAGAAGAACTCTTAGCGGTGAATTTATATTAGTTAACAAGCACCTAGTTAAGGATTTGATTGCTCTGGATCTTTGGAGCGAAGATATGAAGAATTTGATCATCTTACATAAAGGATCTGTTCAGAACATACCTCAAATTCCTGAAAATATAAGAGAAACATATAAAACAGTTTGGGAAATAAAGCAGAAAGATCTAATTGAGATGTCTGCCGGTAGAGGTAAATTTATTTGTCAATCCCAATCACTAAATTTGTTTATTGAGAATGTTAATTCTGCTAAACTTACTGCTGCACACTTCCACTCTTGGGAACTTGGTCTTAAAACGGGAATGTATTATCTAAGAACAAAATCTGCTGTTGATGCTATTGCAGGTTTGGGAATAGACATGGAGAAAGCTAAGAAAGCTCAGAAACTTGCCGATGAGGGATCTCTGATTCAAGAAAAAAGGGAATCTAAAATAGATCTTGGTATGACTAGCGAAGAACTCAGTAAAGCTGCAGAAGAAGTTGCATCTGGGATAACATGCAGTCTGGATAACCCCGACGATTGTATAGCATGTGGATCTTAAATATATAGAATAAAAAACCGAGATGGAAAATATAGTTAAAAGTTTTAGTGGATTTTTAAATGAAAGAGAATTACCAGACGAACAAGGTGACATCCTAGTTATGCTAGGAGCACCAGGTTCTGGTAAAGGTACACTTTCCAAAGAACTCCAGGATAAGTATGGAATACATCATATTTCCACCGGAGATCTCATCAGAAAATCTGATGATCCGGAGCTTAAAAAAATCATAGACGGTGGTAATTTTTTACCCGATGATATGATGATTAAGATTTTAAGGAAAGAACTTAAAAAAGTGGATGTAACTAAAGGAATAATATTTGATGGTTTTCCAAGAACTATCAAACAAGCTAAAAGACTTGATTCCATGCTAGGTAAAATGGGTCTTGGTCTTAATCATGCAATCTTTTTGGATCTTCCTGAAGAAACTGCCAAAAATAGAATCAGAGAAAGAGCTAAGAAGGAGGACAGAAAGGATGACACCAGTGACGAGATCATCAACAAAAGGTTCGATGAATATCACGAGAAAACATTTCCTCTTTTAGATTTCTACAAGAGAAGCAGAAAACTAATAAAGATTGATGCATCTGAAGGCAAGGAGGGAGTATTAAAATCAGTTTCTAAAAAACTGGGATTGAAGAAATAGCTAATAAAACCAAATAAATGGAAAAAACCAGTGGGGATTTTGTAAAATCCTTGAAGGATAAAATTAGCAAACAGAAAAAGCAGGAGAAATTTCAGAGAAATATATTGCACGATTCCCTTGATTATTTAGTATCGATAATCAAGGGATCTTCGCAAATAGAGCTAAGATCAGTAAAAAATTTTAAGACCAGCGAGATCTCTTGCTTTTTAAATCTGTATTGCGAATCCGATGATATCCCATCATCAATAGAGTCTCTATTTAATGAGAATAATCTGGACTTTCGAAAGGTACAACTCGATGAAAAAAAATTTTTATACCTGGTGGACTTCGGTGAAAATATCGTGTCCTCCGGGAGTGAACATAATTGGTTCTTTTTAGAGTTTTATTTTAAGGGAAAATACATATTTGAATCTAAATTGACCACTAATAGCGACGATCTTTTCTATTCTGTATTCGATAGAAAATATTACGGTATAAAATTTTGGGTGTGCGACAATCTAGAATTATCTGTTTATGAATTTCCGATAAGAAATTTTGATAGAAATAAAAATAAAACAAAGGTTGATCTTGACGAGAAATATTCTCTTACGATCCTGTTTGATCAGGTTGGAGAGGTAGAAAAAATAAATATTTCCAGAAGAATAGGGAGAAAAAAAGAGAAATGATACTATAATATCTAAAACCATAGTTTAATGAGTAAAAAGAATAAAACAAAGAAAAAATCAACGCCTATTAAGATGGCTTCGCCAATTAAGAGTCCGCTGATTATTAAGCCTCAGATTTTATCAAAGGAGCAAACAATCAGCCTATGTTTGGTTATGATTGTTAAGGATGAGGAGGACACAATCAGAAGATGTCTTACAGCTGTTGCCCCTTATATTAAATATTGGGTTATTGTTGATACCGGATCTTCAGATAACACAATTCAGGTTATCAACGAAACAATGCAGGAATTAAATATTCCGGGTGAACTACACGAGAGGCCTTGGGTCAACTTTGAAGTTAATAGAACCGAGAGTTTGAATCTGGCTAAAGGTAAATGTGACTATAGATGGATCATAGATGCCGACGATACTTTCTATGTGGACCAGCCAGGGCTTAATCCATTTGCTGGACTTGATACAACTCCTGATTGTTATCAAATATCATATAAATTAAATGCCCTCCAATATCACAGAGCACAGCTAGTTAGATCAAGCCAGAATTGGGTCTATAAAGGGGTTCTTCACGAATATCTGTTTTTGGATGAGCCTAATGCACAACCAACTCAGGCACAAATTAATGGATGTCATGTCGTAGCTGACATTTCTCCGCTTAAAAGAGCTTCTAGCTTGGAGGAAAAATACGCTAACGATGCGAAGATACTTGAGGATGCACTAGTCAAAGAGCCTGATAATGATAGGTATATGTTTTACCTAGCACAAAGTTATAGAGACTCTAGCCAGTTAGAAAAAGCTATAGAAGCTTATAAGAAAAGAGTTGCTATGGGTGGATGGGAGGAAGAAGTCTACTATTCTCTTTATATGATTGGTAAAATCAGCGAAAAAATGGGTGTTGATGATGAGACCGTTACCAATTTATATTCTAAGGCATGGGAGTATAGACCATCCCGATTAGAGGCTGTGTTTCATGTTATGAGAAAGCTCAGAGATCAAAAAAGATATTTGGTTGCTTTTGCTTATGGAGACGTTGCTATAAAAACAAAAGGAACCGCTGATATTCTATTCATAGAACCAGAGATCTGGCAATGGAGACTTCTGGATGAGTATTCTCTGGCTGCTTATTATATAGGAAATCCTGAAATTGCGGTTGAAAAAACATCAGCCATTATAAATGCACCCTTCTTTAAAGATATTGCAATGGAAGAGCAAAATAGGCTTAGAAAAAATTTATCATTCTATCAGAAAGGTGCACAAGAAAAGGCTAAAAAAATACAAGAAATGCAACAGTTACAGAAGCTACAGGGGAAATAAAAAGTATTTCCGTGAGGATATATAGAGAAAAATATTTTTTTAAAGTAATGAAGCATCTTTTAGAATACGAGAGTTACTCTCCAGTAAATGAATTTGAGGTTAAGGGTGGAGTTCCGGTTTATAACGAACCAGAATTTGTTAAGAACCCTAAAATGAAACCTGCTATGATGATAAAAACTCCCGAAATTATCTCGGTTGTTGATGATTTTATCAAAAAGCAAGAAAATGGTGATATTGAATCAATCGCGGTTGTGGCTGATATACCAACTCAGGGAAAGAGAGTACCTACTTACGTTGCAGATGAATTGGCAGCAGAGAGAAAAAGAATGGCTGCAAGAAAAGCTGCTATCTACGGAAGTAGAATAGAAAGAGCTGATAGACCTGAGGATGAGGATTACACCGACGAGATCAATATTTTCGTAGATTCTGAGTTTGTTGTTAAGGGTGTGATTAACAAATTAGGTAAGGATTACGTGATAGGTATACCTGCTTCACATAAGAAAAAAGCAGAGGCTAGTAAAGATGCTGAGGAATATTACTCTACCTACATCGAGCCTAACCAGATTTTTGAAATTTATTTTACCCCAAAAAATAAATAATTGAAAAATAGATAAATTTAAACCTCCAGTAGAAATATTGGAGGTTTTTTATTGAGAACAATTTCTAAAAACACTATATAATACTAAACCAATATTAGAAGGATGGATAAAGTTAATAAAACAATTGAGGTACTTACAGATTTCGAACACATCATTAAAAGACCGACTATGTATGTTGGTTCGGTTAAGAAAAGTGAAGAAACCCTTCCGATTATAGGCGACGGTTTCATTAAAGCAGTCACAAAGGAACATTCGATAGGAATGTATAAATTGTTTGACGAGGTCTTTGCTAATTCAGTTGACGAAGCTAAGAGAATGTCGGTGCCCATGAAAAAAATCACGGTTGAGGTTGATGTCAAGGATAATAAAATATCAATCACAGATACCGGTGATGGATTTACTAACGGTTCTACTATCAATAAGAAAAGTGGATTAAGTAATATCGAGACCGCTGTTTCTATGCTTAGAGCAGGTTCAAATTTCGACAATGATAACATCAGCGAATCGATAGTTGGTACTAATGGTATGGGTGTGAGTTTAGTTAATGCTCTCTCAACCAGATTCGAGATCGAAACAACAAATAGTAAGGAGACATATTTCCAATACTGGGATTCCTTTATAGCTGGAAGTGCCAAGGTAACTCCAAAAACGAAAAGTAAATCAACAGGAACTAGAGTTTCCTTTGTTCCGAACAGCTCAGTTTTTGATGGTTCTAGATGGGACTATTCAACAATCAAATCCTATCTCTGTTTAAAGAAAAGAGTACTTGAGACCGAAGAAAAAACTTCATCTCTTAAGGTGGAATTCATTTGGAATGGTAAGTCTGAAATTATCGAATCCGAGCTAAAACCAGATTGGTCACATAAGACAAACATCGGAGAAATATTAGTCTGGGAGAAAAGACCTGAAGCTGGAACGTTCTCATTTGTAAATAGTGCACTATGTACCGGAATACATCAAAAGATAGTTCAGGATAGAATCAATATTCAGCTCGAAGACACACTAGGACACCATTTTTACGACACTTTAATCATTTTGAATCTATCACCTAAGATTGTCCGTTTTGGTGACCAAAACAAGACTAAATTCGTTTCTAAGAGGGAGGAGGTAGAACCCACAATAGTTAGAAGTTTTGATTCTGCTCTTAATAAGTTTTATAAGAGTGATATTTTTAAGAGAATCAAAAAAGCTGTTGATGATAGAAAGAAGGACACCGAACTTAAAAAAATAAGAAAGGAAAAGAAATCGATAAGAATAAAGCACTCCAATAAATATTTTCCAGCAACTTCAACTAAGGCGGAGAATCTTTTTATAGTCGAAGGACTAAGTGCAATGGGATCAATCCTACAGAAAAGAGATCCAAAGAAGGACGGAGTTTATGCACTTAAGGGTAAAATTAAAAATGCTAGAAGTCTTTCAGATCTTTCTGACAATAGAGAAATTCTTGAGCTTATGCAGATTTTAAATCTGGACCCGGAAGGACAAAATTTAGTGTGTCCATTTGAGAGGGTAGTGATAGCAACGGATCAGGATCCTGATGGTGCTCATATCACCTCACTTTTAATTAACCTCTTTTATAGCTGGTTCCCATGGATGGTTAAACAAGGGAGAGTTCATTTTCTAGAAACTCCTTTAGTTACGGTGGGAGATCGAGCTAAGAAATATTACTATTCACTTGATGAGTTTAAAAAGGGAGCCGGTAAAGGTGAAAAATCTAACGTTAGATATCTTAAAGGTCTAGGTTCACTTTCTCTTGAAGATTGGGATTATGTTATGAAGAACAAGAGAATTATAGCATTGAAGGAAGACCCCCAAACCAAGAAGCACTTAGAGATGGCATTCGGTAAATCAGCTAATGAAAGAAAAAAGTGGTTAGGATCCGAGAAATAATTTTTTTAGATCGATTTTTTTAATTACATTTGCTGTATTAATTTTATACATTGTACATGGAAAGAAGATATGGTTATTGTTGCATAAATCTATCACTCTCGGAGTCTAAGGAAAAAGTAACAACAAATAGAGGAATGGTCAAAAAAACATTTTTAGAAAGAGGTCTAGAATATGCCTCCGAGCTTGCTTTAAAGAATGTTATTGATCTCAGGAGAGTTTTAGAATGGAATGACGACAACAATATAAGGATGTATAGAATGTCCAGTGATATATTTCCTTGGTCTTCCGAATACGAGATAAGTGATCTCCCTGATTACGATCAGATTTCATTAATTTTAAAATCTTGTGGAGACTTTGCAAAAAGAACAGACCAGAGAATAACATTTCATCCGTCACCTTATGGGGTTTTAGCTTCTGCTAACCCTGCCGTTGTTGAAAACGCCATTAAGGAATTGAATCAACACGGTGAGATTTTTGATATGATGGGATTAGATCAGACACATTTCTATCCAATCAACATTCACGTAAACACAACACAGCCATCAAAAGAGGAAGCTGCAGGCAGGTTCTGTTTAAATTTCCAAAGATTGTCTGATTCTGTTAAGAAAAGATTGGTTGTGGAGGTTGATGATAAAAAATCTCAATATACAGCTGTTGATTTGTTCCATATGATACATAAGCCACTAGGAATTCCAATTACTTTTGATTATTTACATAACCAGTGTAATCCATCAATGTATAATGAGGAGGAAGCTTTATCTCTTTGTCTTTCAACTTGGCCAGATGGAATACCAGCAATTACTCATTATTCCGATTCCAAAAAAATATACGAAGACAACACGGCAAAGGAAGTTGCTCATACCGACTGGATATGGGGAAAGGTCGAAACTTATGGTCTGGATTTCGATATAGAATTTGAGGTAAAAATGAAAGACAAGGCTCTTTTGAAATTCCTAGAAAAAAAAGATTTTTTATATGAAAAACAGTAAAGAAATAGAGGATTTTGAAAAATCCATTAATGGCCCTGAAAATTCAGAGATAAAATACACAATCGATAGGTCGATAGAGGCATCTGTTAGATATGAGTACCTTATCGAGAACTATGGTAAGGAGAAGGTTGATAGCGTGGTTCCTGATTTTCTTGAATTGTACGATAGTGAAATCTTCTCGGAGATCAAGAAAAAATTAGAGTCTGAGTAATAATGGATAGTCTAGATGGAGGTGGATTTACATTTGGTGCTGTTGAACCACCACAACATCCACAATACAAAATACTGAGAAAGCACATAGAAAGATCGATACAGGATATTTTTCTCGGATCGCTAAGGAATCAGGACGTTGAATTCCTATATGTTTTTGAAACGGAGGAACAAATTGACGGATTTATAAAAAGAACTCTATCATACTGGGAAAAATTCGAAAAGTATGAGATTTGTAAGGAAGTCCTGGATCTCTCTGTAACACTTAAGGAAAAATGGAAAACTCGAGACGATCTAAGGGAGAGTGAGGGTGTAATAAGAATAAAGGATATATTCGGATCAACTTTTAAATAAATGAAAGATTATTATAAAATATTAGGGGTTTCCAGACAAGCCACTCCAGACGAAATCAAGAAAGCATATAGAACTTTAGCAATAAAATATCATCCGGATAAAACTGGAAATGATAAGGATGCTGAAATGAAATTCAAGGAGGTCTCTGAGGCATACGAAACTCTATCTGACCCGGAAAAGAAATCTTCCTATGACAACCCATATTTTGGAGGTAGCAATGCATTTAATGACATGTTCAGAAATGCTTTCAATGGCAGAAATCCCTACCAAAGTGCAGATTTTTCTTCGTTCTTTACTAGAGGAAATCCTGCTCATGAGCCAATGATAAGCAAGGGAAAAAACATTAATATTTATGTTAGCGTCACACTGGAGGAGATGATGAATGGAACAGTTAAGAAGGTTAAGGTCAACCGAAGAGTTCTATGTGATCCCTGCAAGGGTACAGGGGCAGAAAACGGGGAAACTGTTAACTGTTCAAGTTGTGGAGGTGTTGGTAGAATTAACAAGACGGTACACCATGCATTCGGTGAGGTTGTTATGCAAGAAACATGTAGATCCTGTAATGGGGTGGGTTCAATAGCAAAATCATACTGTAAGGAATGTTCGGGAGCAGGCACAGTCAGAAAGGAGGAGGAACTTGATATAAACATTCCGAAGGGATCTATCAGCGGAGTTTCTTATTTGGTTGTTGGTAAGGGAGACTGGGCAAGATCTCCGTCAAATCCTGGTGATTTGATAGTTAATGTCGAGGAATATGTTCATCCAGTTTACGTTAGAGATGGGATTAATTTAATACACAATAAATACATTTCATTTAAGGAAGCATGTCTTGGTATCGATGTTGATCTCCCAAATTTAAAGGGATCTACGCTCAGAATAAAAATACCACCTGGAACTTCTCCGGGTAAGATACTAAGATTACATGCAAAAGGTCTTCCCGAGTTCAACGGATTTGGGAATGGTGACATTCTAGTTAAAGTTCATATATTAATACCTCAGGATCTAACTGAGGAACAAATTAAAGCATTAGATTATTTCGATTAGTATGGAGATGTTAATATTTTTATTGTTTACTGGATGGAGCATAACATCCGGTATAGTGAACGGATCTCTCCTTGATCCGATAAGAAATTGGGTTTTTGTAAAAGCACCTTTTTTCAGTAAGCTTTTTACGTGCATTCGTTGTTTGGGTTTTTGGGTTGGATTTTTACTTTTTGGTAGTCTTACTTTCCTTGAGATAATTGGTCCAGTGATTCCTGGACTGGAATCAGGGTCGATCATTAACTACCTTCTTTTTCCGTTCATACAGAGCGGTAGCGGAATCCTTATTGAGTCGGTAATCATTTTCCTTATGAGAGATAGAAAGATTGAAATAAACAACTATAACACGCCAGATAAGAAAAATTAAGTATGAACAAATATTTGAATATAACCGACCAGATAAACACACAGTATAGAACGTATGCACTCTATGTTCTTCAAAGTAGAGGAATTCCTAATTTTTATGATGCACTAACTCCAGTTCAGAGGTTAATTTTAGAAAACTCACCTAGTAAGTTTAATAAGACAATTGGATTAGTTGGTGAGGTCATTAAAACTGGTCTTTATCACCACGGGGATTCTTCTTTAGCTGGTGCAATCTCTAAGCTAGCAAGACCTTTTGGGTGTTCCTATGGTATTCTTGAGGGTGACGGATTTTTCGGATCCCCAGTAAATCCAAGTCCTTCCGCTCCGAGATACACCTCAGTTAAAATAAACCAGAAAGTCAAGGATATTATTTCGAAGAATTATGATCTGAATGAAAAAAACAGTGAGGGTGGTCATGACTGGATTCATGTCGAAGTTCCGCTTGGTCTTTTGACACACGTTGTTGGTATTGCTGTTGGGTATAGAAGTAATATACTTCCCAGAAAATTTGAGGATATAGTTGAATACCTTCAGGGCTCACCAAAATTACTTAAACCATATTTCAAGGACTTCTCTGGTAAAATAACCAAGTACATGAATGAGGAAAATACATGGTTAATAGAGAGTGGAATTGAAATAGATCAGAATAAAAAGACGATAAGAATTTTCGATCTCCCTCCAGTAATGAGATATGATAGCTTCATAAACAAACTGGAGGAGAAACTAGAAAGAACCGGACATGATTATCGTATAGAAAATAGATCACAGAGCAAATGTGAATTGATAGTTTCTTTAAGAGGAATAGGTAACTCAGATGCTTTCAAAGATGTTTGTGACGTTGTTTCTAAACTTACCAAGATAATTGTAAAGGAGGATATTATTTTTATCAAGGATGGTAACGTGATGGAATTCAGTTCAGTTAAGGAGTATTTGGATCATTTCAGGGGACATTTAGAATTTGTCAGGTTAAAAAGATTAATGAGAGACGAGGCTAACCATTCCAGAGAACTTGCTTTTCTGGAGGCTAAACTCAAATTTCTTAATTTCATGGTTGCCAAAAAAAGAACCAATGATGAGATCTTCAAATTTTTAGGAGATTTTGAGGGTTGGATTTCTGCTAGACTACAGAGAATAGAAGCTGTGAAACTAAGTGCTGAACATATTAAACAAACTGAAATAGACATACAGGAGCTTAAAAAGAAAATAGCACAAACTAAGAAGGATATTAAAGAACAGGATAAGGTATACAAATCCCGAATGAAGGATATCCAAAAAATGGCCAAAGGTAAAAACACCAGATTCACAAACACAGCACTATTCGAACCTACCCATTCTGACGGTATAGAAATATTCCAGATAGTTGAAGAGGAAGAGGAAAATAACGCGGAAGAAATTGAAGAAGATGAAATATAAAAATAAAAACGACTAGAATATTTAAATAACAAAAATCATGAAATTAAGAATTACAAGTATCCCAAATCTAATCTCCTTTCTAAAAAGAATGAAAACTGTTGACCGCAGTGTTATTTTAGAATTAAATGGCGATAAATTATTTTCAAAGGTTCACACTGCAGATAAATCAGTAATGAAATATTCGAGTGTAGTCTTCAGCGATGTTTTGGAAGGTGAGATTGACTGGAAAGCCGTAAATGCGGACAGAATTAAAATCGGTATCATTGACATTACAAGACTAATAGAGGCCTTCAAGCACTTCAGACCAGAGGAGGAGGTTCACATTGAGCTTTCCCTAGCAACATCTGGTGATTCTTGTGTTGCTAATGAGATTAAACTGGTTTCATCTTCACTTAACATTAAATTAAGATGTGCCGATTTAACTTTATTGTCATACGTCGAGGATAGTATACTAAATCTTGTACATTCCAAGGAGGAATGGGAGGCTAATTTTAGAATTTATCAATCTGATTTCAGTACAATAATTTCTTTATGTGGTCTAGAAACCAATTCGGAGGAGATATTATGTTTTGAGGTGAAGGAAAAGAACGTCCATGCTATTGGTGAATCTTTTAATTATAAATTGAACATAGGATCTTCGGAAATTATTTTTGAAAATCCCGAAACAACATCCTCTCCAAATATTTACAAAAATCAACTTTCTTACATGGAGCAGGAAACATGTCAAGTTTATGTGCATGAAAATAGATTGGTTCTTGTTTCAGAACAATCATCAACATCAATTGCTATCGGATTAGTAGAAAAATAATAGACAATGACTGCAGAGGAAAGAATAGAAATACAGGAAAAGATCGAAAGCCTGACTTCTCTTAAGAATGAGTTGAAAAACGAGGAACAGGCAATTAAATTGACAATGAACTCCATCTATGGTGCGATTGGTAACAACTGGTTTGTTTGTTTCAACCCGGATGTAGCTGAAGCCGTTACTTTGCAGGGTCAGGATCTAATTAAATACTCGGAAAAAATTCTACATAAATATTTTCACGAACATTGGCATCTTGACACGGAGCTCCATGAAAAGTTAGGAGTTACTGAGGTAAAGAAAGTAACCAAGCCTCTTGTTATTTATGGAGACACTGATTCTAATTATGTTACATTCCAGGAGGTTGTCGATTCGTGTAACTATCAGGGAGATGCGAAGGATTTGATTTTAAAGATTAATGAATATAGACTTAATGAGTATTTAAGAAAATGCTTCGACATCTACTCTAAAAAATGGAACACTGACAACTATCAGGACTTTGAGCTTGAGACTCTTTCTTTTAATGCTATCTTTTTAGGTAAGAAAAAATACGTTGCTAACTTAGCTTATGACTCTGGTATTCACACTGATCCTCTTTCACAACTTAAATTTACTGGAGTTGAGATGATAAAGGGTGGGACCCCACCTTTTGTTAGAGAGAAATTGGTTTATTTAACAAGATTCATATTCTCCCGAGGTAGAAATTTTGACATAAGGGAGTTTGTTAGGGAACTTAAGAATATCAAGAAGGAATTCAAAGTACAGGAGCCAAAGAATATATCTGCTTCGGTTAACATTAACAACTACGAAAAGTTTATATTAAATGATACCACTGCTTTTGAGGTTGCAAAAGCATGTCCGATTCACGTCAGAGCTTCCGGCTATCATAATTTCCTTCTAAATAATTCTAAATACAAGAGCAAATACTCTCTTATCAGAAGCTCAGAGAAGGTTAATTATTATTTCGTTAAAACAAAATCTGTGGCAGACAATAATGTTTTCGCATACCCTCAGGGAACATTTCCGTACGAGTTTGCCCCACCAATAGACTATGACGAGCAGTTTACCAAGACTATTCTCGATCCGATTAATAGATTTATTGAAGTAATGGGGTATAATAAGATAAGTCCAAATCTTTTCATGATAAACGCTTTATTTTAATATGGGATTTAATGTAAGATATCTGCCAGAACTCGAGGTTCTCCTGGAAAGAAGAAAAAAATACGAAACTGATGAGGATTTTTTATGGGCAGTTGTCGGTAAATCTGATTCGATAGCTGGACCCAATAAATCTGTGGAATATCTTGATTCAATCTACGAGAAAATAAAAAACAAGGAGAAAAAAGAAGAAATTGAAAAAAGTGGAGAAGACGAATAAAAACCGCAACTCTGAATCTTTCGACATATTAAGGGATTCCGAGGACTTCTCGGAATACCGACTCCTCATGATAGAGGAGGCTGATTTTATCTTATCCAATAAGAAAGAATATATTCAGCAGAGTTTTTTACCTGACGAGATTAAAATAATTAGAATCTGTGCCCTGATTGATTTCTTTATCTTGGAGGATGAGGATTCCATAGTTGATGATTTATTAAAGCTCGAGGAGGTTATAAGACTAAAAAAATTTATAAATTTAGGGTACCTTTAAATCACGCAGGAAGGTAAAACATTCTTCTGGTCTTGGATATATAGACTACTAAAATAATAAGAATAATTAATGTCAGGTAGAAAAATACTTAACTTTTTCTCTTTTCTAAACGAAGCTAAAAGTGAAACCACAAAGGTTATTGTTCTAACAGGTAATGTTAAGGGTAGTAAAACCTCAAGTTCATTTATGGAGGAGTGCAAGAAAAGAGGGATTGAATGCCACGTTGTTGATGTAAACGATGCAACATTGGAAAAAGTTTATAATGGGCACCTATTAAAAACTGAGGAGGAACAAATATTAATAGAACCAAACTCAACGGTTATAGTTCCTAGAAGAGGAGTATTAGAAAACTCCCACACAAAGCAAATACTCCTTTCTTTGGAGGAAGCTAGATATTTCACAGTAAACACTCTGGAATCTATGGAGATGTGTGAAAATAAGTTCATTACATCTCAAATAATGGAAGAACATAATTTACCCGTACCTAGATATTCCTTAGTACCAAATGAGGATTTCTTGGATAAGGCTCTTGAAGCTGTTGGAGGTAAATTCCCTGTTGTGATGAAGTTACTTTCGGGAACCCAAGGTATCGGTGTTTCTATTGTTGATTCCTATGCATCACTGAAATCTGTTTATCAAACAATCAGAAAACTTGATGACACCAATGAGATATTGATACAGGAAAAAATAGATTCCAAATCTGATCTTAGAATACAGGTTATTGTTAAGAAATTCGACCCATTAAATGCAGGTAAAGATAACTGTATAATTCTCGGATCTATGAAAAGAGAGGCGGTGGAGAAAGATTTTAGGACTAATTATTCATTAGGTGGTAAAGTTTCTAAATTTGACATTCCGGAGGAATTGGTTGATATAGCTTGCAAAGCAGCAAATGCAGTTGGATGTCATTGGTGTGGTGTTGATATTATGATAGATGAAAAAACACAAAAACCCTATATATTGGAGGTCAATTCTTCACCAGGGACCGAGGGTATATCCAAAGCTATAGGTAAACCTATTGTTGATGATGTTCTTGATTACATTCTGGATAAAGAAAATTGGGCATTTTCAACACTTGAAGTTGGATATTTAGAAAATGTCAATATACCAGGAATTGGTTATATGGTAGCTAAATTTGATACTGGGAATGGATCTAAATCTTGCACACTCCATGCTGATGAGGTTGAGGAGAAGGATGACAAACTTATTTGGAAAGTTGGTGACAAAAAATTCGTAAATGATATCGTTGGATATTCTGATGCTGAAATCGGTAAGGATATTCACACTAGACCTATGATAGAGATGGACGTTGTTATCAACGGAGTTACTATACCAAAGGTAAAAATTTCGCCGACCGACAGAACTGATAAAAGTACACCATTCTTAGCAAATAGAGCTTTTATGAGAAAGGCTGGTTTAATAGTTAATCCACACAAGGCATTTGTTATTAGTGATGAGCCAGAAACTAAATACGAAGTTGGTAAAGCTAAAGGAGAACCTCATGCAGGAATAGAATTTGAAAAATAATAAAAAAACATGGAAAATTTAAAACCGTTCAAACAAGTAAATGAATCTGAGCAGTCAGAAAAGACTGAAAAAATACAGGTGCTTCTATCTAAGGAAGATTTAACTGACTTAGGTAGAAAAATTTCTAAGGAAGCTCTTGCTAAGGGAGAAGCACCAGTTTCAGTTTCTCATTATGTGAGAAAGCTTATCAGAAAAAATCTTGGTAAAACTACTACAGATTAATTCGAAGAAAGAAATTCAGAATAACTAAGTACCCTGCGGATTCCCTCCGGCGGGGTATTTTTTTGTTCCTCGTCTGAGTCGACATCTTCCGTTTGGTCTTCAACCTCACCCTGATTTGTTTCTTCCTGGTCCGCATCATCGATGTCTGATTGTGATTCTTCTTCCGTCGATGTTTCCTCTGTGTCTACATCAACACCAGCTTCAAAATCTGTTGTTTCTTGATCAGTTTCGTCTTGGTTATTCCATGTACCTTCACCTTCACTTCTTTCTAATTCAGAATTTAATGAATTCTGAGGAGTTTCTAATTCGTCGTTTTCGAACATAATATTAATATTTAAAAAGTTTATGAAATATATATCACATGAGAAAAATATTAGAATTCGATGATTATCTGGAGGATGATCTCGATCTTAATGACTTTGAAAAATCCCAAATAAGAACCTGGATAGGAAAATATGAGAGGTATTTCAATTTTCATGACAGCGGAAATTTCATAGATTCAATAGATCAAATAACAAAAGATGCTGTCCAGCAGCTTGGTATAGACAAAAGTAAAACTGATGCCGTCCAGGATTATCTGGAGAGTTTATATGATCTTTCGGATGGGCTTTCCGTTATTATGGCACCCGGACCAGAAATAATTCAAACTGGAATCGATCAGGTTCAAAGATTCCAATATTAAATTGAAACTTTTTTTTAAGCTCGTCTATAAATCATAAATAATCGAGATATTTATGGACTTACTTTCAGCTTTACAACAAGAGAATACCGTAACCGAGAATGGTATGGTGACTAACTCTAGCTCTCTGAAAAATACACTAGATCTTTTCTTTAGAATAGGTGCTTTGAGAGCAGCGGACCAACAGGATATAGTAAGACAATTTACTCTAGCTTTTGATGAGTCTCCTCAGGATGCTCTTAGAATCTTATTCTGGGCAAGAGATGTGAGAGGTGGTGCTGGTGAAAGAAGAGTTTTTAGAATCTGTATGTCTCACTTGGCTGAGAGCAATCCACAATCTCTGATTAAAAATTTACACCTAATCCCAGAATACGGTAGATGGGACGATCTGCTTGTTTTCGCAGGGACTAAGGTTGAGGATGATGCTTTCGACATAATTAAGACCGCATTATATAGTGCTGATAGACTTTGTGCCAAATGGATGCCAAGAAAAGGAACCGTTTCCAATGCACTCAGAAAGTATTTGGGGCTAACTCCGAAGGAATATAGAAAACTTCTTGTCGAAACCACTGATGTTGTTGAGCAAAAAATGTGTTCCAATAAATTCAACGAAATCGATTATTCAAAAGTTCCTTCACTTGCTGCCGCTAGATACCAGGCCGCATTTATTAAGAAGGATTCTGATAGATACACCGAATACTTATTAGAGCTGCGAAAACCAGAAGGTGAAAAAACAGCTAAGATTAATGCTTCCGCGGTCTACCCATATGATGTTGTCAAATCTCTAAACAGAGGAGTTTGGGAGGTTGCAAATGAACAATGGAATGCACTGCCTAATTATATGGAAGGATCTAGTGAGATGGTACTTCCGGTTGTTGATGTCTCTGGTTCAATGACGTCTCCCGTAAGTAGAGGAGGTACACTTAGCTGTATGGACGTTGCTGTTTCATTGGGTCTTTATATTTCGGAAAGAAATGATGGTCCTTTTAAAGATCATTTCATTACCTTCTCTGAAACTCCAGAATTACAAAAACTTGGTGGTAATTTAAAGGAAAGGTATTTACAACTGCGATCATCTGAATGGGGAATGAGTACTAATTTGATCTCCGTATTTGATCTTATTTTGAATCAAGCAACCAAACATAATGTTCCACAGAACAACATGCCAACCAAAATTCTAATTCTTTCTGACATGGAATTCAACGAGGCGATAGAAGACGGTGAAAGTGTTTCGGCTATAAAAGCAATCAGATCTAAATATGATGCTGCTGGATATAAAACACCTGACGTAATATTCTGGAATATACAAAGCAGAAGAGGAAATAATATACCGGTCAGATTCGATGAGAGAGGAACTGCTTTAATCTCAGGATTCTCACCTTCCATTATGAAGTCACTACTTAATGGAAAATCGATTAGTCCTATGGATATCATGTACGAAACTATAAATTCACCTAGATATGAAAGTATTAAGGCCTGAAGCTAGTGAATGTATAAGAGGCGAATCTCTTATTGATGCACTCCTAGATGATGCTGTCATCCAGGCATATAATATAACCGATGATGAGTATAATAAAATCTGTAGGGAAGCATCGACTGAGGAACTAGATGATTTTTTAGATCCAGTATTTTCATCATCAGGGGTTACATTTTCATCAAGGAAAAAAGGATTAAAAATAAGAAATAAATATATCGATTATTATCGAAACATTTTTTCAAATTAGGTATATAATATTATATAAATAAAGAATCGTTTCAGCAAAGATTACAACTATATGACAGCGAATCAGACTTCAATGCCTGATTTAAAAAAAACCGATTCTGAAAAAATACAAGGGATTGTTACAGCACAATACACAACTATTATATTTAAGCAATAATTTAGAAAACCAATCCCGCTAATTTAAACCCGGTTCCAACAGGACCGGGTTTTTATTTGATCGTAAAAATCATAAATATTTTTTTTAATCCGAGGTACTTTCTTATATTTGTGAAACAAAAAATAAAATATAATTATGGAAAAACCAAAAATTAATTTTAAGGAACTTGCTGAATCTTTTAAGAAATTTTTCAGTAATTTAGGTAAGGTAGTTGTTATTTTAACTTCTATCGCATCGGGCTACGCAGCTGCAGAAATCTATCACAGATATGAAATGTCAATATCTGTTCAGAAAATGCAGACTCCTAGAGAGGGTGAGGAAATATCAGCTTTTGCAAATAACGAGGTGTTAATTATCATGGATAGTAAATCTGGGAGATATACATCCTATACAAAGGATGCAGCTATCGAGATCTCCAATGTTGTTATCAAGAACCACATTTTAAATAACAAGAGCAATAAGTAATGTTTAGAGCCATATTTACACTTCTTGGTGCATTTATGTTGGCCACACTTACTTTCTTTTATTTTGAAACCAGTGAGTTAGTAATTATGGAGGAAACTAGGGTAAATGGTGAACCGATAGATTCCAGTTCACCACCTAGTCTCCAGATGTACCATTACATTGAGAAGTATGCCAATGAGTATGATATCCCAAGGGATTATGCTTACGGTATAGCCTGGAAGGAAACACGATATCGTGGTCCATTTCAGTGGGAATATAACCACGCTCAAACAAGCTATGCTGGAGCGGTGGGACCTATGCAAATTATGCCATCTACTGCAAATATGATGTGGAGAGGTAAAAAAATTTCTAGATCGGAGCTTAAAAATAACATAGAATTAAATGTTAAAACTAGTATGAAGCTTCTACGTCATTTAAAAAACAGATACGGGAACTGGAAAATAGTTTTCGGTGCTTATAATACTGGACGTCCGATGGTCAACCAGTATGCGATAGATGTTTATAATTTTAAAGCAAATTAGAACCAAATGGTTAAACTTTTTCTAATATTATGTGTGGTGGTCATATTTTTATGGCTAGTGAGTCCCGACGAAAAAAAGAATCCCTGATGGATTCTTTTTGTTTTTAGTGATATAATTAATTTGGGAGTTATTTTTTATTTCAATCCCCTCTTATAAATTCTTAAAAATATTAATGAAACCAACTAAAGCACTTTATGTGGATTGGCATTTACCCAAAAAGTTCCAGGGTAAAAATAGGCCATCCAAGAGACCCTGGGAAATAGCTATGGTAATCAGAACAACATTTTTTTCCAGAGAAATGAATAATCTATCCCCTATTTTATATTGCGATCAGGATATGTATGATTATTATGAGTCGATAGATTTACTTAAGCATTTCGATGAGGTGTATCCCATTCTACCCACTGACTTATCATTTAATGATTTTAATCCATCGATATTTTGGGCCGCTGGTAAATTTCTTGCTATGCAGCACTGCAAGGATAATTTTTTAATGATTGATTTAGATGCAGAGATTAGATTTAAACTAGATTTTGAAGAATGTGATGTTTTCTGTGCTCATAGGGAGGAAGTTTCTGAAGGAGATTTGTGGTTTTATCCAAACCCTGAATATCTCGATACTAAAAATTATTTAGCTGAAAGACACAATATTTCTTGGTCTAATATGGCTTATAATACTTCGGTTCTGTGTTTTAAAAATCTTGACGATGCTAAGGAATACGCTAATTCAGCTCTTGATTTTATTAAAAGTATAGATTCCATAAACCCAGCTTTCGAGAGAGTTGCTTATATACTTTTGGCAGAGCAAAGATTTCTTTATGAGTATTGCAGATCAAAAAATCTTGATGTTAATGTGCTCATAAACGGGAAGTACATTCCGACAGGAGCAAAAAGTGGGGTTTCTCCATTCGTTGATTCAAATTTGGAAGAAGTTGCAGAGAGAGGGTTTTTGCATGTATGGGGATTTAAAAACGAAATGGCAAAAGACAAAGACACTGAGGATTCTTTTTTTGGCTCTCTGATGTCATCAAGACTAAATCTAAGAGATGATATTGTTAATTCAGTTTCAAAAAATTACGAGCTTTATATGGATAAATAATATCCATATAAGTGAAACAAAAAAAGAAACTGATAGTTTAATATATAAATATGGGGCTGACCAGGTATTGATTGGCAGAATTGGTTCTTTGAGATGCAGGCAGAGTTAGTATTGGAAACTCTTTAATAACCTATACAAAGCTTTAAACGGCAAAACAAATGTTTGGGATGCTATCAACGCGTTTGGTGCTCCCGTAGCTGAAGTTGAGTACGCAGTAGCTGCTTAACCTCCGGGCCTCACTTGCCTAGAAACAGAAAGGTGAAAGAAAATCCAGATGGCTCCCTTAATAGTCTTGGCTGACCAAGAGCATCTGACCGTAATCGGTCTATACAGGGGGCGAAAGAGTGCGGGTAGCAGGGGCAGGCCCGTCTAAAATAACTAGTTGCCGACCAGGTTGTTTGGAAGTTTGGTTCCCACATATATCAAATTTCATATTTTGCTAATTTAGAAAAATTAGCTAAGCCTGTGAATGAGTCCTTAGGGTTAACTGAGCAAGACGGCGGTTCGATTCCGCCCAGTTCCACTGAAAGTTCCGGTAACACCGGAACTTTTTTAGTTTAGCGATATATAATTTAAAAATAAAACAAATCTTATGACCACATTTATTGTAATTTTAATTTTAGCTTCTCTTGCTATTGGAATTTACTTTTTCTTTAAGGAAGAACCTAAAAAGAGCCCAATCAAAAGTAATAATGGAAGTACCTGGACCGGTTGGTCAGGATCTGGTTCTCCGGCTGGATCTGGTTCAACATCTGGTTCAGCTAAACCTCTCGGAAAAATTGAAACTCCAAAGGCACCTAAAGTAGAATCGGTAACCGAAGGGACCATTAAGGAAGAACCTAAACTAGAAACAACAGAGGTTGTTAGCGAGGAACCTAAATCAGAAATGATTGAGACTGTTAAAGAGGAGCCTAAAAAAAAGAAAACGTACAAGAAAAGAGATCCAAAAAAACCAGGTGCTAAGAGAGGTAGAAAACCTAAAAATAATAACGGAAACGATCAGCTTCTACTTAGCTAATTATAATATAAAAATCAATTCAAAAATCTTATTCACACAGGAATAAGATTTTTTTTTATGCAAATTTTTTTTTAATCCGGAACAAGTCCATATATTTGTGTAAAATAATAAATTCAAAAATGAGACTAAGAAGAATTCGAAAAAAAATTAAAGTTTTTTTAGCAAGAACTTCAAGAATGTTCACTCGGGGGGTTTATGGGAAAAGAATTCCCAAAAGTAAACAGGAAAGGGTGTTACTGAAAATAGTTAGAACCTTATTGAATACTCCGGACAGTAAAGTCTACTGCTTGCCAGCCAGTTCAAGAATATACATACATCCGAAGGACAAGAAGTACATAATTGTATTCGATTATGATGGTATTAAAATAAGTAATCACAGATTCTTTTTTAACACTTCCATAAAATATAGAATCGGTGAGGAGATGGTTAATGCAGCAAAGGAGAGAATGGAGAGGGATTTAACAAAGCTTAATCAGGAAATATCATATAATGAGGAAAACTTTTTAGACGAGGTTTATTCCAATTTCAAGAGAGCCAAGGAGAGATCAACCTCATCAACTATGGATCCTATTCATAAAATACTAACCGATATTTAAATGAGAATAGCTGTAATTGCACACGATAACAAGAAGGCAGATATGGTTGCCTTTATTATGAAGAGGCTTGATTTCTTTTCTAAGGTTCAAATAGTTGCTACTGGAACAACCGGACAACACATAGAGCACGCAGGCTTGGATGTTGACTTAAAAAAATCTGGACCTAAGGGAGGTGACGCACAAATAGCCAGTGAGATAGTTGAAAATAAAATTCAGGGTGTTCTGTTCTTTATAGATCCTTTAACATCACATGCTCACGAGGTTGATGTACAGATGCTTCTTAGACTGTGTAATGTTTATAATATACCAATAGCTACTAATTATGCTACAGCTAAACTACTAGTAAAATCAATAAAAAATAACAGGGAAGAATAATGAGAATAGTATTTATTTCAGATACACATACACAACACGCACACTCGGGATTAAATAAAATGCTGTCTGATATACTTGACGAAAACCCGGAATCTGTGTTGGTTCATTGTGGTGACATTTCTTCCAGAGGTAGAATACAAGAGGTTACTGATTTTCTGGATTGGTTTAATGGATTAGGATTTAAATATAAAATATTCATTGCGGGGAATCATGATTTTCTTTTCGAGGATGATCCCGAGATGATAACGGATCTTTTGTCAACTAAATATAAAAATTTAATATATCTTAATGATAGTGGAGTAGAAATTGATGGAATTAAATTCTGGGGAAGCCCGGTCACTCCTAGATTTTTTAATTGGGCTTTTAATAGAGACTCCGATATTCAATACCACTGGTCAATGATTCCGTATGACACCAATGTTCTAATTACACATGGACCTCCGTATGGCATTTTAGATTTTACACAGAGAGACAGAAAACCTGTGGGTTGTCATTATCTTAGGAGAAGACTCTTTGATTTGAAGGATTTGAAGATTCATGCGTTTGGACATATTCATGAGGCTTTTGGTAGTCAGGTGGGAGATACTGAGGATGATTTTTCCGAAGAATCTCTTAATAATATACATTTTGTTAATGCTAGCTATCTTAATTTAGATTATAGACCGGTGAATAGACCGATCTGTATCGATATATGATAATTTTTTAATTTGTAAAGTGAAATAATTCCATAAAAAACAGTAAAACATATAAACCAAACAATGAAAACATTTTACAAACCTTCGGAGGCAATCAAATGGACAAAAGAGCGTCTCTATAATCATGGTTATGTTGTTAAAACTGAAAAGTGGCAAGGTATAGAATCACCCGATGATATGTGGGAAACCATGAACCACTCATTTCAGTTCTTTATTCCTCATACAATAGAAGAACTAGTGGATGAGGTTAAACCTAATCTTCCATGGGCAGACGATCATTTCGAGGAGAGAGTTGGTAGACTCCCAGTAAATCCTCCACCTTCACACACCTACTGGCCATTCGCTAGAAAGAACAACGAGCAATTTGGGGGTAATACAAAATTCTCTCACACATACCCAGAGAGAATCTGGCCAAAAAGAGCCCCAATAGATAACGAAACGGGAAAGGTCGCAAAGAAACCTCTGAAAGGAATCCGGTACGAATATGGAGATTTTGGAGATGTTGTTGATCTAATGGAGAAAGAACCATTTACCAGACAGGCATTTTTACCTATATGGTTTCCCGAAGATACTGGAACAGTACACGGTGAGAGAGTACCTTGCACTATTGGATATCACTTTATGAGAAGAGGCGAGAATCTTCATATGGTTTATTATATTAGATCTTGCGACTATGTTAGGCATTTTAGAGATGATGTTTATATGGCATGCAAGAAGCTTATGTGGATGTTGGATATTCTTAAAAAAAGAGATTCTAAAAACTGGGCAAAGGTTAAACCTGGTTATTTTGCTATGCACATTACGTCATTGCACTGCTTCAATAGCGAAAAAGGTATTTTAAAACAATCAAAAGTATAATATGGAACAGAATCTTTTAGACTTGGTAATAAAAGTAGTCAAAATAACTCCCAATGATTCAGAATTGGGGAGCAGAATAAGAAGAATTATGATGATCACAGATAACGGCGAGAAAGAAGTTGCTGCTGAGGAGATTTTAGAAAATCTTAATATCAATATTAACGGGAATCAAAATGGCAAATGAATTTAAAATATCTACCGAGTTTAAGAGCATCAATGAACCATCGGATAGTCTAAAGACACACTACTCCAACTTATATAAAAGAAACCAGGATAAGTTTATTAGGAGATCTAAGTTGGAGATTTCTCATCTGGGTGAGGAGTTCGAATACGAAGGTAAGACTTTAAAGTTAATAGGGTCAATTGACTCCAATTTGATGATTGTTGTAGATGTTAATGAAAATAAATATTATAGAATTCATTCCGATATCGTTACTGACGGAATATTAAATAAGAGTTAATTTTGCTAGAATTTTATATAAAATCAACGGATCCAAGATCACATATTCAACTATGCGAGCTGATCTCTTTAACTGGGATGGAAATCCTGAGTGATTCATTCGGTGATCCCCCATATGAGGATTATTATGGGATGTTTCATGTCAAAGGGTCGGAGGAAGACTTTGAGCTCATCTCAGAGTTTCCTGATCTCATAATAGGAATACCATCAGATAAAATAGTCCGATAATAATATTTGAACTTTTTTTAATCCCCTTTAGGGGATTTATTGTGATATATAGTCTCGTAAAGATCTTTTGGGAATCGGGCAATAAATCCAAAAGAAATAGGAAATGCAAGAAAAAGACGTAACGCAGACTTTATTAATGAAACAAATACTAGACGAACTGTCTAGACTTAAATCCAATATGCCGAATGGCGAGATAAAACACTTGCAGGATGGCATAGAGGGGCTTAGACAGGATCAGAAATCACTTAAGGACGACATTTCGGACATCAAGAAGAAGTTGTTAGATCCGGATGACGGTGTTATCGTTAAAGTTAATGAGAACACTAAATTCAGAATACAGGAGGAGGACAGATATGAGGACTACCTTCAGTTTAATAGTGATGTAAAGGAACTTAAGTCATGGCAAAGTGGCGTGAATAAAGCGTTATGGATACTGTTTGCTGCTATAATAGGTATTGGCCTCAAGGTAATATTCGGAGTCGGTTAAACCCCATTAAAAACAAAATAAACCATGGAATCGGGATCATTTAAGGAGTTCATGGATCTAAGGAACCAAAATAACCAATATCTAGGTGATTTAATCTACAAAAAAGTCAGACATGCTATTTTGTATAACCTAGATTCAGCTGTTTTATTCACCATGTTTCCAACGGAAACTGAAACATCCGCTCAGGGTGTTGTGTTCACCCTCAATAAGGATCAATTCCCCCAATTTTTAGACGGTTATCTGAAGAGGTGTGAAAACGAGGAGATGTACGAGATCTGTTCGGAGATTCTAGATCTTAGAGAGCTCTGTTAATTTAATCAAAGATAATGCGGATGAGACAAGATGAGAGAAGATTTTACGAACAAGCTCTTGCTGATTATTCCAACATAATCAGAAGCGGTGGAAACTCATTAGACCAGATAGAGGAATGCATAAGTGTGCTGGAAAGATTTGAGGATTATGAAAAATGTAAGGACCTACTCGAAATTTTAAGAGCATACAGATCTAAAAACAACAAGGAAGAAGATAACTTAAAATAATGGAAAGGAAACTCAATAGATTAATTTTCGAAAATGCTATCATCAGTATGGAAAAATATGGGAGAGAAAGTATGATGTCACCCAGAGTTTTTAATAAAAGGAATGATATTAAAAAATCACTTTTGGCCTACTATGAATCCACTGAGGAATTTGAAAAATGTAAATTTATCAAAGAGTTCTTCGAAGATTTGGATAGGGTTGCTGACGAGTTAAAAACTAGAGATTTTATAGGAGCAACTGGAGAATTTGAAAGAATATCTTAAATTCTGGAGATTGTATGGTATTAATATACGAGGTTTCGGAAATATTTCTGAAACCTTTGTTTTGTTGATAGATATAAAAAAAGATTATAACCTTAAACAACATTAAATGAAGTTTGAAGACTTAACTCCAGAGAACATCTATGAGATTTCAGCAATATACTGGAATCGGGATTTGAGCTGGGATGAGAGAATGGAAAGCCTAAGAAAATACTTAGGAAAATCCGAAAGAACAATACAAAGCTGGATATCCAAGCTTGGGATAACGGAAAAGGCTTTACAGGAATCCCCACAACTAATAAAAGCCAGAGAGAAAAAATTCGACAAAAAGAAGAAAAGATTTATAATTACCTGGGCTCAGAATGATACACCAATTCATGAAGCCTTTGTGTCTAACATGGAGGCATATGCCAATTTTCTAGACGCTGATATACACGTAATCGCGGGAAGATATAAAAATCCAACCTCGGTTTTTGCTGATGCTGAGTATGACACTTGGTCCCCACGAATAGAAAAATATCTGGATGCCAATAGGCATGAGGTACATAAACACATGTGGATCATGTCTGATATAAAGATCCAGCCCACTGCTGTCGATCCTATGACTGGTCTTCAGGGTATGAGCGGAATCAATTCATGTGTATTCGGTTCACCCAAGGTTCACATGGAAACCATCCCGGTTTTGGATGGGAATATGCCTAAATTGATGATGACGACTGGATCATGCACGGTTAAAAATTATACTGATTCCAAGTCTGGTAAAAAGGGTGAATTTCACCACTCGCTTGGATTTGTTATTATAGAAATTAAGGATAAGTCAACATTCTTTGCAAGACAAGTTACCGCAACGGATGATGGAGATTTCCATGATTTGTATTATAAAACATCATACAATCCAGATTCGGGAGAAAGCGAAGTAACTAAGATTGATTCGGTTGCAGCTGCTGTTTTAGGCGATCTTCACTATGGTCAGCATGACGAGAGGGTGATCTCTAAAACCCTCGATATGTTTAAGATAATAAAACCGGATAATGTTGTTTTACATGACGTATTTGACGGTCTTTCAATAAATCATCATGAATCCAAAGATCCGTTTATTCAATTCCAGAGAGAGATGGACGGAACAAATTCACTCAGAAGAGAAATTAATGATATGCTTGATGGTCTGGGATCTTTTGTTGATTATAACGTTACTATAGTTAGAAGTAATCATGACGATTTCTTGGATAGATGGTTAAAAGGAACGGATTGGAGAAAAGCGTCGACACTAAAAAATTCCATAGAATATATGGAGTACAGTGCTCTTCTTTTAAAAGGTGAAGCCCCTAAAGGTGTCATACCATATTTAATCAATCAAAAATACCCGGCATTTAAAACTCTTGGAAGAAGTGACAGTTTTGTCGTAAATGGATGGGAACTTGGTCAGCATGGTGATATAGGATCCAATGGTAGCAGAGGTTCTCTTCTGCAATTTAGAAAACTAAACACCAAAATAATCGTTGGTCATTATCACTGTCCAGGGAGAAAGGACGGAGCTTTAGCTGTTGGTACATCAACAAAATTAAGAGTCAATTATAATTTAGGACCTAGCGGATGGTTACAATCACATGTTATCATTCATCATGACGGTAAGGCCCAACACATTAACTTTATTAAAGGAGAGTATACAACTCTAATCCCCTAATCAATATGAAATATAATCTTATAGCCGGAGTGGACGAAGTTGGCAGAGGATGTCTCTCTGGGCCGGTTGTTGCAGCAGCTGTTATCTTGCCCGAGGGTTTCAGTGATCCCCGAATTAAGGACAGCAAATTGATAAAAAGTCCTAAAAAAAGGGAAGAGATAGCCAGGGTTATTAAGGAGAATGCTATTTCTTGGGGAATTGGTGCTAGTTCACCGCAGGAAATTGACCAGATGAATATTCTACAAGCGACATATTTAGCTATGAGAAGAGCCATCGATTCATGTTCAAAAACACCAGATTTCTTGTATGTGGATGGCGATAAATTCATAGGACATAACGGAATTCCCTATGAATGTGTAATTAAAGGTGACTCTAAAATATTGCAAATTTCTGCTGCTTCGATACTTGCTAAAGTTCACCGCGATCAACTGATGCAAACTTTAGATTCCGAATATCCCAAATATTTGTGGTCAAGAAACGTTGGATATGGAACTGCGGACCACATCAAGGCTATTAGAGAGATAGGAATAACTAAACACCACAGAAAAACATTTTGTCAAAATTTTATATAATATGCAAGAAGAAAAAGATTTCCCGTTAGAAGGACAGATCCCAGACGAGGCTACAGAGATGAAGATTTTGGGCATAGAAGAATTTAAACAGGCTGAATGGGTTTTTCAGTTTGATGACGATGAACCTGTTATCATAGCTTGGAGCAACGATGAATCCGAAGCTGGCGAACTTTCTTTCGTATTGAAAGCAAATTCTGGAACCAATATTGTTTTCCAATCACCCGATGGTAAAAAAACACTCAGATTATTCCCTAGAGAGATGAGCGAAGAAACCAGAAAAAAAAGAGAACAAAGATATAGAGGAAATGACACAGTCTAAAGATAAACCTAATAAACCGACAACCTTACAAAGCCTGATAAATTCAGTTAAGTATATGGATATGAACGGAATCGAGCTTACCCATAAGGGGTTGCTTACTATGTTGGAGAATTCAATCGACGATGAAATGGAAATGATTGGGGAAGCATGGTATAATGGGTATATTTCAGGATCTAGAAAAGGTGATAACGTGTCTGAATCTGAAGTTTCTGGTTCTGATTATTATCACGAGAGATATATGGGTTAATATGAAGTACGTTTCAATAAATATCACTTCGCTCAATAATATTGATAGTGTATCTGACGTTATTTCCATGGGAATTATGTTTGGTGATACCGATTCATCTAATAGTGAATATCTTGAGTTTAATATTATACATGAAGATTATTTTCTAAAACACTCCGAGATTGAGGGAAGTATAGAAAAATTAAGAGATCTTATTAGTAGCGAAAGAATATCTTGTTATTTTGAAAATCTTATTAGCTATCTGGAAATGCATCTATTTGATAGATCAATATTAACTGGAGATAATATACAGGTAGTTACCTCACGCTGCGAGAATAAAATGGATATTCTAAGATCAGTATTCGTGAATTATGATCTGGAGATTTTCAACATTCCAAGTTGTGTCGGCCACATAGGTAGCACAACTAGAGAAATGTGCGAGAATCAGGGTAAGTATTTTGAAAAATTCTACAGAATATCCAGATAAATTGAAATTTATTTTGGTATATAGGTAAAAAATACTACTAAATGAAATCGGATTATTTTTTAAATGTTGAGCTAATTTCTAAAAGAAGGCTTACACAGAAGGATCTGGAGGAGTTTAGAAATTCCATAGAATTAAATGACGAGTTTTTAAGCTTCTGTATGCTTTTTTCAAAGCACTCCGAGATAAATTTCTCGGGACATCTTGAGGTTTATATCGAGGATCAACCCTTCGAGACTGATTTATTACTGGATGTTGAAAGCATAATTGATGTTATTGAGGATTTTATACCTGGAGGCTGGGACGATGATTCTAAAGTTGAATGGATATCAGAACTCCCACCAAGCACAACTTATGTTTGGTTCAAGGAAGGTAATAGCTGGAAATCTCTTAGTAGAGAACACGAAAGAGGTTTTTTAGGAGAGGATGAGGAATGGGACGATGATGATTACCCAAATTACGATGACAGAGATTTTAGTGAGGATTATTAATTGTTGATATATAAAAAACTGTATTGAAAGGTGCCTTTCATACTTAGTGTCCCGGGTCAATTAAGGCCCTAGAGTTATTCAATTTTGAGTAGCAAAGGGATTTTAAAAAAAAGGTAAAAAATGAAAAACAACAGAAGACTGGTCTTAAATAGTAAAGACCAAAAACCAGAAGCTTGGGTTGCCGTATCCAACAACAGACAAAAAATCTACGGCTCAGATAACGATCTAGTTTATCTTGAAGACGGACAGGAGTTCCAAATAGAACTCTTTAATCCCACACAAATTTCCTATCTAGCAAAAATCTACCTAAATGGTAAGCTCATCAGTAGTTCAGGATTAGTTATTAAACCTGGACAGAGATACTTTTTGGATAGACACATCGACGAAAAGAAAAAACTACTTTTCTCAACGTACGATGTTGATGATGCTCCAGAAGTTAGGAAAGCAATCAAAAACAATGGAAAGATTAAGGTTGAGTTTTATCCCGAGGTGTTTATTAGCAACTCTTGGATCAATAGCGGTACCACTTACGTTCCGTATAACCAACAATGGGGTGGTAATAATCTAACCATTCCAAATAATCCAATAACATGGGCAACAACATTTGGTAGGACAAACACCTATTTTTCGGGTGACTTGAACACTAAGACCACAACTAATCTTAACTACACTTCGACAAATACCGGAGGGATTACGTTCAGCACCGCAAATTCAATATCTGGAAATTCAGTAGCATTCAACTCGAATACAGGAGAGATTAAATGCTCAACTGCAGGATCATTTGAAACTGGTAGAATAGAGAAGGGTGAAAAATCGGACCAAACATTTGGAAGCGATTACGGTTCATACTCATCAATTTGGAGTTATTGTTCCGAATACACAATCATGCCAAGATCCGTTAAGCCAGTCGAGGTTTCTGAAATCAGATCATATTGTACCGGCTGTGGAACTAGAATGAAAAAGAAAACATGGAAATTCTGCCCTAACTGCGGGGAATCTCTAGAATAATTTAATTTCGTATAAAGGCACCTTTTCAATACAATTTACGAAATTTTATCAACAAATAACACTATAAATTCTTATTAAAAGAAAAATTAAGTGAGAATAGCCTACATAGTACCACATCTTTCAACCGGTGGGATGCCTGAATATCTCAGAAATAAGATAGAAAAGTTAAGAGAAGTTTCCGATGTTTGGGTTTTTGAAAAATTTAAAGAACCGGTCTATAATACCATTCGTTTAAGAATTGAGAAAATAATAGGTGAGGAGAGGATAATAACATGGGGAAAGGATCAAACTGGATCTTTCTTGAATAAGATTTTTGAAATAAATCCTGACATTATTCATTTTGAGGAACCATGCGAACAATTTGTCGATGATTTCCTTCTCGATGTAATATATTCAGGTGATAGAAAATATAAAATATTTGAGACCCTTCATGACTCCTCGATTAAACCGGAGGAGAAAAGATACCTTCCTGATAAGTTTATCGTTGTTAGTCCATGGCAGGTTTATTTACTTAAAGACCTTGGTGTCCCGATTGAGATTATTGAACACGAGCTTAGTGAAAAAATTCTACCGTCGAGAGAAGAATGTATGAATCAACTTGGGTTGGATCCCAATAAAAAACATGTTGTTCAGATAGGTATTTTTACCCCAAGAAAAAATCAGAAGGAAACATCTGAAATTGCTAGATTTTTACCTGACGTTCAATTCCATTTTGTTGGTACATTGGCCGATAATTATGCTTGGTATTGGGAACCGATAGTTAGAGGTCTTCCGCCAAATTGTAAAATATGGGGTGAAAGAGATGATGTTGATCTTTTTTATAAGGCATGTGATCTCGTCATATTTCCATCAGTAGAATTGTTTAATGACAAGGAGACAAGTCCACTAGTAATTAGAGAAACCATCAACATCGGAACCAAATTACTACTAAGAAACTTACCTGTTTATGTTGGAATGTATCAGGAATCTGATAATGTCACATTTATGAAAAACACAGCAATTGAAAATGCTAATCTAATAAAAAGTACACTAAATATGGAACTCACCGGAACAAATAACAGAAACTTAGAAATCAGATTTAATCCCGAAAATAATGAGATTTCATTCTCCTTTTTGAGAAATGATTTGGTAGGTAACTTCTGGATCTCAGTTAAGGATGTTGATTCAAACGCATGTATCTATGCTTTCCAAATAAATTTGGAAGGTCCATGGCAGAATTTCTGGTGCATTCCGATACCTAAAGAATTTTATGATTTCGGCGGTGACAAGAATTTCACTGGATTCAAATTAGAAATTTATGTGGATAAAATGGATTCTTCTCCACTCATTTCTGAGAATTTCATAATCAAGAAAAGGATTAATAAAAAGATGATACCTAGCAACCCTTTTATAAATTTCGATCCAGTTTTCGTTAACTACTCTCAATTTTTTATCGACGGTATCTATAATTTATTCTTTGCTGGACAGAGAATAAAAACAGCTATCGACATTGGTGCTAATGTTGGTCTTTTTACTGAATGGGTGCTTGATAGATTCGGCAGTGATACGGAGGTGATCTCGGTGGAACCTAACGAAACCGCAGCAAGGGCTTTCCAGGAGATTCATAAAGATAAGAATAATGTGAGATTAGCAAAATATGCTCTTTCGGACAAATCGGGTGAATTCATAGAGATGCTGGTAAACCCGGACAACAGCTTGATTTCAAGTATAGAAGGGACAGGTGAAGGATACAGTGAAAGGCAAACCGCTGAAACCATCACCCTGATGGATCTGATGGAGAAATATAACATGACAGGGGCTGATCTATTAAAAGTTGACATAGAGGGAGCTGAATATCAGATGTTTGATGCTGTGACTTCGGATGATCTAAGAAGATTTAAGAATCTCCTGATAGAATTCCATAATAATGATGGTCGAGCGACACAGCTTATTAAGAAAATCAGGGAGGCTGGATTTTATATCGATCTGAGAGATGATGACACTAGATACACAACGGACGAGAATAATGATAGAGGTACAATATTCGCAACAAGAATAGATTAATAATGAGAATAGCTCAAGTAACACCAGGCAACATACCAATTCCAACTAAGGGGTGGGGTGCTGTTGAAAAAATAATATGGGAGTATACCAAGGTTTTGAGAAATCTAGGTCACGAGGTTGAAGTACTTTATGCTGATGATGTTATACCCGGTGAGTGGGATGTTGTTCATGTTCACATGGCAAATTTAGCCTTGATCTTAAAGGAGAGAGGTATACCATATGTTTTCTCGCATCACGATCATCACGCATATCATTTCGGTAAGAACTCGGATGTTTATAAACAGAATTTAGAGGCAATAAAAGGGTCACAACTTTCTTTTGTTCATGCTAAATATCTGGTTGAATATTTTGGTTCACCTAAGAATCTCAGATATTTGAATCACGGAGCAAATACTAAGGATTATGGATTTTTTGACAGATCCAGAAATGTAGAAGAAGGTAATATTAGACTTCTGATGATGGCAAACAATGGGCTTGGTGGAAATCATATGTATGACAGGAAGGGATTTATTCCTGGGGTAGAAGCTGCAAGATTACTTGGATTACCTATCACCATAATTTGTCCTAAATCCGGTAATTACGATCTTATCTCTAGCATTAGTCCATATGATAAGATGAATGTTCTATATGATTTAGAATATGAGGATACGCTAACTGAGATGTCAAATCACGAGATATTCCTTAATCCCTCTATGTTAGAAGCAGGACATCCAAATCTAACAGTAACCGAGTCTATCGCCAGAGGGGTACCTGTAGTCGGAACAGCGGAGGAGGAGATACCGGGGATCAGAAGAATACCACTTCCAACAGATTTAACCGTTGATGTCAATGATCTTGTTGATGGAATCTCTGAAGTCATATCCAAATACCCGTCATATGTTCTCGAATGCAGGGATCAGAGAGAAATTTATTCCTGGGAGGTTGTGGTGTCCAGGATGTTAATGGACTACACAAATCATTTGAATATAAGTCAGAAAAGTCTTCTTCTTGACAGCTATAAATCAACAACCAAGAGAGAAGTTTCAAAAACACCTCATAGCGGGATCTATTCCTGGTTTAAATCTAGACCTTTCTTGTATAAGTCAACGAAGACTAATTATGGAACTTCCGTTTCTTTTATTGACAAAATCACTGGTGAAATCATACATAAATGCAATTTCCCGACAGAACCTAGATCCTGGATACGTGCCATCTTTCCATCGGATAGGTATATTGATTGGAAAATAGTTGTTAGAGAAGGGGCAAAAATAATACATGAGAATGAGATGGATCTCCGAAATCATCACGTTCTGGTTAGAGGAGCCAACTCGGAGGACTATCAAAAACTAATTGAGTTTACCAATCTAACTCATTGTATACTAACCGTTGATTCTGATAGTGATCTTCCATTTTTTAAATTAAAAGAAAACACAAACGATCATTATTATCTTGAGTTAAATATGAGCCAGATTTTGGACTTCTTCATAGAGAAGCCTAAGGTACAAAAAAGAACTCTGATAAACTTATCTCCTGAGTCTCTAGGTGACAATATTGCGTTCGTCCCATATGCAAACGAATATGGTAAAAAAATTGGGGAGATAGTGGATGTTCACTGTAAGTATGCATTCCTATTTGATGGAGTTTATGAATACATTAACTTTATTGACAACCCGGATTCTCAAAAATACACAGACTATATTAACATCGATTATCTTTTCGATGTTCCGCTTCAGAGAGGATTCTCCGACCAATTGCTTCTAAATTATGAGGAGATTCGTCCAAGGGTAAAAGAACCTTCAGGTCAACCACAAAAAATTACCGGGAAATATATCTGTTTTTCCATGCACAGTACTGCTCAGGCTAAGCATTGGAATAATAACAATTCTTGGTCTAAATTGTGTGATGAGCTTAAAAAGGTTGGTCTTAAGGCAGTTTGTATCGACAGACATTACTCGTTTGGCATAGAGGGTCATTGGAACGAGATACCATCCAACTGCATAAATATGACTGGAGGAGACCTGAATAGTATGTCATTACTCATTCAAAATTGTGAGTTTTTCATAGGATTATCAAGCGGATTGTCTTGGTTGGCACATGGTCTAGGTAAGAAAGTCGTTATGATCTCCGGGGTAACATCCAAAGATAATGAGTTTACCAAAGATTGCATCAGATTGCACAGAGAAGATGTTTGTAATTCGTGTTTCAATAAACCAGATCAATATAAGTTCGACAAGGGAGATTGGCTTTGGTGTCCTGTTCACAAAGGAACGCCAAGAGCTTTTGAATGCACAAAGAAGATCTCAGCCAAACAGGTTATGGATTCACTGAAAGCAAATAAGTGGATATAGAACTAAATATATAGAGGAAAATATAACTATTAAATGAAAAGAATTTTATTTATTTTTCTACTTCTTCCTCTGATATCCTTCTCCCAGATTTTAAGGGATTCGGTTAGAGTAAAAAACGAGATCTATGAGGTGATTTACAGTGAAAAATTGGAACAACCCAGATGGATCAGATACGCCGTTCAATGTCCAAACGGAACAGCTTCTAGATCTGGAATGGACTTCTATACCAATGACACGATAAAAACTTCTAGTCACGAAGATTATGTAAAAAATGTTTATGATAAGGGGCATTTAGCACCAGCCGCTGATTTTAATTGTACCAGAGAGCTACTATACAAGACTTTTAGCTATTTAAACTGCGCTTTACAGAATCAGTATCTCAACAGAGGAGTTTGGAGAATGTTGGAGGAGTATGAAAGAGAATTAGCTAAGAAGGAACCAGTTATAGTGGAGATAGAGGTAGTTTTCGACTCAAATTCATTAAAACTGCCTACCGGGGCAACAGTTCCTAATGGATTCTATAAAACAATTATTCTGGAGAGGTCCAAAAAAACCATTAAATATTATTTTCCAAACGAAGCTCCAAAGAAGGCCAGGTTCTTTGACTATGAAATATCGAAGAAATAAGAAACTTAACCAAAAAAAGATATATAATAAAAATAAAAAATATAAACATGGAAAACAAAATAGCTTCATTTGAAGAGTTTAAAAAAAGAGCCGCAAACGTTACTGAAGAAAATGCAGAGATGGCTCAGGATAATCATCAACACGAGGGGAACGACCACGAAGGTCATCAACACTATATGTTCTTTCAAAATCTAGCATCAATTAAGCATCACATTGAGGAGATTCTAAAAATGAATCCAGATCAGATAGATGCTTTATTAAAAGATGGACACGATTGGGCATCTGATCATATTGCAACTTCCAAAGATGATATTCAAGAAGTTGCTGAGTGGCTTAGAAATGAAACTGAAGGAGCACACGATAATCACGATGAAGAGGAGGAGGTTGAAACTTCGGTAGTTATCGAAACACCAGAGGGTGGAGAGGAAGAAGAGAGCGACGAAGAGGAGGAAGACGATGATGAAGAGGAAGAGACTGAGGAAGAGGAATCAGAGGAGGAAGAAGGGTAATTAAAAACCACAAATATCAATATATCACAGGGGGCAGATTAATCTGCCCTTTTTTATTGAAACTAATTTAAAACCATTCCATATGATATTAAAAATCACATTATGAAGGTAGAATTTGCTGAATCATTTGGGGATTCAATTAAGAGACTAATCAGAAGGGAAACTTGGTGGTACAAGACATACTCAACTCTTAGATACGATCTCCCACACTTTTTCAAAAACATATATCTATTCAGAAAGAATCTTTGGAACCACAGATGGTGGGATTATCGATTCACACTCGATCTTATGAAGACCTCATTGGAAATAATGGAGAAGGGTATGCACAACGGACTGGAGGTACATGAATCTAGGGATAAGAAAATTGCCAAAATGCAAAGGGTTATCCAGATACTAGATAATATCCAGAAGGATTCCTATATAGAAATGGCAGAATCGGAATTGGGTGATCTTGTGATGAGAGACTGGGAATTTGAGGATATCCCAGATAAACCTGGATTTTCTAGATTGGTTGATAATGAAACCGAGGCAGAAAAGAAACACAACAGAAGGGTTTTTAGTAGGGCAAGAAAACTGGAAGAATCCGAATGGAATGAATTGTGGGATATTCTGAAAGGACCTGACCATAGGAAATTCAAAAAGCATTTGAAGACTCTAAGTGAGGAGGAGAGAAATAAAGATTCCGTTTATTATGAATGGTTTGATGGATCTGGGTTAAACGGATGGTGGGATTGATGAACAAAGTTAAGTACACAGAGAAACAAATTCAGGATGCTTTAGAAAAGCATTATGATAAGAGTGGAATAAAGTACACAGTCAGTAATTTATATCTGTTTAAGTACAATTGGGAAACTGATTTTCTCGTTGTCCAGAAGGCTTCCAAATACTGCTACGAAATAGAAATAAAAACTAGCAGAGCGGATTTCTTTAATGATTTCAAGAAAACAGAGAAACACACGATACTTAAAGAGGGTACACACCAGGTAAAAAAATATCGTTATAAATATGACCCGGTGACTAAAAGAAACACCCCGGACCATTATTACGAGACTCAGGAATGGAAATTCAGGCCCAATAGATTCTATTATTGCGTACCTGAAGATCTAATAAAACCTGAAGAGGTTCCTGATTATGCAGGTCTGATGTATATTAACGATACAAATAAAATCCGAATAGTAAAGGAAGCAACATTTCTACATAAAGAAAAACTTGAGTTAATTAAGCCTCTCTGTGACAAGTTTTATTACTACTGGAAAAATGCAAGATCTGCCAATCTTATACTCGAGAAAAAGATTAATGAATACAAAGAAACTTACAATATAAGCGAATCTAAAAAACCTAAAAAATTCAAAGAAAAATGATCTGGAACCTTCTAATCAAAAACACAACTCCCTACAAAGGAAAACTTAAAGTTAAATTTGAAAAATCACCGTATTACATAGGTTCTTCTTCAGGCAAGTTAAATAAAGTACATCTGAATCTGGGGTTCACTAAATTGGTATCCAGAATGATGCCATTCCAAAATTTGGATGGATGGATGGCCGACCCTAAGAAAATCGAGACGATAGAAAAATACACCGGAGGAAAGATAGCTTCGCATGTTGTTGATAATAGACCTTCCGATGAATTCACTTTACACAATTCATTTCTAACATCCGACAAAAAATATATCGGTGATATAGAGAGGGCCTGGTGGTATTACACTTCGAATTTGGTCGTGTGCGATGATTACCCACATGGTGTTGCAATAAAAGTTAATCCGGATCTTTTTAAAGGTAATCATAATCCAGTAGATTCATACTCAGCTTCATATATCGAGGGGTATTACGGGTACACACACAGGGGTGGATCACTATTTAAAATAGGAGACAGATTATTTGATGCTGACTATGTACCAGTTGAAAGTGACTATCCCGAGTGGCAGTGGGCTGGTTGGCAAATAAAATATGATGAATCTCTCAAGAAAGCAAAGAAGGAGAATGATGAATTCACGATCAAATATCTCGTTGAGGATGGGGTTGGTTCATTTATACCATTCAGGCTAAGAGGGAGAAAGGAAATAGAAAATCTCGAAGAAGCATTACAAGCAGCAATAAACCTATCAAAATACCTTTAATGAAAACTACGGCAATATCCAGAAGAGCATATCAGAAGTATCTGTCAGCTGTCAAGTTGAGCAGCTCCGGTGAGTGGTGCAAGATAATTAGTAATGATGAATCAAATTCACCAGAACCCTACGCTATTGAAGAATTTATAAACCTTCTATTGGTTGATGATGAGTTTTATTCAAAATGGGGTGATGATTGTTGTGATGAACTAACCTATGAGGAGAGATATAAGTATTGGTTCGCCAATAATTATGAAACAGGAATGGAATATTACGAGGGGATTGTTCCAGATTTTGATAATAGTTATTATAGACCCACTCCCAAAAGAAAATTAAGAGAATCCATCACCGAGAAGTACATTGATTTTATATTAAATGAAATGATACCGTCGGTAATGAGAGTGGAGTTACCTTCACCACAAGAAGACGGAAAGCATCTGTGGGTTAAATTAGGTCCTGTTGTTTACATGGATGTTAAGCTGGATGTTATTGAGAGGTACACTAGGTCCGTTTTATTAAGGCTTTCTTTTGACAGATATGAGATTGATCAATTATTTTTTATTCCAATAGAATCTGCACCAACCAGAATCAGAGATAAATTTTACAGTAAAATCTCAAGGATAGCTTATCAGGCTTTTCTAGATGACGACAGACGTGATGACGTGAAGAGAATGTATGAGGAGAAGTCTAGAAAAATATTTTCCTCCATAGGGGATGTCGTTTCGAAAATGAATGACCATAAAAAAGCACAAGAATGAAGTTGATAAGAGGGTTTTTATTTATAGCCGGTATTATAATTAACAGGCTTAAGAGAAAAAGAAAATCCGTTTGGGATTTATGATAAATTTAAAAAATTAAATACAATATGGACAGGGAAGAATCAATAAAAGAAAAACTCAAAGAACTCATTGATGAAATGGAGGAGGTCTGGGGAGAATTAGAGGGATTCGAGGTACGTCTCGAACATCCGATTGTAGAAGGTCAAAGGCAGTCTTTTGCTAATATAAAGGAGTTTAATATACTATACTTGAAAAGAGAATCGATTATTGTGGATTAGTGGATCAATTCCTAAAGATATCTAAAGTAAAACACAAACAACAAACATGAAGAAAAATTCAAAAAAATCGCTGGAGCTTTTAAATTTCGAAGGACCAGTTTTGCTTGCAGTTAAAGATTCGGATGGAATCAAGATACTGGATCAGTGGAAGAAGGAGGTTGCACACTTAACGGTGGAGGAGCTTAGACAGTTTATGAATGGCGGGATCACTATAACGGATTCCGAAGGAAAAACTTGGAATTATACAAAAGAACATGAAGGTGCAAAATCTTCGGATGCTGATATTCAGAGATTTCTGAGTACTGATGGAATTGAACCGATAAAAGAACAAGTAAGGATCTCATTTTCTTCTGACGATAAGGATTATGATTTTGAATCAGTTCTCAATACACAGAGCGGTTATGAATTTGTTAGTTGCGAGAAAATAGAAAATCTAACCAATCCGAATTGGCCTAAATGGTCAATTATTGTAAACTATAAAAGAAACTTATAAATTCATATGCGATGGAAGATTTAGATAAAAAATACCAGTCTCTTTTGCAAGATGTTCTTAATAATGGGGTAACAGAGGAGAAACTTTTAGAAATAAAAGAATACTCAGAGAAACAAATTGAGAAAATTAGACAAGAGGAAGAAAATGAAATCAGGAGGAAAAATTCAGTAAAAAATAAAACTAAATTATCTCAGCTTACATCAGATGATAGAATTTTAGGGATAAGAATTTCATGGAATGATGATTCTAAAGGAGTTAAGATAGATGAATTAGGTAATAGTTGGTCTGTTGATATAATTGGGTATTGTGATGTTAGAGGGTATGAGGATAAGAAAAAGAGAAAAAGTGACTATCATAGAATATCAATTAGTCATAAAAAAGAAGCGTTTGGCCACGCAGTATCACTGACTGATGAGGAATCAGAAAATCCATATTTACTAGTTATTGATACTATGGGAAATGGGTACGATTCTTTTTTCACTTTATCACCTGAGACTTGGGAAGAAGATTTAATGAAGGCTTTAATCGACCAAAAAGAATGGAGAATTAGACAGCATCATAGAGAAATTTCAATCTTAAGAAAAAAAGTTGGAGCTTTCTTAAAAAGTAAAAATAAAATCAATAAATTCATAAAGAATGAACAATCTAGATAAACAATACCAAGCACTTCTTCAAGACATTCTTGATAATGGGGTAACAAAACAAGACCGTACAGGAACGGGAACAATCTCAGTATTTGGAAGACAAATCAGACATAAAATGTCAGAAGGGTTTCCACTTCTTACAACTAAGAAAATGCCATTCAAAACCATCGTAACAGAACTTCTTTGGTTCTTACGAGGTGATACAAACATCAAATACTTGGTTGATAATAATTGCCATATTTGGGATGGAGATGCTTATAAGAATTATTGCAAATCATTTGAAAATCAATCAATTTTGGATAAGTATTCGTTTGATACAGACCCAATCACAATAGAGATGTTTGTTGAGAAAATCAAAACAAATAATGAGTTTGCTAAAAAGTGGGGTGAATTAGGTCCAATTTACGGTAAGCAATGGAGAAGTTGGGTAAGAGGTGTTGATTATGATGTTGATTATGAAAATGGAATACAGGATGAAATAGACCAAATAACAAACTTAATCAACGACCTTAAAACAAATCCAGACTCAAGACGATTAATGGTTAATGCTTGGAATGTTGGAGAATTAGACCAAATGGTTCTTCCACCTTGTCATTATGGATTTCAAGTTTATACAAGAGAGTTGAGTGATAGTGAAAGAGCAAAATTATACGAACAGAAAACAAATGTAGACACTTCTTTCTTTCCTGTTCTTAGAGAAACATTAGATTTTCACAACATTCCAACCAGAGCAATCTCTTTAATGTGGAATCAACGTTCAGTAGATACATTCTTAGGTTTACCATTTAATATTGCATCGTATGGGCTATTGCTTGAAATTATTGCAAAGGAAGTAAATATGGTTCCTGATGAATTGATTGGTAATTTAGGTGATGTTCATTTATATTCAAATCATATTGAACAAGCAAAAGAGCAAATTGGTCGAGAGCTTACATGGGAAGAAAAAATCCAATGGGTAATGAAGAACACTGATGTCGAGCTTGAGAACCTGTACATAACTGAAGCAGCTGCTGCTTTAGAAGCAACAACTAGGTGGCCATACCCTCTACCAACATTAAAAGTCAGTTGGTATATCGATAATTGGAATACTCCAGAAGCTAAAGAAGTTAGGAAAAACGAGTTTGACGCTTATATAAGACAAATGAGGACTAGTGATTTCATTCTTGAAAATTATAAATCACACCCAGCAATTAAAGCACCTTTAAGCAATTAAATTAATTTTAAATATGGAAACATTAAACATCGAAAGAGATACAATATCTCTTGAATTCAGAGATGATGAATTCTTAAACACAGCATTTAAAATAAAAATGCAAAGCCCTCATGGAACAATATCCTACTTGGTACCGACTTTGGATGATGCTGGAAATATGTCATTAAATGTTCAGCATAGAATGGTCGAGGCATCCGGATATGAAACATCTTCAACCACATCAAAGGAATCTTTAGCTGATCTTTCGAGATTTAATATAGATGCGGAAGGCGAGATCATCAAAGCGATAGATAACGAGTCACTCATCACATCTCAAAGAAGACTAAAATCAATCTATTACGATCTCGGAAAAAAATCCAGGATGGGCTCGTATGGAAAGTGGAAATCATTCCTAAACAAGCATCTGGGTATCGATTTCCCGCTGTATGTTTCTGACGATGAAGATATTTGCAAGAAGATATTTTTACTGAGTAATCTGATTGCAGCTGGATCCAGAAGAGGTCCCGCTAATTTCATAATAGTTTCTGGTGGTATGTGGGCCAGGATAGCTCTGGACCCCTCATGTGTAATCTACGAGAATAACAACGATTCTGTCCCTTTTATTCGTCCGGTTGGCAATATTGCAAATAAAATTAACGTCTTTGTAGATTCGTCAACATCTTTCAACAATGGTCTAATCATAATGGGAATTAAGACTGAATCCCCATACCCTGGAGTTTTATTTGGCCAGTATTCCAGAGAGGTTTTAAAAATTGACAGCTACGATCCATTTAGCTTTTTACCCAATGTTGAATATAAGCTGATTGAAAGATATGCTTTAAGAGATTTTGGTGACCCCGAAAAATGCTATTATACAAACGAAATATTAAATGAAAAGAAACCTCTCTGGAGAAGATTGATCGGTGCTTAATTGAAACTTAAATGCACACTGGACTTATAATAGAGTGAAGGAAAAACAAATTAAATAATCAATGAGTAAGAAGAATCAAGAAACAAGCAAGGAATTTTTAAGGGAGTATTTAAATGGATATTCCCCAGTTGCACAGGAAACTGAGGGTCAAAAGATCTGGATCGACTACGTAAAGGACCTGGTGGGGTTTAGTAATGTTAAGATGGATGCTTATGGTACGGCCTACGCAATAAAGTTTGGTGACCAGCCAGATTTATCATACAGATTTGGTGAAAGGTATAAAGTTGTAATAGAAGCACACTGTGACGAGATTGCTTGGATCGTAACTTACATAGAGAAGGACGGATTTCTGAGGGTAAAAACCCACGGTGGATCCGACAACATGATCGCACCATCAAAAACTGTGTTGGTCCACACCCACAACGAAACCAAAGTTAAGGGTGTCTTCGGTTCACCTGCCATTCACGTTAGAGAAAAAAGAACGGAGATGGGCACTGAGGTGCATGATCTGTGGATAGATCTTGGAGTGGATTCCGATGAGAAAGTAAAAGAGCTTGGTGTTGAAGTTGGTAACATCGTAACATTCGATACTCAATTTGACGAGATTGGAGATTACTATGTTGGAAGATCATTAGACAACAAGATAGGCGGGTATATCATTGCGGAGACTTTAAAGAATCTAAAGGATGAGAAACTGCCATACGATCTTTATGTTGTAAATGCGGTGCAAGAGGAAGTTGGATTATTTGGAGCCCGATTAATTGCACAGACAATCAAACCTGATATTGCTCTGGTTCACGATGTGTGTCACAACACAAATCACCCTAAAATGAACAAAGCTAAGGACGGAGACATCAAAGGTGGTGAGGGTCCTTGTTTGGAATACACCGCTCAGAACCACAGAAAAATCATCAAGATGTTCAAGGAAGTTGCTTCAATGAATGAAATTAAGTTACAGAACACAATCGGTTCTTACGGTAACGATACAGTTTCTTTCTTCCTAGAAAATATACCGACCGCTATCGTTGCTTCCCCGTTGAAATATATGCACACGACAGTTGAGATGGTTCACAAAAGGGATGTTGAAGATGTCATTAGGTTGTTTACTCACACCCTAAGAGAGATCACACCGGAATGGATAGATTCCGTCAAATATCCGAAAATCCAATAATATTGAAATAGATGATAATACTTAAAGGAAAAAGGAAGGGTATGGTTCATACCATGAATATTGAATGGAGACACATTAGAGCTGTCTTTTTTCCCAGAGGGTTCCATGAAAAATATGGGTATCTTGGTTCCGTTCCCTACCAAAATGATAGACCCTATTTTAAAGCCATATACCCATTGGTACTCTCCATGGACTATGAAGCCAAGCCAAAATGGTGTCCAAGATGGTTCCTGAGATTTCTTCATTTATTTGGAAGCGACAATTCAGTGGTTAGAGTTAGAAACTTCTATCTCCATGGTCTATCAAAGAAGCTAACTAAGGGAATATTTTTCTGGGACTGGAAAACCAAATGGACCGATTATGATCTCCGAATTAGCATCAGCGGACCAGAACATCTTCAGAATTTAGCGGACGCCATCGAGAGCCAGTTCTACCGAGAAGGATATAGGAATGAGCTGCTGGAAAAAATAAAAGATCTAGCTCCTGATATGGAAATATACAACACGTCAACTAGCAATCTGAAAAAAATTCTTGCAGATTTAAGAGGTGACGACGTTGACGATGACCAATTTTAGAGCTCTTTAAGGAGACTATTTGAAAAATAATATCAATCCATGGAAAAAAGAAAAAGAGGCGTTATAGCCGGTAATTTCGATGTTATACACCCGGGTTACATCCTAATGTTTAATGAGTGCAAGAAAAACTGCGAACATCTCTACGTTCTTCTTCATGAAGATCCTAGTTTAGAAAGACCGGAGAAATTAAAACCAGTCCTATCGGTTGACGAGAGAATGTCCATACTGGAATCTCTGAGACAGGTACATAGGGTTATAACATACAGGAGAGAATCTGATCTGTATGAAATACTGAGACAGCTTTCCCCCGAGGTTAGATTTCTGGGTGATGATTATATAGGGAGAGGATTTACAGGGGACGATTTACCGATTGATATTCATTATCTCAACCGAGATCATGGGTGGTCAACGACGAAATATAAGAATTTAATAGCTGATAGCGTTAGGAATAATTCCTATCAGGAAACAAAGGATCCGGTTTAATTTCCGGATCTTTTTTATTTTTCATATACTCGATCGCAGTTTGCCCCAGTTGATCCATCAATCCCGGAAGTTTATACCCATTAAGTTGCTCGTCAGAAGATTTACCAACCCCGGGATTCATCGCTTCAAGTCTCTTTGCGATATAATCTAAATATTCTTTGCTTGGTTTCATAAACTATATAACCAAAATATTTTTTTTAACCGAAAATCTACCCTATATTTGCTAAAAATTAAAAAACTAGGAAAAATAAATCAATGGAATACTCGCAGTTCGCTGAGATCATACTCAGATTAAAGAAACACTCTGAAAATGTAGATAAGGCATATAAACTCAAAATAGATCTGATTGACTTTAATGATGATCTGAATAGAATTATTGATATTCTTATTAAGGAGATTTACGGTGAGGAGGGATATGATTGGTTCACCTGGTTCTGTTACGAGAATGATTTTGGAGAGAAAGATTGGAGCGGATTACCTTGTTACAGCATGGTTGACGGCAAGATGATTAAAATACACGAGGTTGGAGAAGTTAGGTTTGGTGCACATGATGAGAATGGGAATCCGATATGTCACTCAATAGAGTCAACCTGGGAATATCTAGAAAAGAACTATAATAAAAGGAGGGAAACCCCATGGGAAAACATAGAAAAAAATTTCGAAAAGATCAAAAAAAATAAGTCCAATGAGACGGGTAGAAAATAGAGAAAGTTTACTAAGAATAATAAAACAAAAAGCAAATATGTTAAGAGAAGAGCTAGAACACCCTAACACAGAAGTAACTGAAATCGAGATGGATGACAATTTTGAAAAGATAGATTTTCATCAATGGTCCATAGTTGGTGACGGTACATTTTTACCCTCGCCAGAAACAACCAGAACTCTAGTACCGGGAATGTACGATCCACACTATAGCAACAGAGCAGGTGAATGGGGTTTAAGAAGACAGAGAATTAATACCGACGAACTCTACGAACTTCCAACCAAGGAGATCCAGGTTATATTATCGGATTTAAAAAGCTTCTGGAAAAAGAAAGACATCTACAAGAAATATAAGCTGATGCACAAAAGAGGGATTTTACTTTATGGTGATCCCGGATGTGGTAAATCTGGAATACTACAGCTCTGTATGAAACATATTATTGAGGATCTATCCGGACTGGTTATCAATTTAAAGGACGATGAGGCGGTGAGAGGTTATATTGACATCATTCCTAAATTAAGACAGATAGAACCTGAAAGACCTCTGGTTGTAATTATTGAGGATATTGATGCTATTGCTGGGGACAGCAGCTATATAACATCTCAGCTCTTAAATCTATTGGATGGAGTAAAACAGATTGAAAATGTTGTTTACATAGCAACAACAAACTACCCGGAAAAGTTGGCAGAGAGAATCACCAACAGGCCATCCAGATTTGACAGAAGATACCTTATTGAACCTCCAACCAGAGAGGTTAGACTATCATATCTTAAAAATAAGATAGGCGAGGAAGCTAAAATTGATTTTGAAACATGGGTGGATGACACTGAGGGCATGTCAATGTCACATTTAAAGGAGCTTTTCATTTCCGTCTTCCTTCTTGACAACAAGTATGATGATGCAATAGCTAATTTGAGAGAACTTAAGAAGTCTCCAAGAACTAAGAAACAAAAATCCATGGGATTCGACCGAGATAGAACATAATATGAAAGTTATATTTTTAGATTTTGATGGAGTTCTTAATGTGATCCCACAGGGGCATGATGATTTTGGTGGAATATTCCACCCGGAATTTGTACAAAACCTGGAAAGGATCATAGAGGAAACTGGGGCCAAGTTAGTCATCAGTTCATCCTGGAGACATATGGGTTTGGAGAGACTCCACCAAATGTGGGAACTTCGAGGATATCCAGGAGAAATAATCGGAACAACTCCCGATCTTTGGAGAGGGGTTGAAGATGAAGAATTTCACGAAAAGATGGAAAGAGGTCATGAAATACAAGCAATCCTCGATCAATACTATCAAATAACAAATTATGTTATCCTTGATGACGATGATGATATGCTACCAACTCAACGAGGTAATTTCGTTAGGACTTCTAATAACATTAATCATCCTGATTGCATAGATATCGGTTATGGACTAACCAAAGAATGTGCAAATCGAGCAATAAGAATTTTAAATAGACAAATATGAAAAATGCATTTTATTTTTTACTAGGACTTTCACTGATTGTTCTAACATCAGCAACTACAGCAAGTATTATGACGGTGACACCTGCAAAGCCAAAGTCAGTAATTGTTTTCAGTAGTTATTCGACTGCGGATGTTCGTGATCAAATTAGAGCCAGCAGTAATTTAGGCTATATTGTTAAATCATGTAACGCAAATTCTGCTGGTGGATTATGGTTAGTTGTAATGGAAAAATATTAAGAATATGACAGAAGAATTTATTAAAGAAGCAAAGAATTTCAGAAGACAAATGAAATGGGTTTCTATTATGTGTTGGGTTGCTACATTAGCTTTCATTACACTACCATTTAAAAATCCGAATGCTGATTATGATTGGGTTCTTGTTCCAGTTGGAGCGGTCATATTTTCAATCATCTACTTTAGCATGGATTCAAATATCAAAAAATACGAGGAGCTGAAGAAAAATGAATAGTAAACAAACATATACCCGAGGAAGCGTTATTGTCGAGAACATCAAGATTGGAGACATTCACTATGAATATGAGTATGGTGTAGTTATTAAGTCGGAAGTTATCACTCTCCCTGTTCTTAATGAGGATGGACAATACCAATGGAAAAATAAGGTTTTAAGTACCGGTAAGATCATAGATTACATGGTTCATACAAAATATCAACACTATTCACCAAACTTATATGACTATGAGGCATATAAGGTAAAAGTACAAATATGATGGAAGATAAAAATTCACCGCATAAAATTAAAGTCGAGAAGCAAATCTATTGGGGGAGAAACAATAGTCCAATTAATTGGAAGGATATCAAGCATCTTCAGCTGGAAGACGATGATGTAATCCGTTCGGAATGGGTTGAAGATGACAATTTTGATTATCACGGTTATTGGCATACTGAAATTACCCGAATGGTTGAGGAAACCGACGAAGAATTTGAAAAACGTATCACCAGAAACAAAAAAAGTGCTGAAGAAATGAAGCAGCGAAGATACGAGAGCTATCTAAGACTTAAAAAAGAGTTTGAGAATGATTAAGGAAAGTAATGAAAATATTTTATGTGCTGCCATATGGTTAAAAGAAACTGAAAGAGCACATCATAGACCGATTAACACACCAGGTGGTGTTGTTGTTAGTGGTTTTAGACATGGTCATTGCATATCATCTATAGTCTCACTTACTGGAAGGAGACTGCATGAACACGGGGACCATGTACAAGGATTTTTAACCAATAAAAATAGGTTTGTTGATAGAAGAGAAGGTGCTGAAATTTGGATTAAGAATGGAGGTACACTAAAATATTCGACTGACGAACTATATTCCGAAGATTTGTATTAAATGAAAACACCGGAAATAATACAAGAAGGGTGGGTTAAATTCTCACGATTCAATTGCACTGAAGGATGTATTGATATTTGGTATGGTGATTGTGCTCATAACCCTAATAACAAAATCGAACCGAAATGGAGTTTAAACTCCTTTGCAACATTCATTAGATTAAATGGTGAAGGTGAATGGGTTCCAAATGAATACAGAACAGGAATAAAAGGTTTCACTGGAGAAATGTGTGAAGTTTCAACCTCTCAAGAAATTTGGGATGAATTGTCAAAATATAATTACAAAGAATAATGGAAAATAGAACTTATCGAATGTATGGGTTAGTCCCCTATAATATAAGTCCGATACAGCAAGGTATCCAATTTGGACATGCAGTTGTTGAGTATGGCTTAGAGTTTGGTAGCACTCCAGCTTATCAAAAATGGGCAAGAGAGGATAAAACATTTATCATTCTAAATGGAGGAACCACCAACATGAGATATGATGAGGACAATCATATTGGTTCTTTAAACAACCACAGGCAACTGTTGTTCGATAATGGAATCCAATTCAGTAGCTTCTTTGAGCCGGATTTGGGCGACCAATTAACTGCGGTGGTTTTCTTGGTGGATGATAGAGTTTTTGATAAAAAGACTTGGCCGGATTATGATGGACCTCTCTATATTGACGGAACCCCTGAATACACCGAATACTGGCATTGGAAAATGGAATTTGATGAATCGGAAGCGGAAGCTGATCGAATCATATTTCTAAGAGAATTTTTAAAACAATTTAGATTTGCATAATGAAGGTGATATTTCTAGATAATGATGGAGTAATTTGTCTCCATAATAATTGGGGTGGGCGTTCAAAAAAATGGAAAAAGTTTAAAAAACTTAATCCTGATGCAATCAACGATAAATCCGCACCAGTTGATGTTAGATTTGATGATTTCGACAAAAAGGCTATTAAGATATTAAATAACATACTCGAAGAAACCGGTGCTGAAATCGTAGTAAGCTCAGATTGGAAACTCCACGCAAGCCTGGAAGAGCTTGGTGAATATTACGAAGCACAGGGGATCATCAAAAAACCGATTGCGATAACACCAAATCTTGGGGATTTTGATCCGGGCGCTAATGATCTATTCATGTGGAAAAGATGGCTGGAAAAAAAGAGAATCCTGGAGATTCAGGAGTACCTGGAAAGAAATCCTGATATAACTCACTGGGTTGCTGTGGATGATTTAAACATGAGCCCAGCATCAAACGGGGGATATGGTCTTGAGAATTTTGTACTGACACCCAGATCAACCGAGGGCATAAAACAACTAGGAATAAAAGAATCAATAATTAAACACTTAAATTAAAGAATTATGTTTACATTTTTTAAAAAATTATTTAGAAAGAGATCTTTAGCAGAAAGGGAACAAGCACACCTTTTTGGTAATTCTTCTACCTCCGATGGGTTGGATAGATCTTTCCTTTTTGATTTTAAAAACTATCAATCAGGTTACAGAGATAATAGCAATATTACGGTGGGCACTTTTCTAATGAGCGGCAGCACTACAGGTGGCGATAACGATAGTAACGACGTGAAGAAAGAGACCAAGAGAAAAATAGAGGTTAAACCAATAGATGTTCTGAATGAGTTGGAAACTATTCCGACCCCTTGGAATCTGTCCAATCTGGATGACAAGATCTCTATACTGGAATATAAAAGGGATCTAATTACACAGAAGTACTCAAGAAGAGAGGTTGAAGCGATGATAGAGCGTCTGCAGAACAGAAAAAAATGGCATAAATTTAAAGACTTCTTCACAGGATTCCAAAACACAACCGACGAAAAGATCGAGGATCTGTTGGACAAATACGATCTTGTAATGAAAACATCGGATCTTTTTGTACCAGAGTTTCCTGACGAGGCCATAAATATCATGAAGAGCTACAGTGACAATATGATGAAGCTTTGTAAAAAGAAACCAGTTTTCTATGTCATAGCAGAACCAGATAAATTCAAAAAAGCCTGGGAGAAAAGAGATCCAATCTTGCTGGTGCAAAGTCCATTTGGGTTCTATTGGCAGATACTTGGTGCATGGGATAAGGAAATGATACTTTTGGGTGAACTATAATGAAGAATCAATTTGATGATGCATTCTACCCTCTAATATGGGCACACGTACAACAATATCAAAGGTGCGTCAGTGAATACGGGGGGAAGGAAAGAATAACAAAAAAGGTCAAGGAGTCATTAAACTCGTGTGTTCAGAAATGGTCAGATTTACCAGCAACAATGGCTTCCTCCAGCGTTATTGAATTCTTTAATTCAAAATTTCCTCATCTCGATCCTGCCAAGATAACGTGGCACCAGAAATACCTTGTTGGCAGAGATGATAAAAAGAGAGGGATGATAGTGTGGGAACACACAACCCCATTAAATATACTTCTCAAGGAACTGATAACAAAGAAAAATCAGAGGGAGATAAATGAATGTATGAATTCATATTCGGGGGTTTGTTTAATTACCAGGGAGGAGGATGATAGGTTAAATGCTAGTGGATTTAGATGTGTAAGGCCTGGAGGCTGGGAAAAATGCTACAGTGATTGTGGGATTGAAGTCATCAAGTTGGATATATAATGTAAATAAAAGATCATAAGATGGAACACATTTTACCATACGAAGCAATCAACGAAGGTGCAGCAGCACTCCCAGCGATGCCTTCTTTTCTCAAATCAGCTGGAGCTAAACCTACATATGTTCAATACGGAGGTCCGAGAAAAACAAATCAACCACCAAATGCCTGGGAACTAAGGGTACCAGCACCATCCGGGGTTAGCAAGGAAGAATGGGTAATTACTTTCTTTCCGGACGGATCTTTTAACACAGGGGCAGGATCACAAAAGAATTTTTTAAGAAGTAGCGGTGAATGGAAAGCTGATGCATCATCGGATTTTATTTTCGGAACTAAAGCTATCAAGGGGGTTTCTATGAAATTCAACTCGTATATGAGATTGACTCCACTAAATTAAGAGGCTAATCATAAGATCTAAAAGGCAGAGTAATAAATTACCCTGCCTTTTTTTATTGATATATACTAAGACAAAAAGATAAATTTAGTGAGCACATCTAGACCATTTGCATACAATCCAGGAACAGGGATAACAGGAACCATTCAGGTAGGGAACTTGGCAGTTGGGTATCCGACGGCTGGATTTGCTGCAACTGGATTGGAGTGGTGGAATGGTCCGGATGAGGATCTTGGATACGTGATTGCACAGTCAGTTCCCGATGATAGCCAACCAACTCCTCTACCGGAGACAGCTTCAGTTGGATTCTTTAGGTCCGACGATCTATCGGACCCTTCATTCATTAGTCTATCTAACGTTATAGCTGGGCTTTCTGGTGCTGGTCCATTTCTCTCAGCATCAAGCGCAAAATCTTGGTTGAATTCAAATGGATACTGGACATCATATCCGGAGATAACGACAACTACAACAACCACTTTGCCGCCAACGACAACCACGAGCACCACAACGACAACAAGTACAACCAGTACCACTACAATAGCTCCTGGTATAGTTACTGATAATTTATTCATGAAGCTTGATGCTAGCAATTACACATCAGGAACTTGGAACGATGAGACAGGAAATGGTAATAATGCAACCATAAATGGGGCAACTTGGCAATCAACGGATGGCGGTATCTTTGATTTTGATGGATCCAATGACACCATAAGTATACCGGACAACTCAAGTTTAAGATTAAGCACGACGACACAAAAAACGATCCAAGTGTGGGTTAAATTTGATGCTTTAGGTGGATTAAATCAACAAATCCCAGTATTCGGTAAATTATCATCCTCCTTTAATTTTGATGGTTATTGGGGAGGTCTTTTTTCAAATGCGGGTGCTATTAGATGTGTTACGAACGGAGCAGCAGTTCAGAAAATCAGCAACTCCATATTAACGGTTAACATAAACACCTGGTATCTCTTTACGTTTATATCTCAAATAACATTCGTCTCAAATACGACCAAGGTCTATATCAACGAAACTGAGTACATAACAGCTTCTCATGGAAATGACACTTATAACGAGTCTAATCCGCTCTATCTAGGTTGGATAGGATCCGGAGTAGGTTCACTATATCTAAATGGTAAAATTGGTGCATGTTATTTCTATACTAAGGGTCTTTCAACAGCGGAGATAAGCACTAACTTTAATGCAACAAAATCTAAATACGGATTATAAGAAATGAGTAACACTATAAAATATGATGCATCATCGGTAATCGGAAATTCCATAAAATCTGGGAATTTTAATATCGGTGTAAATAATACACCAGTTGATCTGTCTGGATTTTATAATGGCATTTCACCAATTATTGGAGGTTATACGATTTATATCAATAAAGCTGAAAATGGACCATCAATCTACGCTCCCAAGAACGATACCGAATTGATTGACATCGCTAATAAATTGGGTGCAGGGGTATCTACCACAGCAGATGCCCTCAATTGGATAAGATCACAATCAAATATGACGGTCCTGAATTCTAATTACCCCCAGATTGTAACGAATGGTCTAGCTTTAAACTTGGATGCCGGATTTGTATCTTCCTATCCAAAAACAGGAACTACGTGGACCGATCTGAGCGGGAATGGAATTAATGGAACTTTAGTTAATGGGCCAACTTTTGATTCGTCAAATTATGGAAGTATTGTATTTGACGGTGTTAATGATGTTAGTACATTACCAATAAATACTTTTACTAGCGGGTCACCACAAAACGGTACATTTATACTCAAACTTAAAACTCCTCCATTTGATACCACAGCTCAAGTTATTTTTTTTAGAGACGGTGGTTCAACCGGAAATCTTATTTATTTTTATAGGAATGCTGGTTGGGCAACCAACACTTATGCTTGGTTAATTTATTCTAATGCCGGTGCGAATATTTTATATGATGTTTATCTTCCCGATCAATGGTATGAAACCGCGTTAACTTTTGATAGCCAGGGAAATGTGAAAACTTATATTGATGGAGTATTAAGAGATTCGGAAGTTTGGGATGCTGGTGCAACGTCTTGGAATAGAAGTGGTAGTATTTTACCAAATTTAAGATGTTCGTCCCCAGGTGGTCCGGGAAATATCCAACGATTTATGTATTATACTAGGGCTTTAAGTGCTAGTGAAATTTTACAAAACTATAACGCAGGCCTCCAAAGATTTATACCAACAGATGGATTAGTTCTTTCATTAGATGCTCAAAACACCAATCTTTATGCTACCTCACCAACAACCGCGTATGATGTTAGTGGGAATGATAATAATGGGACTTTAATAAATGGGACTCAATATGTTGCTGATGGAGATGGTAGTTGGAGATTTGATGGTGTTGACGATCAAATTACAAATATCGGCACCCTCCCGACATTTTCATTCATTCAAAACACTGGTATATTTACAATTTGTGCTTGGGTTAGGTTAACTGATTTATCGGCTCCAAGCTATTTTTTGGGTAATAACGACGGAACCGCATCCAGTAAAGGTTTTTATTTGGGATATCAGGGGTCCAGTGGTAGACTTTGGTTATCAATAACATATGGAGTTGGTGGTCAGGCTACGCTAAATTTACAAAGAACCAATTTCTTTTTGGATGATAATTGGGTGTTTGTTACTGCGGTTGGAAATGGAACAACCTGTCAATTTTACAGAAACGGACAGACATTTTCGACTTCCGGAACATTTGGGACTTTCTCAACGGGAGATAGCACAAGAACTCTAGGTCTTGGAAGAATAAACAATTTCAATGGTAGTTATTGGGAAGGTAATGTTTCACAAACTCAAATTTACAATCGAGCTCTCACTCAAAATGAAATAACAACAATATACAACGCAACAAAATCAAGATATGGAATACAGTAATAGAGAATTTATGATTTTTAATGTTAGCGAGCTATCTAACATTAATTTTGATGAGGTTTTAGAAACCTCCGCAGAAACCGTTAGAAAATCGGTGGACGGGACAAAAACTTTTGTTAAGTGGGATGGGGAAACAATACCTTCATCGGTTCAATCTTTATCAACCAAAGAAGGACCGTATACCTACACCGAAATATTACAAATACTCTCAACACCAGAATGGACTGAGCCAATTACAGAATAAAAGGATTCATAAATCTGGATATATAAGTCATGAGAAAAAACATACACGACTTTAGCTCTTTTGCTAAGATTTATGAAGCTGGAAATGATATTAATCTTATCATCGGAGATTCGATCACACCAATCATTCTTAAAAATTCCAAGTCTCTTGATATTTTAGGAAATGCAGGTTCGGAAAGAACCCTTTGGAAACCCGGTATGGGTGTTAAGTGGTTGAAGGAAGCCGTTTCTAGATACCCAGTTACTCCAAATGTTAAAAATCTAGTAATCAATATCGGAACCAATGGAGCTTTTAATCCAAAGGACGATATTAAAGGCCTAATTCAGGAGGTCAGAAGAGCATTTCCTTCGGCAAGATTATTCGTTGTTCAGGGATCTTGGGGATGGGGATATAATAAAAATGTAACTCCAGAAAAAGTTAAAACCTATTACGAGAGATTTAGAAATGAGGGGGTGAATGTGATAGATCCGCCAATCGGAAATGTCAAAGATCCACATACAGATCTTCCAATCTACCAAGAAATAGGGAATGCTATAGACAGAGCAATCTCATTGGGCTTACAGAGAGTTTCGCCGGAGGAAACCACTTCAGCAGATCAGTCTAAAACACAGGCTACTGGAACAATTATTAGCAGATCAGGGGATCCTTACAAATATAAGGTTGAAAATGATCACTGGTTAGCAAAAAGAGAAGATCATTCCAGATGGTATGAAATAACAGGAAAGGATTTTAAACCAGCATACCAGGTTTCAATAGATATCCTGGACAGTGAAAACCCAAACCTTAGAACACTAGAAGCACCAAAGAGATCTAAAAAACCAGACACCGAGGGTGGTCCAGCAACCACTATTCTTCCTGTTGAGAAGGGATCAGATCCGCAAAAGTTAGATCCGGAAGTATCTGAAAAATACAATTTTCATTTAATCCCAGATAACAAGGGAACAAATTACAGATCTGCACAATTTCCGCTCGAAATAATGAAACAGATGTATCCCAAGTACTCTATAAAGAATGTTATCAGACTTAACGGGGAAGGTAAAGATGGAAGACATCTTAAATCCGATCAATCAGTTTCTATTGCTGATGAAAGAAAGGTATGTCAGGAAATTGGATGTAACTTCTATGATCTATCAGCAAAAACGGATCAGGATCAGATTAATGAAATACTGTCGAAGGGTAACACTTTGATACATTGTGCTCATGGGGCAGATAGAACTGGTGGAAATGTTGCTTCGTATTTATATACAAAGAAACCAAATCCAAAATTAACCACAACGGAGGAACTTTGGAAGTACACGACACAATATAATGACTGGAATTCATTAGCAATTAAAAAACCAAACACCTTCACTGAGGATGTTTATTTGGAGCAGGCTAAAAAATTCGGAGTTAGAGATCTGGAGCACGCTCAGGATCTAGCAAAAAAGTATAAACAATAAAAAACAAATAACATGACAAAGAAAGTAGAATTAATTGATTTTTATGCTGATTGGTGTGCGCCATGCAAAATGTTGTCGCCAACAATAGATTCATTGATGAATGAGTATAATGGAGATGAATCTGAGGTTGACATCAAAAAATGCAATGTTGATCAGGATGCTGATTTAGCATCTAAATTTGGAGTTAGATCAATACCAACCCTAGTTTTTCTTAAAGATGGCGAGGAGGTAGGAAGATTGGTAGGGGTACAAAGTAAGGATGCGTTAACAAATAAGATTAACGAGTTGCTAAGCGCATAATACATCACCAAATAACAAAAAAAAAAACACAGAACTTTATCTGTGTTTTTTTTTGTTTTCTATTTCTCCTTATCTACCCTGACCTCTATAAGCTTTAACGTAGTTTTTGGAATTTTTATTCTTTGACGTTTTGCTCTTAGCATTTCTCTTGCAAGATTTCTTTTTAACCGGTTTGAATGTTTTGTCTGATGTACCCGACTTAGTTTTTGCCATTTTTTAAGTTAATATTATTTTTATTTGGTTATGTATTGGGAGAATCTTCCCATATTATTATGTATTTAGCTGCATTCCCATTTTCATTTATCCATTCGCATGCCTGGTCAGATGTACTAAACTCAATACCAGGAACCTTTAGTGGTGGATTTTGCTCTATGTCTATTATATAATACATCTTAGTAGAATGATACTGTTATTGTTTGAGTTGATGAATTACACGAAGGACCGTTTAATCCTCCCCAGTTAGAATTTTTAATCATAGGTCTGACTGTATATCTACCAGCTCCTCCACAAGCACAGATGCTGTCGTTTGTTAAGTAAATGGAATTTGCATCGGCGGTACCAGCAACACATCCCTGAACTACTCTCCAAGTATTACTACCTATCACGGTAGAAAAACTTGTTCCGATTGTTGCTGTTCTTAAAGCATTTGCTATGTCCTGTACTTTGGTTGGATCAGTAACCGTAATTGAAGCTCCTAAATTATTGGATATAGCCATCGTGGTATAAGTGCCAGTTAGTGATGCTCTAAAAGAGGTCCATGCATTCTCTATGGCTGTTCCCGGAGATTGACCTCCGATGAAAGTTTGAGAAAAGGATCCCGGAGGTACAGGCATAGCTGTTGTAGTGGTGCTTGTGCTCGTGGTTGTCGTAGTGGTTGGAGCTATTGTTGTTGTACTAGTTGTTGTACTAGTTGTGGTGGTTGGCGGTAATGTTGTCGTTGTGGTTGTACTAGTTGTCGTGGTGGTTGTTGTCGTTTCTGGATATGATGTCCAATACCCATTGGTGTTTAGCCAATCTTTAGCATCGCTTGCACTAGAAAACGTCTGATTAAAAAGACCGTTACAAAGATCTATAAAACTCTGATCAGACTTAACATCGGATCTCCAGAATCCTATTGTTGGTCCAGGTACTATCACAGTTCCCTTACCTGCCGTTCTATCTCCAGATACATGACATATAATATAACCAGGATCCTCATCCGGTCCATTCCACCATTTAACTCCCCCACCATAATCTGCAGGTTCACTTCCAACTGCTATGTAACCAATCTGGGAGGTTCCAGTGATTCCAGTCCCGTCATTATAAGCAAAAGATCTAGTTGTTGCCAATTTTTTTAAACCACTTAGTTTGATTTTATATATCACATTGGGGCCAAAATAAAAAGGTTCAGTTTTACCTGAACCTTTTAAAATTTTCTAATTAAATTTAATCTTAAGCCTTGATATCATTGGATTCGATTAGAGTATACGTAAACGACTTCCCATGGATAGCAGCTGCTTTTCTACAGATTGCCATAAACGCTTCAAAATCTGCAGCTTTCTTAAATACCTGGCATCCCTCAGACCAGTTTTCTACGTATGTAGAATCTGCTCCTGCTTTGTGAATGTTGATTCCGAAAATACCTTCTTGAATTTTGCTTTCCTCGAATAACATGTCTCTGTTGGCATCTCTGTAAACCTTAACAGGCTTCTGTTGTTTAAGTGCCTCATATTTACCTTGGTGAAGTCCAAGAGTGTGCGAACCTCTGTATTGTCCTTCCACTAATCTAGCAACACCTGCTGCATTGTGATATTCCATAACTCCCTTTTTACCAGGATCTGTTGTTGCTGGCCAGCAGTGGAATTTCCAGTCACCATCAACCTTATATGATAAGGTAAGACAATCATCAAATAAATTCGTAACCTTCTGACCGGTTGAGGAATTTCTAACTCCTACTATATTAACGTCATAATCTTTCTCTCCTTCAAACCAAACGTAACCTTTTGATTTAACGGCATTTTCTACTTGTTCTCTTGTGTAACAACTCATAACTTTTTTCTAATTTTATTTTTCTAATTTATTTTAATAAAGAGTAGTACTCCTTAAAGTGTTTGATTCTATCAGCTAAACCAATGGTACCACCATTCACTCTCCTAGTTACCGAAGTAACAACAGCATCGGTTGCTCCCTGATCGCAGATAGACCAAAGTTTATTAGTATTAAAAAACCAAGCTGCTGAAGCTAGAGGGTATTTAGTAGCAACTAAATCTGGATTTGCAAGAATGTCATCGTCAACAAATTTATCAAAAGCAGCGTAGTTTGATTTACCTGTTAGTTGGATATAACCTCTACCTCTAAATTTGAAACCGTCTCTAGATGCTTCGTCACCATTACCCATTCTTCCACCATATACTCTGGCAGCGATTTTTTCTGGCTGTCTTGCATATGATTCATTCAAATTTCCTGGGAAATATTTAGGGAAGATCTTTTTAAGACCGTCAGCTGAATAGTTCAAATTCTCCTGAACAGCTTTAAATCCACCCGATTCGTGACCACATTGAGCTAAAAAGTGAGCTAATCTTAATGTGTTAGTGATGCCAAATTTAGCCGCGGTATCTGGAATTTGTGCGATAACAGAATCGGGAATGTGTCCCTTTAGTGCGCTCAATTTGAAAGCGGATGGTGGAACTGTAGCTGCCGGAGCTGCTGCAACAGGAGCTGTTCCGAATAATTTAGTCCAAGTTCCAGGTCCAACAATACCATCAGCAGTAAGACCGTTGGCTGCTTGCCACTCTTTCACTTTAGCCTCAGTACCTGGTCCGAAAGAACCATCTGCGACTAATCCTAATTTCTCCTGGAGTTTTTTAACGTCATCTCCCTTAGACCCATTTTTTAGTAACATAGTTGTTTTGGTTTTTTATTTTTATATATTCCGATATGGCCAAAAAACTGGGTGATTATTTTTTTATCCCGACTTTTTTTTGTACATTTGCAATGCAATAGGAAATATATAAAGCCAATGAAAATCACACTAACCCTACTTATCATCTTATTGACATCTAAGAACCCGGAGCAGATTAATTTTACACCAAAAGAAACACCGGAAAAGATCAGTCATCTAGAAAAAAAATCAGAAAAAGAAGAGGAAATCGGACGTCTTAATTTACAGAATCTGTATAAAAAAATCGTAAAATCTGGAATAGAATTTCCTGATGTTGCTTTTGCACAAGCAGTTTTGGAATCAGGTTATTTTAAAAGTAAGATTTCACTTCATAATTCTAATCTTTTTGGAATGAGATTACCAAAAAGCAGACCAACAACAGCTAAAGGAGAAAAAAGAGGCTACTCAGTTTATGATTCATGGCACGGGAGTGTTGATGACTATAAACTATACCAGGAGAAGATTCTCAGAAAAAAAGAAATAACTAGGGATGAATATTTACAAAAGCTGAACCGAAACTATGCATTTAGTCCACTCTATAGTAAAAAGATCTCATCCATTATCAAGAAACATCGAGACATCATAGGTGAGGTACCTGAGCATATGAAAGACGGCAAGATAGAAAAATAATGAAAAAAGAAAGAGTTTTAATAACCGGAGCTGCTGGATTCCTTGGCAGTCATTTATGCGATAGGTTTATCAAGGAGGGATATCACGTAATTGGGATGGATAATCTAATTACTGGAGATCTAAGAAACATAGAGCATCTGTTTCATCTTGAACAATTTGAGTTTTACAATCACGACGTAAGTAAATTCGTTCATGTTCCAGGTGAATTAAAATACATCTTACATTTTGCGTCACCAGCATCTCCGATAGACTACCTTAAAATTCCAATTCAGACTCTAAAGGTTGGTTCACTAGGTACTCACAATCTTCTAGGTCTAGCAATGGAGAAGAAAGCTAGAATTTTGGTTGCTAGTACATCAGAGGTTTACGGTGATCCTACCATCCATCCACAGAACGAGGATTATTGGGGAAATGTTAACCCGGTGGGACCAAGAGGAGTTTATGATGAAGCAAAAAGATTTCAGGAAGCCATCACCATGGCATATCACACCTTCCATGGTTTAGAAACAAGAATAGTCAGAATATTCAATACATACGGACCAAGAATGAGGTTAAATGACGGTAGAGTTTTACCGGCTTTTATGGGTCAAGCATTAAGAGGAGAGGATTTAACCATCTTTGGTGACGGCAGTCAGACGAGAAGTTTTTGTTACGTTGATGATCTGGTTGAGGGAATCTATAGGCTTCTTTTAAGTGACTGTCCAGATCCGGTTAATATAGGAAACCCCTCGGAAATTACCATCGGGCAGTTTGCGGAGGAGATTATTAAGCTAACCGGAACCGATCAAAAAACTGTTTATAAATCTCTTCCTGTTGATGATCCCAAGCAAAGAAAACCAGATATCACGAAAGCTAAGACAGTACTTAATTGGGAACCCGTCATTAGCAGGGAGGAAGGATTGAGGTTGACCTGGGAATATTTCAAATCTCTCCCATCGGAGAGACTTTACGAAGAAGCACATCATAGAAAATTTTAATATGAAAAAACACGACTGCTATAAATGTAAACACAGGGAAAGAATACCCGGAGATGCACACTCAAAATGTAATGCTGATGTAAAGAAGGGGGATGTTAAAATTATTTACTTGAATCAGTGGTCGATCTTTTTTCCAATTAACTACGATCCTGTTTGGATCAAATCATGTAAAAACTACGAATCTAAAATAGAAGAAAATGAAATATGTTAGCATTGATATCGAGACAAGTGGTCTCGATCCAGAAAGAAATCAGATACTCTCCATTGGTGCAATAATCGAGGACACTGAGAAAAAATTACCTTTTGATGAATTACCTAAATTTCACGTGGGTATACTAAGACAGGAGATAACGGGATCGTTATTTGCTATTAATTTAAACCGAGATCTTATCGAGACTTTGGTTCAATATCAAACTGCAGAATCACAGGATGAGAAGAATGATCTTGTGCATATGACAGGTATGCAATTTTTAAAAGAAGAAGATGTCGTGGAAGCATTCCATGATTTTCTATATGAGAATGGATTATCCTCTGTTAATTCATTGGAGCATCATATGAAAGTGGTGAATGGAAAATCATATCCAGCATTAACATCAAGAATGACTCCCGCGCAAATTAATGTAGCTGGGAAAAATTTTGGAACTTTTGATAAGCTTTTCCTTGAGAGATTGCCTAGATGGAAACAAGCAATCAGGATCAGACAAAGAATTATAGATCCGTCGGTTATTTTTACTGACTGGAAAGAGGATTCTTCCTTACCTTCTTTAAATCAATGCAAGCAGAGAGCCAAAATTGATGGTGAGGTTACACATAATGCATTGGAAGATGCATGGGACGTGATAGCATTACTCAGAACACAATACTAATTAGCAAAAAAAAGCCTAGAAATTTCTAGGCTTTTTTGTGAATTTATTTATCTTATTTACCTGGGTAACCAGTTTCCCTGTGTACTCTTTCAAAAAGTTCTCTCTGTTTGGATTCATTGATGTATTTTGAAAGTTCTCTTACTCTATCAAAATCTCCAGCATCCAATGCTTGATCAATTAAAGCCATGATGTCTCTTTTAGCCATGTTAGCGTAATCTTCGTCATCTTGCTGCTGGTTTGCTGGTAATCCTAAATCAGGAGATTCTGTATCTATACCTGCTACGGAAAGTTCATAATCAGCAGTCTCTTTAGCGACCTCGTCAATTATTTTTTGCATATCAGTCTTAGCCTTTGGATTTTGACTTAGTATATTAAACATAAGTTCCAAGAATTGTGGCGCAGGTAAAAGCATTAGCTTACCAAAAACATGCTCTCTTAAATTTTCAATCTTATCAACCTCATTAAATCCGTTAACAAAATCTCTTAAATCAGCTGCTATTTCTGGACCGTATCTAAGATCCTCGATCTCATCGGCCAAAGAATCTGTGTTTGAAATGATAATCTCTGCACTTTCCTCATCCTCAGGAATTGCGTTAGCAGCAATTAATTCATAGATTCCTTTTACGGTTTCATGAAGAAGCATAGCAAAATCAGTACCTAAAGCGTAAATTGTTGGTTTAGTTTGATCGAAAAGATCTTCGGTTTCTTCCTCCGGAAGTTCGTCAGTTCTCATTAATTCATCTAGAATATCTTGAGCTTTCTCCTCATTCTCCTTGTTGTTTTCTGGAGTCTCCCATTCAACCTTAACAGATCCAGCAAATCCTGACTTGTCTCTCTCCCACATCTCTTTTTGTACCTCCATTGGGATAGTCCAGTCGAAAAATCCTGCTATTTCAGTTATCTTATTTAAGATCTCTCTATACTCTCTTCCCTTATCAGCACCTAGTATTTCCTCCAATCCGTCAGTAACCTCAGGTAGATTCAGCATAAGTTTTGTATTTTTAGCTTCTCCTTGAGTGATGTTATTAGCTATTTTTCTCTTGTGGATCTCCGAGATGATTCCAGCATCTTTCAATTCTTTAAGCTGTGGCATTTCTGGCGGTTCAGCAGGAACATTTTCCATCGTTTTCTTGATCTCATCGTTCTTAGGAAATCTTATCTTCAACTCAACCTCATCAAGAATTGTTCCGTACATAGCTCTAATAGCTCTTTCAGCTAGTGATTCAAGATCCTTCTCGTGACCTCTTTGAATCTCTCTGGCTTTGAATACAAGACTCATGAATTGAGGAATCTCTCTACCGTGTCTTCTCTGAAGCTCTCTGTTTTTTTCTTCAGCTTTTCTCTCAACGTCGGAAAGGTAACTTCCTTCTTTTCCTCCCTCTCCGGGAATAGCTGGATTGCCTTTTAACGAGGCCTCATCGATTTTTTGTTTAAATGACTTAATCATCGTATCTTTCTTTTAATTTTCCAAGATTGAACTCCATTGGAGTTTTATTTTTTCTAAGCTCTTCCATGAATCTCTTCATAACATCCGCAACTTTAGCTTTAGGAGCTGGTTCAACAGATGGTTTATCTCTCCTAATCGGACTAGGTCTGGAAGGAGTTTTTGATGGAGAAGTTCCGGGTTTTATTGTTGGAGCCGGTTGACCAGGCTTAGTAGCTGGTTGATTAGCCGTTTTTGTTGCTAAAAACTCATCAATTTTAGTAATAATCTTCATTAGTATTGATTTTTATTTTGAATATATATCGAAAGATAATATTATAGATATGATGACCAATCAAAGTTTCCGTAGTTTTTTTGAAGCTGCACCGTTAATGGAAAATGTTCAGGCGGCAAAAGACTATTTATTAAAGCAATATGCAGAAAAAAAGAAGATAAAACCTTCTGAGTTAAGCGATGAGGAAAAGAAGGATATTCTTCTTAATCCAAAATTTATTGAGATCAGAGATCTAGTTGCTAAACAACCAGGATACACTTTACCCTTCCTGATATTCTACATTGAGCAAAAAGCCCATATGGAAGAGCTTGAAGAAATTCTGGATTACTTAAATAAATTTAAAACTCAGCTTTCCGAACTTAGCATGCCAGTTGCGGATTTTGCTAAGATCCAACCAACTAAGGATGATCCTAGACCTGGTTACGAACACCTTGGAGATGAGCTTAGAAATATCGAGAGAAGAAGAAAGCTTAAGGAGCTTTATAATGAGCTAACCCCAAGAATGAAAAAACAGTTCAATAAAGCATCTAATGAACAAATAGAGGATTTAACAGCTATTTCGAACCAACTTAAATCACTTCCAGATATCGTTAGTAAGGATGATCTTGATGCGGAGGGTAAACCTAAGGTTCTTAACGCTTGGAAATCTTTTTCCAGAAATATGAAAAAGTACGACGACACAAGAACTTATCCTGAATATGCGGATGAAAAGGTTGCTTTTGGTGACATAGCAAAGGATGCCCTAGATTTCATAGAGGGTTGGGGACAAGATGAGGACGCACTTCTTAAAAAACTTAAAGAACTAGGACCTCAAGTTGGGATCCTGTACGCTAAAAAAGGTTATATTGCGATGTCTGCAAGAACACCGGAGGCCCAAAGGGCAGTGTGTGCGGATACTAACTGGTGTATTAGAACAGATTCTACCTTCTGGAGCTATGGAGGCGGAAGAATCCAAATAAACATCATCAACAAAAATCTTCCGGTTACAGATAATCTAAGTCTTATTGGTATCACAATCAATCCGAATGGAACTATTCACACAGATGCAACCAGACCAAACAACAGGCTTAGAGATCAGAATGGGAGCACATTCAAAACATACATCGATGCACTTCGTGGGCTTGGTTATCCAGCAGATCTAATTAAGGATGTTGAAGATAAATTCCAAAGAGAAGTAGATATTAAGTTAGCTCTGGAACATTACTATAAAGATGGATCCAATCTATCACCAAGAAAAGTCGTAGAATCTCTAATTACGATGAGCAAGGGATTCCTATCAGGGGTAATGCCTCAGGAAGACTGGGAAAGAATATCCGGTATCGTATCTCAAATTATCTTTGAAGATAAGGGTCTTACTAAAGGGGCGTTTATGAAGATATTTAAAGAAAATGGTATTTACGTTGAAGCAACATGGAACGTATTCGACTCGTTAATCGGTAAGGATTACACAAAAGAGGAGATGAAGGAGATTGGAGACTCAACTAAATCTGGATTGGAAGCAATGGCAGAATTACTTGAGATTGAGGACAGCGGGGCATTAGGGATGAGAAAATCTGATGTCGATGCAATGAAGGAGGTAGTTTCTAATAAGAAATGGGTTCTTGAGCAGATCTCAAAAAGAATGTAAATATATACAATATGGAAAAAGTATTAAGCTATAAAGCTTTCGAATCGGAAGAAATAGAAAACGATTTAAACCCTGAGACAAATCAGGAAGTAGATGAAGCCAGAAGCTGGTATTCTTTAAATGATAGAACCAGAGAAATTGCGGAGGCTCTAGATAACACTCAGGAGGGAAGAGATCTTCAAGCAATCGGAGTAAGAATCTACGAGAGAAGATATGACGAAATCGTAGTTGAAAGAATTTCTGGCCCTATGGCTAAGGTGGCTTTATTTAAAAATGAAGATGGCGAATATTGCTACGAATACCTTTCAAGTAAGGCTGGTGTTGAAAGATATAATCTTTCTAAATTCGACACACCAGAAAAATGTTTAAGAGCACTTCTTCTAAGAATCATCAGAAACAATATCCCTGCTGCAATTATTCCTAAAAAAGATATACCAAATCTGAACTTCAATGAACTAGTCCCTGTTGGTGCTAAATTGGATATGCCACAAATTCTTGCTAGAATGAAGGAGGTTATCGGAGGTCATGAATTATCGGATCTTGATGTAACTGCAGTAGTTGCTCTACCAACAATTCAGAATCTTGATGATTTAGGTATGGTTGGTAAGGGATCAAAAAATGACAGAACGATCATCAATAAAGTCGATCAGATCTCACCAAAATACAGATTCTATTCTAGAGCAACCAAAAGGGTTGGTGAAATCTATGGGGGCTTATTAGCAACCATCGTTGGTGTTAATGAAAGAGACCTGGGAGGAACCATGTTTAGCGATCCTTATGAGGTTTGGAGAGTGAACAACTCAAACAGAATGCCACTTAATAGTGTTAACTTTAGAACTGGAGACAATTCTGTTAAATGTAACATTCAGGATAACGAGATCTTCGGATCTGTTTTTATCGCTATATTCAAGAGAACCTTCAAGAGAGCCAAGGGTAGATATGAGAAAGAACATTTGATCGAGCCTACGTACTCAATCAGAAGCGATAGAGACAATAAAGTTGAGATTATCAGAGAGTTAAATAGCCTACTTAGTGATTACTTTACTCAGGCCGCTGATACTCTTGAAGCAAGCGTTTTCATCGATCCGGGTGAGGAGAACACAGCAATCCACACAAACGCTAAAGCTCTAATGGTTAAATTTCTATTGAGAAATGGATCAACTCTACTAAAGGGAATAATCGGAGAGAACGACGAGCTACAAGAACTTGTTGATATCACAACTAGAGAGGAAGATGTTGATGCATTAACTAAGAGATTAATTAAAGTATCTAGAGCTCTTAGATACGTATAATAAATATGGAAAATCTACTAGAAAGAAAAAGACAGGACGTTTGCTCGGGGTGCGGTAAATCCATAGGAGACCCAGAAAAAGAGTGTCCACACTGCGGAGCATTTCCACAGAAGGCTTATCACGAAAGAGCAGCAGCTAAGACACTTGGGATAGCTAAATGGGTACAGAACTCCCCAGTAATGCAACCTAATCAGAAGCTTAGCGAGGATAAGGATGGATTACAGAACATTCTATCATTCGACGACTTCAAATAATATTCACATTTATCAGAAATTCCAGCTTATAGCTGGAATTTTTTTTGTTGTATGCCTATAATATAAATAAAGAAAAAAAATATGAAGCCAATAACAGGGAGAAATGAATCATTTACTAGGGTAATTGATATACTAGAGAATACGTACGATTCACCAATAACAATAGTGGAAACCGGGTGTATAAGAAACGTAACAGAGGAAAGTAAATTTGGAGATGGTTGGAGTACATTAAACTGGGAATATTATTGTAAAAAAACAGAATCCAAAGTTTATGTTGTAGATATTAACGAAGATCATCTTAATCAATCTATGAAGATCGTTCCACCAAGTAAATATGTTGAATATGCAAAGGATGATTCAATAAACTATCTACGTAATTTTGATAAAAAGATAGATTTATTATTTCTTGACAGCTTTGATTTCTGTGGGGATTCTGAAAATATCAGAGCATGCCACAATCATTGTTTAAATGAGGCTAAGGCCGCATGGGATAAATTGAATGACAATTGTTTCGTACTAATAGATGATGTGTTCGATAATAGATGGGCAGGTAAAGGTGAGCTTGCAATACCATATCTTCTGGAAAATGGCTTTGAATTAGTTTACTATATGGATTCACAAGTATTACTTAAGAGATGAAGTATCTAAATTATTTTGATGGTGCATTTTATATAAATCTCGATAGAAGAACTGACAGAAGGGAATCGTTCGAGATAAAGTCAAATCAAGCAGGTCTTAATATCCCGAGATTCAAAGCTGTTGAATTATCCCCGGATGATGCTCATAAGAGGGAGGATGATCCAGAATGGTATAAAAAGGAATCATGTACAGCCTCACATCAGGAATGTATAGAGATAGCAAAGTCGAATAACTGGGAATCTATACTTATATTCGAGGATGACGCCATATTCGATCCCGGATTTAAAGAGAAAGCTAGTAAATGTATAGAGGATCTCAGAAATATCGAGTGGGATATGTTTTTCTTTGGGGGTGAGCCTAATGATAATTGCACAAGGATTAGTGAAAATATCTATAAAACCAATGGGGTATACGGTACACATGCTTATGCTATACATAGAAATTTCTATGATAATGCACTAAGATTAAATAGAGGTGTTGGTGTGATAGATGCGATGTATCTGAATTATCCTAAGGAAGCAAAAAGATTTTTCTTATCTAGCGAACTTCTCGTTTGGCAGGACGACGATAATTATCCATCGGACTTATGGGTAAATAAATTCAGATCTGAGCACATTTATAGAGATGCGTATAAAAAATTTGTAATATGAAAAAGGTTAGCTTCGTTTGCACCACTTATAGAAGATTTAGATGCGTACAGAGGATAGTTTCACAATATAAAGCTCAGACTTACGCTAATAAGGAGCTAATAATATTCAATACGGATGAAGAATTCCCATATTCTTCCGACCTTAACGATCCTAGTATCATCATAATAAATAACGGATCGGATTACATCACGGGTAATCCGTATACCAATCGGGGTCAAATATGTAGAGATGCAGTTACCCATGCAAGCGGTGATTATTTTATGTTGGCTGATGATGATGACATATATCTTCCATGGCATATAGAGCAGGCAGTTGACGGGATAATAGAAAATGGTAAGGACGCATGGAAGCCACAGAAAAGTTTCTTTGCAGCTCCAGGTAGGATCGAGCTTTGTCAGAATACACTAGAGGCTTCCGTTATAGTAAAAATGGATCGAATCAGAGAAATTGGATTTAGATCAGATTTAACTGGATACGAGGGACTAAGTTGGTATACACAATTAAGAGACGAGGGGAATCTTGATGAAAATAATATGGACTATGTTCCATCATATTGCTTTAATTGGAGTGATCCAGCAGAAATGGCTGGACATAAGCAATCTGGCGACATTAACAATCCGGATAATTTTGAAAATCATAAGAGAGCCTCGCTTGATTTTGCTAAAGGCCCTCTGGAGAGAAACCTGGATTTAACACAGGTCTATTCCAAGTATTATGACTTCCTAAGAACTAATAGAGAAATATTCCACCGGGAGTCATTCGAAAGATACGCATTAAATTTCCTATAATTAATTTTTTTATTCCGGATTCATTCCATACATTTGCAAGATGGTAAATAATTTCGACAGAATCCGAGAACTGCTTAAATTCCCGGACAGTAATTCATTTTACTTTCTTCAGATATTAAAAAGAAGAAAGGATAATCCAGATCTTGGTAAAGATATGGTGCATATTGCCGACTATTACATTTATAGTCTAGAGCAGTATGATGCCATGCAGAAGGACATTATCGATCTTTGTAATTCAAAGAACGCTAGAGCGTACTTTAGACTTAATTTAAGGGACGCTAATAAGGTCGCTATGCAGACTTTGAAGCGTGTGGTAGATCATATCACGTCTGGAAATTATAAGGCCGTAAAGAGCGCCTATGCGTCCTGTACGGGTGAGTATGCATCTGATCCCGATAAGACATGGATCGTTGACATAGACTATAAAGATCTAGAAGGAGACATTGACATGAACATTAATGCAATCATTGCTCATGTACAGGCTCTAATATTTGAAACTGGGAGAGATGACACCGTTCATACCATCCCTACCAAGAATGGACTTCATGTGATATGCAGACCGTTTAATCTAAGTAAATTCCGTCAGGTTTATCCATCAATAGATGTACACAAGGATAACCCTACGATATTATATTGTCCATAATGGCTAAAACTAAAACTAAAAAACCCATAATTAATCTTGAGACTCTTAACTCGGATCAGGCTAAAGCTTTTGACGAGTTAAGAGATTTCATCTACGACAAGTCCGACGACAGCGTTTACGTGCTAAAGGGCTGGGCAGGAACAGGTAAAACCTACTGTGTGAGTTTGCTTGTAAGATACGCACTTGAAGTCATACATCCGACACACAACTGGTATAAGATAGCAGTTACTGGTCCAACTAATAAATCAGTAAGAGTTATCAAAAAAACCAGTGGACTAAGAAACTCTAGGGTGACTTTTCAAACAATTCATAAGCTTCTTGGACTGACCGAGAAGATTACTAATGATGGTAAACAAGAGTTTGTCAATCAGGGAGAATTTAAACCGCAGATCAATTCAATTCGTTTACTTATTATTGATGAGGTTTCTATGCTCAATGATGATTTATTTCACGAGATTCTGAAATATCGAGAAAAGATTAAAATCATCTGCATGGGGGATCCTGCACAGATTCCACCAGTAGGAAGACCAGATTGTATTCCATTTAGAGAAGAACTTGCTGAACATTACAGAATAAAGACTCTAGATCTTAAACAAATCATGAGGCAAAAAGAGGGTAATGCCATAATCGATGCTTCAGTTGTGATCAGAAAGGAGCTTTATTCGAACAGACTTAGTATCGACAACGTGTCTAAAGTGAATGAGAATGGCGAGGGTATCAAGTTTTTAAATCTCAATTGTGCTGAGACGCGTAAGGGATTTTCAGAAAAACTGAGACAGTATTTTGTAACTGAGGATTTTGTAAAAGATTCCGAGTATGCTAAAGTGATAGCATGGAGAAATAAAACGGTAGCAACTATGAACAACATCATCAGAAAAACAATCTATGGAGACGTTGCGGAGGGTACTAAAATTCTGGAAGGTGAAAAACTTATCGCCAACAACCCAGTCATCGAAGACAAGATTATTATATTGAATACCAATGATGAGTTTACTGTTGAGCGTTACACTATAGAAAAGGACACAGCAAGATTTGTTATTGATGATCATCCCGATGCGGAACCACTGTCAGTTGAATTAAACTATTATGACACGGAGGTAAGTTACCTGAATGATGCAGATGAGGTTGTTAAGGTCTGGATTAAGATACTACATGAGAGTAGTGAGGTTGAATTTCAGAAGGTTGCTAACATTCTTAAACTTCGAGCAATACAGAAGAGAGGAAAGGATAAATCTTGGCTTCATTATTATAACTTTCTAAGAAGATTTGCTGATGTAAATTACGCTTATGCAATCACCGCACACAAATCCCAAGGAAGTACATATAACACAACATTCGTTCTGGAGGATGATATTGATATGAATCTGGACATAGTGGAAAGAAACAGAATCAAATATACAGCCTATACAAGAGCGAGTAGAAAGCTCTATGTTCTAAAGAGATTCTAGTTATTTTTTTTATCCGGGATTATTTGATAGATTTGTAATGTTTAAAAAAATAACAAGATGGCATCAAATCATTATGACGTGAATCACGAGGTTGAAATAAAAATTAAGGTTAAAATTAAGGCCCTTCATAATTATCGTGATCTTGACGAGGAAGGAAAGAAGAAAGCTATAGATTCAGTTGTTGACGATCTACCATCCATAGTGGTGCACAGTCTGAATAATCATAATAGATTTGTCAGTTATGGAGATCATCTGGGGTACAAAGATTCTGCAGATAGCTACACATTGGAAGCTGAAGAAATATAAAAAAAAATAAACTATGTTATCGGATTTATCAAGAGGAGAAGAAAATGTATTAAAAAGCATCAGAAACTCCGAAAAGTATCAGGAAAAAAAATTCTCGGACAACTATTTTAAGTTGTCAGGAGAAATGGGAAGGGTTGTGGAGGCTGCCAAAATATACATCCTGGACAACTTCCGAAAGGTTGATGACTATTCGGATCTTTCCATGATGCTCAGATGTGCAAACCATAAGGGAACCATTTATATTGGTAAGAAGGAGAATAAAAAAAGAAGTAAATCCAACATCATCGATAAGATGTTGTCTGAATTGAATGAGATAACGATCGAGGTTTCGTCTTTTGATGATGCAGTTTACGATTGGAGCGACGGAGATTTTTCAATCGTTTTAAATGGGGTTGGATACAATTGGATAGATCCACTTTCCATCATCAACATAGCGGACCACATAGAAAGCAAACTAGATGAAAACAATTAGATTCTATCGAAAAGATACCAGATGGTATGCTCATTTACCCGAGTACATTGATCAGGGCGGAACTGAGGAGGAATGTGAGATGGTCTCTGGTGCCGACGATTGGTTGGATCGCATTTCAAATTACTCAGATTCTGTGGTTCTGAATTTATCGGACAAGGACCCTCTATCAGAAAAAATAGTTCTCTACGAGAAGGATGAATTTGGTGCAACATATGTGGCACATAGCTATAAAGAGGAGGATATCAACCAGATCATGTGGCTTTGTCCGGTGACTGTTTATGTTTTTGGTTGCTATCCTGAAGTTATTTATTACAGTATTAAAAGATGAGAATAAAAGCAATTTACAGAAAAAACCTGAAAATGAGCGAGGGGAAGCTCGCCGCACAGATAGCCCACGCAGTTAAGAACCTAGGAGAAACCCCGAGGGATTGCGATATAGTCGTTCTAAAGGTTTCAGATAAAAAGTTTGACGAGATGGTTTCGGAGCATGATTGTTACGTTCAGATAGACAAGGGTCTAACTGAGGTAGAATCAGGAACTAGAACAGCGGCAGCCTGGATAGAAATAAAATAACCAACAAGAGAAATGAGCATATTGTCAAAGATTTTTGGGACGAAAAAAGAGGCCGAAGGTGAAATTAAAATCGAGATACCAGAGGAGGTAATCTTCAAGAAAAAAGAAGTTTCCGAATGGGTAGAATTCAAGAAACAAAAACCTCCCCACGAAGTTGTTTTAGCTGCCTGTGATACGTATGATTGCGGATGGGTGATGGATACCGCTTGGTGGGATGTTAATAAAAAATGTTGGAGAACCACGGGAGCGATTAAATCAAAAAGAGCACATTTAGAATACACCCATTGGAGAAGACTTCCAGTTTCACCAGATGGAAATTAATAACATAATAAAGGAGACAAGATCATGGATTTATCAACTTACAAATTTCCGGAAGTAACCGGTGCAGACCTAGCATTTCCGACATTCGACACAACAAAGGAGCTAGTAGATGAAGCAAAAAGAAGGAACCCTGTGAAGGGTATGAAAAAGTTTTCCGAACTATTCTACAGCGGAGGAGAAATAAAACTAAAGGAAGACGTAAAGGGCACATGGAAAGAAAACGCCTATCTTTATGCAAGAGCACTGATGGGGAGCTGGGCACCTAAACACGAGAACAAGGAGTTGGTTGTAGGCATGATTTTCGAAGAATGTCTAGTTCTTTAGTGGTATGAGCGAGAGTAAATCTCTATTTAAGGCCTTTATCAGGGTGGTAAAATCCATCTCGGAAAGGGATAATTATTTCCTTGGTGGATTTGGTGCGGTTGAGGTTGTGAGAGAACCTCTAATAGAGGCCAAAGACAAATCTGAGGTTAAGAAGATATTACTGGAGAGATATCCCCAATTTTTTACCAACGGTAAAGTCCACGAAAGAGAAACTAAGGATAATGCTCAATTTTTCTATGTTGTAATATACCCTCTATACGAATGGGAGAAAAAACAAATCGAAGAGGGAGAATGGATATGTGAAAGTTGTGGACATATTCATGAAAATCAATATCTGTCAAAACCAAGAATTAACGAGAGGTTATTTGGAACAGATAAGCTCTTCTGTAGGAGTGACGAGGATCTTTGTCTGGAGAATTACAAGAAGGAATATTATAAGGATGTAGATCTTCCAGATGATCTAGCATACATCAAAAAAGATAGTCCAAATTACATCTATAAATGTACGGAGAAAGCAACAGGTAAAAGCTACATAGGTAAAACTAGAAATGCTCCATTCTTTAGATGGTGGAATCACCTAACGCACTCAAGCAGTCCCTTTGGAATTTATCTAAGACAAACCAAATTGAGTGATTGGACTTTCGAAGTTCTTGAGGAGCTGCCAGGAAATATTGATGAGAGCGAAGTTTTTAGAATAGAATCTGAGTACATAATGAAATACGATAGCATTCAGAATGGCTATAATACGGTAATTAGTAATAAGAAGGTTCTGGCTGATAACAACGATAACTAACTTTTTGTAGCTTGTTTCAGTTGCAAATTATTAGCTAAACATGTAAAAATTATGGATAAGTGGAATTACGATAAAAGAGTTAGAGAATTATCTCAAAAAATTGAACAGTATAAAATACACGCTAAACGTGAAATTGAAAACAATAAAGTTTGTCATCCAAGCAAAGTGAGAAATAATTCTCAACGATATTTGGAAATCTGTAAACAAAGGTATAAGGATTTTACAGGTGAGGACTATGAATAATTTTTATTGCTTATAACGTTCCCACGCTTGGCGAAGTGGCGGATGTAAAGCACTAAATTTTTAATTAAACAAATTATGAAAAAGAACAAAACTCGAAATATAGACAAACAACTTCAAAAATTGTTATATGAACAATATGGTGAAGAATACACTCAATGGTATATGAAAACTTTTGATGTTAAATTATATTTTGATGGAGCGGAAACATCAGATAGAGGTTATTTAACAGATAGAGAGTTTGACGAATGGAAAGAAGAAAAATGGAAACAATTTTTGTCCAAGTATGGTTATTAAAAATTTATTATATATAACGTTTTCCGTGTATAATAAGTGGCGTACACGATAAACCAAGCCACTAAATTTAAAAATTAACTTTAAAATACAAAACAAATGAAAAATTTAAAACTTAGAAGCCATTTTTTATACACGTTGTTATGTGTAGTTTTTTTAACATCTTGTAATTGTGATAAACAAAAAAAAGAAATTATTATTGAAGAAAATAATCATCAAGAAGATTATTACATTTACAATGATACATTACAAAATAATGCAATTCAAGAAAAAAATAATAGTAGCGGTGTAGGTATCACAACAAGTAGTAAATTAGGTGTAGAAGTAACAGAAGGTGTTTATATTAATTCAAGCGGTGAGTTAGAATTAGGATTTGGTTTGTAAAATTACACATAACGGTTTGCGTATTGGCGTTGTTGCCAATACTGATGTTAAATTGAAAAACTAAATTTGAAATATATGGAAAATGACAATATGAAACAAGAAGGCAATAACGCTAATACGCTGTTATCGGCAGTTGTTGTTCATCCACATCCGATAATTGAAATGCAAATAAAGAACTTTAAAAAAGATGAAGTTGGCTACATCGCTGAATGTATTTTATACAACAAAGAATTTAAAGAAGTAGAAAGCTCATTCTTTATTGACGAATATAGAGCCAACGAAATCATTGATTTAATGCAGACGTTTTTGAACAATTGCCGATAAAAAATATATTGATAATACTTCATCTATACACACTTTAAGACATTCATCATTTACAAATTTACTAGAATCTGGAACAGATTTAAGGATAATTCAAAAAATTGCGGGACATTCAAGTTCCAAAACAACAGAAATCTACACCCATGTTTCGAATAATATCCTAAATAAAGTAAAACTTCCGATTTAATTTTTTTATGTCGAGATAATTAATTACTTTTGTTTTCTTAATAATCCACTATAAATCATAAAAAATGGGACTAGATATCACGGTTTATAAACCAATTAAAGTAAAGGAGGAGGATTTTCAAAAGATTGAGGATTTTTTAAACATCGAAGACCACCCGGAACTTTCAGTGTTTTCTGATTTTATATTCGAGAAAGAAAACGAATACTATGATCTTGAAAACGAAGCCAGAGATCTGGGTTACAATCTTGAGGATTTAATCTGGACCGGAACATCTTTTGGACCGGAATCTGCTTACACTTTCAAAGATAGTGATGGAAATGATGTTAAAATTATCATCACAAAAACAATCAAGAAAATTGATAAGTGTATTGCCATCGAGGAGGTTGGGTATCAGAGAAAAGGTGCGAATAAAAAATTCTATGAAGATAAGATATGGGACAGTCCATGTGTTATAGATCAGAAGACACTAAACAATCACTGGGAGACTTACTTTTCAAACCAAACCCCCGAGAGCAAAGGTGGATGGGGAAGCGGGGTTGAATATGAACAGGATGATGAGACCATGAGAAAAAACTTTAAGAAAAATATCATAGATAAATTCATCGAGGGGGAAACTTTTGTCATATATCATTAGGAGAGCTTTATGAAAAATGAAACTATTATAAAAAAGGTTTTTAAGGAATTTGGTGAGAACTTTAATGACTTAACAGGTAGTCAATTATTAGCTATTGATGAGTGTATGTTATTAGCAAGACAAGACAAAGCCAATAGAGTAATTAAAGAAATTGAAAATCGCACTAATAAAGTGGGTTGTTTTTGGGCTGATGAGGAAAGAACGAAAAAAATAATCCATGGATACGGGAATTAAGTAATATTATGAGAGTTGGAGATTTATATGAAATGGGATTCTTTCATAGAGATGGCAATTATGCAACATCCAAATGGATAGTTAAAGATGATGGATGGGGTGAAAATAGTTCAGCAACCATACAATATAGACCAGGAAATGGGATCGTTTTGAATAGCGGAGACGATGTAGATTTTAGCAGATTTTCCCTCTGTATTTATGGTAATTCATCATGTCCCAGTATACCAGTAAAAATAAGATCCAAGGAGGACCTGATTCAGCTGGAGAGATTCTTCTAAAAAAAATATGCTATGGAAAGAAAAACATCAAAAGAATGGTATGATTTAATACCGGATGAATATGGATTAAAAATACTAGATCCAGATGGATGGGATAGAGAAAATTTCCAGATTTCTTTTTATGAGGAACTGATAACAAGGGAGGAGTTCAAAAATAGAATATCACTTTCCACGATTCAATGTAAAAAAATTAATTTCCTCGATGATGTCACATATAAGGGGAGTTCTCTAAATGGGCACACCATAGAAGACATTAAGGCAGAAATTTCAAAGTCCACAGGTTACGATCCTTCAAATATTAGATTATTTGGTTCAAGAATAACGGGTGGTTGGAACGATCATTCGGATCTTGATGTCGCTATAATGGACGAAAATAAAGTTCATTTGTGTTTATCCAGTGTAAACTATCTTGGATTAAACTGTGAGATCCGATTTGTTGAAGATTTTGAGGTCTCCTGGTTAAAGGATTCAGTTTAATTAACAATAAACCACAAATTTAATTTTTTTATCCCGAAATAATTTACTATGTTTGCGTCTATAATCCTTAGAGATGAAATACGACATAAACATATTAAATAGCTATATTGATAATGGGCTGCTGGAAAAAAACCCACATCCAACATTACCTCTCGATATCTACAACTACTCCCGGGAGTGCCAATTTTCACGTCATTGGGATGAGATAACCCTCAACATGAGGGGCACAGTCTTAGACAGAGATGGAAATGTAGTAGCAAGAACATTTTCAAAATTCTTCAATCTGGAAGAACATCAACCCGAAGAAATTCCAAATGAATCATTTGACGTTTTTGAAAAAATGGATGGTTCACTGGGTATTTTATTTAATTACAACGATCAGTGGATATTTGCAACTAAGGGATCATTCTCGTCAGATCAATCAATCAGAGGTAAGGAAATTTTGGAGAAGTACGACTATCAAAGTCTAGCGAAAGATTGCACATATTTATTCGAGATCATATATCCAGAAAATAGAATTGTCGTCAGCTACGATTTCGAAGATCTAGTACTATTAGCAATCATCAATAACGAGGATGGCTATGAATATGACATACACTCGGAGGAGGCGCTTTCTGATGTACTGGATATCAAGGGTTTTAGAATTGTTAAAAAATACCATGGAGTTCAGGACTATAAGGAGCTTAAGAAAATCATAGATAACAATGCAGAGGGATTCGTCATCAGATTCAAATCTGGTTTCAGAATGAAGATCAAAGGGGAAGAGTATGTTAGACTCCATCGGCTTCTAACAAACTTCTCGAACATTGACATCTGGGAACTTTTGAAGAATGGGGAGGATCTTGGTAATTTTCTGGACAGAGTTCCTGATGAATTTGATCTCTGGGTCAAGAATATTATCTCAGATCTAAGAAGACAGTACCTGGTAATCGAGGAATCAGCACATGAGGTCCATTCATCATTCTTTGTTGCGAGACCAGATTTTTCGAGAGAAGCGGGAAAGAAAGAATATGCTCTGTGGGTTAAAGAACAAGAAAAGAATTTGCAAGGTATATTATTTTGTCTGTATGACGAGAAAAGGTATTCGGATCACATTTGGAAAATGATAAGACCGAAATACCAAAAACCATTTTGGAACAAAATTGAGGATTGATATGAAAATTATATTAGAAAAAAACCAGAATTTATATTTCACGAGTGATACACACTATAATCACTCCAATATTTGCCGGGGAACGTCAAATTGGCCAGGCGGAAGAGGAACCCGAAATTTCCATTCACTTGGAGAGATGAACGATGCCATAGTCTCTGGGATCAATTCTATTGTAGGTCCTGACGATTATCTTGTTCATATGGGAGATTGGAGCTTTGGTGGATTTGAATCTATCATAGAATTCAGAAAAAGAATAGCATGTAAGAACATTATTCTTTTCCTCGGGAATCACGATCATCATATCAGAAACAATAAGGAAGGTGTTCAAGGATACTTTAGAAAAGTTTCAAGCTACGATGTACTGGATATTAGAAGACCGGAAGGAAAGGAAACTGCTAAATATCAATTTGTATGTTGTCACTTTCCCATAGCAAGTTGGGACGGCATGAACAAGAAGGTTCCACATCTACATGGTCACGTTCACTTGCCTCCAAATTTAAAAATTCACGAGGGGAGAGCAATGGACGTTGGAGTAGATGGAAACAATCTACAACCCTACAGCTTAAATGAAATATTAAAGATCATGAAGGATCGTCCAATTAAACATTTGACTTTACCAAAAGACCATCACACAGAGGAATAGTATGGAAGTAAATGTGGCACAAAGGAGGTTTTGTATCTGGAGATTAGAATTGTGGTGGATCGCTTTTGATTTGCACCAATTTCATCCGGAAGGTAGGGTTCATTTAAGAGGTAACTGGTTCTGGAGAATATAAAAACAAGAGAAATGATAACACAAGAAATTTTAAACACTTTTGTCTTCGATACAATCGGGGGAGAAAAATTTGGGGTCAATGATCCAATAGCTCATGATGAGATTATTGGATACTATCCATCGAGAGAGGAAGCAGAAAAAGCTTTCATTGAGTACGTAGAAAAAGAAGGTATAATATTCGAATAATGGAAAATTCAAGAACTGGATACAGTATAATTAAACCAACCATGTTTCTCATAAGAGGAATCCCAGGATCTGGTAAATCGACATTTGCAAATCACATCTGGAACGAGTATGCAATCTGCGAAGCAGACAAATACTTCATAGACAAGGAAACTGGTGAATATAAATTTGATGCCTCTAAGCTGAAGGATGCGCATGAATGGTGCAGAAATGAAGTTGAGAACAGAATGAAAGAACATCATCTTAATCCACAGTACTATCCTGAAATAGCAGTGTCCAATACATTCACCCAAGAATGGGAAATGCAAAATTATCTGGATCTTGCTGATAAGTATGGTTATCAGGTTGTTTCTTTGATAGTGGAGAACCGACACGGAGGATCGAACGTTCACAACGTTCCGGAAGAAACCTTGGATAGAATGAGACAAAGATTTGAAATTAAACTATAACAACCAATGGAGGAATTAACATTATCGGAAGCTAAAGAAAAATACAGAGTCAGAAAGGCTTTCGACATCTACATAGAGGACAAACTTCATACAGTTTATGATATAGATGGATATGAACATAAAAATGGTGAATGGAACGGTACACCAACAACGTGGTGGTTGGATTACAGCAGGGATGTAGTTAGAGGCGAGGTTACTCCGGAGAGAAATCTGATTCCATATGTTGATAAGGGAAATAATAGGATCTGCTGGGAAATTCGTTTCAAACAGAGAAATTATATGAAGCACAAATGGGACGAATGGAGCTTGAGGAACTCTGGAACCTGCGAGATATTTGCAAATGGCAAAAAGGTCTACAGCTTTGGTACATTTGATGTTTCATACGCTCTAAGTAAGGCACAATATCTGATGGTTCAGTTAAGAGAACATCCGTATGATTTTCTCAATCCGGAGAATGAGCAAGATAGAAAGATATGGTACTATGGTCTACCGGCTAAGGTTAAGCCTAGCGATTATGCACCAGGAGAAATTAGTATACTCCCAGATTACACTGGAATTGAACCAGAAAGATGGTGGGATGAATACGAGAAAAGAAGAAAACCTGTGGATTTGAAATCGGATAGAGAACTCAGCGAGTGGGAAAAACAAGACATTGAATCTGACGAGCAGGATTTTAATGAGACTAGGAGCTACGGCAGAATAAATCACGGCGATGCACTCTGGGACGGAATGATAAATTGGTTTAGAAACTAATAAGGAATGACAACATCTCTTATCATCAGAGGCGAAGTTTTGGGAGCATATGATCTTACTTTTGAAGAATTTAAGACATCGGAGCTCAGAACAGTTTTTTTCGAGGAGATCGAAAGAACAATCAGCATGATATATCAGAGATACGCTTTTGAACCAAGAAGTCCAAAAGTTTTAGCAAAGATACTCGAGGATTCGAGGGAGATTCTATTTCCAGGTAAACCCAATGTTAGATTAACATTTAGCAAGGACGTAAATAAAGGAAGACTCGATTTGAATGTCATCATGAACTCGATGAAAATAGTAATCAGGAAGCAAGAGCTTTCCATAGTTGAATATCTGATCCACTTGGCAGCAATTAAGTGTGGCATCGCTTTTATAAAAATAAAATAATAAACATGGAATATAATTTATTTCTAGACGACTTCAGGCACCCATATGATTGTGTGCCATATATGCCGAATCGTGAAATTTACGCGAAATGGAAATGGGAGATAGTTAGAAACTATGACGAGTTTGTCGAGTATATTACGAAAAATGGTCTTCCTACTCACGTCTCATTCGATCACGATCTTGCTGATGAGCATTATGACGATAGCATGTATGGAGGTCAGGCAGACTATGATAGGATGTATCAGGAATTCAAGGAAAAGACTGGACTTGACTGTGCAAAATGGTTAGTTGATTACTGTATGGACAACAACCAGAAGCTTCCTGAATATTCTGTTCACTCGATGAATCCTGCTGGTGGAAAAAACATTCTGGAGTACCTTAACAACTTTAAAAAATTTCAGGAAGATGGAAAATAAGAAACCTCTCAGAACACTATCAAAAGAAGATCTCATTAATAGCTTCAACCACGGTCTGACTGTTGGAGGACTTAAAAAATTCATCGAGGAGAACAACGTTCCGGATGATGCCAAAGTTATGGTTCAGAGAGTTCATGACCACTACTTTGAAAATAATAATTGGGGAGTTTATCTAAAGGAGGGCTATTGGTATTATTCGGCAGAAAAAACAAATGAAAATATGCTCGAGGAGATCGAGAGAAGAAACAAAGGGCTTGAACCTGAATATGATCTAGAAGATCCAAAATCTTTAATGGTAGAGCTCGGAGATGAACTTAAGGAACAATATTATCCAGCTTGGTCATGTGTTAGATACAGAGATGACCAGGATTTATTATTTATAGACTCACATTATTAACAAAAAATAGAAATATGAACAACTCAGCAGAATTTAGAAAATACGCTTTAAGTCAGGGTATAAGCTCGCTAACACTGGACTATCACGATAAACAAATCCAGGCATCAATGACTCCGATGATCCTTGAGGAAAGGGAAATGAGAGTCACCCAGATGACTGTTTTTGATAGATTGATGATGGATAGAATCCTTTGGGTAGCTGGTCCGGTTAACGATAGAATGTCAACCATAGTTCAGGCTCAACTTATGTTCCTTGATTCCGTTGATGATAGGGATATTACTATGCACATTGACTCCCCCGGTGGGTCTGTTAAATCTGGTCTGAGTATGGTTGATGTTATGTCGTATATTAAATCGGATATCCGAACAGTTAACACAGGGATGGCAGCTTCGATGGGATCAATTTTACTTGGAGCAGGAACTAAAGGAAAAAGATCGTCGTTAAGATTTAGTAAAGTTATGTTGCACCAATCCAGCGGTGGATTTAGTGGAAACATCCAGGATGCAGAAATCGACATGATAGAATGGAAAAAATACAATGAGATCCTGTTTGAGTTATTGGGTGAATATTGTGACAAACCAGCAGAACAAGTAATGCAAGATGCGACTAGGGATTTTTGGTTGAGTGCAGATGATGCTGTTGCTTATGGCATTATCGACGAGGTAATCAGATCTAAAAAATAATATCGGGATATGGCCAAGGGAAACTATATAATTCACGAGGAGCTCAACGACAAACAGCAGAAAATGTACGAAGAATGGATCGCTCACATTAAAGCGATCTATGGTGAGTATGGTACATTTACCTGGAAGGTTACTCCGACAGGTATTGGAAGCGGAATATCCGTTTATAGTCACAAAACAAAAACTGAATTGGATCTAACAGATGTCGATAGCTGGTAACAAGGAAAAAGAATTATGTGAATGCGGGAAGATGGCCGTTTGGTGCTACCTTCCAGGTTACAGAGATGGTAGCAGTCCATATTCCTGTGAAGATTGCGTAAATCGAGGTTGTGACTGTAATCACCGATATGTTGACCCTAACTCATATCATCCTCCACTCGATGAACCGGATCTTCCAGATGGTGAGGAGGGGGTTGATTGGACTTGGGTAGATGAAGATAAGAAAGCATGGACATATATCGACGAAAAGGGAAGACAGTATCCCTGCTGTGAATATCATCATGATCCCGAGGGGTTCGACGTTTACGAGGAAGACTAAAAAAAGATAATATATGGTAGAATTAAAAGAAAAGAAAGAAATTTTGATCTGTGATTGCCACTCGACAGAACACCAGGTCGTGATATATTACAGTGAGGATGAGTTTGAGGATGGTAGAAAATACCCCATGTGTTATTTTCATATTCACTTAAACAAATTACCATTTCTGGAGAGACTGAGGTATGCGATCAAATACATATTCGGACGGAAGTCGAGATATGGGGCATTCGATGAATTTATCATTAACCCATCCGATGCTGATAAGTTACAGGATCTGGTTAATTATTTAAAACAAAAAGAATGATCTGGAAAAGTATCGAAGAAGAAACTCCGGTTGCCTATGAAAGTGGTAACTGGGACGGACTAAGAAGCGAAGAAGTTCTGGTGTCTGATAAAGAAGGTAAATTGAACATAGCCCGAATGTATAAGGGCACAATGGACGGATCTCACTTTAGACAATTCTATGACCATCGAGATTTTGAGATACCTGAAGTAACTCACTGGTGTAAAATTCCCATGCTACTTTAGTGCATGGGAATTTTTTTTTGATATATAGTTCATGCTAAAATACCTAAAGGAATATCACGAATTTGAATATTCACAAGAAACAGATCTTAATGAGGGGTTTCTCGGTGACATCAAGGACATATGGAACAGCTTCATGAGACTAGTCGAAAAAATACTCAAGGAGAAGAAGGCTGGTCAGAAAACAAAGACACCAACAGTAAAAAAACCTTCACCCCTGGAGGGTCAACATATGTTATATCTTCCGCATCAACAGGGACCATCCGGTGCTGTTAAATTGGTAGATGTTTATAGAGGTAAAAAGAAACTCGATCCAAACGACAGAACAAAGCTACTTAAGAATATGCCATCATCGGATCCAGGCTATCAAAAAGTTTTAAAAGGTAACGATAGGGAGGCGGTAACTGCTTTTCTGAATTACCAAAAAAATACATGGGATAATTATCAAAAGGAAGCTCTATCAAAAATAAAACTACCAGAAAATAAGGTAGTTAAAAAAGCGATAGATAAGCTACCAAATCCAAATTTTCCTAAAGAATTTTTAACCACTGTGGCTTATAAGGAATCGAGATTTGTTCCAAATCCACCAACAAACAAAACATATAGAGGACTATTTCAAATAGGTCCTTCTGCGTGGGCACAATTAAAAAGAATAAACCCGGAAAAATATAAAGGATCTCTCCCACCAATAGATCCTATCAAAAACACCCAAGCGGGTCACGATTATCTTAAGTGGACCTACGAACAATTTGAAAAGGACGTAAGGGTATAATTATTTTTTATCTTTTAGATTTGCTTTTGCTTGCTTGTATAGCGCTTTATCACCGACTTCGGTTGTTCTTCCGCCAGTCACAAAAGAATTAACTCTTGCCATGGCCCATTGCTGAGGAGTAGTTCCGGGAACATGACCAGTTTTCCAAGCCGCATAGCCTCTAGCCCAAACTTTCTTTAATATACCAAGAGGGAATCCGGTCTTATCCGATTTCTTTTTAAGAGCCTTGTATACCGGACTATTTTTACCCATTGACGATTCTTGTAAAATTTCCTCCGTCAAATCATCATTTTCTATAAGGATATCCTCAAAAAGATTGTCTGGCAAGCCGAATGAATCGAAATCCACTATATTCTTAGGTTCGAAGTTGTCACTTTCACCAAACATCTCCTTATACTTTTTCGTGTATTTAGATGCTTTGGTTGGAACAGGTTTACCCTTTCCAGCTTTTCTGCTTTTATAGTCAGCATCCCATGGACCGTATGCTGATGAGTCATCATCTGCTTTGTGTCCGTGTTTTTTAATTTCTCTCTTCATCACTTCCGGATTTCTGGTGAGATATTTCTTAGGTAATTTCATATTCTATATATCGTAAAATTTTTTGAATTAATTTTTTTAATTCGAGAGAATGCCCTATATTTGAGAAAAAAATACAACATGAGTCATTTCACAGTAATGGTTATCGGGGAGAATCCAGAAGATCAACTTGCCCCGTTTCAAGAAAATAACATGAGCAATTGTCCGGAGGAGTATCTGGAATTCAACGACGAAACTGAAATTCTACAGAAAGAATGGGAGAGCCTATCTGAGGATGAAAAAAACGAATATGATGACTTCGAATCTTTCGTTGGTGATCGTGGATATGATGAACATGAAGGTAAGTTTGGTTATTGGGAGAACCCAAACGCCAAATGGGACTGGTATGTTCTGGGAGGAAGATGGACCGGTTTCTTTAAAATGAAACCAGGTCACAAAGGAGAATCTGGCAGGGGTGGATTGTTTACACCACCACCAGCGTCAGGAACTGCGGATTCAGCTCTCAAGAAGGATATAGACTTCAGAGAGATGCGAAGAAGTGCTGGTGAGGAGGCTGGTAAAACTTGGGATAAAGTCATGAAAATCGTTGGTAATTTGAAAGATTATGCAACTTGGGAATATGTTAGGGATACCATATCATCAGGTGATATTGATGCTGCCAGAGAGTATTATGCCAATCAGAAAGCAGTTGTCAAGCTAAATGAATACAACAGAAAAAACAGCTACAAGATGGCATTTATTAATCTTGATGATTTTGTGGGTTCAAGAGAGGATTACTGTATCGATGCTGCCAATTCTTCATTCGTAACTTTCGCAGTAATTAAGGACGGAGTTTGGTATGAAAAAGGATCAATGGGATGGTGGGGAATGGTTAGCAACGAGAAAAATCAGGATGATTGGAATTCGGAGGTTTCTAAAATGATCGACGAACTACCGGAGGACACACTAATCTCAGTTTACGACTGTCATATTTAATCCAATGATTAAGAATAACGAAAATAAATCCATCTGCTTCGGTTGCGGACAGTGCTGCAAATCTCTTCCTGGTATAGTCTCTCCAAGTGATCTGAAAGAGGTTACTGTGGAGTCACTAACAGATCTTTTTGAGTCTGGCTATCAGTTTGATTACTGGGAAGGCAATCTAACGGGTAACCCGGAACATGATGACATAACTTTCTTCTACCTACGTCCGCAGACAAAGAGCTCGGTTAACAAGATAGTTGATGCCTCCTGGGGGGGAGAATGTGTTTTTCTAAATGATGACGGATGTTCAAAATCTTTCGAAGAAAGACCATCCCAATGCAGAGCTTTGACACCATCGAAAGATGGTAACTGCTACCTTGATAAAAAATACGAGAAAAAGATCATGATAGAGGAATGGTTACCGTACAATGAAATAATTATCGAAACGATTGATAAGATAAGTAAGGATTGATAATATGTATTACATTTTAACATTTTTAGCTGGTTTTATCATCGGAGCAGCAAGGGAAAGAGTGCTAAATTATAAAAATAAAAAATAATATGCCAACAGGATACACAGCAGGAATTATAGAAGGTAAAATCACCACTTTTGAACAGTTTGCTAAAAAATGTATGAGAGCTTTCGGAGCAACAATTCATATGAGGGACGAGTCGCTAGATGCTGAATATGAACCTAGGACTCCATCAGATTATTATGTTGCTAGTCTGGAACGGGCAAAGAGAAAAATTAAGGAATTAGACGAATTACCAGATTCTCATTTTATTCAGGAGGAGATTTCACAAATCAAAAACGAAATAGTAAGAATAACCGATAAAATAGAGGAGATCAAAAAATCAAAAAAAAGATTGGAAACAATACTTTCTGATGTTGAAGCGTGGGTCCCCCCTGGGGAGGACCACATGAACTTCAAGGATTTCATGATCCAACAGTTGACCGATACTATTGATAGAGATTGCGACACGGAATATTATGATGCCGAGTTGGACAAATATTACAAAAAACTCGAATCCCCTATCGACGTGGAGTCAATAAAAGAGGAGTTAAGAAATTCTTTTGAATATGATATTGAGAGATGTCAAAAAAATCTAGACGAGGAAATAGCTAGATGTAAATCATCAAACGATTGGGTTGAAACTTTATTAAAATCTATATAAATGGAACAAATTGTCATTATAACTAGTAGTCAATCGACTATCAACGAGCATCTCCGCTCCGGATGGAGGGTTAAATCTGTGACAGCACAACATGTGGTAACAGGAAGTACCTCCCAAATGAGAGGTGATTTTTGTTTTGTTTTGGAAAAAAATAACGAACACAAATAAACTATAACAATGGAAAGAAAATTAGCAAGTATACAGAAAATAGGAAAAGTTCTGCCTATAGAGGGAGCAGATGCAATCGAGATGGTAATGGTTAACTCGTGGAAGGTCGTTTCTAAGAAGGATGAATTCAAGGAAGGTGACTATTGCGTTTATTTTGAAATTGATTCATTTCTTCCAATTAGAGAGGAATTTGAGTTCTTGAGAAAATCCTCCTATAGAAAGATGGGGGATCTTGAGGGATTCAGACTAAAAACCATAAAACTTAGAGGACAGGTTAGTCAGGGGCTTTGTTTACCAATCTCCATATTGGAGGGAGATGGTGAAATGAAAATTGGAATCAGCAAGCAACCTTGGGGAGATCAATTACAGCTTGGTCCTTATGACGATGCTCTTGTTATTCAAGAAGGAGTTGATGTCACAGAACATTTGGGAGTTGTTAAATTTGAACCACCTATACCGGCTGAACTTGCAGGAAAGGTTAAAGGAAATTTCCCTGGTTTCATCAGAAAAACAGACGAGGAAAGAATCCAGAATATGACGAAGCAATTTGAGGAGATGAAGTCACATCAATACTACATCACGGAAAAACTTGACGGTAGTTCAGCAACTTACTATTTTAGAGACGGGGTTTTCGGTGTCTGTTCAAGAAACCTTGAGTTAGCGGATCCTGGAGAATTTGTACCTGGTACTATCATTGGTGAAGATGGTGTCGAAAGACCCAAAAAAGAAAATACATTCTGGAAGGTTGCTAGAGAGCTAAAGATAGCAGAAAAACTAGGATCTCTTAATCAAAATTACGCAATCCAGGGGGAGCTTATTGGGGAAGGAGTGCAAGGAAATCCTTACAAGATCAAAGGACACACACTTAGAATATTTAATGTATTCAATATCGATCAACAGGAGTATCTGGGACTTGATGAAATGAGGGATTTTCTTTCGAAGGTTAATGTTGACGATTCACCATTGGAATTGGTTCCTGTCATTGATGAAAACTACAAGCTGCATGGAACCATCGAGGAAATTCTACAATATGCTGAGGGTAAATCAGTTCTTCATAATGAGGCCGAGAGAGAAGGAATTGTTATCAGAAACAAAGACAAGAGCATCTCATTCAAGGCTATTTCTAATAAATTCTTGCTAAAGGAAAAATAGTATGCAGAAACATCAATTAGAATATTTCGATTGGTTCGATATCCAAAGAGAAATCTGTAAGGAGATGGGTATTGAAGAACAATACTTCAGAGATTATCACAAGTTAGTTGGTGGAGAATATAAGGATCTTTGGCATATTTGGCTGGAATACTTCCAGTCGGAGGTTACAAATGATACGATAGTTCGTAATGATTGCGATGAAAGAATGGAAATTAAAATTGAATGGATAACCGAAGAAGGTGACGAATGGGCAATACCCTTTGTTGAGGCGGTTTACAAGGTTTGGGATAAATTCGGAATCGAGTATGTAAGATACAGCTGGTAAATACAAAATACTATAAATGAAAATAATTATCACAGGAGGTGCGGGTTATATTGGATCCCACACTGCAGTAGAAGCACTAAGAGCAGGTCATGAAGTTATCATTATAGATTCCTTCATCAATTCATCGAGAGATGTACTTAAAAACATAGAAAAAGCATCAGGCAAGCCTTTTGTAGCTATCGATGTATGTATGACTCAGAATACGCTAGATATTGCGGAGAAGCTTTTTGGTTTTGCACATAACACCGATGCAATTATTCACTTTGCTGCATTAAAGGATTCCCCAGGATCAACAGAAAACCCGCTGGGATATTATAGAAACAATATAGACTCATTGCTTAGTGCGCTGGGGGTTTCTAAATTACTTAAAATCAAGAACTTCATATTCTCCAGTTCTGCGACGGTTTATGGTTATCCCGAGTATCTACCGATCAAAGAAACACACCCAATTCTAAGAGGAACTACACCATACGGGACTTCAAAAATAATGGGAGAATGGATTCTAGAGGATGTAACCAGAGGTAACGATATGAGGTCCGTTGCACTGAGGTATTTTAATCCGGCTGGTGCAGATCACACTGGACTTATTGGGGAAATGCCAATAGGTAGAGCAACAAACCTTGTACCTATTATAACACAATCAGCCGCTGGAATATATGGTCCGTTAAAAATAACTGGTACTGATTATTCAACTCCAGATGGCTCTGCGATTAGAGACTACATCCACGTGACGGACTTAGCAAAGGCGCACTTAGCGGCTCTAGATTGGATGGTTGACCACGAAATGAAGTTCTTTGAGACTTTTAATCTGGGTACGGGTAGAGGAACATCGGTAATTGAAATGGCTGAATTGTTCGACAAGGAGATTGCCCCGGGCTTATTAAAAACAGAGTTTGCTGATAGAAGACCAGGAGATCCGGCCGAAGTTTGGTGTGATTCATCAAAGGCACAAAGAATTCTTGGATGGAGATCTGAATTAGACAACTTGGATATTTTGAGAAGTGCCTGGGAGTGGCAGAAGAACATTGCAACTGAGAATTCGGATATATAATGGATGAAAAACATTAAACTATTCGAAGATTTTAGTAACATACCGGATTTCAATGATATTATTGATCAGGTCGTAAAATTCCTTGAGAAGGATAAGAAGGACCTGATTTCAGTTAACAAGATGCATATAATCATAAAAAAAGCTTTTGATTCGGTCACGTTGGCCGAATTATTTAGCTTTCTGAATAATCTGGGATATAAAATGACAATATATCCCGACATTTCACCCTCCTCAATGAATTCGAGATTTACTGTAAGTAAAATAAACTACAAGGATCCCATAGGTGATCTAAAATACGGTCTTAGTTTATTAATAGATTCAAAGTTAGGAGAAAAGCAGACTAAAACCTGCATTAACATATTGGGAAACAACATTGGAATAACCAGTCTGGGTAATTTCATGCAGGATATTTTAATCAAAAAAATCAACGACAATGAAATTGATTTGCTTTTCTGGAACGGGAAATATTTAGTTACAGGCGAATTTGAACAGACGTCCATCCACCGGGAGGATGATATGGTTGCATTAGACTTTGAAAGCTACGAGACTTCAGATAAAAGAGACTATATTCTTTCCGCTACTGCATCAGGATCTTGGGCGGCAGGATATGATATTGAACAAATCGAATATATAGATTTTTTAAATTAATTCCCTATAGACATCCTTCTGTGTATTTGTTTTTTTGCATGATTTATCAGGTAGTCTCCAACTCCAGGAACTTTAAGAAGGTATGCTAATTCGGCTCTGTAACACACCAATTCTTCCTCATTTTCCGACATTTTTTGGTTACTCATCCTAATCATTAGGTGAAAGGATTCATGTACTAAAACCGCACATATGTTGTCTATATCATCATACTGAATGTCTCTTCGGGAGATGATGATAGTTCCTTTGGTGTCTATACCCCCGCCACTGTTGGTTGAAAAAGAACCATTCCAAAAGGAAATATTATTGCACGAGTTAACTATAATGTCATAGTAGGCAGGATCAACGGATTTAATTTTATCCAAAGCCATCTGTGCCTTAACTTCCCAAAAATCACCAGCACGGTCTATTTTAATTTGGGCAGTTGAAAAAATGGGAAGGATAAATATTATCAATAGGTTTTTTAGCATAACCTATATATTTTTAAAAAAGAGAGAATGATGACTAGATCAAAAACAAAAAAGCAACCGGAAAAAAGAAGTGACGAGATTACCGATCTGGAGGTTGCTAGAAAAATGTTAAAAATATACCAGAGCGCACAGGACAGAAAGCTTGACTTTGATCTTGGCTTTGAGTCGGTTAAAAAATTATTGTCATACCCAACTTGTTACTATACTGGAAGAAGATTTGAAGAGGAAGGTTCGTTTTCCAGAAGTTTCGATAGAGTTGATTCATCCAAGGGATACGTCGAGGGAAATGTTGTTGCATGCACTGTTGACATTAACGGGAAAAAGAGCAATTTATCGGTGGAGGAAATAGAATGTCTGTACATTAAATTGGTTAAGCCTCAATCGTTTAAAATGGAGGAGTCCAAAAAAATAGAAATGGAGGTAAATTTCCAGGAAATAAATAATCTGGAGGGGAACCAGGAGGATATATAATGAATGGAGATAAAAAATTTTAATACCTGGATAACTGAATCTGAAGACCCGGATAATGGTATAGTAAACAAGGACCACATAGATAAATTAATCAACGATGTGGATTTTTTAAAAAGAGTACCCAAGGGAGATCTACGTTTTGAGGTTCTTAAAAACGGTCAGCAACCACCATTAAAGTTTTATCTAATTAGGATAATGACGCATGGAAGCCTCTATAGACAAATAAACAGGCTGCTGGATGAAACCGGATTTGATGTTGTACCCGATATGGTTGGTAATTATATTACAATTACAATTTTAATTGATGATAGCCTTCCCGGAGGCGATTTTAAAATCAAACAGCTATATGACTGGAGTGAAAGACATAATATGACTGTTTTATCAAACCCGAAGAACTATGATCAATTAAAAAACGTTGTAGAGAAATCAATTGAACATATTTTCGAGAAAATAAAACAGGTTAGATTGATTGTCCCATCAAACATAAGAAAGATTGAAGGATTCTCGGATAAGATTAAGGAGAGCGTAAAGTCCCTTTACGATGGTATAATTGATAATTTTATTGAGAATGGAAGTATACCAAACGAACTAATTGATGATGATATTCTGACTGAAATTTTCACTAAAACTCTTCATGAAAATCCACAGTACATTGAGAAAATAAACAATCTACCTCCATCTGCTAAGAAGAGGATTTTTAAAAGCTCGTTGGATCTTTTCAAGGACGATAATATTGAAATAAATCAAAAAACTCTGAACGGCATAGTGGCGTTCTTCAAAGTTAAAAAAACATGGGGGATGATATGACAAAAAATCTAAAAACCTTTGAAAGCTGGAATAGTAAGGACGACGAAATAGAGAATCTTCAGGAGTTGCTTAATTATAACATGGATTATATTAGAGAACTCTTCGATGAGAGAACCATGGAATCGGATTTCTTGGAAATTTCGGAACCGGAAGAATTTGTGGTTGAATATTGGCCTAAATCTTTGGATGGAGCCATTCCAAAGAGAATCTCATATTATATAGACGAGATCGCGGAGAAAATATCGGAGCGAATGAAAAATAAAATCGATTGGAGATTCTCACCTAACGGCAACGTGCAGAGAATAATTTTCGAACTCGATAGTCCTGTAAATACGGAACATTTGGAACTCGTCAGAAAATTTAATAAAACAAAAGAAAAACTAAGATACACATAAATCCGGATTTAACCCCGGATTTATTTTTTTGTAACGGATTCATTTATTACATTTGCCAGATAATATAGAAAAAATGGATCATCTTTCAAAATACTTATCTTCGCCAAAACCGGAGGAAATAGTAGTCCAGTCCAGATATTCATATGTTGATCAATTACATTTGGAGAATAGTAATGTGGATATCGAGAGTGCACTTAAGAACGATATAGCTAGAAAAATGGTTGATATTTTAATCGAGAGGAATCTGATTGAATTTAAAATGATTAACACAACAAATCCATACGAAGCTTCAGTTACGATTTCAGGTAAAATAAAAGTCCAACCTCCGTATTTAGAATTTAAACTTTCAGGAATGATATGATCAAGAAATCTGTAAATATAGTTAATAAAAAGGCAAAATTTGAGTTCGAGTTCATCAGGGTTTTAGATGCTGGAATTCAGCTAACCGGATCCGAGGTCAAATCAATTAGGGATTCAAAAGTGGATTTTACAGATTCATATTGCTATTTTGTAAATAATGAGTTATTCATTAAGAATTTACACATTTCGTCCAATGACTATCGTTATTCACACGATCCCAAAAGAGAAAGAAAACTACTTCTTAAAAGGAGAGAACTAGATAAGCTACAGAAGGATCTCGTTAAAAATATGAGCATAGTTCCATATAGAATTCACGAAAACGGAAAATCTCTACTAAAAATAGAAATAGCTTTGGGTAGAGGAAAAAAACTTTATGATAAAAGAGAAACTATCAAAAGTAGGGACATCGAAAGAGAAACACAAAAACAACTTAAGGGATAATCAAAATTTATTTATCATGGAAAAGAAAATCAACTTCGTCATCAGCAAAGAAGATAAGATTCGTTGGATCATAGAAAAACACGTTCAGACAAATCACCAATATTCAGAATATTTACCGTACGAGTTTCATTTAAGAATGGTAGCTCAGGTTGCTAAAGACTTCGACTACCTTATACCATCCGAAGAAATGAGGGAGTCGATATTGATAGCTGCATACGGTCACGATCTTATCGAGGATACCAGAGTTTCCTATAATGATGTTAAATCTATCCTCGGCGTAACTGTGGCTGATATTATCTATGCATTAACCAATGAGAAGGGTAAAAATAGAAAGGAGAGAGCAAATTCTAAATATTATGAGGGCATCTTAGAAACTCCAGGTGCAGTTTTTGTTAAACTCTGCGATCGTATTGCCAATGTTCAGTATTCTAAAATGACCAAAAGCAGAATGTTCGAAATGTACAAGAAGGAGAATCCAGAATTTCTAACCAGTCTGGGATTTCCTAAGGGACAAAGTCACCCATTGGAGCCAATGAGTAAATATTTGTTAAATTTATTTGAGGATTAAATTATGAAACATAAGGCCATCAGAGGTAACAGGGGTAACGGAAAACCAGCTAATCCCTACGCATATCCGGTTTCAAGTAACAGTACCACATATTATGGAATGACCCTGAGGGACCATTTTGCTGGGATAGCAATGCAGGGTCTGATCAGTAATTTTAAAGGTGATGTTTCCGCTAATTATGAAATTGTATCTATTGCTTCCTACAAGATGGCCGATGCCATGCTAAAGGAAAGATGCATAGAGAGATCATTAGATACTGATGACGACCAATCAAAATTTTAACGTTTATAATTTTTTAATCCCGAATGATATTCATATATTTAGGAAACTAAAATTAAAAGGATGAAAAGATTAGAAAATTTTTTAGATACTGCCTCGACATGGAAGGTTTTTATTTTTGGATGGGTATTTTCTGGAGTATTGGCCTTTCTATTATTTCAGTTCCTTCCAGACGGTACAGAATTGGAGAGAGACGCATTTATTAATTTTAAGATTGGTGCCACGATGGGGATTATATTAGGATTAGTTTTCGCTCTTCTGAACTCAATGGCCAAAAAATCTCAAAAATTTTGGGATTACTCAAAAGAAGTTAAATCGTTAATAGATAAGGCGGAAACTAAGGAGGAATTAAGTTCCATTTATAAAAATGAATTTAATACTTTGAGAAATTTATCGATGGGCAACCCACACTCAATGGAACTAACAAGATTGTTCGCAATCTTGCAAACAAAACATAAATATGGAAAATAAAAAGAAACATTTGGATGTGGAAAATCCAATGGCAATTCTTGCTGCTTTTACTCAAATGATTTCTGATCCAGGTATCGGAAATTACTTTGGTGGTCTCATCAAAGAAATGGATCCAGAATCAAAGTACCCACACGACAAATTAGGTGGCGGCTATGAATTACGTGAAATTGAAATTCTTGCAGAGGGTGGTCAATTCATCGTAAATAATCGAGAAAAATACTCACATTTATACCATAACGGATTAAAAGTTTCTGATGAAGTCTTTCGTAGAGGTGGAACCGGTGGTAAATTCAAGGATGGTTATTGTAAACTAATTCATTACATTCAAAAGGAGCCTCATACTGAAAAACGTCACGGATTTGATTTTGGTACTCATGTTATCATTAATCACTTAGGTGATATTAAGCTGAAAGGAGAAGGTATATCCTCATACCCGGACCATATAGGAGGACACTTGGGATCTCTTGGTAATTATGTATATGACTTAAGAACAGGTGAAGCGATTGCGGTGAAAAGCTCAACCTCCATTACTGGCTCTAATTGTATCATAATCGATCACCGTTACGAATGGTACAATAAGGATATCTCAATGCCTCTAGGCATTTACCAAATAGATTTCTGGACAGCAGAAATCAAAAAAATTGACGACGTAAAATAAATCTACTATGAAATTTAACTATATAGAAGGGGATTTAATCAAGTTAGCTAAAGAGGGTAAATTTGATGTCATCACACACGGATGCAACTGTTTATCCACAATGGGAGCCGGAATTGCACCACAAATGGCAAAAGCTTTCGGGTGCGACAAATTTGAGATGGAGTTAATCGGACCAGATATCAATAAACTGGGAAACATCGACTACCAAACCATGGTTTTAGGTGAGAATGCAGTTTGGTCACTGGAGGATTTTAAAAATAATAGAAATGAACCTGAATTGATTGTTATTAATTCATACACTCAATATCACTACGGAGGTCAAAAACCTCTAGATTATGAGGCATTGACATTGTGTCTCCGTAAAATCAATCATCAATTCAAAGGAAAGCATATCGGATTACCAAAGATTGGAGCTGGATTGGCAGGAGGAAACTGGAATCGAATAGAGCACATCATACAAACGGAATTAAAAGACATGGAGGTGTCAGTGGTAATCTATAAAGGATAAGAAACAAAGAAAAATATTAAAATGAAAAGATTAAAAGACTTACTGGCTCCAGCCTACTTAGGATTTGCACTTTCTTTTTTTGCAAATCTGAGCTTTACAAACCCAAAATTTTGGGCAATATTAATTCCATTCCTGGTTATTGTAAAAGTAACAGGATTTAACACAAAAGAGAATGAGTAGAACAGAATTTCACACAGGAAAATTATACCCGGTTAGATTCTCAGGATCTTTAGAAGAGGCCTGCAGGGATATTGCTAGAAGACACAATTTTGATCTTGGAGAAAACTGGAAGGAAGAATTCAGAGATAAATTTGACGAATATTCAAATAAAAAGGATCATGCCTCAGAGGAGTACTTTATTCATGGTGAAAATTTATATCGGGTAATAGATCACGAGGAGAGTGACTCAGAGGAATATTTCATGAAGCTTATTAGAAATTCGGACGGTAGCATCTCATTTATAGGTCAATTTTATAACGGGGGTACATGTTTCTCGGAAATGCTGGAAGATGCACTTAGTGAACTAAAGCCGACCTACGTTGAACTTATAAGAAATGAGATTGATGAAATTGTTAAAGAACACAACCAACCTCAACCTAAGACTGTTCCAAGTGCAGGATCTCTGATTATGAAATATAGAGGTCTTGATAGAGCAAGGAAGCTTTTTGAGGGTGCAGCAGAGGAAACGAAATCAGACGTATTTAAAAGTTCGGCTTACGAAGCAACCCTGAAAACAATTCTTAAATCTAATTAAATGAAAACAATAGAGATAGAGGATTCGGTATACGAAAAGCTAATTGAGCTTGCAACCGAGATGACGACTCAAGATCCTAGATGTACGAGGATGCCTCACATGTTCCAGATCAGAGACTGGGAAAGAGATTATGATTGGAACCTAAATGGTGATACTAAGTGCTGGATCGATCGAGATGACGACTTTACTGTTATTGAGACGCTCGAAGAGTTCAAAGATCATCTGGCGTACTTGGGAATTGATGCACCTGAAAATATTAATGAGCTTTGGGAGGACGATTGGGATTTAAAGGATTGGATCTCCGATAACTGCGATCGATTAGAAGAATGCTCGTATTCAATGAGAGCAATCTATAAGAACTGCTTCTTAACCGCAAAGGCTGCTGAAGAACATTTAAAGTCGAATTATTATCACTATCATCCAAACGCGGATGTTTATTTAAATCATGCTTGGAGAAATCCGGAGGCAGATCTTGTATCGGAGTTTCTGTGCAGTTTGGTAGGAAAATCACTACATACATAGAACTTTTTCGGAGTACTGATCTATAATAACAATTAACCAGCATCCAACCCAACGGAAGGTTGCACAATACCATATAATTATGAAAGACGCACTAGGCGACAGAATGAAAGAGTTCTATGAGGATAGAACTAGAATCAAACTCCCAAGGAGAACCTACACAATTATCCGCATCGACGGAAAAGCATTTCACACTTACACAAAAGGATTAGAAAGACCGTTTGACGAAGGTCTAATTGAAGACATGAACGGCACGACTGCATACCTGTGCAAGAATATACAGGGTGCTAAATTCGGTTACGTCCAATCCGATGAGATCTCACTAGTATTAACAGATTTTGATGATCTAAGTACACACGCATGGTTTGATAACAATCTTCAAAAGATGGCTTCTGTTGCAGCATCGATGGCCACATCTGAATTTAATCGATTGAGATTGATGAGAGATTCAAAGAACGGAGCACTTGATATTCGAGAGCTAAACCTTTTTAAAATGGCACAGTTTGATGCTAGAGTGTTTCAAATTCCATTTATCGATGAAGTTGAAAACTACTTCATCTGGAGACAACAGGATGCAGTAAGGAATAGTATATCATCAGTTGCACAAAGCCTATACAGTCCAAAGCAACTACACGGGGTTAAGACTGATCAGATGCAGGAGATGATCTTTCAAAAAGGAATTAATTGGAACGACTATGATTTCCGTCTGAAAAGAGGTGCAGTTATCGGGAAGGTCCCAGTTGAGCTAACCAGCGGGGACGTAACTTACACAAGGAATAGATGGATGGTAATAGACACTCCAACATTTACTCAGGATAGAGAATTCATTAAAAATCTTTTAAAAATAGAAAAATGAAAAGTAAATTTTACTTTCAAGCAGGAAAGGTCCATTCAATTACATTAACTCCAGAAAGGGAATCCGGTTACGAATGGTTTGAAGCAATTCCAGAACAATCCAAAAAGTTCCTAGGATTTACAATCGGTACCATACCATCAGTTCCAGCTGGATGGTCTGATTATGAAGATGGCAGATTACGAAAAGAATCATCATATTTCGAACAGTACTCCTGGTATCGTGTTGACGAGGTAAATAAAAAAGTCTTTAATAAAGCAAACATTAGCATTCGCTTTAATTATAAGGAGAGTTATGGAATGAATTTTAATTCTAATGAGGAGGCTCAACAGTGGATTGACGATTTAATCAAAGAAACCGGATTGGAATTTTCAGTAATCGTTAACAAATAAGCATAATTTTTTTATGCCGAGGATATTTTATATCTTTGTTAAAAAATAAAAAATAATGGAAGAAAATGTTTTCGATAGGGGTTTACCTAAATGGCCAGCTCTAGTAGTAAAAGGGAAACCCGTTACGAAAGATCAGGCTAAGGAGATCATAGTTCGAACCTCTGGATTTTATTTTGGATGTAACGACAGGGAGTGGGAATCAATTATAAACGAGCTCATCTTCGGAATTCGAGCAACTAGTAACGAATTCGATAAGTTGCTGAAAGAAAAACATGGAATAGACGAAAAGGATTTCAATAAATTCTGGGAAGTCAAGGAGAGTTATTACGAAAAATATAGCCCTGTAGAGAATCTTGACTATCTAACAAATAGTAGGATTTCGTCAGCCTGGATTGGTGGACCACATGGATGGTGCTCGTGGAACGGTAAGATTGGTTGTTCTAATTACAACATCGGAAAATACCCATCAGTTACGGATGTCTATAACGAATGGGTAGAAATAGCCAAAGCATTTCCATTTCTAGATCTTAAATGTCAACTTATGAATGGAGAGGCTGGAGAGGACGAAGTTCCAGTTCCAGTTGTTGAATTCGAAGTTAAAGATGGGGAGGTTAAGGCATACGCTCCGAAAGAAATTCTAGATTACCCTTGCTTCGGATCTGATGATATTGCACTTAGATTTTCAAATCCGTATGCGGAGAGAGGCTGTGACAGAGAAACCCTTAAAGATGCGCTTGAATACGTTTCAGCGGAATTTGTAACAAGAGAAAAAATCAAGAAAAATGAATTTTGGGTGGATTTACCCGAAATCTAATTAACTAAATTATAGAAAAAATGAAATTAAATTTAAATTCAACATCAGCAAGATTATATCGATGGGTATTTGCAACTAGTAGAATGCCAGATTCTCTTTGTCCATATTTTTGGAAACTCGTACTTATGTGGATCGTCTTGATTCCATACACGATACTTTCCTTGCCGTATATGACGATTCAAAAATTGTCAGAAGGCGATTTTTTCGAAAGAGGAAGTTCTTTCGGTGAAAAGCCTGGTTCAGGTTTGGTGATTTGGGGAGCTATTTATTTAGCTGGAGTTATGCTCTTCTCAATCTCAGTTTTTTGGGTCGATTTTCCAAAAGAATCGTTCGCTGAACACATGCAGATTTTAGGAATTTTCCTGTGGATCATCACATTAGGTGTTGGCGGATGGAACGGTACTAAATGGTTGATTGAGAAGTATAAGGACTCTAAAATAAAGTACGATGAAAATGGTTACCGAATCTGGGAACCGGTTAAGGAAAAATCTGACTCAATCATAGTATCATTCGTTAAATCGACGTACCATAAGTACTGTCCTAAAATTGAATGGTTTAAATAATAGAAATCGTGGAAGAGAAAGATTTAAGGAGTTTGTCTCAGAGAATGAAGGATTGGTTTGATAGTCCGGAGGGAAGGAAGTCAGCCGAGGACTACTTCGAAAAGCTTAAAAAGAAAGAAGAGGTTTTAGAAAAAAGATGCGAGAGATTAAAAACTCATTTTAGTGACAATCAATCTTTCGATTCTCTAATGTCAAGGATCTTAGAGAAACAAGAAAAATACGACAAGAGACACTATTACACGTATACCGAGAGGCCTCTGCATGTAACCGATCTGGTCTGGGAATTGGCTTCAAGCGAGGGAACCCCAATCGAACCAGTTGATGGTTTAACGGAAAACTTTCCCTCCTCTATCTATGAATATTTTGGATATCAATTTGCTATCACACACGGACAAGGTTCGGTGTTAAGCATCTACAAAAACAAGGAATGCTTGTATAGAAGTTAATCTGGTAATTATGAGAATAAGAATCAATAACATAGAGTGCAGAAAGTACACATCAACAAAAACTGATGATGTTCATTATGAGATCATAAAATGGGAACCTAATGAATACTTCGGTCAGGAGGAGAAACTGAGAAAAGAGGGTTATGAGGATAGCTTTGGTGGCGATTTTCTAGTGAAGAATGGACATAATATACAAAAAACATTTTTCTCTAGTCCTGAATATTGCTTTACTATAGCATCATTATATCTCAATAGAAGAGAACCTTGCGTGTATTTAGAAAGCGTAGCTTCAAGACTTCTTGACTTGAACGAAGACGAGATCAAAGATTTTTTTGAGGTCTACAGATCAGCTGTTCCTAGGATAGAGAAAAAACATTTTAGAGATTAGAACATGGACAGAGAAACTGAAAAAATCTGGATTGGAATTCTCATCTTTCTTTTCGGATTTGCTGCAGGATATTTGCTTGCAAGTTCTATTCTAGATAAGAGGGAAGTTACTGAGGAGGATATGATAGAATTAAATAAAACACAATACTACGAATAATATGAAAACAAAAATTGTTATTTTGATTGGGCTTCTACTTGCTCTTATCATTGCGTGCGAGGAAGCTGGGATCACCAGAACTAAAATACAGGGCACGGAGGGAAACCTACCTCCAGAATTGAAGGGATTAAAGATCTATGACGTTTCTACCGGAGGTGGATCTTATGTTAAGGTTGGTATTTTAAACGGAGAGGTCAATGGACTAACATACCCGAAGGGAAAACTTCAGGAATCTTTAATAATGGTCCAGAACGGTAAAAATAGAGTAATAGAAATTGAATCAATCATTTCGGAAAATGATTCCATCATCGTTGTTAAAAAATCAACCAAGTAATGGTATCTGCTGATTTTAAAAGAATGATGTCCGAGAGTGACGGTAGTCAAAGATCAAAAGAATATATCGAACAACTTGCAAGACAACACGGCTACATTCTTGAATGGGATAAAGGGATTGCTTATGCCGAGACCAGATGTGGCTGGAGGGAAGAGATGCAAAGAGATAGGGAAGCAGTAAGAAGAGCCAAAGCTAGAGGTTGCTTTTAAAAATATAATATTATGAACGAAAAAGACGAAAAAATGAATGATGATTTATGGTGTCACTACAGCAATCTTCCCTCGCCGATGGCTTACGCCGAATGTGCAGATTATGACAGCATGGGAAATCACGGGAGATTTCCGGAAACAAAGAAAAAGAATCCTAAATCAATTCTTAAAAGGATGAAGAAGCTAAAATTAATCTCAACAATACTTCATTAATTATCAAGACTAGAAAAATGAATAAAGAAAATCAACCATGGCTAAGAGCCAGCATTAAAATAACAAAACCAATAGTTCTAATTGATATGGACGGGGTTATTTGTGATTTTGATAAGAGAGCTAAAGAACTGGAGGCACAAGGTATTAAAGGTCACAGTCTTTTCAAACATCCGAGTGCATACAGAGCTTTAGAACCCATAGAAGGAGCGGTTGATGCATGGCACGATTTACAGGATAAGTACGAGACCTATATTTTAAGTACTCCACCTTGGAGTAATCCTGATGCTTGGTCAGAAAAAAGAATCTGGGTTCAGCAGTATCTAGGTGACAGTGCTAAGAAAAAACTGATCCTATGTCACAACAAAGGTCTAGTTATCGGTGATTATCTTATCGATGATCGAATTGCCAACGGTGTAGCTGATTTCAAGGGGGAACACATTCACTTTGGAACAGATAAGTTTCCTGGATGGGAAAGTGTACTTGAGTATCTTAAATCTAAATAATATGAATTTTGATATAGATGAGAGGTGGCTTTAAATCTCTAAGAGATCAGTATTATGACATTATATTAGGAAAGGTCATGATACCCAAGGAAGATCTCAATGAGGTAGAAATGGAAATAATCGATGCTGGTTTCGAACTGATGAAGGAAAAACTTGAGGATATAAAAATTCTCAATGATGAGATAAAGAGACTATCGATAGAGAACGCAAATCTAAAAGCATATAACGACGATAAAGAATACGGTGAATAATTTTTATTCACCGTATTCTTTTATTAATCTTGCTAAAAAATAAAAAGGATGTTTAAATTTTACGAAGTAGGTGGAAAAGTTAGAGATGAGATTTTAGGTCTAGAATCTAAGGACGTTGATTATGTTGCAGTTCCGAACGATGGGCTATTGGAAAAGAATCATGACGCTTATGAGATGTTTGTCATTCTCGAAACCTATCTGCACAATCAGAATTTTGAAATTTTTCTAACAACACCAGAATGCTTTACGATCAGAGCAAAATTCCCGAAGGATCATAAATATCAAGGGGTTGCTGATTTCGTGATGGCAAGGAAAGAGGTTGGATACATTCAGGGTACAAGAACTCCGATCATTAAACCTGGAACACTATATGATGATCTTGAAAGAAGAGACTTTACTCTTAATGCACTAGCAAGAGATGAAGACGGTCAAATTATTGATTATTTCAATGGTTTAAACGATCTAAATGAGAAAAAGCTTGTAACCCCTCTGGAAGCAAAAACAACGATGCTAGACGATCCCTTAAGGCTTCTAAGAGCTTTCAGATTTTCAATCACCAAGGGATTTGAGATATCACCGGACATTATGAATACCTGCACGAGCAACGAGGTTATAGATAAGTTGGAGACTGTTGTTTCTCAGGAAAGAATCCGGGAGGAGATTTTTAAAATGACGAAGCATGACACATTAGGTACGTTGGAACTATTCGAGAGAATAAGAGTTCTAAACCCAAGAATTTTGAAAATTATATTCAGTAACGGTATGTGGCTAAAACCAACAAACGAGAAATAATTATGGACAAGAAAAACGAGTTTAAAAACGTAATCCCAGGCAAAATCTATAGACACTATAAGGGAGGTCTGTATGAGGTTTTACATTTAGCAACGCACACTGATGACGATTCGATAATGGTCATCTATCGCTCAGTTCACTTCGGAACATATTATGCTAGACCATTGTCTGATTGGAACACACCAGTAAACAACAACCCAAGATTTTATGAATACAACGGATAGGAACAAATTTTTAGAAATGGATGGACTTTATTGGGAATCTGAGACCCATGAATGGTTCAATGACAAGATATCTACGGATTATGCCAGAAAAAAATCCGTTCTATGGGGAAGCGGAGAACAGAACGATGCACTGGACGTAGTTTGCTTTGTGGTTAGAAACAAAGAGACCGGAGAGTATGATCGGGTTATGGTTGACGCTAAAACTAGTCAGCCAATCTACGATACAAAATCACTGGAGGATCTTTCATACAAGATAGATCAAATGAAAGTAACAAAAAGATTCAACAATGCCTGAATTTAAACTACTTTGTCCCGTCTGTAGATCTGAACTGGAGATTACACACACCGGTCGATATCAGGATATGTGCGAGCATGTATCAAATCCAAATTCCGAACCTAGCCTGAAGGATGGCTACCAATGCACAAACGTTGATTGGTGCGAAGCTGCACTGATGAATTTCACTTGGATAGCTGACGGTGATGTTTTTCTATCTGATCCTCCACCAGGAGTAACAAGAAGTGGTGCGTTTGATAAACTAGAGAAGTTAAGCACCAGTGGCATGACATATGCGATAAACTCATGGAATCATTTTTACCGTAGAGGCAAAGCTGAAATAGCTAAACGTTCTAGAAAAATTCATATCGGGAAATATACACTCAAGATCGAACCTAAAGAACTTGGATATAAGTACCCAACGTATAAACAATATATGCCAAGTACATTCAGCTGGAGATATGAGATATGGAAAAAAAATGAAAATCACACTTCAACACATATTATACCAATCCATGAAATGGTCCTTTATACAGTCGGTAGCTTTAAAAGAACCTATGGATTAATTCAGAGGGGAAGTGAACACAAGTCTAATGTAAGAGAATGTATGGAATATATGACAGGGAGAAGGTATGGTCAGGATGACGATAGACTCTATGTCAGAATTTCGGCATTTCTGATTAAATTTTTATATCCGCTAAAATGCAGAAAGATACGAAGATTAACTAAAGAATTGAATATAACATGGTGAGAATGAGCAGACAAAGTGGGAGGACATCAAAAATAGCTCTTTTTGCAGCTACCCAGCTATTCGAGGTTGGACAGGTGGTCGTTACAGATCACACCTCATTTGAATATAAGTCAGCTAGAAATGATACTCAGATGTATCTTGTTGATAAGATCAAAAGAATATATCATGCCATTAATTCGAGGGACACTGATGAGTATGAAATTCATCATAACATAATCCCAGCTGGACAGAGAGGGCGTAATGATTTTATGGTTGTTCATCTATGGGTGGAATTTAAAAAGAAGAGAAAAAATACTGAAGATGAGGAAGTTGAATGGATAAAACTAAAAGATTATGAATAAAGCAAAATATGTAATAGTAGAAGGAAGTGCCATCGTTTTCTCTGCAGCTATCCAACATAAAGATATGGTTGGATTTAACCAAAAATGCGAGGGTGCTGGGTTTGTAACTTTTTACACACAATTGGATACCTACGGTGATACCATTATCAAAGCCGATTGTTATGGTGAATCAATTTCACTTGGGATTAAATCAAGAGGGGCTGAAGATAGCGCCATTGTAACCAGACAAATTTCAAACATCTTCTGATAACATGTACAGAGAATATTCACTTCTTGAAATTGGTAAACCAAATTCTATTGGCAACATCTATGACAGAGAAGGTGTTGAAAAGATATTAGAGATATTTCACGATAAGGGCTCTCTATCGGGCGAATTTGTTGAAACACGTACGGGGGAAAGGGATTCGATTTTATCTAAAACTCATGACATACATCACATGTATGTCGAGGACGATTTCTTGGTGATAGTGGTGAAATTTATGGACACTAAAAACGGGAGGATAGCAGAGAGAGCGTTTAGTGAGGGTGAGGCCGTATTTAGACCAACGATCAGAGGAAAAATCAACTACGATACTCAAATAATCAAAGTGATTGATGTTATAAGCATAGATCTGATCTCAATAAACGATAGAATAACATCCCCCGATATATCATGGAAAAAATTAAAATAACCTTCAAATAATTTTTTATTACCGAATAACTTATCTACATTTGTCAAACAATCTTAAAAAAAAAGAAGTCATGGCGGTAATATCAATCAATTACGACGGAGGCGGTAAAGAATATGACGATAACGATAACGTTATTGGGGAAATACCAATAGTATACGAATCAGTTGAACTGAGTATCTCAGGTTCAGACAGAATTATTTTTTCTAGTGGTAATTTTATTAAAGATTGGTATGATGCTAAGAAGAAATATCTGGAGAATGATGAGGATCCAGTTTTTTGTCACTCGTCATCAGTCGATCATTTCTTCATGGACGGTGCAAAATACGACAGCGCATATCTACATGTTGTTGACGGGTCACCAGTTCTTAAGTATTTAGATCGAACCAAGGAAGATTGGTATCTAGATCCAATTGGTGAAGGATGGGAATTCTTTGTTAACGAGGGAGAAACCCCAACATTTGAAGAACTTAAAGAGTTTTGTAAATAATGAAAGCCACTGTAAAATATGATGTTCTTTTCTACAATGGTGAAAGGGGAACGGTAAGAGAAACGTACGATTGTCCAGACTTTGAGGATATGGGTCCACAACAGGTAGTAATAAACGGAGAAAAAATCTCGGACGAGTACAACAACACAATAGAGAACCAGATCGATGAATGGGTCTCGGATCTTGATAAGAGAGACTTAATGAATTCCAGAGACATTGCCATCATATTTAATTGGGAGATTATATCGGCTAAAAAGGAGACAACCAAAAATTTAATCGTCAAAGAAAGAAAGCTTACCCAGTCTGAGTTGGTTGGTTTATTTGTTAAGATGTCTCCAATGTCAGACGAATTAAAAACTGAATTCGTTGCAGTTTACAAGGAACTAAAACCATCAATCAAGAATCTTAAGTTCGACAAGCAAATTGATATAACATTCAAGGGATTAAATATTGGAATGAAAGCTGCGAGTCAGGCATATAAGTACATTAACGAATTTTCAAAGACCATGAGCGATATGAAAACTGAGGACTATAAATCTGTTTCATGGGGAGAAACGGTTTTTAATAAAAAGAAGATGTTGGAGGATGCTAAGGAAAAAACAACTAAGAAATTAGAATAGACATATGGAAACTATTTATATTATCTCAATTTTACTATTTTTTAATCTGTTGTTATTCTTAATTATCTACATGGACAAAAAGATCTCAGAACTACCAGACAACCACCGCTTTAAGAAATGGTGGGAGAGAAATATAATAGGTCCGGAGGAATAATATTTATCAACAACTAAAATTTTTATAATAAGGAATGACTAAATTTGTAATTTTTAACTTTAATTTTAATTTATATTTATGACAACTATTTTATCTTTGGTATCTTACATAGTACCTGCAATTATCGGAATCTTTATTTTAATTTATATTCTCTCATTAAGGAGAATTGTACCAACCAATGTGGTTCACATCGTTCAAAGAGGAAACCAAACTGTTTCATACGGAACAAATAAACAATCAAATGTTTATTATGAATGGCCAAGCTGGCTACCTAAATTAGGGGTAACTGTTCGTGTTCTTCCTGTATCTAACTTCGATATTGATTTGAAACGTTATGAAGCTTATGATAAAGATCGTGTACCATTTGTCGTCGACGTTAAAGCTTTCTTCCATATTTCGAATACAAACATTGCAGCTGAAAAGGTTGAATCTTTCGAAGAACTTAGAGGCCAATTAGAAAATGTAGTTCAAGGTGCGGTTCGTTCAATCTTAGCTAAATCTAAATTGGAAGAGATCATGGAGGAACGTTCAGTCTTTGGTAAACAATTTACCGACGCAGTCAACACAGATTTACAAAACTGGGGTGTTGAAGCAATAAAAAGTATTGAATTAATGGACGTAAGAGACGCTGACGGATCTCACGTAATCCAACAGATCATGGCAAAACGTATGTCAGCAATCGACATGGAATCAAGAACTGAAGTTGCTAAAAACCAGAAACTTGCGAAACAGGCAGAGCTTGAAGCCAAAAAAGAGATTGATGTAACTACGGCGGAGACTGAGAGAATTGCCGGAGAAGCACAAGCACAATCTCAACAAGCAATCGGTATCGCCAAAGCAGAATCGATGAAGAAAACTGGTATTGCCGAACAAGAGTCAATTTCAGAAATTGCCAGAGCCGAAAGAGCCACTGCAGAACAGCAAATGGAGGTTGTTAAGGTCAACCAGGTAAAACAAGCAGAGATCGACAGAGAGCGTGAAATTATTACTGCCGAACAGGAAAAACAAAAAATGGAAATCCAGGCACAGGCTGATAAATTTAGAATTGAAACCGAAGCTGCTGCTCAATTAGAAGCAAAAAGAAAAGAGGCTGAGGCTGTTAAAACCGTCGGATCCGCAGAAGCAGAGGTTATTAAGGCTAAGGGTATTTCAGAGGCTGAATCTAAAAAGGCAATGGAATTGGCAGGGGTAACTGCACAAACAACACTGGCGAAAGAAATTGGTGAGAACAAGCCTTATCAAGAGTACTTAATTAAAGTTAAGGAAGTTGAAGTTAGTCAAGTTGTTGGAGTTGCTCAGTATGAGTCTATGGCAAAAGCATTATCAGCAGCTGACTTAAAGCTATTAGTTAACAGTGGAGATGTTCATTCTGGAATTGGTAAGTTATCTGACTTATTTACATCAAAGGGTGCATCTCAGATTAACGGGTTACTTGAAGGTCTAAAACAAACCGACGAGGGCAAGAATTTATTAGAGATGCTGAACGGCTTAACTTCGTCTAAGGTTACTAAATCTGAATAACAGGATGAAGGTTATTATAGCAGGAAGCAGAGAATTCTCAAATTTCCAACTCATGTTTGCCAAATGCGAGGAGATACTCGGGGACGCTGAACAGGTAGAAATTGTCAGCGGAACAGCAAGAGGAGCGGATAAAATGGGAGAGCACTATGCTAGTCTAAAAGGGTTCAAAGTTAAACAATTTCCCGCTGACTGGAATAAATTCGGCAAGGCTGCTGGTCACATTAGAAATAAAGAGATGGCAGAATACGCAGATATGCTGATAGCTTTCTGGGATGGAATAAGTTCAGGAACCAGTAGCATGATTAATCTCGCTAAGGAGAATGGACTTGAAGTTCACGTCATTAGATATTAAATAATCTCGAAACACACTAACAAAAAACCCAATCATCAGATTGGGTTTTTTATTGTTTTTTTATTATGAGTAGGGTTTATCCATCGTTGGGTAACCTGTTCTGTCCATACATTTTTTAAGATACCCCATGGCCTCATTAATATATCCCTCATATGTGTGTGCCTCCTCCATATCATCGTGATAATCTTTAGCTTCCTTTGTCAGATACTCCTCACAAAGTTTTTCCATCTGCATTTTAGCAGATTCACTCATACAAGAACTTCCCTCCTGCATTCCGTAATTTTCCTGAATTTCGGAAATCCCGTAATTTTCATAAGATTGTAAATTTTTCATAGTATTTTATTTAATTTTTTATTGTTCGTCTCCAGTTTTTTTGGAATTTTTAGCTGAAAATATTTTTTCGATTACAGTTAAACCTAAACCACCACCTGCTATTAAAACAAGGGCATCAAACATAAACTCCGGAGTAACGAAATCCTTAGAATTTATTGTTGCAACCCAGGTTAAGATTATCACATTAAATAATGCAAAAAGTGCGGCGAACCTCTTGCTAGAAGTATCACTTTGCCCCGAAAGTAGGTCGTTAAAAAACTTTTTCATGTCTATTTTGGTTATTTTAATCTATATATCTGAAAATGACTTAAATATATAGTACATGAAGAATCTACTTGAATATAATCACTGGAACAATAACAGCATAAAATGGAACCAAGGAGGCTGGTTGTTGATTAAAGGTAAACCTAATAAAGAGGGTAAATCTCACATTTTCGCAGCACAGGTTAGAAACGTGAGCCAGCTTGCTAGATATAAGACTAGTGGCAAGGAAGGTATACCCGTTAATATGGCGAATCTATATCCAGATTTTTATGGGATTGTTACCGATAGTTCGGGTGAAATAAAGGCTATGAAACTTATTTCAGATACAGCTTATATAGATAAGTGGATTGGTTTAAAAAATCTTAGTGTTGGTCTAAATAAAAACAAGACTCTAAATTGGAGAGAAACCATTGCAGAAACATCACTGAGCAAGGTACTAAAATCAAATGAAGGTTTACTAAAAAATTCAGATGAATTTATAATACCTCAGAAATAAACCGGCAGTTTATATTTTAAATATAAAATAAACTATTTCTTATTTTTTAATAGATCATTAATAACCCATTGATCTCTCTCATCAATATGGATATCACTTAGATCCGTGTATGGTATTTTTTCTAGTTCCAAATAATTTTTAATTATGGAGTCTATTTTGACGATTTCCTCCTTATCGTGGAATCTTATCCCGTCTGAAGTCTCCTCGTCATCCAAAAATGGAGGAACGTAATATATCTTGTGCCATCTCCCTATTGATTTTAATATCTCTTTCTGAATGTGATTGATGGTTGCAATATCCTTCAGACTGAGATTTGTACTAAATAGAGATCTGAAATAAAAATAATTAAGAACAGAGCTGGAGTCACAAACTATCCACTCCTTACTTCCCATGTACATGCTCTCCCTTGCAAGCTGCTTATAGAATATAACAATCTGATCCGTCGGGGTATCAGGTATTCCCCACTCGGCTATGTAATCAGTAGCAGCCTCACCTACAAAGACTGAATTTTTCTTTCTAATCTTTAAACCATGATGTACCGAAGTTGCCAATGTGCTTTTTCCTGAACTTGGTGCACCTATAACTGAAACTAATTTAGATGTGCTCATTATTTTCTATTTTAATTTTATATCAAAGGTGTTTAAAATAATTTCACATTTATTTTTTATTACCGTGAATCTTTTTTACATTTGTCATCTATAAAAACAAAAAACAAAATTATTAAAAAATGGAAACATCAAAAATTATTAAGTACTCAATTATTGCATTAGTTGCATTTTTATTCATTGGGATATTCTCCAGTGTGATCTCAGTTTCTAACCAGGAGGTTGATTTAAGAAACAGATTCAAACAAAAGATGGATCAGAGAACTGCATTTTACGACAAAATGTGGAAGACTATTTCTCAGAAATCTCAAGTTGCGATCAAGAATGATAGCTCATTCGCAAAGAATGTTAATGTCATCATGGAGGGAAGAAAGGATGCACCTCAAGTCTTTATGAAGTGGGTCCAAGAAAGTAATCCGAACGCAAATTATGAATCAGTTGCAGCTTTATATGGAGACCTTAGCAGAGCTATCGAGGGACAAAGAAACGATTTCTTCATGGAGGAAAAAATGATCCAGGGAATAGTTTTAGAGCACGATAATATAATGTCAAAATTCCCATCTGGATTTATCCTATCAACATTTATGGGCAGAACAAAACTTGTCTATAAGCCTATCACATCGGACAGAACCGACGAGGTCATTAAAACCGGCAAGGATAACGACGTGGACGTATTCTAATATTCAATAAAAAACTAAAGCCAGTCTTAGGACTGGCTTCTTATAATTTTTAAATCGTATCAATATGTCAATCTGGTTTTGTTTACTTATACCCGTAGTGGGTGCTTTAGTTATGCTAAAGTGGTTCAGAAAAAATCTTGCCTGGTGGGAGGTTATTGTTCCCGCTGTTGTTTGTTTTTTATTCATACTAATCTTTAAACTGACGGTTGAAAGAATCCAGGTTAATGATACTGAATATCACGGAGCAATCATAACGGAGGCAAGATATTATGAGTATTGGGAAACTTATGTTCATAAAACATGCACAAGGACAGTTAGCTGTGGTAAGAATTGCACGACCACGGTTAGCTACGATTGTTCATATTGTGACGAGACACCGAAACGTTGGACCGTTGTTAATTCATTGGGTGAGGAATTTAGAGTATCGGAAGAATATTATAAATATCTGACTAAAAAATGGAAAGCAACACCAAAATTTGTTGAACTTAATAGAGATATTGATTATACTGGTGGTTGTGGACAGGACGGAGATATGTACGTCATTAAATGGAATGTTGATCCGATGACTGCTGAATCAACCACAACTGATCACTGGTACGAAAATAGAATACAGGCAGCACACACCGCATTCGATTTCGTTGATGTTACTGAAGAAGATGTCAAAAAATACTCTCTCTACGATTATCCCGACGTAAATGGATTCCACCAGGAAACTGTTCTTGGAATGGATAAAGCCAAATGGATCACCAAGATCCAAACTAACCGAATGAAACAATGGGGTAAATTTCTAAATGGTCATCTGGGAGTAAAGAAACATGCCCGCATCTATTTTCTTTTCTTTGTTGATAAATCAATGTTAGCTGCAAATATGCAGGAGGCTTATTGGGACGGAGGAAATGATAACGAGCTAGTTGTTTGCATTGGACTTAGCAGTAAATCCAAGGAGATTCAATGGGTTAAACCTTTCTCATGGTCACCAACGGGAAGAATAGTTCCTGATGTTCGTGAGGGTATAATGAAAAATCCAGATTTTAATGTTGATCAAATAGCAAAAACCGTTTGGAGTACTGTCGATAAAGAATATGTTAGAAGAGACTTCGAGGAATTTTCATATGTAACGGTTGAACCTCCTACATGGGCTATTTGGGTAACATTCTTTATAACTTTGGCAATAACAATTGGAATTTGTTATTGGGCAGTTGTTAATGATATAGATGGGGGCAACGATCCGATATTCGGAAAAACAAATCGCTATGGAGGATATAGATATTAAAAAAACGGTGTCTTTTAAAAATAGACACGGAAAGGAGATCCTAATTTCAAGAACTGGACTAAATGAATTTAGAATGAGAGGGATTGACACCTTCTTTATGAGAACTTCAACAACCGATGATGGAAAACTTATTATGTTTGATCCTTCAGGTGGTCCTTATATGACAGCAGAGCACAATGATAGTCCAGGAATAGATATGGGATTTTTTGATATCGAGTGGGAAGGACTTAGAGTTGAATCTATGACCTGGGGTGAAATTAGTGGAGAAGTTATTCTAAAGTGCTATTCAGAAAAACCAGTAGATTGGGTTGAAGTTAAATAAAAGCTCTCTTCTTAATCTCCAGATACTTATTTATATTCTTTTCGAACTCTTCCTTGGTCTGGTTTATTTTTCCGAGGAAGATTTCTCTTTCCCTTTCTGTTAATCTATTGTAAACCTTGATAAAGGAACCCGGATCTGATTTATAGACGTCAACAATCACATTTCCAAAGTTGGCATCTTGTCCCGTTGTTGCGTAGTCTATCGCTCTGCCCTTTCTGCTTTTATATCTCTTTCTTGCCCATTCCAGAACGTAGAAAAATCTAAGATTCCAATCATCAAGAGTTCTTATCTCGGTAAATCTCTTAAGAATATGAACATGGAATGAATTTTGATATCCCGGGGTCGATTTTCTTATCGGCCCATTTCCATAAATTGTGATGCAATTACCGGGCCTATCCATATCAAGTTCATCATTATAAAGTCTCATATTTCCATTATCCCAGATCCTGTCGGTTGTGGAATCATAAAACCCAACAGATTCTAAAACTGAAAAAATAGGCAGGGCCTTTACCTCATCCAGGGTATAGTTATAACCATTAGATTCGAAAAGAGCAAAGGACTTTAAATTGATCATCATACGTGTGGTTTAAATTTATCCCATATATATTTTTTTTATTCCGATGCTTTTTTATACATTTGTAAAAAAAATAATGGATATGAACCCTATATTGGAATCAGTAAAAGATTTTTGTCAGGTTAGAAACACCGGAAGAGCGTATGAGAATGGACCAGAACCAACTCCAAGGGTTAATTTCATAATCAGCCTATTAGAAAAGTTTGAGATACCGTACGAGATCGATGTGTTCGATGATTTTGATACGAATCTATATAATATCGTCATGAGAGGAACGAGTAAAAGAATGGTGATAGCACATCATGATATAGTCAATCCCAACTCAGAAAATGCCAATGATAACTCAGCATCAGTTATTAATGCGATCTATTTAAAGTCGCTGGTACCTGAACTTAACGTGGTTATTACCGACGGTGAGGAAGTTGGTTTCCGCGGTGCTAGAAGATTGGCCAAGAGAATAGTTAGCGGCGATTTTGGTGAGATTGAGTGGGTTCTCAATATAGAACTATCGGGAAGAGGGGGTAAACATTTCATGATAGGTAAACATGACGGCAAACTAACCGAACATATCGTGGACATGTTCGATCCACCGATTGTGCAGACCCCAGGAAGCGATTGTTATGCGCTTGCTTCATATGGGATAGATACTAATGTAATCAATCCACTTCCACTTCTGAGCGAAGGTCAGATTTCAGAAATAGCTAGCAACAATGGGTATTTGGATAATTCGTCATGGTGGTTATGTCACAGCGACGAGGACACTCTAGACAAGATATCAACGAAAGACATGGAAGAGTTCGTAACTGAGGTTCTTGTTCCGATTGTAACAAAATAAAAATATAAATGATAGGAGCAGTTGTAATTAAAGCGGAGTACATCTCGGAGGCCAAAGAGAAATACGGTAATGAAATGGTGGATAAGATCTTCACTCTAATGAAAGGACAACATCCGGATACCATTTTATGGGAACTAGAAAATGAGGAAAAAGAATGTTTTTTGTTACTGATGAAAAATAGATATCAAAAAGATGAAACAAAAAACTAAATGGCGGATATAGTAAAAGACAACTCTAGAAGGCTTGGTTTAAACCACTCATAGATGTTTGTTTTGGTTCACCAGGGTCCAATTGGACTCTGGTTTTTTGTTTCCCGTGAATATATAAAAAAAATCTTGTTGTTATGGGTCTAACTAGTTCAGAAATAGTTGAAGAAATTCTTCATGAATGCCACAAATTGGGTATACACAAATCCGTTATGAGCTTAGCAAAAACTTACATCATAAAGGGTAAACCCGTTGCAGACTCCTACGAGAAAGCATTCAGCGAAGTTACCAGATCTTCAAAAACAGAAAAAGTCAATCCGTAGGATCAACTTTCTCTTTCTTTGGGCCGAATATCAATAGCATCGGTGATTTACCCGAGAGCCAAAAATACAACCCAAAAAACAAGGCTGAGAGGCAATAGAAGATTCCGTCCGTAATCCAATATGACCCTGTCCACTTCATGACAAGAGCAAAGAGTGCATCGAACCCCAGGGGGTTGAAGAATGTCGCCAGTATCAGCACAGCCGTCTGAAGTTTTTTCTTTTGCATTTCGTTTATTACTATCGGTGTCCATAATGGAAATATTTTGCACTTTTTTGATCCATGGTGGAAAAAAATAGCGGGATTCGAGTTATCCAATCTATATATTGGAAATTTTTTTTATTTTTCGAGTATAATTATTATGTTTGCAGAAAGATACGTAAAACACACTAGAAGTCACTAAAAAAATAGATGAATAAAAACACCATGGTACAAGATGAGTAAAGCCAAATTTAAAAAAATTGTAAAGGAGTATAAGGACGCAAGTTTCGCTGAGATATTCGAGGGTATAAGAGATAATTTCACCTTCGGGTTACTTGGTGCCATCTTGGTGGTCTTTATCTCAGCCAGAGTTGATTTAGCTGTTCTCATTGGCTATATTGTCTACTACTTCTATATGGGAAGAATTGTTAACAGACCCAAGTACGTGACATCATTAGGCAGACTTATAGTCTTTCCTATCCCATCGGCACTTGGGGCTTTCACAGGTTACAAGTTAGCTTCCATCTTAGCAGCAGCAATAGAAACATTCCCTAAATAAATCTTAAAAAAATATAAATTATGCCAGAATTTGAAGCATCAGTCGAAATCGAAACTTATGAATTTATCGAAGCTTGTTCAAGAAGAGAAAAAATCTCACTAGTTAATAATGTCATCGAGGAATGTGTAGTTGACAACGACATGGAGAAGGCACTTAGAAGTTCCCTTCGTGAACATTTTCCAGGAACTGATATTGAAACAGGGGAAGGTCTTAGCTACGATCATGAGTTCTTTATAAGCTCGCTAAGAGCCCTAGCAAGCTCGTATTATCAACTTTCTAACGAGGTAATAGAAAACATCAATTCGGTAGCAAACCCCTTTAGATATCGCTAAAACAAGCTAAAAACAAAAGTATAATGGGAGAACATAAATGCAAATGTGGGGATCAGGCAAAACTGAGGATCTACACAGATTCAGAAATGGGCAATTTTGTTGATTGTTGTCAAAAATGTGCAGATAAGTTTAAGAAAGATCTCGAAGACTGGAAAGAAGACGAAATGTACAGACAAGGGAGAAGCTTGAGCCATTATAACAGAAACATCAGATTGGTTGAGATAGTGGTTGTTGCGTTTCTGGTGATTTTAGCTACAATCGTCATATCTAAAATAATAACATAATTCTAAAAATAAACAAAATGAAAAAAAGCAGAGTTATTCAAGCTTTAAAGGCTCAAGCTGTAGCTGATAGAGAAAAAGCATTATTGGCGTTACATCTTATGAGGGATCAAGCAGTCGCTATTGGTGACCACACGGCAAATGATTTTTTAAAGGATGCAACTGAATCCCTACAGCTTCTAGTAGATGCCGAAGATAAATTGGAAGTAATCGAAAAGTATTTCGGCGAGGATGAATCAGCATTATCAACAGGAGCCAGATAATATCGAAACAAAATCATAATTTAAAAAAAATATATCATGGCAAAAATTAAATTACTTGAGGACGTTCAAGTTGTGTGGTGGGTTGAAACAATTCAAGGGAAAGCAGAAGTTGATGGTGAAGTTGTTGAATTTAGATATTCAGAAAATCCCAAAGGAGTAGATTGTTATATCTGGGATGAAGAGTCCGGTAGATGGACCGATGAATATGATGAAAAATACGACTCCATTTTTAATGTGTGCGGAAGTCTTGAGATTAACAAGGATTCGGAGGCTGGTGAGGAATTTGATTCGGAGGATTACGAATAAGAGTCTAACAAAAACATATTTTCAAGCCCGGAATTTTTTTATTCCGGGCTTTTTAGTTATCTTTGCTTTTGTAATTTAATTAGAAACGCTGATGAAAAATATTTTTAAAGTTGCGAAGTATAAAAAAACCGAGGAGGGTTTCTCACATCTGGGTTATGATGAATATGTCATCGAATACCTCAAAGGTAAAAAGGTACATCAACTAAGAATTGTTGTTAACGGGATTTTAACAAATAGCGTTATTAATCTGGTTGATCCAGGTAAGGGTTACAGAAACAGTATATTGATGGGCATTAGCGACTATGTAAACGGTAGGATAAGCCACAATAATACCATCTCAGAAAAGAAGAAAATCACAATTTCTAACATCTCAAATTTTTACAGCAAACATATTGTTAGTAATGTTAAGAATTATCTTATCGGAATCAATAAGGAAGAAAGCAGAGACAGATTGACAAAATATGGGTTAATTCCAAAAGAAGAGTCTCAAAATCTGGAAAACTTTAGAAAATTGGTCAGTGATGAGGTTTCTCCTGCTATGTCAAATTTCATAGAGGAGAAGAAGACAGATGAAAGAATTAAGAAGATAGCCGAAAGATTTTTTGAAGAGCAAGAAAAATTAAACTACAGCTACGATTCCATTGAATCTTTTATTGAGGGTTATAAATTAGCACAACAACAAATGTATAACGAAGATGATATGGAAGAATGCTGGAATGCTTGCTTAGCTTTTAATAGACCCGCTGGTTTTGACAGTGGTATCAATTTCAAGGATTTTATTAAATCAAAAAGAAAATAATATTATGAAAAAATTAATTTTTTTAATCTGCTTTATGTTTCTATTTTCTTGTCAGGAAAAAAAATACGAGCATATAGGTCAGGAGGTAATCGACGGTAAGGTCTCTGCTACTAAGGAGGGAAAGACAGCCTCATATGGGAGTCCAGCATATTCTCCAAAAATATGGGTACAAACACCAACAGAAACTAAAGAAGTGGAAATTCCATTTCGATACGAGGGGAGATGGAAAGTCGGTGACAGCTGCTTATTAATTATTGAAAAATATAAAGAAGTAACGGATGGAAAATAAGAATATATTCATATTACCCACAGACAGACCGACCTGGTTACATAAATCATTATTGAGTGGAATTTTAAGAAAATCATCAGCCTGTATTGGTGATATGAAACAAGCACAAGGGATGAATATCTATATTACTTCCAACGAAGAAATTAAAGAGGGTGATTGGTGTTTGGATGAAGATGGGTTAAAGAAATGTACTGCTCACGCAGGTGCTATGAATCATTATTTTGAAAAAATCATCCTAACAACAGACCAAGACTTAATCAACGATGGTGTACAAGCTATTGATGATGAGTTTTTAGAATGGTTTGTTAAGAATCCAAGTTGTGATGAGGTTGAAGTTGGATATGGGCGGATTAGGCTCACCGAAACTGACAATAAAGGATATTGGGTTGCTATTCCTAATGCAGAATTTAATATGCAAGAAGAAAAACCTAAACAAGAAAAATCTGAAGATAAATTCCAATCTTGGGATGAATTAATAAAAGAAGTAGGTGGTGAAAAAGAATTATTAAGAATACTAAAACTTCCACATATAGCACCTTTAGTCAGAGAAGCAATGAGGAGTAATTGTAAAAACAAATAAGACTATGATGGAAGACTTTTTACTTATTTTCGCAATAATCTATACCTTAATGTATGGATTAAAAATTTGGGAGGAAAACAAATAATGATATGAAAAACATACACGTATTACCAACAGAAAAAGCAAGCAATGGATATGTTCTTGGAAAATGTATCAAAGAATTATCAGATGTAAAAATAGGTCAATTTACTAAAACCTATTATTTAATGTTTGATGAAAAATATTTTCAACCACATAACATCTACATTACTTCCGATGAAAAAATTAAAGAAGGAGATTGGTTCTTACCGCAAGGACATATAAATCCTCATAAACTAAAAGGATATAATAAAATCAATGGGGATTTAGAAAGTTATAATGGGTTATGTTATGATATTTCAAAATGTAAAAAAATCATCCTAACAACAGACCAAGATTTAATCAAGGATGGTGTACAAGCTATTGATAATGAGTTTTTAGAATGGTTTGTTAAGAATCCAAGTTGTGAGTGGGTTGAGGTTGAAATAGAATCAAAGTTTGACAGAGTTGATGGTCATTATCATGATGTGTGGGAAATAATCATTCCAAAAGAAGAAGCTAAACAAGAAACACTTGAAGAAGCTGCAGAGAGATGGGTATTTGAAACAAATGGGCATAAATGGTCCAATAACGACGATAGCGCAGGGGACAATTTCGGATCTTTCGTTGCAGGTTCAAGGTGGAGATCTGATAATTCATACACTCTGGATGAATTAAAGGAGGCTTATTCTATGGGGAGATTAGGAAAATCGATCTCAGAATTCAACGAAAGATTCAAAAATTAATCTATGAAAAATTTACATATATTACCGACATCCAAACCAAGTAGATTATATGAATTTGGTGGTGCATATTATATTCAAGACAAGCCACAAGAAAATTTTAGAAGTTATAATATCTACATCACTGGGGAGGAAAAAATTAGGATAGGGGATTGGGTAATTGATGATGATTATGACGAACCAGTATTATATAAAGCAGACAAATATTTTTTTGATATTGGTAAGGAAGCTAGAAAAATCATATTAACAACCGACACAGAATTAATTGACGGAGGGGTACAGAACATCCAAGATGTATTTTTAAGTTGGCTGATCCAGAATCCAACTTGTGAGAAGGTCGAGGTTAGAAAAAATCCAAAAGTGAGTGGAATAGTAAAAGGTTTGGGTATTAAAAGTTTCGACAACGGTTATAAAATAATAATACCCAAGAATAAGAATAAAGAAGAGAAAGTTAACGAACCTCAAAACTTAAAAAACTTTAAAAAATTAGACAGTGCAGCCATGGACGATTCCATAAAGAAAAAAGAAGCAATTGACGGGATTATTGGGGGATTATTTAAGAAATATTCAAACAATACTTCACTAGCTGAGGGTGATTATGAACACCTAATGGATAGCGAAGATTTTAGAGAAGCTTCTATTGAATTGATTGAATGGTTAGAAAAATTTAAAAAGGAATAGTTCATGAGCATTTTTTGTAAATTGGGATTTCATTCATATATCGAAAAAACCATCCATATTAATTGGCTAATGTCAACGGATCCATCAATCGAATGGGCAAAAAAACATTCAGGATGGCATGAATTTAGAGAGTGTGAAAGATGCGGTAACATTCAACAAAAAAGGATCTCTGTCTTCTATGGAAGGGTTTCTTATATAAGCAAATGGTCCGAGATGAATAAGGAATCGGAGATGGTTTTTAGAATGTATCTGGGTTTTAATAAAAAAAATTAATATGGAGGGGGTACTGAAAATACGAAACATAGATTCATTAAGAAAGCTTAGCTTAAAAAGGGCTATGGGTAAAAGAAAACACGTTTCTGAGATGTATAAATCAATTGACGTGACTCTAAAAACTCTTGAGGAAATTCAAGAACTCACACCGGAATTACTATGTAGATTAATCAGGAAAAAGGGATTGGTTGGAAAGGAGATTTATAAATTGGATCATGTTATATTTTGCAGACAGCGAGAGATCCCGGTGAGAGAAGAGGATGTTAATGCACACCTAAACAGACAATCAAATTTAAAAATACCGGTGTTGTTGGTTCCTTATGAATTTAGAGATAAGTATTCAAGATACATTTACGAGCATTTCAAATAGTCACTACAATTCATTAAAATATTTTTTTGAACCGGGATTCTGTTCTATATTAGCACTATCATTAAAAAAAAAGCACATGGCAAAACCTAGAGTTATTCTACAAGAAAAATACAAAAAAGGTGTGGTTGTAGATAAAAATGAAATAAAGAGGATGGTTGATGAAAACATCGAAAAAATAGTTGTTGAAATCAGAGAGACTCTTAAATACAGCGACGGAACTGAGGGTATAGTTATCGAAATCAGATTCTAAATCTAGTCTATATGGAAAAAGAATTTATACCTTATGAACAGGCATTAGCTTTAAAAGAATTAGGATTTGATGAACCATGTTTTTGGTTATATGATGGAAAAATACTTAAAACTCAAATTATACCAAGTAGTAATTCTGATTTTAAATATATTGATATAGTTCAAGCACCACTTAAACAACAAGCATTTAGATGGTTTAGAGAAAAGTATAAATTATGTGGTTTAATTGAGATTGGAACACAAGAGTTTTCTTATCAAGTTTTTAATAATAAAGGGAATAGACAACTTGGAACTGAACCTATAAGCTATAATGGAACCTACGAAGAAGCAGAACTTGAATGTTTAAAGAAACTAATTGAAATTGTTAAAGATAAGAAATAATGGAAAAAGAATTTGTGCCTTATGAACAAGCACTAACTTTAAAAGAACTTGGTTTTGATGAACCTTGTTTAGGTTACTACTTAACTAATTTGTTAACAAACGAAGTAAAACTATTTATTGATAATAGAACAGGACTTTCATCATTTGAAAAAACTACACCTGCTCCAACATTCTCTCAAGTATTTAGATGGTTTAGAGAGAAGTATAACTTGAGAGGATTTATTGGATTTAGACCAAATGTAAAAAAATTTGATTGTCATGTTTATGATATGTCTCTGTCTGGCAAAGAATATGTTGAACAAAGAACTATGGAAGAGTTTAACAAAGACCCTAAAGTTGGAACCTACGAAGAAGCAGAACTTGAATGTTTAAAGAAACTAATTGAAATTGTTAAAGATAAGAAATAATGGAAAAAGAATTTATTCCTTACGAACAAGCATTAGTTTTAAAAGAATTAGGATTTGATGAACCTTGTTTTAAATATGTTTATATTGGAGATACTGGAAATAACTTTGATCATTATCTTGAAGTAGAACCATCAAAGGCAAAAAATTATAATGAGGATGATTTATGTATATCACAGCCAACTTACTCAGCAGCATTTAGATGGTTTAGAGAGAAGTATAATATTCATCATTCAATGAGACCCGTGGTTGGATCTAAAAATGGATACGACTCATATCCAATTTTGGGGTGGGAATCAGATATTTTTGCTACAAATCAAGGAACTCAAAATTCATATTACATGGGATATCCGGTCTGTGAGTGGTTCACAGCAACACTAGATAATTTTGACGAGGGTGACACATTGAAGGATTTGAATTTAGATCCACTTAAATATGAAGAGGCAGAGCTTAAATGTTTAAAAAATATTATAAAATACGTCAAAAAAGAAAAGCTGAATGGAAGATAACTCATTAGGTACCGGTATAGGTATGATCCTAGTTTTTATTGTTATTCCATTATTCTCAGAAATTATTTCCATTATCCTTAGTTGGAACAAAAGGAATAGGAAATAGTAAAATGAAGGAGTCAGGTGACTGGTGTCTGCACAGTAAGCTGTGTGTTGGTTCGATCCCAACGAGGTGTAAATTCAGGTTCGAATCCTGTCCTGACTACTAAGGTTAAACATTGAATACCTTTGTAAATGTTAGAAGTGAGGAAGAGTACCTCAATAAAAAATAAGTTCAATTAAGAACAAATAATTTACATAAAGATACTATCAGTAATGGTAGATGTGTTGTTCCCTTGAGAAAGGAATGGGCAAAGGTGGCTAATTAAAGTTAACAACAACTCCACACAACACAAATGAGTTCTCAGCAAGTAGTTCGAAAAGCTATGCAGTTTTAAAACTCTTATGGAGCCTTACAAACTAGAACTACGTGACCCTACTCCACTTGGGCGATTCACAGATGAGTTGTTAAGACAGGTTTGAATCCTGTATTGTCCTACCGAAAGAGGGTGCTAAAAAAGTCAGGTGGCAGAATGGTAAACGCATGCTCCATCGGTGATACATCTCCTCGATGGACATGGTATTTATTAAGTTCGCTTAATAATGTAAAACTGGTGCAGGTTCGAATCCTGCCCTGACTTCTATTAACTACAAAGAAATGAAAAATCCAAAAATCAAAACGAAGGTTGTGCATTCAGAATCAAAACCTGCATGGAATATAATAGGAACAACATTGGGAGGAAAGTACAAAATAGCAAGAGTCCCTTATTTAGTGGAAACTGGAAATGATATTATAGACGCCAGGGAAAAAGCTGAAGCACTTGAACATGCAAATTTCATATCCTTCTGTTTTAACAATTCAGATTCAATCTGCAAGTAACTAAAAAAATCTCAAGAATTATTTTTTTATTCCGATCTGATATCTTACATTAGCAAAGTAAAAATAAACAAAAAGTTAAATCTAGATGTTGGTAGAAATTTGTAATTATTGCAACAAGTTGCTGGGAATATTAATCTTTAACGGTAAACCCTGCTGTCAATTTTGTGAGGAGGAACAGAAAAAGAAATCAAAAAATACCAAAGAAAATGAAAAGTAGAGGATGCAACGATTGCAAGAACTACAAATCAGAATTCGATTTCTGGGGAGAGAAACCAACACAAAGAATATGTTTATCTGGTAATGATCTCGAGGTAAATGCATGGTGGAGGGATAATGGCAGAAAAAATATCAATGATGAGGTGGATTCAATGGATTGTTTCGAGGAGACAGAGTCTTCGAAAATGCTGAATAAAATGTCATCTTTATTGGATAAGATGAACGAAGTTCTAAAATAAAAAAGGTCGGGTGGCGGAATTTAATCGATTGCTGAAATTGGCCAATCTACGAATCGATTATCGGTAGACGTTATGAGAAAACCCAAATACTGAGGGCGTCCATCTAGGGAGTGATAAAGGCAATACTAGTTTACCAATCAGGCTCCCGTCCAGGTTCGAATCCTGTACCGACTACAATGAGTTGATTACTCAGATGGATTCATCTATCCTGAAAGATGCCGACATACTCTTGGGCGTAAGGCAAGAGCGGGTTTTGAAATTCAGTAGCGCCGTTACGGAAACTGAGCTCGGAGGGCAATAAACTTCGTGAGGTCTAATCAACCGTAATTGCAAATAGTCAGGTGGCGGAATTGGTAGCGCATTTCTCTATACCAACGAGAATCGGAGTGCAGGTTCGAATCCTGTCCTGACTACTAAAAATTGGAAGTATGATAGTAAATAAAATTGAATTTCCTAAGTTCACTGGAGTAAAATGTAATATGATGCCATTCATCCAGGGGGACAGTTCATCATTACCAGATGAATATAAATCCTACTCAAAAATAGTCGAGGAGAATTATATTGAGAAGGGAGAGGTTGGCTATCTAACTATTGACGAATCCTTTGTTAGTTCGGGTGAATCCCAAAGAGGGTACAATTCCAAAGGGATTAACAGAAACGTTCATATAGAAGTTGGACGATGTGGTGATAAAAACAGATGGGGAGGAAGTGGAGGAGGATCGTCTTGGGGAGGTAGAAATCAAACTTTTCTTTCCGACGACACAATGGTTCTAATTGCCAATAACATTTCTGACACTTGCAGGGTGTGGGACACAAAGGAGTTATCATACACAGATGACGGGGATTTGAGTGAGTACATAGACAAATATCCTGAGAATACCGGGATTATGTTAAAATCGGGTGAGGTTGCAAAGATAAGTATTTTTACTCCGCATGAATGCGTTACACAAAAAGAATCAGGTCTTAGACAATTCTTCAGGATTGTCGGTAAAGGTGTCACTGGGAGAGAAGAATATTTTACAATTAATCCATTGTTGAATTAGTTACAAAAGCCCTAAGGCCAAGGGATCGTAGAACAGAAGCTGCCTCTTAACAATGCACACTGACTTCTCTGAATCGTAAGTCAGCACAGTTTCGGATGTTCTGGTGGTATTATAAAAACATCTAAAAGGTCAGGTGGCGGAATTGGCTATCGCACTCCACTTAAATATGGAGAGTATTGTTTCAACACAGTTAATCAGGTGAAAGGCACCATACAGGTTCGAGTCCTGTCCTGACCACAAAAATAAAGTTATGATTGTAGAAATTTATCAATCCGAAATTGAAAATAGTATAACTGTGATATCCGATGAATCTCAGAAGAAATTATTAGAACCCGATGCGGTACTATTAAGAACCATTGAGGGTGATGATTGGAATGATTGTATGACTCAACATCATAAATTAATGGGATGGGAACCTTATAAACCATTTTAAAAAACTATGGAATTTGTAAAAAAACCGGCATTTAATTATACACATCTCAAAGGATTGAGAAAATACATTAAGAATACTAAAGGATTTATAGCCGGAGGGTGTTTTAAAGATATTTTTTCAGGAAAGAAACTTAGAGACGTCGATATTTTCTTCCCAACTGAGGAGGACTATAACAAGGCACTTGAGATCTACACAAAAAAATGCAAGGGTAAAAAAGGGGGATTGAGTGAGATATACTCTAATGATAATTGCACAGGATACAGAGATTCCAAAAGAGGTATAAATATTGAGCTTATAAAATCTATATTTGGAAATCCGGAGGATGTTATTAATCAATTTGATTTTACTGTGGTTCAAGCGGCATATTTCAATCCGGAGGGGGACGAACCAATACAGTTCATATATCACCCGCAGTTTTTTGAACACCTAACCCTAAAAAGGTTGGTTGTTAACTCCGATAATATAGTAAAACCTGTCTCAACTCTAAACAGGGCATTTAAATATGCCGGGTATGGGTTTGGTTTATGTCGGGAGAGTAAGGTAACTTTGACTAAAGCTGTTATCGAGAGAGGAGTTGTTGACGATATTAACGGCGATCTTTATTTTGGATTCGATTAATTAAATACTAAAATATGAGAAATTTGTTTATATTTCTGATCTTTTTAACTTTAACATCATGCTCAGTTGAGAAGAGAATCAAGGATCACAGCTACACTGAAGAGTGGCACTTCGAGAACGGAACAAGATACCAAGTCTATAAAACAAAGACTGGTAGAAAATACATCATAGTTTTTACACGAAACAACTACAATTTAAAAAGGAAATACATTAGAACCTAAAAAGAGAAACTAATACATTTTAGCAGCATAGAATAATAAAAAGATAAACAAAATGAGTAAAGTAAAGATTTCAACAGATAAGGGAGATATGATCGCGGAATTATATGATAAGGAAACTCCGATCACAGTAAACAACTTTTTAAAGTTGATCAACGAGGGATTTTATAACGGATTGAATTTTCATCGAGTTATTCCAAATTTCGTTATCCAAGGAGGATGTCCAAATGGGACAGGTGCAGGTGGTCCTGGTTACACTATTCCGTGTGAGGTAACCGCACCTAATCAATACCATGACAGAGGAGTTTTATCCATGGCGCATGCAGGGCGTAATACCGGAGGATCTCAGTTCTTCATCTGTCACAGCAGACAAAACACTGCACACCTTGACGGAAACCACACATGCTTCGGTAAAGTTGTGGAGGGATTGGATATTATAGATTCGATCCAAATGGGAGATAAAATTAATTCAATCACAGTAACAGAGTAATTATGGCAAAGATCAATAAAACAAACACGATGGTGAGCTACTCTATTGAGAAGGATAATGTCGAGTATGCAGTAAGAATCAACACTAATCACGAGACAGGTAAAGATGAGTGGACTATTCTGGATTCGGATGGCAACGATGTTGCTGATGTCGATCTTGTTGAGGAAATGGTATTTTTGGTTGAAGCTTACATTAATTACGAAATCATAAATAAGCATGACTTCCATAACAACTAACAAGATGCGTCATATGGTTGAGTTAACCAAGATCGACGTTCTTGGTGATAGAAAAATAGCAATCAACACCCAGCTAATAGAGGCATTTTGGGAAAGACAAGGAGGAGAGGGGACAATCATTAGATTGGCGGCCAGCTCATATGAGTATCACATTAAAGAAAACTACGACGAGGTTAAAAAAGCAGTTAAAACAGCTAAAGATTTCGTCTTTTAAATTGAATAAGAGATGAAAAGAGAAAATTGGTTAGATTATGGAGATTTTTTAGATCTTGGATCGAATGTAGCTCAAAATTCTAATCTATTGGCAAATCTATGGGGTGAAGATGGGACAATAACTTCACAGAAACTCAGCGCAGAGAGGGAAATCGAGGAACTTCATAAGCTGTTCGATGAATTGGCTCCGGATACCTCAGGAATGAAAAGTATTGCCGATAAGCTTAGATCGATATTAACTGAGCCTAGATTTGAATCAGTTAGAAAATAGAACTAATTAAAAAAAGGAATCTGTGATAGATTCCTTTTTTTTGTTTTATACTGAGTATTTCTTAGCGAGATTTGCAAGACCCTGAAATAATCCCTTCCAGTTTGGATCGAGTTTAATCAACTGATCCATCGTAAAGTATGATGCGTTCTCCATCTGAAAATCCTCACCATTTCTTTTATAGACAGCAACAAATCCATTATATGCTCCTGGAGCAACTTTGAGATCCTGCTTTTTAACTTTATCAAAGGGAGAATGCCATTCAAAATTTAAAGCTTTCTGATCATACCCAACTGCAACATCAATAAAAACTGTTGGATAATATCGGTCATCATATTTAGACTCCTGGGTTCTCGTAGCATACATCCAAACTCCAGCACCTTTTCTAGGTCCTGATGCTGACCAAGAAGCATCAGCCCATTTTTCAATCTTGAAAGTTGCAGGTTTTATTTGTCCCCATTCCGGTATTTTGAAATCCTTTCCACCATAAGCAGCAACTAAATTTTTGGTGTCCTGATAATATGCCTTGGATTTATTCTTATCGGTGTAATACGGATCCTCATTAACTTTAGCCTGATCACCGCTTGCAAGCATATTCTCAACCTGAGATTTATAATCCGCAATGTCTGAAGTTTTTCCTTTTAATTCAGGAGCCTCCATTGCTTCCATTGATGCTGACTCGTTTAAAAAGTCATCAAATCTTAATAATTTATTCATTTTATTATTTATTTTGTCTAATTAATAATTCCCCTAAGACCTCGATTTTACCAACAATCTCCTGGAAATCAACCTGTGATATGTTCATATCATTTTTTGTTGATGAGTAAAGAACATCAAGAAGATCTTTATACTCCTTCTCTGCCTCTGCTCTGTCAAATTTCCCCTCCTTTGCTTTCTTATAAGTCGATAGTTTAACCTTAAAGTGGTGATATGTTAACATCGCATCGCCGCCTTTTTCTTTAGCTGAGTCAGCTATTTTGGTAGCTCCTGCCAATCTAGTAGCAGAAAATTCTTCGAACGTCTCCTTAGTTTTGGATTCGTTTAAAAATTGGTTGTATTTTTTAATTTGTTCGCTCATACATCTATATATCAATAAAAAAAACCAGTTTTATTTTTTTATTCCGAGATAATATCTTATATTTGTATAACAAATTTAAAATATTTTAAAATGTACGTAAAAAAACCAGTAAACAGCGCAGCACCATCTAATAACAAGATCTGGACAGCTGAAGAAGATGCTATTTTAAGAAAAATGGCTGAAGAAAAATCAACAACAGCAAAAATTGCTAAAGCTCTAGGAAGAACTAAAGCTTCAATTTGGGGCAGAAAAAGCATTCTAGGAATCAAAACTCGTTTGCTATCTTCTAAAGGACACAACATTTCGGTTCCAACAACTCTTTCTACAAAAAACAGAGGAGCAAAATCGAAAGTGAACAGCTCACCGAAAAACGTGGTTAAGGTCTCTACTCAATCAAACAAATCACAGGCTGCAGTTGAAAAATCTTATCAGGGTATGTGTTACGAGTTTGATATGCTATCTAAATTAGCTAAACAAACTGGTGCTAAAATCGTTGTTACCTTCGAATAAGAAGGAACGAATAATCTTATTAAAAAGCCTGATGAGTCATCAGGCTTTTTTTATGTAGATATATAAAGCATGTTTAAATTTATTAGAACCTTCGACGATTACGACACGCCAATTTTACCATCCGGATTAAGTATAACTAAAGACGGAATAGAAAATTTGGCAAATAGTTTTTTGGAAGAGATAGAGAAGAATTATAATATAGGGAGAAATAAGCCATTCGACAAAAAGATTGGGAACTGTGCTTGGTTCACCGAATCATTTTACGAGTGGAGCGAGATTAATAATGTACCAGCTAGAATCATATATTTTCCAGAAACTCAAAAGGCCAAGGATGCACACATAGCAATTCTGATTGGCGGATATGTTCTGGACTTCACACATAAACAATTTAGTAAGGATCCCAAAGATAATTTCTCAATCAACAAAGTTGACCACTATAAAAAATTCGGATATGATGTTGATGATGCGGAGGTGGTCGACGAATTTCCTTCCTGGATTGATGACATTCACCCGCCAAAAGAAAAAAAATAAGACACATGAAACACATTCAACTATTCGAATGGTTTTTGAAAACAAGAGAACCGGAGGAAATTCTTAGATGGGACAAACCAATCAACAACCCATTGAAGCAGGGAAGATTTAAAGACGTTATTGTCAATTCAAAGAGAGTTTCTCCGAGAACAACCAAGGGGGTAAGAACCCTAGCAAGAGAAATGTATGAATTTCCAAACGATAAAGAATTACTTAGAGATGTTAAATACATGACTAATTTATCAGACCGAGAAATTTCCACTCTGGTTGACTATGGACTTTCTCATATGCCCGCTAAAATAGACCTTATGGATTATGATACAATCCTTATACCCCAAACTGGATCTAAGATAGTTTATAAAATTCTAGATTCACTTTATAACGTTGAGACTGAATTTGGATCAAATAAGAAAACTCAGTGGAACCCTAAAGTTTATGATAACGCCTTCATAAAAAGAAAATGGAAAGACGTTGAGTGGAACATGGATTTAATTAACAAGACCGGTGAGAAAACTAAAAACGATGTTCTTAATATGATCGAGAGGCTAAAAACACAAAAAGGCAACGAGGATGCTAAATTAGGGGGAAATGTGATACCAATCTATAGAAAATTTCTTGATAAGTTCATGGATATTAATCCAGAAATAGCTAAGGATCTGGCTGGAAAAAGGGTAATTATTCTGGACGATTTTGTAACAGATGGTGCGACTAGAAAACAGATGAGAAATTTAACGATTCCATATGGACCAAAGTCAATTCTAAATTTAGCTTTATTCCACATAAGAGGTCAAAAGAGAGAATCAGACCCTGACTACGAATAATCGATATATACAATAAATAAAAACTCAATATGTTACAAGGAAATAATTGCTATCGTTTAGTTGCAAGTACGAATTATCAACCAGGTGCTACTGGTGCCACTGCGGGACCAACCTTAATGGAAGGACCAATTACATTAGTTTATGTTGCTCCTGGAGCAGCGGTCTTGGATTTTTATGATGCCAAGAATAATAGGAATACGATTAATATAGGATCTACCAATACAGGTGTGCTTTTACCAATTACTGTTACCGCAACAGGATCAAGTTTATCTGGTACCATCTTTGGATTCTCACAAGGTGGAATCTATGCTAATAGATAATTAGGCTAGATTTTTAGCCCAAGATGCTATATTTAAGGAGGCAAGAGTTCTAGGTCCTAGAGTTTTCTTAAACTCCTTGATATTATCTTTTAGTGTTTGTATTCCAGCACTTGCATTATCATCTGCACTAAATATATTACCGCCAGGGACGTATTTGTTAAATCCAGGTTGACTTAGAGCATACAGACCTTTATATTTATTATTACCTGCCTTAGGATTAAATCCTGATTCTATCTTAGCTACAGTTGTTGCAAAATCAAAGGGAACACCGAACTTGGAGCTGTATTTCTGTATGGTTTGTTTAACTGCGGAGTTTTGTGGTTTATTGATATCGATTTTAGCCTGTTCTCCCTGTTTTTTCCATTTTTCTTTCCACATATTTAAGAAGAGAGCAGCAGCTGTTTTTTGATCTCCAGCATCAAGAGCTTTGATGATTGATGTCTTAACTTGAGGTTTATCGCTAGGAATATTCTTTACTAGATTTGCGTATTTAACACCTCCCTTAGTTTTAATTGTGTCAGGTGCAAGTTTACCTGTACCCAAAGAAGCCTCTATTAAACCCTTAGCACCAGCTATTCCCTGTTGGTGCTGCATATAAAGTGTGAAATCATCGTTACCTGGGATTGGATTGAAGTCGGCAGGTAAAAAGGCTCCTTGTGAAGTATCGGATACCCCGGTGTCATCCGCCTTTTGTTTCTTAAGCTCTTCCGCTTTTTTCTGTGCTTCTATTTCCATATTACCCAGCATCGGAGCTATAGCTGACAAGAAACTTCCAGTTCCTTCATTGATAAATTCTTCAAAAGATGATATTTTCTTCATATGATGTTTATTGATTGTACTATATATCCAAAAAAAGACGGAAGTAGCGAATTTCCGTCTTATATGTAGTCGTAACTACTCCGGTCCTAAAATGGGGCACTGAGCCCGCCGGATATGTTTTAATGTGATAGTTTATTCTTCGTGAGCCAAAACTCTTTTTAATCTACCCAATTCTCTAACCATGTCCTTATTTGTGTTATCCTCCAATACTATTTTGGGTGATTGTGATTCTTTATTTCCGACGGTATCCAGAACGATAGCATTTCTTTTTCTTGTTATACCCATATTCATGATCTTTTGGATCTGAATTGCAATCTCTTCCTCTCTTTCTATGATTTTGTTCGTACATTCTCTCTGTCCTCTGATTAATTCAAGATTAAGACGGGAAGTTTCGTTTTGTAATACACGTATTTGTGCTGATTGCTTCTCCAATGTGACATTAACATCATCAGGTGTACCTTTGATTGCTTTAATCAAATCGCTACCATTAGTCATTAGCACGATTGAAAATAGCAATAACAATAATGCAATCACTCTTTGTTGAGGTGTAAATTTACCTAATATTTCTGATACGTAACTTAGCATAATTATTTCTTATTTATATTAAAATCCCTCGGACCTCATTTTTTATTCTTAAATTTGTCAACAATGAAAAATAATAAAATTACAAAAAATGGTGAGAGTATAATAAGAACAGACTCGGAGTGATACATTTCTGTGAATTATTAACGTCTTAGAAATGCAAGATCTCTACCGCCTCTTTCACCTCCGTGCATCTTAGCCATTACAAGACCAAATAAAAACGCGTTAAACGCTTCGTAATGATCCGTAGCGTAAATTACATTGTTATCTATTGCTACACCTGATTGTCCGTCTGTGGTGTGTCTAATTGATAAATTTGGATATAATCTCTTAACATCCGATTCCAATTTAGCTCTCATTGCTTCTTGTTCTCTGTTTGCAACCGTATGATCCGCTGGAGAAGCAACATCGGTAGTTCCAGTAGATGTAGTCTGTGGTAGATTAGACATCTCAGGGGATTCGTTTACGAAGTTCTCGTATACTTTTAAATTTTCCATCTCAAAAATCTGATATTTTTTATAAGTTCCAAGCAGGATTTGCAATTATGAGGATATCTCCCTCTATTCTAGGTAACTCCTTTGTTGAGTGATAATCATCATACTTTATCTGGTCAGGATAAAATTTCTTCCCATTAAAAACTATATAGTTATCCTCGGATCTTTCACCCTCACCTCTAAGACTAAAATCATTTGTTTTTAGGACATCATGAGTTGCAGATTTAATGGTGGGTTTACCGAAGATGCTGTCCCAGAAGCTCTCGTTTACATCAGCATTTTCTGTAACTACTCCTCTGAAATCTTCGTATTTTTTAATGTTTTCCATGTGATATTTTTTCTTTATATATCACATAACAAATAGAGAAAGATTGATTAGATGAGATCCTTGAGATTGTTATATCTTCTAAGGTTGGAGTATTTTTTAATCTCATCCTCCGAGAGATATGGGTTATCCTGAAACATATGAATCTGGTCCTCAATCGGTATTTTCTTCCAGACCTTAGAAAGGCCCATCCCGTAATCACCCTTCTCCTTTTTCATCGAGTTAAAGACCACTTTCAAGGTCTTCTCACTTACTACGTTTCCTTTAAAGTTGAGTTGTCTTAGTGTTAAATTGATAGGTGCACCTTTTACAGATATTAACTGATTGAACGAAACATCTAGCCAATCAGTGATTTCCGGACATCCAATTAAATCCGTGAGTTGATTATAGGAGCATTTGAGAGATTCCATTTTTTTAACTCTTAGCCCAGAAAGTGATGTGATTGCATTTTTATTGCAGCTCATTGATTCAACCTTTATTGGTGCTCCTTCTAGACTTTTGAGTTCATTATATGAGCAATCGTAGTTATCAAGGACTTTAACCGGTCCACCCTTAAGGGACTTAAGCTTATTATGTGACCCATCAAATCTTCTACATTTTTTTGGAAAATTCGGCCAGAATTTTGAAACCTTGCAAGATCTGATTGATATCGAGGAAATGAATGAAAATTTGATACCCCTAGCTATCTTGGCATCTTTCTCTCTTTGTTTTTTCTCCTTAGCGCTTTCTTTATTCCATGTCCTGGAAGATAAACCCCAGTCATCGGAGTACATGTGATCGATTACCACACCTCCATTTTCAGAATCAATATACCAGTTATTACTGGAACCATCAAGCAATCTGATCCCGTCCTCGGTTAGGCTATCACTTTTTCTGTATTTGTCGAATAAAAAATCCGATGCTGCAATGATCTGTGCATGTTGTTCAGGATGGTCCTTACTCATGCCAGATATGAGATTCTCCAGTGCGGTTTTTTGTGAAGAGGTCCACTTAAATCTTCTCTCAATCATATCTACAATTCTAATAATGAATATCATCATTATAGATAATTGGGATGCGTGGGTTTCGGTAAAAAAATAGTGATTTATTCTAGTGCGTGATTCTCCCAGTGGCCTTCAGGATAACTTGGATTCACGTAACAGATGTAATCTGTCCAGCCATTTCCTTTATCATCTTTCCAGTGGTTATAGACTGCATCCTCGTCCATGAATGGCACGTAACCAGACTTCTTAAGCAACTCAACGAACCATTTTAGTAGATCCCGTTTGAATTCCTCAGGTTTCTCTCCTTCCAACGAGATCTGACATGCGATCCAAGGTGTTCTCATGGCTTTACCTGGTGAGTCCGGATCGCCATAAGCAAGTAACTCTGGATAAAACACCATTGTGGTTTTATTAACCCAGTCCCTGTTCTTAGCATCAGGATTGATCTCAAATGGAGTCTTAACTTCCAAAACACCCTCATCAACAACCTCACATTCTGGATTTTGTAACATTTTATCGACCAATTCCTTGATCTCAGCATCAAGTTCAGCCGATACGTTGATCAACGACTCGTTGATGAAGCTATTGAAATTTAATATTCTGATCATCTTATTTCTTTTTATCAGTTTTAAACTTTTTGATGAATCTTTCTCTTCTACCCTTGTCCTCGCCTAAACCTGTGCCTGATATCATGTCCCTAACATCATATTTTTCTTTATGATCCTTATTAGCTTTCACGTATGCTGCTAGTTTTTCGGCATCTATGTCGTTGTCGTCGATGAAATTCTGAATTGAATTCTGTCCGGATCCAGTGATCTGATGAATATAAACAGCCTCCATTGAAACTTTCTCATTCAGAAAGTTCTCGTATAGTTCAATGTGTTTCATGTTTTTCAATTTTATATTTATGTTTATTCTATTACTCCATCGGTTCCATCCAGACTATCATGAACTGAATTAAGGCCATTCACTGCTGAGGTTAATTTGGAATACATCCATGGGGACAGCTGTTGTCCTTTATTTACTCTATCCAGAATCATGTTGGCGTAATCTGAGATTCGTTCCAAATCTCCTTTTGCCATCCTATTTAACCCATCGACAACCTCCTGTGGGGTTCTTTCAGCTGAAAATTCCTCTAGTAGTTTAATATTTTTCATGATTATGATTTGTGATTTAATGTTTCAAAAACAACCTTCTGTTCCTGTAGATAAACGTCAGTGTCAACATAAACCATACCCAGATGATTCTCTTTGTCACGATCACTGATGTCGGTGATGGAAAGCAAGGTTACATTCACTTTCTCACCTTTTCTACCCTGCATCATTAGCTGGTAGTCATTCAACCAATACTGGCTGTTGTGAATTCTATATGTTGGACGATCTGGTGAATTTCCATTCGGTCTCACATCGAAATACTGATAGTGAACAAACATCGTACTTCCATAGAATGAAAAAACTCTTCTCTCTGCTTCATCTACAGTTGCTGCAGTTTTGGGCATGAGAGATGCAAAGAAAGCAGGATCTATCTCATTCTCAACATCAAGCTCCTTCGGATCAAATCTGTCGATTGTCATCTCATTTAGAACGCTACCTGAGAAGTCCTCGTATAGTGCAATGTGTTTCATGTTATTAGTTATATATTATTTTGATCGGCATCTGAAATATCATCTTCAAAAAATTCAAAATTTTCAATGACTTCTTCATTAATTACCGGTTCCTTATACTCCACATTAAAAAATAAAAGCCTTTCAATTAATGAATCCAAATCATTAAAAAATTCTAAATTGGGTTGGGTTGTATTAACCACTTGTTCCTCCGTGATTTCACTATAGTGAAAAATGTCTACTGAATTATGTGCTAAAAAATAT